TGGCAATAACATCGGCGACGATAGGATCGGTTACTACAGTGCTAGCTGGACCTGTCGAGTCACTAAAACAACAACCACCGTGATTGGTTACACGCCAACGGAAACCCATTATTACACGGATTACTACTACCAAGCGTATTCGGTGAACTTTGCCGGAAACGGATCTGTTGTTCAAGACAAAATCACAGCGCTTAACATTCGGGCCGTTCGCCTAGTGAAGGTCGCTTAACGAAGGAAACTACCATGCCTCTGATGTCCGCACGACCAAGGCGCAAACTCAGTAGTCCCAACACGCTCACACTGGGCAACGAAAACTCAGTTGACGTGTACGCGCGCGCCATTGCAAATGGCTGGGACAAGGTTTCTCCATTGTCTGTTATCGTCACTGGCGATATCGGCTCCAATTCAACGGCAACTCCCGCCCTGCTGTTTAGTGGCTCGTATCCCGACGTTACGCTTACCATCAACGCAGGTGTCTATGTTTGTGGTCGCGGCGGTTTGGGCGGTGCCGTGGGTCAGGCTGGTCAGGTTGGTGGCAATGCTATCCAAACAACCGGCAAAATCAAGATCGATAACAAAGGCGTCATTGGTGCCGGTGGAGGTGGTGGCGCCGGTAACTGGACTAACTCCTATTCGGCCAGCGGCGTAACTTACGGTGGTGATGGAGCTGGTTTGCCAGTCTTGGTTCCTCGTACTGGTGCTGCCACGCCTTCTGCGACTAAGACCAATGGCGGTACTGGCACGCGCGGTTATTCATCCGGCGGTGGCGGTTACGTCAACGGCGGTGTAGGCGGCGCTCCTGGTTCGGTCGGCGGTACGGGTCCAAGTGGAGGCGGAGGCGGTCTCGGTGGTAACGGTGCTGCAAGTCAGGGTGTGGGTCCTGGTACCACCTTTACTGACCCAGGCGGCAATGGACAAAATGGTCCAGGTACGACTGACAGTGATCCGACGTACAACGACTATGGAAGCTGGGCAGGTGGCGTATCTGGTAAATCCATCGTCGGCATTGCTAACGTGACCTACGTCACGCAAGGCACCATCTACGGACCTACGTCATGAGAAAAGTTCCTACCCTCATTACCGTCGATGACTTCTACGACAATCCAATGGGAGTGCGAGAACTTGCGCTCTCTCTGGAGTTTGCTAAGTCGCCCCGTACGAACTATCCTGGTTCCCGTACGGGGCACTTGCAAGAAGTCGCACCAGAGTTCTACCAGATGTGGGAGGAGAAGTTCTTCGATATCTTTGGTGGCATGCATAACGGCGAATGGCGTTTCTCGACGCAATTCCAACTCATCCCGGCTGATCTTGAAGACCCTGAGATCAACGAGGGTTGGACACATTGCGACGATACGCAAGACATCGGTGGCGTGATCTACCTGAATCCTGAACCAGACTACGAAGCGGGTACCAGCTTCATGCGTCCAAAGGCTGGCCTGAACCCTCAGGTTAATGCTCACCTTCGTTTTCGTAACGATTACTATGGCGGACGCAACAACATCACGAAGGAAGAGTTCATTCGTGCCAAAGCCTTTCACAATGGCAAGTACGAAAACGATATCGTCGTGTCCAATGATTTCAATCGCATGATTGCTTTCAACTCCCTTAAACCGCATAAGCAAAGCAAGTTTGGCCGCCCAGGTGAACTTCGCCTGACTCAAGTCTTCTTTGCGAAAATGATCAAGGAATGAAAATGGCTGAAGAAGTATCGAAAGAATTGATTCGTTTTGCCATCGAATCGAAGGATGAGTCCGCAGGCACCATTGTCGTGTGTTACTGGATGGTGGGACAGAACTTCCTGTTCCGCAGCAACATCCAGTTACCCATCGATCCGGACACGAGTGCGATTCCTTCGGGCCAAGCACTCATTGATCTCATCTTGCTGCATGCGCCGGTAGAGTACTTCACCGACCAGCTCAAGCGTTACAAAGCGGCAGTCTTTGTTGACTACAGCGAGATCGATCGTTTGATCGCTGAGGGCAAAGGAAAAATCCCTACCGGCAACTAACCGGCATAACGCCCACCCTGAAAGGGGTGGGCTTTTATGATGTTCTTTTTATTCGATTCCAAGTTATTATAGGCACATATTCTGCTAGTGAGATTGACCTAATCTCGTTATCCTAGGAGAAATTTTCATGTGTCAAAAACTGAAGGAATCAGTGGCCTTTCACTTGCTCGTCCAGGGTGCAGTTGCCTGGTGCATCTGCGCTAGCTTCGTCTACCGCTAATTCCAACTATCGCCGCTGCCCTCGGAAAGAGGGCTTGTATGACGCTTATTCACAAAAAGAAAGGTTTTATGAAATCCGTACTCAACTTCATCAAGTTCGTCCTCGTCCTCGTGGTTCTGTTCTTCGCGACGATCCTGGCGTTCTTTTTCCGCTTGACTATGTTCGTTGGCGTGGGGCAAGGACCCTACCTCTCGATCGTCACGTGGATGCAGTCACTCATTCCACTGAACATCGTGGAGTGCCAGCCATACCAGTATCCGGTCACCCCTGAATTCAAGAGTCAAGGTCACATCCGCTTTACCGCCAAGCGAACCCATGACAAGAAAGGGAATCCGCTCAAGATCGAAGAAGTCGATGCGATGCTCTACATTGCCCGCGTGAACTTCCCGCATCGTCTCCTGGACCCATCTGAAGCATCCTTGCGTCAACTGCGTTACGCTTTGCAAAAGCGCAGTCTCATGACGCAGCGTCTGTACGTGTACACCGCAGAAAACGATCAAATGGATCGCACCATCGACATCTGAAACAAGGACCGCTGCAAATGAAACACCTCCGCGCTTTTCTCTTTTACATCGTTCTTTTCAGCTTCATGCTGCTTGCCGTATTCATGGTGACGATTGGTCTGTGGATACTTGCCCTGGGCTGGTGGTTCGGGGAATGGATAGGTGCACTCAACCCTGGGACCGATACCGAAAAGAGATATGCGCTGACTAGGCTTACCGATGCTTTCCACAAGTATCTTGAACTCAACCCATTTATCAAAGACAAAGACTAAGGAGTTATCATGAACAATCAAGCACAAATCGTTGCACTGCGCGGCTTCCTGGACAACATGAACCATCTGGCCATCCAGATCAAGGATGACCTCGAAGACCTGGCAGCAAAGGGTACGCCGACCGATGCCCAGCAGGTGAACCTGGCCCTGCTGAAGGAAAACATCGACGAAGCACAGGAATTGCTGAACAAGTTCGAGAACCCGGACATCACTGACCTGAGCCAGGCCAGCGAAGCACTGAAGGGCATGACTGCCAGTAAGCCGGACGAGCAGCACAACCCTGGCACTCAGCCGCCGGAAGAAGTCAAGCTGGACCCCGAACTGGCGGCTGAGATCGATCGCGCGACTCCGCGGATTACGGCTGGTAACCGTAACCCCGATCTGAATCGTGGTACGGTTGAAATCATGATCGTCAAGATCACCGGCAGCGCTGAACGCCTGGAGCATGCAGAAGAAGTGAGCGAGAAAGCCAAGCCCCGTACGGACGGCCTCACCCAGGCAGACATCGACAACTTCGGTACCGGCATTTTCAGCCTCGATAAGGCCGAGGGTACCGGACTGAACTGATCAATTTCTAAGCAGAAAGAGGCAAAAATACTGCGATCTCTTCTGTTATAGAAACCCCTCAAAAACTGTCCAGCTAAATGCCTGTCAGTCCAGGAGTATGACTCTGTATTTGATTATAAGGACTTATACAAGTCAAACTCCTATCCTAGTTATTCCATCAAAAGAAAGAAGGAGAAACACATGAACATCATCTACACTCCGGAAATGCAAGCCGCAATCACGCTGTTCCATCGTCGCTATGCAAAAGCGATGATGCTGGTGCATGACGATTACAACGTCAAGATGCTCGAAGGCATCCGTGAACACTTCGCAACCGTCGTCGGCAACAGCGCGCAGGCGTTCAACGAGCACGCGCACAAGAACATCGCGCAGATCACCGAGGAACTGCGCAACGGCGCAGAACCGACTCGTCCGAATAACTTGCTGTTCCGCCTGCTGGATCAGTTCTACCTGATGCTGAAGGAAAATGCTGAACTGGAAGTGGCGGCCGTCTTGTCGCCGGAACCGGTCAACGGCGTCATGCTCAAGATTGTCGACGAAGCGGTTCGTGCCCTGATGGGTACGTTCCAGGATCGTGAGCAGGTCAAGGTGCTGCTCGATACCATCATCGCAAGTCCACTCATGGCCAAGCGGATTTTCGAGAGGATCGCAGCCACGTATTGGGCCCGCACCGAAAGCAACCTGGCTGATGCCTTGAAGCAGCAGGTCTACGGGGGCGATCGCACCGGCATGCGCGGTCAGTTCTCCACGGCAGTGGCGCACGATGCTCAGGCGCTGCACAGGAAGGCAGAAGCCCAAGACCACCTGAACACGGTGGCTGATGCCATCCAGGGTGAAGACGAACTGCACGCTGCAGCACGTCTGTTCGACGGCACTGTCCTGGTCCATGTGATCGGAATCGGTCATCCGGCAGCAATCGAGGACATCGGTCAGCGCGTGCAAATGGCTGCCCCGAATGCAACCCGCGTACATGCTTTGGTCTATCATGGCGTAACGATCGACCGCGTCCGTCAGTTCTATCGCACCACCATGGACGATGGCGCCAGTACCTTCCTGAAAGATGAACTGGCCAAGGAATCCCCGAAGATCATGAACCTGATCGTGCATCCGTATCCGCTCGGCGACGGTGCGGCCGAACAGGAACACGACAATAACGTCGGCTATTCGAACATCATCCAGCAAGCGGTGTTCGAACTGGGCGGTACTGTCTACCACATCGGCATGAATCAGATTGATGACCTGAGGAAACTGACGGAAGCCGTGGGTGCAGCGGCAGGTGGTGTAAAGTCGGCCCGTGAAGTAAAGCCGGAAACGAAAGCGAACATGGTCGAGATCCAGCAAACCATCGATAACTACGATGGCTCTGTTGTGTTGCATTTCGTGGGCGAATCCGATCCGACCATCATCAGCGAAAAAATGCTGAAGTTCCATGAAGTGATGAAAGATCGCCCAGTCTACCTGATCGATTACCAGGGTACGGATGTGGTGCGCTCGCACCAGCACCTCATGAACCAGATGGACTACCTGACCGATGTGTTGCTTAAGCATCCGAATGTTGTTCATTACATTATCGCTCCAGCCGGTATTGTCGTGAAGGACACTGCGGCGCGCGGCGGTGTGGATTCGTTCGAGGGTGAACTGTCCGTGCGGGTGTATCTGCAAGCTGTTGCTGTTGGCTTGAACAACTTGTGCGTTCCGGTCACTGTGCTGGATGATCGACGCCTGAACGAGCCATCGATGTTCCTCGGCAACCTCGCATGGACCATCAAGGCACGCAAACGCAGCGTTAACTTGCATGTGAGCCAGGCCGAAGTCGGTAGCTACAGTGCCGAACCGAAGTTTGGTCCGGAAACGCCGATGTCGGTGCGACTGGCTTTCGACGGCGTGCTGGTGGCACACGCTGCCGGTGTGACCGATCCCGATGAGCTACAGGTGTTGCAAAGCCGTTTGGAGAAGACCATCCCCAATGGCCGCGTGATGGTGGTGAGCTATCCGTGTTCCGATGTTCAGGATGACCAGCAGAGCTTCATCAATCTGATGGAAAACCTGAGCCGCAGTATCATCGAGGGCCAGATGGACATGGTCAACATCGTGGTGCCTAACAAAGAGGTGACCATGGCGGACGTTTCTGCAATCGGTCACGCACAGGCGCTCAGCAAGATCATCAACACGGCCGGTGTTCCGGCAGTGATTGTGATCATCAACGACGATGTGAGCGACCGCAAGCTCGAGGCCGACGTGGCATTCGTCATCAAGCAGGGTAAGTTCGTCCTGCAACCTACCTCGCGTGAGAAGAGCTTCGGCGTTCTGTCGCTGATCGCGCAGGGTTCGGGTAAGCAAGGCGAACGTGTCATGCCGGACAAGTCGCAAGGCGAACCTGAAGTGGGTCGGCCGGGCTGGTATGATCGTCCGGCTCCTGCTTTGACTCCGGTTGACGAGCGGCTCAATCCTCGTACTCTCGGCGAAGTGGAGCGTCGTGAGCCCGACTTTTCGCAGGCCGTGGTTTCGTTCGATGGTGTCGTTGTTTTGCATACCTACAGCAACGGCAAACTCCAACTGCTGAGTGAACGGGTGCATGTCATTCGTGACACGCTGCAGCAAGCGCGCCTGTACACGCTCCCCTACGACGGCTATGCCTCGTCTGAAATTCTGGACAGGGTGAACGAAAACTTCCACACGGGCGAGCCGATCTGGACAGAAGGGAAAGACGGCGTCAAGGTGGCACACGTCATTCTTTTCAACGGCAAACTCGAGCCGGCCCGCATTAGCTCACCGACGACGATGGTAGAACTGGAGTTGCACCATCTGCTCCAGGGCGTCCACATGCATGACCGTCGCGCCATGTTCTTCGATGACGAAGACTTCACTTCGCACGAGAAGCTCGTCGAAGCGTTGAACAAGGTCGTCGAATATGCCATGGAAAAGTCCGTGCAAGATCCTGCTGCAGCCGAACAAGCTGCCCAGGTCGCCGAAGCCATCGGCGATGCTCGGACCGAACAGGCGAATCCCGGCCTCCAGAAGTTCATGGAAAACTCCGCGAACCTTGAAGAGAACATCGCAGGCGTCATTAAGCAGTTCCTCGATTCGTTGCCGGAAGAAGAACGGTCCCAGTTGGTTGGCACCATGAATGATGGCATATTGGTGTCGAGCGCACTCGATCGCCTGATTAACATGGGCGTGATCGAAAACCGTCAGTAATACCCTGCAGTAAAACCCTACTGGACTCTCACATCCAGTAGGGTGTAGTAAAACCCTCAACTTTTCTTTTACAAGGATTCACCATGGCACTCCAACAATACGTCTTCGCAGCAGCCGGTATCGTTTTCCTCCTGATCGCTCTTTTCACCATCCGCCGCGGGATGGCAAAAGGCGAGCGTTTCGATTTCAAGATCAAGTTCCACAGTGAAGCCCATCCGATTGGCTGCCACGGTATGCTCTACGTGGATTGCCCGGCCAAGAACATGAAGGGACAACCGATCGCCTTCGTCCTCATTGGCGTCCCCGCCACCCCGAATCTTTCCATGGGCTTCATGAAGAAGCTTTGGACCGAAGCAGAACTCGCAGGCTACGCACCCCTGGCCGTTAAATCCTACGTCGGCGTCGCACCGATCACGGGTCCGAACCGCCCGGTTGGTGTTCCTGTAAAGCCAACCGCACACGTACCGGTGCAAAATCCTGAAGTGGCCTAAGGAATAGGTCATGTTAGGGGCCCTCATCGGTCTACCCGAGCCGAGCATCAATATCGGTTTCGCTTCCCACATGGAACTACAACACGCCCACGGGCGCGCCTGGTTTCACATGCCAGGTACCGGGCTGGTAGCTAAGCCATTTGTCGTCGATAAACCCCGCTTGATGAAAAACGCGACACTCGACATCGTTGATCAATTGTTCGAGCAAATCGTCAAACTCGGTGTGGAGCCGCACTCCATCGAGTTCGTCGATGATAATTATCGTTACGTTTATCATTACGGGAATCGTCGACCCGTTTTTAAACAACGCAGGTTTTCACCATGAATAGCGAAATCAAACCTGACTTTACTTTTGAAGGAATCAAAGTTGATGAGGAAGGAAAGATGTTCGCTACTGGAGTAAAGTTTCGCGAACCGCTCTGGGAACAACATCCAAACCCTAGCAAAGGAATTGACATGGGTAACAACATTTTGAGTGCGCGTTTCCGGGACAGCATACCGGGTTCGCGTGTGACGGAAGGGACAAAGGGTTTTTCGCCGCCCGATCCGCAAGGAATGGTATCGAAGAGCTTTCCGCTGCGACCTTATCAGGAAGATGTCGCTAAGCGGATAGCTGCGGAAGGACGTCGCTTTGGCGACTTCATGGCGCGCAATGGCACTTTCGGTGCACGGCCCTCGAGCCGGTTTTCATACAACGCCTACGAGTTGCCAAAGCTCATCGTGGACTTTGAGGCGAATGTACTGGACGGAAGAGACCTGAACATTCTGGCTCAGTACATCAATCAAGATACGGAATACGTTTCGAACATGTTCCCGATTTCCAATCCGAAACGTCATCTGCAAATCTCGATGCACCACATGCGTAATGCGCTGGGTAAAGCCGAGGCACTCTACTCCATGGCCCGGCCAATGCCAAAACTGCGACTGTTGACCGTTGCGATGAAAGCTGCCTTCCCTGTAAAGGGGTAGGGCAGCATAAGGGGGAGGCTTCGCGGCCTCCTTCTTTTTTTTGCCCGATTACCTTTAATAGTGTTTTTTATACAGGACACGAAGTTTATGTAACCAAATTTCAACCACATATCACGGTTACGAGAGCTCACCAGAGTTCCAACACTAGGAAAGGAAACATCATGCAATGGCAATATTGGGCAGCAATTGGTTTGACTGCAGTCCTTTACATCAGTCTTTATCGCTCCGGGTTCTTCAGGTTCTCTAAAGAGCCGCAATTCAATGACATCCTCTACCAGCGAGGCGATGTCGCCTACGTGTCGCCCACGGCAATCATGCGTGCGCCCTTGCCCAAGTTCGATCCCGAGCGCGTCAAGGAAGACAACGTCGATCGCCTGGTTCGTCTTCGCATGGTCGAAGTCGCTCAGTCGCTTCTCGATCCTGCGTCCAACATCAAGGACGAAGAAGACCGCAAGCAATTGCGGCGCTACGCTACGGTGCAGTCGGCAATCCTTGGCCTGTCGATTCCGAAGTCGTTCATTCTGATCGACAAGGAAACCAAGCATCTCTTCATGTCGGTGCTGTCGCGTCTGGAACTGGTGAGTGTCGAGCGCGTTCCCGTGGGCTCGGACAAAGTCGACGATACCCATGAGCTTGCCTGGATCAACGTGGACATGCATAACGCAATCCTCGAACGAGAGCGTAAAGCACTCCTGGCCCAGTACAGCAGCGTCGATCATCTGGTCCAGCAAGAGTTCTTGCGCCAAATGGGAAGGAACGAGTACGATTACTTCCACATGTTTGCTACTCGCTGCCGGCGGCGCTTTAGCCCGCAGCAAAAGCAAAAGGTCGACGACGCAGGCATCAAGTCCGTCATCACTGCCTACGCTGCTCGCACGGGACTGAAGATTCCGCGCAGCTACGTCTCGTACGATCCGATCTCGGTTCTCTTGATGAACTGGGATGATCTTCCGAAACCGGAAGCGCAGGTCTACGACTTCCGTAAGGGAGCAAATGTTCCGCGCTGCGAATGCGGCAACATGATGGGCCTCATGTACACTGGCTTGGTTTGCGATGCCTGTGATACATCAGTAATGCCTCCTATGGAGGGTTTCAAACCAGTTCCAGCAATCTGGCAATCCTACCCAAAAGCAGAAGGAAAGAATGGCTAAGCTTAAAGAGGGCGTCTTCATTTCGTTTGAAGGCGCTGATGCTTCCGGTAAGACAACCAATACGTTCTTCTTCATTGAAGAACTAAGGCGTCGCGGGTATGAGGTAGTGCACACCCGCGAACCGGGTGGTAGTCCAGTCGGTGAACAAATTCGTGCGTTGCTTCTTACCACGAAGATGGACAAAGATTCGGAAGCACTTCTTTTTGCTGCAAGCCGTCGTTGTAACATCATGCAAACGATCCTGCCCAATGTAGAAGAGGGCAGGGTTGTTGTGTGCGAGCGCTTTGCTGATTCGTCTTTCGCGTATCAGGGAGTCGCTCGTGATAATCGGGAACGTATCCTCGCACTGGAGCAATGGACAGTCGAGAACTACAAACCGAAGTACACGATCTTCTTGGATATCACTGAAGAAGAAAGTGAACGGCGCTTGGCACTTCGCCGTAATACCACAGAGCTTGACATCTTCGAACTGGAAGCACAGAAGTTTCGTCAAGCTGTGTACAAGGGCTATCAGGAGCGGGTAGCCCAATTCCCAGAGCGTATCGTAAAGATTGACGCAATGGGTGCTTTAGACGTGGTCCAGGCTAACTTGGTCACCTGGATCGATACCGTGTTTGTACCAAACCATCCTCTCGCAGAAGAAAAATGAAATCGTCCTTTAAGACCGGCCGTCAGCGCCGTACCAACCAACAGAAACTGAAACGCAGCAAAGCAGCGCTGGCGAGTCGCAAAGCAAACCGTGAGATGGAGCAGAAGAACACCATCCACATCAAGGGTAGCGTGACGAAGGGTGTCACTCGTTACCGCACCCAGTCCCGCTGGTCGGCTTTCAAAGCGTGGGCTGGCGAAAAGCTGTCCAAGTTCCGTGGCCTCTTCAAGACGAAGAAACAAAAGGAACAGGACCGTCTGTGGGAAATGCACATGGGTCAAGGACTGGGCCTGAATCGTTTCCTCAAGGAAGAAAACAAACCGGCATCGCCCGGTGGTGGTAGTGACGGTCGTTACTATCGTGAAGCCATCGATCCGCCGCCGGTACCACACATCGAAGGCATCTACGGATGACGACCGATTACACTGGCGGGCGCACCCAAGCGTGGGCCTGTCCTGGTAGCTGTGCAATGGAACTCGTAGCGGGGGTGTGCTGCGCATCCTCCTGCGAGTATTACGACAACTTCGTGAAGCAACAAAGGGAGGCTTCAAATGGCATCGAAGGCACAACTGGAACGGGAACACCTGGAAGAGATGAAACGCATGGCAAAGGAGTGCGGGATCAAGTTCGTGACCCCCAAAGCTCCGCCGATGGCGCCTCGTCCTAACTGGCTGCCCAAGCCCACGATGGTTATCGTGGATTACATCACGAAGCTGCTTCCTGAGCGTCGTGTATAGCGTTTATCAAGAAGAGCCGGGTGGCACCTTTGAAGCCGATGGCGTGCTCTACGATTTGAATGGCATTTTGCGAGACACCGCAAGACTCCCAGTCAATCACATTGCACTGTCGAAGGTAGCATGGGCTTTAAATAGCCGCCCGCTCGACCCACAACGTGTTGAGGATGCGGACTACAGTGTCCCCGTCCTCATTACCCTTTATGCTGGCCGAAATCCGAAGTATAAAGGCAAGCCGCTTGTAGTTGACGGAGAACATCGCTGTGTCAAAGCGATCCGTGACAAACGAGTTACGATCGGATACCGTTTGGTGTCCGAAGCAATCATGAAGCGCCACATCGTTAAGAAAGCTTGAAATGGATGTCACCCGTTTGTTCGTAACAAAAGAAACAGGAAAAACTGGCCGTTACCGTTACCGCCGTGGTTGGTTCGGTAAAGTCATTTTGCAAATCGAAGTGGGCATCCATCGTCATCCAATCGGAATTGATTCGAAGACGCTTTACCCGGTCGAAACGAAGTGGCGCGATGCAAGGCAGGAAGAAGTTGGGCTCTTCCATCCGCACGCAAATGCAGGCATGCAGTATCAGGATTACACCACACACTTTTTCATGCGCCTGACAGCAGCGGGCGTTCATGCAGTTAGCGAAGGACGCGAAGAACGCGCCTTGGCCACCGAGAGGAAAGAATGAAGTTTATCGCACAACACGTATTTGACGCCGGCATGCGTGCCGACGTACTGTATTCCGAAGTCCGGCACATGAATGATCCGGCTGGTCGTTTGACCATCCAGTCGTACGGTAGTCGTACCAGCAGTCAAGGCATGCGTGCCACGGCATTCGATCTGAACGGCCCGGCAGACTTCCTCGACATGAAGCGAGGCGAAGTCGTCTTTGCCATGCAAGAAGCGCTCACGCGCCTTCTGAACAAGAGCCTGGACCGTTTGTCGATCCACGGCCTGAAAACGATCCAGTTGGAAGACTTCGGCCAACACACCGTTACCGAAGACAAGGTCTACGCGATCTGGGATTCGATCGACTTCGAACTGCTGCGTACCCGTCTGGAGCAATACGCCGCCATCGAAAACAAGCCGCGTGCTTACCTGGAGAAGAAACCAAAACTCTTCATCTGGACGCCGATCCGTGATACGAACCACACCGTCGGCATCGTGCACAACACGAAAGAAGAAGCGTTTGCCGTCGCAAGCGAGCTCGTGAAGAACTACCGCGGCGAGGGCAATCCGTTCGTCGGTTGGGGAACTGACGACTACACCTTGACCACGAAAGACATGGGTCAAGCTTTCGTGATCCAGTACGAATAGGAAAAAACATGAAGCACTTTGTCTATTTCATCTCTGGTGTTCTTGTCGCCAGTTTCGTGCAACTCGGCATTCCGGCTGCTAAAGCCTGGGGCCTGCAGGAGCAACTCAAGAAAGACCGTGCCAAGTACCAGCTCTATCTGGACTGCCGCGACAAAGAAAAAACCAAGTACGCCACTTACGAGTGTCTGCGTCTGAACAACCTGGGCTTCGAACAGCTCTAAGGAAAAAGAACATGAAACAGTACTACGACACCGTGAACTTCATTCGCGAAACCGGTGACCAGCTGGAAAACCGTACCGGTATCGATGCGATCACGGTACCGGGCGTTGCAATGTATTTCCGCATGAAGGACGGCTTCCCGATGCTGGGTGGTCGCTTTACGCCCTTCAAGTCCATGATCGGTGAACTGTGTGCATTCTATCGCGCTTGCACCAGCGCTGCTCAATTCCGTGAGCTGGGCAGCAAGGTCTGGGATAAGAACGCCAATGATCTTGGCGTCGACAATTCGAACGCCTGGCTGCGTAACCCGTTCCGTGAAGGCGAAGACCACCTGGGCCCGATCTACGGTGACATGTGGCGCGCATGGCCCGGCTACAAAGTTATCGGCCGTCCTTCGATCGATGAACCCGATGAAGCACATATGCGCTATGACGAGATCATAGCGCAGATCGAAAAGGACGGCTGGGAGCACATCGGTTACGCCGAGGTCGGCTCACCCGGTACACCGAAAGGTCTTCTGTATTACAAAAAGATCGATCAACTGGGTGACGCGATCCGTACCGTCATCAAGAACCCGAACAGCCGCCGCATCCTGTTCCATGCCTGGAATCCGGCCGTGCTGGACGAAGTCTCGCTGCCTGCCTGTCACCTGCTGTATCAGCTGCTGCCGAATCCGAAAACGAAGGTGCTGAACCTGTGCGTGTACCTGCGCTCCAACGACATCGGCCTGGGTGCTCCGTACAACATCTCGCAAGCTGCGGCTCAGTTGCACTTCATCTCTCGTCTGACCGGCTATACGCCTGGCACTATTTCGTACTTCGCTGCTGATGCCCACGTCTACGTCAATCAGCTTGAATGGCTGGACGAACAGCTGGAACTGTGGAATGCGGGTCAGCGTTACGAACTGCCGCGCATCGAAATCAGCGACCGGGTGCCGGACTGTAGTCATGATGCAGAAAAAGCAGTGGCCTGGCTTACTGAAGTAGAACCATCGGACTTCATCCTGCACGACTACCAGTACCACACCCTGAAAACCCCAACCCCTCCCATGGCGGTGTGACATGATTGGACACGATCGTACGATTAACCCTATCATCGCCGGCGTGGAGCGTTTCTGGGGAGAAATCAGGCAAGCGACTCTCGAAGCGGTGCAAGAGGGCATCTTGAATGACAAGCGTGATCGTGCACACATGTCGACCAAACGGCACAAGTGCGAAGTCATTCCCCGAAAGCGCAAAAGCAAAGTTAAAGCATCTCCTTTGCTTGTAAAGCTTGTGACCGCCAATACCAAAAAGGAGCACTAGCATGGGTATCGTCACGTTTGGTATGCAAAGGTTTAGCGATCCTTTTCCACGTCGTTCCGAACGCATTGACTTTGAGGCGCAAGCAGAAGCCGTGGAAGAAGTGCAGGAAACGGAAAAGCGTCGGGCGGCCCAAGTATCGAAGAAAGGACACAAGAAAAAGGTCTTTCACAAGAGCGACAAGCCCGACGTGAAGACCTCTTCTTTGCTCACCCGCATGATGGAACCGGTGGTTGATCCGCACAAGAAAGAGCGTGACGCGGAGTTCCGCAAGAACCCTTTCCGAGGGCTCGATAGGGGACGCTGGTAAGGAAATAATTGCACTCTCATCCTACGTAGCGGTAAGAACTTTTAACCAAACGAAGGATGAGAGATGCAGTTGAATTTCGATGACGAGGACACCCTCGTCACCAACCAAGCAGCACCGGAAGGTGCTTCCGCAGCAGACGTCGCTAAGCGTGTGAACGTCAGCGAGAAGCGCATCATCAACGGTAAAACGGACGTGAACCAGCTGGTTCCGTTCAAGCACAAGTGGGCCTGGGACAAGTATCTGGCAGGTTGCGCAAACCACTGGATGCCGCAAGAAGTGAACATGCAGCGCGATATCGAACTGTGGAAAGATCCGAAAGGTCTGTCCGATGACGAACGTCGCCTGGTCAAGCGCAACCTCGGCTTCTTCGTGACCGCCGACTCGCTGGCAGCCAACAACATCGTGCTGGGCACCTATCGCCACATCACGTCGCCGGAATGCCGCCAGTACCTGCTGCGTCAAGCTTTCGAAGAAGCGATCCACACCCACGCCTACCAGTACATCGTCGAGTCGCTCGGCCTGGACGAGAAGGAAGTCTTCAACGCGTACAACGAGATCCCGTCGATCCGTAATAAGGACCAGTTCCTGATTCCGTTCATCGACGTTTTGACCAACCCGGAATTCAAAACCGGCACGATCGAAGCGGATCAGACGCTCCTGAAGTCCCTGATCGTTTTCGCCTGCATGATGGAAGGCCTGTTCTTCTACGTGGGCTTCACGCAGATCCTGGCACTGGGTCGTCAAAACAAGATGGTCGGCGCCGCCGAGCAGTATCAATACATCTTGCGCGACGAATCGATGCACTGCAACTTCGGCATCGACCTGATCAACTCGATCAAGGCAGAAGACGATCGCCTGTTCACGCCGGCATTCCAGGAAGAGATCAAAGCCCTGTTCCATCAGGCTGTTGAACTCGAATGCGCTTACGCTGACGACACCATGCCGCGTGGCGTGCTGGGTCTGAATGCAGGCATGTTCAAAGCGTACCTGCGCTTCATCGCCAACCGTCGTGCTGTGCAGATCGGCTTGCCGCCGCTCTTCGCACAGGAAGAAAACCCGTTCCCGTGGATGGCCGAGATGATCGACCTGAAGAAGGAGCGTAACTTCTTCGAAACCCGTGTTACCGAATATCAAACCGGTGGCGCACTGAACTGGGATTAAACCCTGCTAAGGCACCGGCTCTCTCACGGGGGCTGGTGCTTTTTTATGCCGCAACAGGAGGTTATGAAATGGATGACAACAAAAGGGTAGAGCTTCTTACCAAAGTCACTCTTGGTATTACGGAAAAGGTCTTGGAAACCAATCCGGAATTGGAAGAGAAGATCTGGGCTAACCTTAATGCTGGCCAGAATCTTCGCTTTACCATCAAGGTCGGTAATAATAAAGCCCACTTTGAAATCGATGACAAACAAATCGAGGTCTGCTATGATCTCGTGACAATGGAATGGGCGTGTCCTTTTTACGATCCGATCGAGAAGATCGACGACGTAATCGCAACTGCTGCAGCATGGCTCGCTAAACAAAGTTTTAAATAGGAGAGTAGCATGTGGAAGAAGGATTATGAAGAAACCGAGAAAGTACAAATGAAAACGCTGACCAAATGTCTGTATGTTTTCCTGGGAGCTGCTGGAGCTCTCGGTATCGCTGCAGGAATACTTGCGACGCAGTCCAATGCAAAGGCCGCTGTCACGGACATTGCTCAACCAAGGGACATCGAGCAATTCATTTTCAAGACCATCGACGGTCGTAAGGTCCAGGTAAATTCTTGGAGAGACGGCAATAACAAATGTACTGCTCTTACCGCTGAGTCAGGTTCGAACACGTATGCGCCGGCCGTTGCTCTTTCATGTGTTAAACTGTAGAGGATAAAAAATGTCGTGGCTTAACGGACAAATTCTGGGACCGAAAGATCTTCTCAAGAAGGGATTCGATATCGGTTCTAAATTCAAATTCATGGAAGATGTGAAACTGTGGGTCGACCACGGTAACGTCTACCAATCCATTCCGGCGAAAGTAGTCGGTGTCTTCCTGGGGGCAGAAGGGCGCACGCATTACAAGTTGGCACTGGAAATCGAAGGCACTGGTCTTTACAGTGTTATCGAAGCACCGTCGGCAGATATCTCGGATAAGAACGTCATGAACTGGACGGGACCCGACTGGGAAGCAGATGCTGAAGCCGTCAAACAGCACTTGGGAGTGACGGAGTCTAAGCTCTCCTTAGCTCCTGTGATAACCGATATCGGCAGGAAGATCGCTCTGGCCCGCACTTACATGGGTACGGTAACAACTCTTGCCCTGTTGTCTACTAAGGACGAGAATTACGCTTTCGTTATTGCACGGGTCTTAGCAGAAGCTGAAGCGTCCGATCACTACCCGGAGCGCATCGCGTACGAGTGCGAGGATCGTCAGTTGCGCGATTGGTCTCTCACGTTTTTGGGGCGCAGAGTAGATCTCACTACCCGCGGGCCTGAAGATCGACTTCTGCGGGTGACTTACCAAAGTCCATCAGGTCGACCTGTTGAAGAAAGTCGAACCTACCTGAAACCCAGTCAGGGCGACAAGATTGTCAAAGAAATCTACACTTACTTGTCAACGGGTAATCTTCCCAGCGAGTAACCATGCTTATCCCATGAGTAGTTGCCAATAGGCACTTTGACTAACTAACCAAAACAGGATTGGCATGGCCTGGGAAGCAACACACGGGTATTCGAAGCACCCGCACTACAAGCGTTGGGATGACATGATCCAGCGCTGCTATAATTCGAAAGATGTAAAGTTCGAGCTCTACGGCGCTAAAGGCATTATTGTCGCCGCAATCTGGGATCGTCGTAATCCCTTAGGTGTAGGCAACTTCATCACCTGGCTCGAACAGCAATTGGCAAAGCGTCCCGAAGAAGAAAAGGACAAACCTTTCAAGGTCGCCCGCCGCAAGGTCACGGATATCTATTCGCCGGAAACTTGCTACATTACGACCAATGTGGATGCATGCCAAAAACGTAGTACCTGTATCCTCACTTTCGAAAAGGTAGTCGAACTTCGTCGCTTCAAGAAAGCAAACCCAAGCATGACTTTGATTGACATGTGCATCAAGTTCGGTATCACGCACAAGTACACTCTGAGCCGCTGCTTGAAAGGTATTTCGTGGCCCAATGTTGATTCGGTGGAACCGCCCATCGCTGATCTTGGGGGCAACGGGAAAAAGAAAGCATAAGACGAGGGACTTCGGTCCCTCTTCTTTTTTTTTGTTTCCGTGACAATGAATGATATGTGTTGTCAATTAAAAACACACCGCATTCGACACCATATGTCGTAACCCACGAAGGATGCTCGAAAGCATCTCTAACCTAATTCTGCCCGCCAAACCAGGAATGCCCATGTCCTCCGAACTTAACCTCATTGATGTCAACTCCCCGCACCTCATCGAGGTCTCGGACGAGCAGGCGCGCCGTTTCGATGTCACGGGTTTCGACACCGCAAACAATCCGCACAACGCCGATCGCCAGGGTTTTCAGGCCCGCTTCGGTCGCACCACCCTCGTCTTCCAAAGTCACGTACCCAAGGAAGGCGAAACTCCCGACGGCATTACCGATGAAGTGCTGTTTGCCATCCTGGAAAAGCGTCTGGAGTCGTACAACTGCGTGATCGAGAAATGCCCGATCAACAGTGAAGCTTTGCTGCACCTGCAGCTGGCCCATGGCCTCATTCGTCAACGCACTTTGCGCGACGAAACGCTGGTCACTGGCCCCAAGTATTAATCGTAAGTAAGAACTACCTTTCCAATAATTACTCCTCACTCTAATGGAGTGAGGAGTTTTATGCCCACTTGAAGGAATTATCAATGAATCAACTCGAACGCCCAATCGTCATCAAACACTTTGTGACGGAAGAACAGCCCTTTAACATGATGCAGAAAGCTGCCATGATGGAAGTCGGCAACATGCTGACCAAGTTCATCAAGAAAGCTTGGGCTGAAGGTTTTTACTTCACCGTTACGCCGTTCCGTGACCACGTCAAGGGCGTCATGATCTACCACGGCTTGCGTGCCTACGTCCTCAAACCTGTCGTTGGCGTAGCGAAGTTCAAGCAAGCAGAACGCATCCAACAACTGGGGAAAGACCTGCACCACTATCTGCAAACGGCAGTGCAATTCAACCTGATCGTTGAGATCGAATCGGACACCAGCCAAGTCTACTTCCGCCACGTAGACCGTCCGATTGTGATTCACTTCCGTTCGTCGACCGCGATCAAGCCCGACTGAAAAGAAATTTGGGCACATATCACGTTGGTGTAGTAACCCAAATAAAAGAAACTTTGAAAGGAAATGCCGCAATGAACCGCAATGATAAGTTCAACATCGAGATCGGAAATCTCAACTACAAGCCTGTCGGTACGAGCTTTCTGAACGAACACATCTGGTCGCGTCAGAACCCGGCCTTCGGTCCGATGCACGTTCTCGTCGTCGGCTACCTGGCTGACATGCAAGGTCACCCGATCCTGCAAACCGGCTACGGCGCCTACGTCAATGATAACCAGCACAGCGAAACGATGTCGCTGTCGTTCGGCGACATGAAGATTCTCCAGGTGGAGTTCTTCGAAGATCCGAACCTGGCTGTCGATACGACCGGCGCCCACGTGATGGCACTGAACGACATCCTCGCACTCTTCGACGAGTTCGCACTCTCCCACAAGAACGTGATGTACGCTAACGACACCCGTGAATTCACGGCGCAGACCATCACCTTCCCGGTGCGTCACCTGCTGCGTACCTTCTTGCAAGCCGCCGAAAAGCAAGAAGCGAAGAATTGCGTGTCGGTCTACCGCGAGATCAACCGCACGATCTTCGAAGTGAGCGTGCTGCCGCAAGAAGGCGGCCTGGCTGTTCGCTTCCAACTGGTGGCGCCGCCGACTGACCGGGAAGCGCCGGAACAAGAAGCACCGGAGCAGGAACCGAAGCCGATCGAAACTGAAACCGAGTAATTACCCACAGCCTGAAAGGAACCCCGTGAACACCGCAACCCAACCTAATCAGTTCCCGCCCAAGCATCCCCAGTTTATTCTGGCCGCTGACAAGTCCTTCTTCGAAGACTTCCGTTTCGGTCAGAACAAGGACCAGCGCCTGGGCGAAGGCATTACCCGTGTCGAGGCGATCAGCTTCTACCAGGGCATTGCCGGCCACACCGTCCTGCGTCGCCGCTACGAACTGGACCTGGCCACCACCACCCTGCCGTACCGCCAATACCTGCCGTACGACGTGTTCGGCCGCATGAACCGCCAGTTCAAGCGCGAGTACTTCGCCTATCGTCGCACCCCGCAAGCTGGCGAATCGGAACTGCATGGCAAAGTATCGGTCGGCATCGGCGGCCACATCGATGGTCATCGTACCTTCTTCAGTGAAGTCGGCGCCCTGGACCTGTTCAACACCGTCGCTGGCTCGGCTCTGGCTGAACGCGTGGAAGAACTGAAGGTCTACAAGAAGCAAGGACCGGAAACCCTGGAACTGACCGGCGGCGAGAAAGCCCAGCAGCTGGCCATGTGGGCCAAGCCGAACCCGAACGTCAACATCCTGGTCGACAACGGCGACAACGTCGGCCAGCGCCACTTCGCCATCGTCAACTTCATCAACGTGCCGGAGGAATACGAACTGGACATCGCTGAAGAAGAACTGGAAGCCCTGGGCTTCTTGACTTACGATGAACTGACGAGCAAGAACGCCGACGGCTCGGCCAAGTACAACCTCGAAGGCTGGACCAAGATCTGCCTGGAATACTTCGAGAAGGGTGCTTCCGGCAAGACCGGCGTGCAAGCCGACATGACCGACATCCAGCGCGGCCTGCAAGCCCAGCAACTGTCCTCAGCCACCAAGCAAGACCAGCAAGCGGCAATCGAAGCGCGTCGCGAACGTGCGGACAAGATCCGTACCGGCAGCTACGATGGTGAAGGCGAAGCCATCGGTCGCGACCAGATCGAGCAGCAAGCCCACGCAATGGGCGTCGATAGCCATACCGCCCTGACCGACAATCCGAACGTCGGCGAAGATGGTGTCGTGAAACCCTACGTGGATGTCCAGGACGCGGGCGTCGCTACCCGTACCGTTCCGGCCAGCAACAACGTACCGGTCGGCGACAATCGCGCTGTGACAGCAGCGCAAGTCATCCAGGGCGACACGGGGGCAACCAAGCAGTTCGAAGAAGCCGTGAGCACGCCGATTCCGGCAACGGGTGAACTGGGTGCCAATCCGGAAAACCAGCCTGGCGGCGCCGGTTCGCTCACGCTGGAAGGTCACGGTGAAGAAGTCGATACCGGCCAAGGTCAATCGAACGAACCGCACGGCGGCTGGCTGAATCACCAGCAGGCAGGCCAAGTGGCGGACGCGCTGACGGCAAGCAACACCGAAGACTTCAAGGATGGTGTCAACACCTTGCTGCCCTCGACCGGCGACCTGGTGCCCGATCCTGCCCATCAACCGGGTGGTTCGGGTTCCCTGACCCTGCACAACGAAGACGCTGACAAAGCAACTTCGAACATGCCGGGCCAGATCAACACCGAAGCAAACAAGTCCGACACGCCGCAGACTGGCCTGCCGGTGCAAGACCCGCTGGTCGACAATGATCCGAACAAGGAACTGATCACCGATCCTTCGACGATCCCGACGAGCGACAAACCGGCCGAGTAATTCGGCACAGCCCCACTTCCATTTCGGGAGTGGGGCGTATGAACGTATTAAGGATAGGTAACATGGTGCAAAACAAGAAGACTGCCTTTGAAGAAGGAGTCAAAAACTAGGGAAAGAAAATGAATGCGCGTGTGATTTCGAACCGATGCAAGATCGCAACTAGCGGCTACCTATTAGAAGGCTTTCATGATGATCCAGACATCTTGGAAGGTGGTACCGTGACTATCAGTAATCTGCTACATCTGGATGGCAGTCCTGTGACGATTGATTTGCCCCGATTCGAATTAGCACCCGAACAAAAGGAAGAAATCGGCCGTTGGTTTCTTCTCACGTTAAAGCGTTCTGATTTGAAAAATCCCTTCGAACATTATTTCAACGGATTCCGTGTTTCCACTACGGTCTTAACGACGCCGCGAGTTGTTGAGAAACCGTGGAGACTTTACGACGTAAGCATTAACTGAAAGGAAAGTGTCGTGAGTAATGACAATGTTTTGGGTACCAATAAAAAGCTGGAACTGTGGCGCAGTCGTTTGATCGATCTGCTGAAAGATGCAGCGGCCGATGACGTGTTTCTGTCGATGTCCACCGTCGCGGAAGGTCAACCCATCACCTATCCGTTTGACCGCGCCGCAGTTCAGGCGATGAGTGAAGACGGCCAGTGCAGCTACGAATCGATTTCCTTGCTCGATCAGGAACCGGTTGTCATCGACGAGGAACGTGCAGTGGTTGCCAATGTTTTCGTGGTGGCCACGGAAATGCAGAAGTTCGAGAACAAAGAGCGCGTACCCCTGGACCGTGAAGAACTGCACGCCAAGCCGTCGATAAATGTGATGGTGTACTCGACCGGCACCGGTACTGGCGTCGCTTACGTGACCCACCAGATCGCCGAGTTCCTCTCGTACCGCGGCTGGGACGAAGTGTATCTGCACGCCACCCACACCATCGACGCCGTTCGCACCATGATGAAGAGCGGCAGTGGTCCGTACACCCATCCCCGCAAAGGCGATGATTCGGCAACCTGGGACATCCCGATTACGGTCGCGATGGACGAAGGTGCCAAGAACGAGAACCGAGACCTGCACGAAGTCGTGGTGCGTGAAGCAGTACCGGAATGGCTCAATGACATCATGCCGGGCTCGCATGCTGATGCAGTCCAGCAGGTCAACGGCCGCTTCCAAACCGACGGACACTTCGGCAAGGAAGCGGTGATCTTCAACATGAATCCGGGCGAACCGTTCTTCATCGTCTTGGGTCGTGATCCGCAAGCGCCGTACCTGGTCGAGCAGTGGGCAACTGACCGCCAACAGATCGAACCGGAAGATCCGAAGATCCTCAATGCACTGAACATCGCTTCCATGATGCGTCAGTACAAAGACGATAATCCGACGATCGGCATGCCCAAGCTGAAGTTCGAGCAGTACCTGGAAAAAGAACTGATCATTATCCCGAACCGTGAAAAGCCGTACACGGAAGAAGAGATCCTGATCATGGTGCAAGAAGTTTTGCATCGTGCAGTTCTGTCGGGGGTGAACGTGCACATCCAGCACAACACGGCGATCATCCACCTGGCCGTCGAAAACGCAGTCGAGCAGCAACTGGCAAACGTCAGCAAGCTCTCGGCCGCAGCTGGCAAGGATGTGCTCATCATCATCTACGAAGAGGACATGCCGGTGAAAGCCTGGGGGAGCCATGACCTTCTGTATTCGCACTTCGGTAAGGACGTGGCCGACAAGATCACGTACTACCGTCCTGGTGAATACGAGGACATGCGGGCAGCGGATGAACTGATCGTACCGGATGCTCCGGCTACGCATTAATTTTTCATCGTTGTACCTATTGTTATGTACGAGAATGTCGCTATCCTTCGTCGTTGGAGGTGGTTGCTATCTAGTGCTCCTAATCCAGACCTGATCCGTCTGAAGAGCCGTTAAAGTCGGCAGCGGTTTCCTTAAAGATATCGCTTGGGCTTGGACCCACGAAAGTTGGGGGAGGTACGCCATTACTTCCCCCTTCTAACGGACATTTTTCTAAAGGAGAATCGAAGTGGCCGAAGATGCAAAGAAGGAAAAGAAACTGTTTGAAGGTCGACAGGCTGACACAGTTCAACGCGGCGTGTGTGCCAACCTGGCAAACATGCGTGCCAAAGATATCGTGATTGCACTCTCCATCGCACGGGAGCACAATCCAGAAGTACAAAAGGCGCTCGACGAAATTTCTGCAGTCAAGCGCTAACAGTCTTTGAAGTTGAGAGTTGAGCCGTACGGGTGCCCTTCCCCGCACTGGAGCCTCTTAATGGAAGAGAGTCTCACTCGTTTTCTCTAAGGTGCTGGCTTCCTTGCGGCGGTCGCTGGTAACTTGGCCTGAAAGGTCTCCTTTCCCTCCCCCAGGTCCTAGATGAGAAGACGAGTGCCCATGCTCACGGCCCAACCGTGAGAGAGACAGGGAGGTAACTTGGATAACTCCCACCTATAACCAATGGGTCCCTCGGTCTTCGGATCGAGGGGTCTTTATGCCGAATTTTTTTGTTTGCAGCATAAAAACCCCCACCAGACGGTGGGGGAATATGCCGTACATTTACAAGATGCGTTTTATACCAGGCATCCATATCACTTGGATGTGGCAAAGGAAAGAACAGCAGATGACTAACACAAAAAACTATCCACCTATGGTGGTGCTCGAACTTGAGCGTACGTTCCCGTGGTTGCTGGACATTGCGGCAGACTTAGAAGGTCAGTGCACCGTTGATGAGTTGCTCAATCATCTCTTTGAATTTCTGCGAGATGAGATCAACATTACGGATGCTACCAAAATGCTCAGACTGGGATATCGTTTCCCAGAGCACGGCGAGAACGAGGAAGAGCAAAAGAAAAAGGATGAAGAGCAGATCAAAACGTTTGTCAACGTACTGCGTGAAATCAAAGATGCGCTTGTCAGAGCACAAGTCATCACGGCGTTCGAGACGACGCCTTATCGTTTCCACCGAGCTTTTGGTAATGGCTCCATAGTGCTTGTGCGTGCTGACCTAGCACCACTCAAGGGGAAGCTTATGGAAACGCCACCACGGCCCGTAGAAAGGGTGTGGGAGACTACATTTGGTCGAGATATGGAGTATCGGATTGCTTAGGGATGTTGGGGAGTTCCGCGTCCCAGTTACCCAAGAGATGATGGCAATCGGCGGCAAACTTAATGATGCCGTTTGTCACAGTGTAGTGGCAAAGTGCTGACGGGCGAAGTGCTGGTTCAAACGTCGGCGCATCTACACTACCATTCCAATTCCACATCTGACCGAAGTGGTTGGGACGGTTAATAAAGACTGGATGATATCTGTCGCAAGCAGGACACCAGTGGAGCAGCAAATCGTCGCCGACTTGATGCAGCTTACTTGAAAGTGCGCGAATCATGGAGTGGCCTCGATGGAGGTAATACAGCTGTTGGGGATAGAGCACCGATCTCCTTTTAAAAGAATTTTGACGACATATCACGACAGTGTCAAGTAAGTAGTAAAACCCCTGACCAATTACAAGAGGGATATATTCCCCCTCCATAGAATTTGAACAAAAAGTTGAAGATTTCTCGATGCCAACAATACTTTCCTTAATGCAAGACGACGCGCGGTTTGCCATCAGCTACATGCGGATGGTAGCAGCCCTGTCAGTCTTTGCTTTGACGGGTCGCAACCCGCTTGATCAACTTCATGAACTTGTCGCCTACACTGTAAGAAACGGTGTTCGCGCAGTCCCTTCTCGCATTGATCCGGAGCGTCTTCGGTTTCACTGGGAGAAAGATCCACTTCTTTTTGCCCGTGGTCGTATTCAGATCACGGTGTATTACCGCATCACGGATGAGGGACCGGATGCTATCCAGCATGAGGATACACCTTGGCCCGATGTCTACTGCGGCGAGTTCTTCTTAATCGTCGAGAAGACGCGCGAACACTACGGCATTAAAGCGATTACGTTACAAGACGTAGAGGAATTTGAAATGCCAGTTCCTAATAATCGCTGGAGAATAACGAACCATGCTGAATTTGCAGACAGCTGGGAAGAAGCACAGGCAAAGATGCGACATCAAGTCTTAGAGTTGCCTGGAACGAATGTGCCTCGAGAAGAGGCAACAGAAGCGATATTTGAAACGCTTCGAATGAACCTGCCTAGCAAGCAGCTCTTTTAGGGAGATGTAGATGAGTACGATGGATAGCTTTCACTTTACGTGCTTGCGTTTCCCTAGCAAGGAAAAGCGTGACGGCGTGCGTAAAACCATGGTCGTCTTTGGTTCTGATTCAAAGCCTGTTCCCAATGAAGACGACTACATCGCAACAGGTACAGATGAAGAAGGTTTCTATTTCGTGATGTTCCGTGATAAGGAACAAACGGAAGACACCGTTTTCACGTACTTGTCCGATGGTGCAATTCTGAAGAACAACGTCAATCCCAAGTCCTACAAGGACATTTTCAATCAGTAGTACCGGTAAGGTTGAAGGGCCCTACCGTTTCATAAACCCACAGAAGAAGGAATTAGCATGAACAGCAATAACGTCAAAGAACTCGCTTTCGTCACCATCACCATGCGCCCGCTGGACAGCACCGATGCGACGAAGGCTGACTTCGAAGTCCAGATGACCAACACCAACACCGCTGGCATCAAGGTTGTCAAGTTCGACTTCAAGCCCGATCCGCGCCTGGGTCGCAAAGATTTCCCGATCAACCGCGACCGCGCCGAAAGCCTCGTCATCCACGCCATGGAAGAACTGATCGGCGGCCTGCCGGACGACGTACGCAACGAGTATGACGTGCACTTCGCTACCGCTGACGTGTTCGATCGCTTGCTCGTCGTGGCCAGCGTCAAGGTCAAGGATTTCTCGATGCTGCCCGATCCGATCGAATCGCCCTTCGGCAAGATCGAGTTCATCGCCAAGCCGACCAAAGAAACCTTCACGTCGCTTTCCGATCTTCCCAGCATGGCTTTCACGGCGATGCGCAAGTCGACCTGCGACGTCATGCCGATCTACATCCGTCTGACTCCGGTGACCGATATCCCGGCAATGTCTGATGGTTTCGGCATGGGCTACGGTCGGATGGGTAATATCCCTGAAGGCAAGAAGGTGGTCGATCGTACCCAGGCCATCTTGAAAATGGCCGGTCAGCTGAAGGACGCACTCGATCCGTACGACATGGAAATCACGCCGGAAAATACGGCGCCCAGGGCCCGCTTCGACGGCAGCAATCCGCAGCCGGAACCGGATCGTCGCACGTTCGTGCAGGCTGCATATGCTCAGTTGGCAGAGAACATCGTTCAGCGCATGTACGAGATCGACTACGGCAATGATGTGGCCGACTTCACCATGAGCAAGGGCGGCCGCATTCAGCGCGAGGAAGACAAGGACCATAGCTTCGTCATGTCCCTGCATCTGGGCGGCTACTATGTCCTGCACATCCTGTCGGGTGAATACCTCAAGACCCGCCGTCCTGTGCAACACAGCTACGCCGGCTACCCGCGCGGCGATGTCCATGGCAACCTGCTCTTCAACGGCGAGAAGCGCGGCTTCAGCATCGGTTTCGCAGCGCACAATCGCTACGCTGTGCCGATGAATCTGAAGGAACTGATGGACCCGCCAAAACTGCTGGCCGTCATCAACAAGGCAGTCGAGCGTCATCTGCAACCGCTGAACCTGGCGCAGTTCATCGATACCTCGACCATCCAGTTCGACCAGGACGACGGCAAGTAATTGCTGCATGAAAAATAGGGGGCCTTCGGGCTCTCTATTTTTTTTTGTTTCTTCAGGTGAAATATATGTAGCAATAATAACCATTCCTGAAGGGACAGCCGTGGACCAGAAACTCATCACCGATACCGTCGTGGTATCTGCCTATGTACAAATCGTGGGCAGCAAAAGCAAGAAGCGTTTGACCACTTCGGAGATCTTCCGAGCAGTGGTGAAAGTGCCCAAGGGTTTTAGTGAGCACGACAAGAAAATGTGGATCGAGACTGAAGCGACCAGTCAGTTCCACGAAGAGTTCCGTAAGCGCCTCGCAGCGCAACCGACACTCAAGCATCAGATCGGTTCGACGAAATGGGAAGTCAATTTGCTCTCGTACAGTCACGAGTAATAGGGGAGGCCAGTTGGCCTCTCTTATGCCGTTCTTTCTATTTTTAACAAGAGCATCTAATGTAGTGAGTAAGCCGCCGTAGAAGCAATCGAGATAAAACCACATATCACGAACTTGATGCTAACCCACAAGTGTCAAGAATCAACTAACAATAGGAATGAGAATGTCCAGGACTTGCCCGCACGTACAGATGAACATCACGGTCATCGACAACGTTACCAAACTGCCGCTCGCAGATTCGTTTGATTGTCAGGTGGATGTGGAAATTCCGCCTTACGCTTACGGTCATCCGGTACTCAAGCGCGTGTACACGGAAGCAGCTGCGCAATTGATGTTCCTCACGAGGTTCATCAATCGAGGTAACGACGAGAACTTCAGGGACAAGGATTGGGGACTCGACATCAAGTACACGGATATTCAGTATCCGGAAAGGAATTGAAATGGAGAAGAAAGATTTCCCGAAGCTGAGCGATATGCTCGAAGGAAGTCTCAAGGGTCGTGGCGAAGTCGAGCGCATCCACTTCGAAAGCACGCCGGGAAAGGGTGAAGGTCTGTGGCCGCCGCGCGTTTGGGGACATCCGGTGATTGTTGATTCGGGTCCGCTCCTGGATATCAGCAATCTGATGCGTGTCCAGGAAATGCTCAACGGCGGTTTCCGTCGCGGGGACCTGTCAGTGATGGTCGCACATCACCGCCCTTTCAGAGAATCGAAGACTGACATGACTTCGTTCATGGCACTTTGCAGTCCTGATCCCGAACTGTTCATGGAACGTCTCATGGAGCAGCGCATGAAGGACGGCCTCTACGATTTCGAGCACTTTGACGAGAAGGGGTTCAAGGAATCGCTCGAGCGAATGATGGAACGCCTCAACGCAGGTGATACCAAAAACTTCATTACGATCGATTCGTTGGGCGAATTCGAACCAGGCGATGAAGTTACTGTTAGCTACCAGGCTATCGGTGGTAAGCGCCGCAAGAGCAAGAAAGACAAGAACGTCAGCAAGAAAAAGAAACTCAAGGCCAGCCGTTTGGCCAAGGGTTTGATCAGCAAACTCTGAAAGGAATTCAGGATGGAAAATCTCCAACCCATTAAAGTCGTGCTCGCTACCGCAGGTGTGCCGACAGCCGCTGGCCACATCTACACCCAAAAGGCTCTGGAAAACGTTGTCAAGGGCCAGAAGAAGTTCTACCACGGCGAAGACAAGACTGGTGGCTACAACCTCCAGGACAAGGCCAAGACGCCGGTCCAGGCCATTTTGAGTATGGGTGAAAAGGAAGAGAAGCTCGCCCAACTTCTGTCCATCAACATCGGTAATGTCACGCATCGCGTGAGCAATCTCGAGATGGACGGGAATAAGCTCGTGGGCAAGATCGAGTACTGCGGAGCAAAAGGCGACGATGTGATCCGCGCCATGCTGGACAACGAACAACGTCCCGTCTTCGGTATCCGGGCACTGTGCGACAAACAGCCCAACGGCGTGCTGAATAACATCAGCGTCATCTCTTTTGATCTCGTCAACTTCGAGGATAAACATGCCTAGGGCCAATCTTCCCCAGCCCGACTACCTGGATCTGTGTCGCCTCCTAGGGCCATATCAGCCCATTGAACCTCTGGACAAGATCATGGAAGGTCCGGTCATGAGAGTGGTGGGCGTCGATCCGGGTAGCGATAGCTTTTCCATCACCGCAGTTTCTTACAACAGCAAAACGGGGACCGTGACCGACGTCACGAGCTTTACCGAAATCAAAAATAACGAAGGACAGTAATGTACCGCGACCGCTATAGCTACCATGACGATCAACCCAAGGTCGTCATGATTGAAAACGACGAACTGGGCGAAGCACGTTTCACGAAACTCAAGGAAGAGTTCAAGAACGTAAAGCTCACGCCTGAAATGCAACGTCGTTACGACAACATCGTCACGGTGTTCTCGTACCGCCTCGACCTGTCCAAGCAGGCGAAGTTCCCGCGTCAGTTCCAAGGTGCCGCTCAGCGCCTGGAAAAGTTCAAGTCCGTCGCTTTCTTCATGGATGCTTTCCAAGCACTCCTGGACGAATCGAAGAAGGCAGCAGCCGATGAACTGGAACGCAAGCGCACGCAGCGCAAAGCGCGTGAAAGCAAACCACGTTCCTGGGGCTGGTAATGATCGTCCAAGGAGAAGCCTGCCTATCCAAAGAGATTCCCTTGACATTACTCGCTCAAGCCGAGTTGATGAACAAGGAGTTCGTGGGTTCGACAGATTACAAGGTCGAACCTTACGAGCACAAGGATCGCCGTCCGCACAGTGTCGAATGGCGTTTCAAAATCGTGCACAAGCTCACCGGAGAATGCTTGACTCGCAACCTGGTGCCTGAAGGGGCCGACGCACACACGTACATGCTTTTCATCCATGCGGCAAAGGAACATGGTAATCGCATGCATGACGAAGGTGAAGCAGATTGCCTGAACCTTCTGTACCAGCACTTCGCCAAGGTTTTGGCTATCAAGCCACACTTGCAGCTTCGGACCAAAGAACGTGCCATCGCGGAATTTAAGGCTGACAATCCGCACCTTTTCAAATAGGAGACAGTCATGTTCATCAGTACGCCTGCAATTCAAAAGCTGAGGGACGAATGCGAAAATCCGGAAATTGCCAAGTTCATTGGCGTTCCGGTTTGGTTCTTCACGCTGATCGACGGTAAGGGTGGGGTGGCAAGTGTCAATGCTGTCATTACTCGCATCCAGCCTGGTGACGATCCCAACGGTGCTTTCACGGTGGACCTGGGGATCGATACCTCGGTCGAAGGTATCTACCTGGTGCTGACCGATCTCGTCGTCAAGAGCTTGGTCCTCGAGAATCGCAAGGATGGTGGCCCGATGGAGCGCTCTGCCCTTGCACTCGAAGCAGACCTCGAAGAAGTAAGTGACATCATCAATGCCCCGCGCTATGGTGAACTGTCACTCGTACAGAAACCCGAATAACGAAGGAAAGCAATGATTAAGAGCGATAAGTGGATCAAGTCCAAGTGCATGTTGCCCTTGGCGGTTGCGCATTACATGGTGCGTGGTTCGGCCTTCGATGGTCCGTTCCGAAAGCACGAATTTATCTACGGCGATGCGACCACCGACATCGACGCGGAGTTCGACAAAATCGTCAACCGTGTTTCGCAGGAGAACAACGTCATCAGCGGTTCGACGCAACTGGAATACGTTGGCGACATCCAGGTCAACGACTTCCAGCCGATGATCGAACCTTTCGTGCCGACGCAAATCCGGACTGCTGGCCATGACCGACATGTCCGCATGCTGGCGATGCCGCGCAATACGCCGCAAGAAATGCTGGCCCGCACGCTCCTGGATTTCGATGGCGACGACGAATTCGAAAAGCGTAAGATCATCTCGCGTGGTCTGACGAGCTTCGGTTACGATGTGACGCTGGCTGAAGAAGCTGCAATCTTCACCAACGTCAACTGCGCCGTCATCGATCCGCTGAACTTTACGGAAGACACGCTGCAGCGCGTCATTGCGAAAGACGGCTACTTCCTCATGCCGCCCAACAGCTACCTGCTGGGTTACACGAAGGAGTACTTCCGCATGCCGCGTAATGTCATTGCCGTCGCGCTGGGCAAGTCGACTTACGCTCGTGCCGGCGCCATCGTGAACGTCACACCGATCGAACCGGGCTTTGAAGGTACCGTCGTCATCGAGATCGCCAACGCGACCAGCCTGCCGATGAAGGTCTACGCCAACCAGGGTATCGCACAGTTCCTCTTCTTCGAATCCGACGAAGACTGTGAAACCTCCTACGCTGACCGTAATGGTGGCGAAGGTGGCAAGTACCAGGGCCAACGCGGCCTGGTGACTCCGCGGGGCTAATGTGAAAGCGCTCAAGATTGCTCTTGAAGGCGTCGCTCTTAATGAACTGCGTGTCTCTCTTGAAGAGCTGGCCGAAGTTCACGAGGGTGGCGTCGTGGCGTTCGATCTGGACGGTACCCTGGCAGAGTACGATGGCTGGAAAGGCGAGATGCATATCGGAGCTCCAGTTCCGAAGATGGTCGCGCGCTGGAAAGAATATCGTGCCAAGGAAGTCGTCTGCGTGATCTTCACGGCACGTTGGTCGGACGATCCTGCGAAAGAAATGGCGATGAAGCAAATCCAGGCCTGGGCTCTCCAGAACCTGGACGAGATTCCGCCGATCACCAACGAGAAGACCCCGAACATCGTTCGCATCTACGATGACCGGGCACGACAGGTTCTCGAAAACGAAGGCGTCGTAGTCGGCGAGTAAGTAACCACGGGGAGTGCTGTTGGGCAGCGCTTCCCGTTTTATGATGAAAGGAAAAGTAACATGAACATGCGTCCTGATCAAATCCAGGATTTCTTCAAGAATTTCCTGCGTCATTTGCAGTACGAAGGAGAATTGCCAACTGAGCTGCGTGAACAACTTCACGGCGCTACGCAGGTCGGACTGCTTACGTCTCCTACGCTCTTTGTCATCCGGTTTCTCGATAGTAATCATCATCCGGTGGCTTATCAGTACAAAATCCGCGATCCTAACACGCCCGCACCGGAAGTGGAACGTGCTCAGGGTAACTGGGAACTGGTGCCGGAATGAGTAACGGTTCTTTTAATCGAGCAGAGCCTACTGCCACAGGTGGCGAGCTCAAGAAGTACCAGGGTGATTTATCTCCCAATACTGATCCCAACTACGACGCTGAAATGGAAACGACCATGCAGCAAGCCGAGGCTCGTGGTGAATACAATCCGTGGAACAAAGGAGAAGAAAAAGATGACTGAAGAAAAGAAACGTGAACGCCTGTATCTGCGTTCCAAGTCGATCAAGATTACTGCCGGGTCGGATTTCACGAAAACCGTTCTCGACGCAGCTTGCTACCTGACCAAGCAGCTGAACGATCTGTCCTCCATCACGGAGCAGCCCAGTATCGAAACCATGCGCGCAGCCATCATGCCGGCGTACACGATGATCGCTTCGCAGCTGGGCGACTTCCTGAACATCCCGGACATGACTGAAGCTCGCTTGACGGGCCTGTCGGTGGACATGAACCCGTGCTTGGGTACGTACAGCTTCGACGTGAACTACAAACTCGATAGCGGCAAGTACCAGCCCTACAGCGTCAAGGTATCGTCGCCCGATGGCAACGTCTTCTTGCGTGTCCGTGAAGCAAAAGGCGTCGAGGCAGCTTTCGAATTCATGCAGCAGATCTAATTTTTATCATGTTGCCGTATTAAATAGATAACGCCTTTGTCGCGTAGTGCACTCCAGTGGGGAGTGCCTTTTTTAGGAGAAGTGCCATGAGTACCAACGTAATTGCAACGATCCCTTTCCTCCAAGGTCAAATGGAGATCATTGATTTTCCGACGGACGTGAAGAAATTTGCGGAGTTTCCCGATGGTCGCTTCCTCGTGCTCGATGGCACCGGTCGCAACATGGGGCCTCAGCACTTTATCCGTATCGACACGTTAGCACACCACTCGACGGTATCGTCGCTTGCGGGTAAGAAAATCCTTGATGCCAATATTCAGCTGCTGGCCTGGGTAAAAGACAAATACGGCTTCGAAGCTTCTATTGGAGGTAAGAGTTTGGAGCGTGCTTTAGTTCGCACGATCCACCCAGCAAAAGCAAAGGGTCGTCCAAGCGTGCCCAATGCCATTTATGGCGTAAGTCGTCCGAATGCAGGTTCTATCATCGAAATGCGCATGCCGCGTGGTATTTCGATGTTGGCATATGGCACCGGGGAACAAATCCCGGAGATCGAAGACACGAAAAAGAACTTTGTCGGTAATTTGAAGTTTGTAGGACGTAAGCAGCGTTTTCGTATCGGCCACAACAACCAATTTGATTGGTGTGATCAGATTCTTGCTCAACCTGGCGACAAGCTGGATGAACGAGTTGAAGAGGCTTCTCGCTATCTCCCTACGCTCATTTCGCCGGCAGATACAATCAGTGAAATGCGCTACTATTTCGAACAAGCGTTCCCCTGGGCCGCAACCTTGTTGGGAGACATCACCATCGATTCTCCCTTGACGCTTGTGAAGTAACCTTTACCGAAGGATATCATGACTCCGCTTATTCCCATTTACAGTGACGAGAGCAAGAAGTTTTTCGTCGATCCGGCTCTCCATAAGCCCTACGAGCGCCAGGTGTCGGGCGACATCAGCGTGACCACGAACTTCCTCAAGTTCGGCGAACGTTTCGACCTGATGGATATCTCGAGCGCAACCGAGATGTTCGTGACCGGCATCCGTGACGTGACCGATACGATCGATCCGGCGGTGACACTGGAAAAGATCCTGGTGTCGTTCGGTGACCTGGGTACTGCAATTTTCGATGTACGCAACCAAGTGTTCGCATCCATGCACTTTCCGCAGGGGGCCAGTTTCGATACCGTCAATCTCGATTTCAGTACCACGAAGAAGTTCGAGAACATCGACATTATCCCGAACCCGCCGGTGGGTGACACGTTCCGCATCAAAGTCACGGGCCATGTGAACCTGCGGACTGGCGACACGTTCCTGACGGCCATTCTGGAAGCGATGCCGGCCGGTGTGAATATTCCGCGACCCAGTCTCGAAGGGTACACCCTGCAAGCAAATGCGACCAACATCGCGCGTTTGGCGACGCCGCTGACTGCCTAGTCGCAAGGGGGCTTCGGCCCCCGTTTATGCCGGGAAATTCTTGGCCCTTTTTACCTATGGCTGGTATCGAATGTAGTACCAACCAACAAGGAGAAAACATGAGTACTTACGACAATGGCTTGACTGTCATCGTCAAGGGCGGCACCGCTTCCGGCAAAACGACTGTGGCAGCTTTCATCGGGCAGAAACTGCAAGAAGCTGGCTTTTCTCACATCGAGTACGACTGGCAAGAACAGCTCGTTCCTGGTGCGATCGAAGACAAGCTGGAGTCGCTTGCCGCTCGTCGTTCTGACGACAAGTTCTTCCAGAAGCCGATTCGTATCATCGAAGAACAAGAGCATCGCCGGCCCGTTCACAATGAAGAAAAGTTCAGTGAATACACTTACGAGCCACTCGTGACGCCCTCGGATTATGCAGCCGAAGCCGTACTCGACAGTCTGCGCGCTCGTAAAGGCGTGGGCAGTGAACTCGACGGATACGACCAGGAAACCCTGGGTAGCATCTGTAAGGACATCAAGGAGATTATCTCCGAGTCCATGGGCAAGTAAAGCAGCATAAGACGGGGGCCGAGTGCCCCCGCTTTCTGCCCGTAGTAAATACAAAAATATATCGACTACCCGAAGTATATTCAGTTCCTTAAAACAGATGTTTGAAACGTTCCAAGAGATCGTAGCTTAGTACCCACCATCTAGTCAAAAGGAGTGAGCAATGAAGCTTCAGGGTGAAAGTGAATTAAAGAACGTTGAAGTTGTAAAACTCAATGAAGGAGAACATTTTGCCGGGGTCGTACTCGGCAATGGAGAAGGACCCGATTACTACCTCGTGTTGCTACCGCATGAACTTCACGATGCCACGTGGGCAGATGCCTTAGAGTGGGCCGCAAGCTTCGAAGGAACGTTGCCCAATAGGCGCGAGCTTTCGCTTCTGAAAGCCAACTTGGCCGAAAAGTTCGAGCCCGTTCAGTACTGGTCTTCGGAGAAGAATGAGCACCGTAAGCGAGAAGTGTGGATACAGCACTTCCGCAACGGTAATCAAACTTCCTATGGCCAGTGCTTCCGTGGATCGGCGCGCGCTGTTCGCCGGGTGCTGATGTAATATCGGTACCAAAAAAGAGAGTTTGGGGATACTCTCTTTTTTTTTGTTTGAAAGAATTTATAACGCCATATTACGCGCTTGAGATGTAACCAATGTTTCTTCTATAAACCGCTTTTGATAGGAAATCAAAATCATGAAACGTCCAGTTAAACGCAAGTCCCATTTCAAGATCAAAGTCACGCGCCGTGACTTGGCTCGTGCAGAGCTGAAGAAGTTGACGCAATACATGCGCGCAAGCTTCCACTCCCCACAGGGTCTCAAGATGGGCATTATCGAGTCGATGACGATCTATCGTTCGAAGTCGGTGCGATCCCTGGCCAACATCAGCAACTTCGCAGGTTCGATGCGTGCTCGCCGCCGACTGATCGTTCGTGCGAAGATGCACAGTGCTGTTGTCGGTGAGACTCGCCCGCGTATCGATATCGCCCCCGTGACCGGTAGTCGCCGCCGCAAGAATCGTTCGGTGCTCAAGACGCGTCTCAAAGACCAGCAAACGATCATGACCAACATGAATACCGAGCTGGAAGCTGCACGCGAGCGACACCTCAAGCTTCCCAGGGGGTTTGGCGATATTGATACCGAACTCTTCAGTGCTCCTATTTCACGCGGCTACGCCATTGACGTAGATACGATCGCGGCGCGCCAACAGGTCAAGAGTGAAATCAAAGACGGTACTCGTCCGATGCCGACGCCGGAAGAGATGGACGCGATGCAGCGTCGAGGTTCTCCTCACTTCAGTTTCCGCGGCGTGATCAACTCGATCAAGAATGATCCGTCAAGTATCTCCACCATGGAGCAGAATCTTCGTACTCGCAGAAAGGTGATCGAGAATCTGGACAAGGGCATGCCGCTGACCGAAGCGTATAAGGACGCTATCGGTGCCAATGGCAAGATTACCAGTATCGAAGAACCGGCAAAGGAATACAAGTACGGCGTAGAGCTGAACATGAACATGTCGGCGATGCCCCAGGTGCAGGAAGATGAGATCTTCATCAACCAGCGCCAGGCCGATACGCTCGGAGAAGTGAAGAAATCGCTCGAAGACAAGAACCCTCTTCCGATCACCCGCGGGCACTATGGTGACCTGATGGCGGCATCGCAGTATCCGGGTATGAGGCGCATTGCTGACGAGCTCTTCAAGAACGGTGTCGAGTTCATCGAAGCTTCTGATCCACGCGCCAAGCTGGCCGACTACTCAGTGTGCTTCATGTACCCGCACACCATCACTGCTCTCGACATATCGAAAGACACGACGCAAAGCGAGATCGACAAGTTCAAACCTTTTGACGATATCGCGAACTGGCCCAGTCTGGAGGACCAATTGCAGCAGTTGCGTCTGAACAGTCTGAAGCATCTCGATCCCCAAAACGTCGTCAATAGCGTCCAAAAATGGATGGATGGCGACAACAATAAAGAGGAAGGAAATCCGAACAATGAAGACCAAGACTAAAGAACATGCCATTGGCTACTTAGCGTCCCTGCTTAGCCAATCTGGCAAGAACGATCTGGAGGCCAAGAATACGGCGGGAGACCTCGTCTTTAAACTGGCCCCGGTACTGATCGTTAAAGATGTGACTGCCAGTTACGTTAAAGGACTGTGCCACCGCGTTAGTACGGCCAACGCGGAACTGAGCACGGTGCTGAGTTATCACAACTACCTGCAAGCTGCCGCTATCATCCTCGGCTACGACGGCTGGCATCCACTCATGAAGGCTGTCGATAAGAGCGATCTTATCCCGGTGGACGTTGAACGCGATGTTGTTCCTTTGACGCACCGGAACAAGGCCAGTCAAGTGCGCGGTGGCTTGCATGCCCTGGCCAAGGGTACTCACATCACCTGGAAAGACATGCGCGACACCTTGCGTAAGTTGGCAAGTCACGACATGCATTCCATGATTGATGCCGTCATGATGGAAATGCAGATGAAAGTCGGCATTACCTCGGCAAGTGATGAGCGGGGCGACATGCTTTTCGCGATCTTCCCTGATCCGAGTTCGGACATGGGTGACGACTGGTTCATGATCCTTGGCGAGAAGTACCGCCCGCCGCAGGAACGTGATGGCGAATACAAGACGGCAATGATCGCTGTCCAAACGTATCCGCTTTCCAACCGCATCGCTCACATCGAAGGCGGCAAGATCGACGAGTACTCGTCGGTATCGATCAAGGAAATGGTCGAGGCTACCCGTAAAGCCCGTCAAGCACAAAAACAAACTGCATAACTTCACTAGGAAAGTGAGAAGCTGTGAAACAAGAAGACATCGATAAGCTCAAACTGAACGCCTCCCTGGTCTTGGAACAACTGGGGGAAATTTTCGAAGAGCGCAATGAACTGCCCAATAAAGCAGTCACGTTGGAAAGTGCAGAAATCGGTACTCACGTCATTATGCGCATGACGATGCACGATGTTCGTGATGGCAAGATGGTGCCTACGCCTGAGCATCCGGGTAAGCCCATGTGCCTGCTCGGCAAGCCGCCCTATGTCCATCCCACTAAAACGTTCTCTGGGGCGCTTTGTTTCGTCGGGGACCGTGTGGACCAGTACCACCTGCTAGAGCTCCCTGAGGGCTCGTATCGTGCCATGGCGGAGATATTCTACGACTTCCTCGTGCACGGTGAAAAGCCTGGTACTGATTTGCCGAAAGCATAAGCTGTTTTTACCGCATCATCTTATCAACTGAGTAGGCGAAGCCTCTCAACAATTAATTGGAAGAACACCATGACCGCAGTCAAGAAGACCGCTCATCTGACCGATGCACAGCTCAAGCGCGAGCGTCAATCGGAGTACAATGCAATTCTTTCAGGTCGCTTTATTAAGACCGTGTATTACGAAACCCCAGATAAGAAGAAGAGCACCAAGAAAAACCGTTCTCTCTACATGCGTACTGCCGTGTCGAACGTCATGAAAAACATGGCGCAAAACCGTCACGACTCGCTGTGGGCTGAAGTGTGGAACGATTTGACTGGCGAACTCATCGCTACCGTCGGTCGAGACATCATGGGTAAGGTCGAAGCAACTCAGTACTTCGATCCGGTCACCGGCAAGAAGCTGCGTGCTCAAGCCCGTAAGGTTTCGGTTGTCGCTGTCGGCATCACTGCAGAGCAGACCGAGAAAGTCAACCAGCTGATCTTGATGCTGCATTTGTTCGAGAGCAGCCCGGCAGCACAGGTGTTCGTGCAGGATGGTGTGTTCTACGCCGACGAACTGGGCACCATGGCGCTGAACGAAGTCTATCGCAACGTCATCGAAGACTTGCTCGAACAGATCGACACCACGATCTTCATGGGCGAAACCAGCTTCTTCGATAAGAAGGTATTGAAGTACTTCGAAGAAGCAAGTTCGTACAAAATTGTCCAAACTACTGAAGGTTACGATGTCACTCTGTCGGAAACCTTTGCTATCCGTCGCCGCATTTTTCAACGCTCCTAGGAAAGAGGGCTAACATGAAGGTTTATACCCCGGCGGGTTATTTCGAAAACCGTCCATTGTTTTCCAATCTGCTCGACGTCGTGATGGGCGTGAATCGGCAGATGTATCGGTTTCACAACAATGGCATTACCGTGCCCTATAAGCTTCGCATCACTGAAGAAGAAACGATGATCGACGGCGAGCACTGCGTTGGCTACCGCTTCACCTTCAAGGAAACGGGATTCACGGTGCTCCTGATGGTGGAGAGCTACATCGTGACGGATAATGTACCGCATCCGCAGTTCTCGCTTCGCATGAGTGCTGTCGAGGCTTTGCCGGTCATTGCTCGCAAGGTTCCCGGCTTGGGCATGGTTGGTGTTTCTGTATTTGACACTACGCGTCCGCCCGACCACATGTTCACGATGGAAGAACGTGAATACATCCACAACGTCATTCTCGACTACCTGTACGAGGGCAAAACGCCTGCAGACATTCGTCGCGAGAATTCTCCCCTGAAACTCGTTACCAACAACTCCTAGGAAAGAGAGTTATGCGCCTTACTACTCCTGTGCTTTACAATGGCCGCACCGTCGAATTGGCCATGGGTTTTGACAACCACAACCAGGGTTACTTCATGACCGTCGCCCCCACTGACGAAGATGAAGACAACCCGGACGCTGACGAAGAAACCGGCATGATCTACAGCAACCTCGACGACAAGGCGCTGAAGTTCCCGGCAGTCACCGAAGACCTGTCGCACTACAAGAAGGTTCTGCGTGACATGAACATCGACGTGCCGTCCGAGTTCTTTGGCAAAGTTCTGGCAGCATGTGACTGAGTTCCGTTTGAAAGGGAGTTGGCTTGCGAGGCCGCTCCCTTTCTTTTTTATTTGGGAGAAAAAGAAATGCTGATTCAAATGCAGCGCAAACTGGTCAACGGTTTGCATCATATCGGGCTGGGTTCGTTGGGTCAGCTCGTCATGCCGAAGGAAGACAAAGAAAAGCTGGCCGAATTGGTAAAGGGTGTCAAGACGGCCCACGACTTTGTGAAGGGCATGGAAAAGACCGCACTCGAGAAGTATCCAGATACCGCTATCTGGTTCGTGGAAGCGAAGGTAAAGACCCTGCCTGGCGCCATGCTTATCTTTAACGACGCGATCTACAACTTGTTCACGGTATTGAAAACGGAAGAACGTTTCTTCGACTTCTTCCGCAAATTCGTACTGAACGATGAATCGTACAAGGCCATCGTGCTCTTTTTCGCTACGATTCAGACGCTCCTGGAAAATTACGGTGCGCTCGATGATGATGGTGGCCCTAAGCTTACCAAGGAAGAAGACGAGGCCCTCGATCTCATGGTGGTGCGTACGCTAGTGGGTAAGCTCGGTACTTCGCTGTCGAGCAGGTACACCGGCGAACAACTGACTTACGCCCTGATCGAGGCCCTTGACGACGACGTGAAAGGTCAGCCGGCATGAACCTGCGTCACATGAAGGAGCACATCGCAGCAGTGGTGGCGCAAATTGCTAAGGATCGTGGTGTTGAAACGAACATCATCGTGTCCCACAATGTCGTTCATCGCGACATGGCTTTGCTGCGCTACCAAACCCCGGACAATAAGAAAGATGTCCGGTTTGTGAAGGTGGAAGCCAATCCCCAGGGTAAGCGCTGGACCCTGACGTTTTGCTTTAACTTGCAAGGCGCTAGCGATGGCTCAAACCGCATTGAAGTGGCGGGTGATGAGATTGTACCCATTACCGCTGTTGTTATCCGCAAATACCTCGACGACGGCGTGGTACCTGAAGAACAAACCCTTTAAGAAGGAGGAACCAAATGGCAGAGAAAACTCAATTGCAATACAGTGGCGATATCCGTCTCATGCACGAGCGCGTGGGCTTCGGAATGAATCACGAGATCCTGCGTGAAATCATTCGTTCGCTTTGCCGCGGCATTGATGTGTTCGCCGCCACTATGGGTAAGGTCGAATCCATGGTGCGTGAAATGCCCGACTACGAATCGAAGGTCGGTATTTCCGGTTACGTCTTCCGTATCCTGCCCTCGTGCAATCCGAATGATACGTTCGGCTATCGACTGTACGTTCGTTCCAATCGTGAACGCATCCCGACCATGCGCTTCATCCCGATAAGCTTTTCTCCACTCGATGGAAAAATCAATACCGTCGGACCGGCTGAAGAACTGACGATGGGCGAGATGGACCTGCATGCTGCTGTCAATGACTTCAATCGTCGTCGTTCTGCCGCGTTAATGGATCGTGTCGTCGCAGCGGCCGAGAAACAAAGCGAGCGATCGCCCAACACGAAATAAAGGAACTGTAGTGTCCACAAGAAAGAAAGCGGGTACGCTCGGCAAGAAGCCGGAAACTACGCCAGCAGTAGAAGGTCAGCGTCAATTACCACCAGGTTTGACGACGATGTTCACGGACCATTCGTTTGAACGAGCAGACGCTCTGAAAGAGATCCCCAAGAAAAGCCTTGAAAAGCTGGGGAAGCACAAAGGTTCTTTGCGTGATTGGGCCAACATTCAGTTTCGTTTGGCATTCGGACTGTTTCTTGTCAAAGCAGTTCTCGAAATGGAAGACGAAGCAGCGTCTGTTGTGCTCCCGCTTAACGAAGCAGTACTCGTTAATCGTGCCGTCATGCATCGTGCAAAGATGCGTATCGCCAATAAGCACGAGTGGGCAGCAACGCCGATGGAAGTTGAGATGATCGATGAAGGACTCGATTACATCAACCAAATCCAGGATCAGGTTACGCCTGAAGAAATCAAGACGGCATTTGAAAATGCCAAGCAGGGCTTCGAGACGTCCATGTTGACCATGGCGATTCGAATGAACAAACGGTAATTCAATTAAGGCCTCATTCCCACAGTGGGGCAACTATCTAGGAAGGATAAAAAGAAATGACTCTCGTAGTTTTCAAGAACGGAATTCTCGCCACCGATTCGCGCCGCACGCACGTGTGTTCCAGAACCCACTCGAACAAGTGTCCTTACTGCGAAAAGCCCGCTGTCTCGGTAAAGGACGATGCGGACAAACTTTTCGTCGTTCGAAAGAAAGGTTCCATCAAGTTTCGTAACGTCACCATTCTCGCGTACGCGTGTGCTGGCGATGTCGAGATGATTAACCGCATTAAAGGGGTCCTTCGTCTGCACGATGATCTCGAAGCGGTGTACAAGAGCTACCTCGCTATTCATGGTACGCATACCAAGAACGAGCGCACCTGCACTGTCATGCTCATCGGCGTGGAACACAACTTCATCGTTCGCATCCCCGAACAAGGCAGTCTGGATGTGAAGGTTTTCGAGAAGGACAAGTTCCTCGCCATCGGTTCCGGCACGCAGGGGGCACGCTGGATCAATAAGCTCATGCCTGAAGCATGGGCACCGCTCATTATCAACATGGTGATGGAGGACGACATTGGCGTTGGCGGTACGATCTCGTACGTGGATCTGAATGAAGAGATAGAGGAAGGCAGTCTGCGTCCTCCAGTCATGCTTCATGTCCCGAACGATCCGAAAGCCATGATTGAACGCGCCAACAAGGTCTTCAGCATGGGTGAAGCTGTCGAAGCGGAAAATGAAGTGGTCAAGGTTCGCAAGGAAGCAGGTTATCCTGAAGTCTGGGATTTGCCGATCTCCGACCTGGGGCTGAAAGTGCATACGCTCAACAACTTGATGACTGAAGGCGGCATTACCCATGTCGCTGAACTCATCATGTTCACGCCGCAAACGCTCCTGAAGATCCCCAAGATCGGCAAGGTGGCACTGCAAGAAGTCCACGCCCGCCTGAAAGATCGTAAGCTCACCCTGGGCACCGATACCAACAGCTGGCCGAATCACAAGAAGGCAAAGTAACAGTGGATCGACTTATCGACGTCGACGTGGTTAGTCGCATGTATCCGGGTCAGATGGTGCAGCTTTACCTGATGGCTTCGTGGCTCTATTACTGGCAGGATGATTCTGTCATGACGGATCATGCGTTTGACTACATGTGCAAATGCTTGTTGGCTGAGTTCGATAACTTCGAGCACATTCACAAGCATTTAATCGACAAGGAAAGCTTAGAAGCTGGAACGTGTCTTTTAGCCAAAGATGCGTTTCCTCAGCGCGTCAGGCATGCTGCTGATGGTTTGTTGCGCTCCATTGCAACAGATGGCTTCTGGGACGATGTCGAGCCCCGGTTAAAACCAGCATAAAGAAAGGGGGCGTCAAGCTCCCTTTTTTTCTTTGGAAAAAAGAAATTACAAGACAAATATTACTGTAGGGTTATTATGCCCGATTTACAGTGAAAGAAAATAAATGAAACTCATCCCATCCAAAACGAAGGAAACGATCGAAAGCGGCGTCGGTCGTTTTGCTACAAAGACACTACGAGCGATGCATCCTGACGAAGCAATGCAGTTCCTGGGCGCTTACTGCGTCTTCCCGGAGCTCTATCAGGACATCTGCAATGCCGTCAACCACGCAATTGAGAACGAGAAGCGCCGTGACAAGTACTTTGTCTATGTTCGCGATGATCGCGTGCCGTACTTCAGCGTCCATTGCAGCATGGTCGCCAGCCACAAAGTCATCAAGGTAACGATCACCCGTCATCTGCCTGCGCCTGCATCCCGCTTCAAGTGGGCCAGCTACGAACACCAGAGCAAGGTCGCCGATATCTTCCTGCGCATCACGAATGACGGCTTGATTGCCGACATCTGCGATCGCAATGAAGTGCCGAAATACAATCCGGCCAACCTCATCACGATTCTGGATCGAAGCGAGGCTTCCTACCACTAAGGAGTCTTCATGTATCGTTGGGTCATTCTGGATACCAAGGAGCAGGTCGAGAAGCTTACCCGCAAAGTACAAGCGGTGCCAAGTCACGATCTGTCGATAGAAGAAATTGTGTCCACCGTTGTGGCTTGTGCCATGAACGACGTGTCCCTCGAAGAAGACTTCTTTGATTACAAGCTAGCGCTAGGTAAGCGACTCGTTAAGTTGCCCTTGCCTGAGGTACACCGGATTGTAAGGGCGATAGAGAAGTTTGCGAGTTTCCTTTTCAAGAAGATTCGGGAACTCCATCTTCATTCCAAACACGGCGTTTTGTGGTACGAGTTCGCAGACTTGTTTCACGGCAGTATCGTTCTCAAAAGCATTGTCACCATGGAGGAACGCTTATGAGGTACGAAGTTTTAATCTTGGATATCCAAGAACCCTTGGAGCGCTTTGTCGATTTGGTCGAAGCGCATCAAGTGGATATCCTTCCTGACTTTGCCACAGAAGTCATTGAATCGGTGTTGGACTACGGGGCGGACAAGAAGACTGCCTGGGGTTCGATCGAAGAATACATCCGCGACACAGTCGAAGTGTATTACCCGAACGAAGGGCTCGACAAGGATACTTTTCGAAGGCACATCACGACGCTTTGCCGAAGCGTGCACGATGGACTAAAACGCAGTAAAGCGTACGACAACACCGGGGCGTTAGAAGCTACCTTTCTGCGCTACTTAGGCTACAACGTTGTTTTAAGGAAGATGACCGCCGATGAACTCAATGCTGTTAAACCACCTTACCGAGATCGTGGTCCTTGACTTTCATGACGATGCAGTCGAGTTCAAGGCCGCAGTCGGTGATGTTTCGAAACACTTAAAGACGCAAACTAAGGACGTTCTCAACGATCCTTACAACATCATCATTGGCATGATGCCTTGTTTCGATAACCTCTTTGCCGCAGAAACCTTCTTTAATGCTGCGGTGTACGAGTTCTGGACCAAGCATCAGCATGTTGATGTGGCGTGGATGGAAAAGTACACGGACCAGATTTTGAAACTCTGTGGGAAAGTGCTGAACAAGATGCAAGTCTTGAACATGTATAACCAGGAAGGTGAACTCCTGTACACGTTTGAATCACGCCTGGGTGACGGGATTGTGATGCGTCTGAAAGCGTTAAAGCCTGACCAATACCAACTCTTCTAGCGCGGCATACGGCCCTCTACCGACCTTACTCCATTACGGGGTAGGGACGGTAGAGGGCTGGTTTTATGCCGTACTTCTTTTTTTTTGCTTGAAGAGGCGGCATAAAAAAGAACTAGCCCAGCGCACGCACCGGACTAGCCCTCTCAACTACTATACAATGATGGAATTAAAATGCCATTGCCATTTCACCGACTGGAGTATCGAGCTCCCAGTCAGGGATTTCGTTACTGGAGCCAATCGGACCACCACCAACTTTGCTACGGCTACTGTCAGGGCCGTTCAAGTCATCCCGGATTGCCCCGACAGGATAGAAGGGCAGCACGAGGTACTTGTACTTTTCTGGCAGGATGCCATTGACGCGATGCTTGCCACGTTGCAGCGTCAGGAAGGCGTCGCCATTGACGATTTCCTTGTGGATGTAGAGTTCCCAGTCCACTTCGTTGTCAAGCGACTGACACAAAGCGTACATGCCTTTGTTCTCGATTTGCTTCACGAAGTCCGTGGCGCCATCACGGGTCAAACGTTTAGCTTCAGTCGAGAGCTGGTGCGGAGTGATGAAAGCGATCTTACGCGGCGAGCAGAACGCACGAATGCGCTGGTACATGTTGCGAACGTCCGTACCAGTTGGGCCCACGGTACAGCCAGTCGTTGGTACCTGAGTCAGGTAGTCGACCATGCACAGGTGCACTTCGTAACCTTGCGATTCGAATTCCAGCAGTTTGTCGCAGATGTGGCGGTAAGTCCAGAGCGTCGGGTTGACACTGATGATCTTGATGTGGTACCCGTTGACCCGGAGCTTCTCTTTGACGTACTGTGCGATGTACTTGGGATCGAGGCCAATCGTAACGGCTTTCTTGGTTGGGTCCTCGTTTTCCTTCAAGCTCATGTAGAGGAACTCCATGTTCTTCTCGGCCGAGTCTTCGAACGTGAAACGAACGAGGAGTGGCTTCTTGAGCGGATTGATCATGTACGGTACGTTGTACAGAGCGATCTGCTTGAACATGGTCAGCGTAAAGCCAGTCTTGAAGTTGTGTTGCAGCGCGCCGATGACCCCTTCGTCACCACGACGGATGCCCCCTTGCAGCATTCGGTTCACGCCCTGCCAGCCAGTCCTCATGATCGACTCACCCACTTCACTTGCCTGAACCTGGACGTAAGTCTGTGCGACAGCTTCTTCGTCATCGATGTCCAGCTCGTTAATAATAGCTGGGTCACGGATTACCGAGACGACGTTGCTTTCCTCGAGCTTTTGGGCAAGCTCAGCGAAAAACTTGTGGGTATCCTGAATTTCGTTCTTCTTGAACTTCATCCTGTACATAGCCTCTTCCATGATCTGGAAGGAGGTGGCTTCCCGCAAAGCCTCCTGCAGCGTGCGGCGCAGGTTCAATACGGTACGCTTCAATGCGTTCTCATCGAGTTCGACGACCATGCTATCGTACAGGGCGTCGTAAGCACTCGTGTCTTCTCCGGTATCCACACGGAGGCGCTGCATGAGTTCGTTCAGTTCGTAGATGTGACCGTGTGGTGCGGAACACATCTGCATGGTGGTTTGACGAAGGCAGTCGATGATGTCATGTTCCTGCCCAACTCCCAAATTCGACTCCAGGGCGGTGAACTTCATCTTACTAATTAAGTTACGGATGAGGTCACTGGAGCGTTCCGCATCATTCATTTGGCTCTCGCGGTAGAGCAAAGTGATGCTAGTGATAAGCAAAAGTTTGTTATTCATCGTGGGATTTATTCGTTATTTAATGACGCTAAGATTTCGTACAACAAGTTCTCTCTGTTGTTCGTTCATAGATAGAAGGCACTCTGATTTTAATTTAATCGCCTTACCTAAAGGAGCCCGGATGTGAGTGTGAAAAGTAAAGTCATCGTGATCCCGCACTGGATTGCAGAATCCTTGAAGCGGGCTCAGATGCAGCCCAAAGAGTGCATCGACTATCGAAAAGTCAAACAAGTCGTCTCCACCGACGATCTGCTGACCCTGATAGCTGCACAGCAATTGACCCAAACGCTCATCGGCTCCCAGTGGAATCCGACGTCCGAGTGGGATCTCTGCGAACTCTGGCAACAGAGTATGAATGGTGGTACGGAATCGGAGAAGTCCGAAGCCAACGCCCTGTTCGAATTGAGCCGCGCAGGCTACCTGGAAGAAGTGAAGGCTCGCTTGTTCACGGCCGGAACCAACGGCGATACTTATCGTCCCGACTACGACAAACCCTTTATTATCTATGACCTGATGCCCGACGTCATCGGTATCGTGGTGCATCCGGGTTTCTTTTCGGAAAACCCAGCCAAGGAATTGAAGCTTTCCCTGGTTGAAGCAGTAATAAAAGTATTGTATGTGTACAATACTGCGTATCACGAGTTGGCTGCTACGCTCTGGTACAAACGTTTCCTCGAACTGTTGGCGCCGAACGGCCGCTAACGACGAGGGTCACTTGCCCCAAAAGCAAATTTTTCACAAACTGAAATAAGGTAGATTCCATGAATCCGTTCCAAAACAAAACCAAGAAGCCGGCACTGCCGGATTCGCAAACCGCGGTCATGCTGCGCTCCACCCTGAGCCAGCTGAACAAGAACAGCTCGCTGCTGAGCTCGCAAGTTGCCCGCGGCGCCTTCGCCCTGGAAGGTCTGGACGACGAAACCGTCCTGGCCATGGACAACGCAGCTGAAGGCCTGAACGTCGCCCTGGAACAGATCTTCCAGGAAGCCGGCTTCAAAGCAACCCCGCAGCAGAAGCAGTCGGCAATGATCGCCGGCATGATGGGCGGCGACGTGGGCGCCTACCTGGGCCACGCTGTTTCCCTGGAAGGTTTCCAGGCCAAGAACACCGACGTCGTGATCGTCGGCGCCGCTGACGCAATCGCCTCGCGTCCGGCAATGGAAGCGTACGACGAGAAGGAACTGAAGAACTCGATCGCCTACTCGGTCGCGTACAACATGAACTCGCCGCGTCAAGACGCGTTCGGCGAAGCCTTCTTCCCGACCGTCGTCGTGAACCCGGACCAGGTCGGCTACCAGATCTCGATCCGCCTGACCTACGTCTACCCGGAAGTCCGCCGCAACATCGACGGCTCCGTCAACGACTTCAAGAAGCGCAACATCATCCAGGCAATCGTCGACCCGTCGATCCTGAAGACCGAGCAGCTGAAGGTCGTGCCGGTGTTCCGTAACGAATCGAAGGCCAACTTCGTCGACGAAACCCTGCTGCCGCCGAAGAACATCACCTTCGAAGGCGAGACCATCACCACCAGCGCCCTGCGCTTCGACAACAAGTTCTCGCTGCTGGGCATCTCCCAGACCCCGGCCCTGCTGGAAACCGGCGTCATGGACAGCACCGACGCGCTGGACGCGGCGATCACGCTGAGCAACGTCTACATGTCGGTCGCCGGCAAAGTGGGCGGCGTCGACAAGACCGAGGTGTTCAAGTTCATGACGGCCAACATGCCGCTGTCGAACTTCATCTCGATGCAGCAAGACGACTACCGCATGATGCAAGTCACCTTCATGACCGAAGGCCTGCTGATGACCGGTAACACCAAGACCGTCGCTGGCGCCGCTTCGGGCGTGCTGGCCGACATCGCTGCACAGAAGGTCTCGGTCCGTCTGGAACTGACCGTGAACGGCACCGTGAACGTCGAACTGGGTACCACCAACCTGATGGCATCGAAAGTGCGCGTCAAGTCGGTCACCGACGAAGACGGCAACCTGCTGTCGCTGACCTCGCCGGGCGTCGGCAAGGACATCGCGGACCTGTTCGCAACGGCTGAAGCCATCGGCTACGACCTGCAAGCGCAGCGTACCAACAGCAACCGTCGTCAGCGCGGCACCCTGCTGGGCCAGACGATCCAGAACCAGGTGTACAACGTGCCCCTGCGCTCGCCGATCACCATCCCGCGTCCGCAAACCGTTGGCGATGCCAACGACGCCTCGGACCTGGCTGCACTGATCTCGACGACCCGCATCCGCATCTCGAACGCGGCCGTCGACAAGCTGCTGGAAACCGCTGACCAGCTGAAAGAGCTGGTTGCCCAGAACGACCTGCTGGAAAACAACCTGCCGATCCTGGGTATCGCCCGTCACCTGGTGACCGCCTTCTACGACGAGTTCACCGTCGACGTGCAAGCGTCGATGAACAACCTGACCTCGTCCGAGAAGTACGACGACATCAGCGCCACGCTGATCAACCAACTGCGCGACCTCGTGTATCGCATGCTGGTGAAATCGGCCTACCAGGCTGCTGCTGACGCGCTGGCTGGCGGCATCGCTCCGATGCCTGACGTCATCATCGGTACCGATCCGAAGACCGCTCGCTACCTGATGGTTTCGGGCGACCTGCGCACCCTCGGCACCGAAGTGAACATCAAGCTGGTCACCACGCTGAACCTGCAGATGCGCGACACCATCATCGTCGCCTTCGGCCAGCCGAACGCCGGCGACGGTACGCCGAACCCGCTGCACTACGGCAACATGGTCTGGAAACCGGAAATGACCCTGATCATGCCGACCCAGCGTAACGGCTCGAACTCGAAAGAGATCACCGTCACCCCGTCGTTCAACCACATCGTGAACGTGCCGATCATGGCCCGTATCTACGTGAAGGGCATCAGCGACGCGGTGGGCAGCAAAAGCACTGTTGCCTTCGAACAGGTCGGTCCGTAATCCAGTACCGATAGTGATGGTACAGCTCTTGGATGGATTTGCAATCTTCCATCCTTGAGCAAAGGAGACTTCCCCAAGGAGTCTCCTGTACCTGATCTAGTGAAAGCTTTTGGGGCTTGTTGCTCTCACTCTGGGGAAACCTGGGGTGAGAGCAATTTATGCCGCCTATGCTCTTTTTACAGTAGCATGCTATCTAGTAGACACTACTCCACATGGAAGGACTATTAGATGGATACTCTGGTTTATACGCTGTTTCCCCCAGTACCGGTTATCGCTGAGGGCGCCACACAAGAACAACGTGAGAGCATCAAGATCGGCGCAGGCATCGTTTTAGAGAAGGCCAAGTCAATGGCAAATACCGTGGAGCGTATTCGCGTCCACAACGATGCAATCGGTAAGATCATCGAAGTGAAGGAAAACCTTCAAAGGTACATCGGCCAACTTCAAGCCGCGTTTGAAGAAGGCTTTGTCAATAAGGTTGCACTTCGTCCTTACTACGCACAAGAAACGGTCATCATTAAACAGAGCATGGAAATGTTCTTACTGACCGATAGCTTCATCCGCTCGGTCAAGGACCTCGTTGAGAAAACGCGCCCCAAGGATGCCGAGGAATGGAATCCGCGGATAGCGGCAGTGACGGACCCTGTGATTCGTCGCGCCCTTCTGGCTAACGAGATGATTCGTGGCATGGAGAACGTAACGATTCTCGATAGCCCCCACATCCGTGTTCGCGGCCAGATCTTTATGACGGTTGCTAATCCGCCTAAAGAAGCAGGTGTCGCCGATCCAGCCACCTTCGGTATGTTCCTCTTTGCCCCGCAGCAAATCAAGGATCTTACGCCGGAAGAGTTCCCCATCGTTCATCCGTTTTTCAAGGACAGCCCAGAGCCTGCTCGGGAGTTCTCGTTCAACTACGATCTGATGGTGAACCAGTCAGTGATGAAGTACTTTCGCGTCGAAGGACTGATGTGACATAAGGCCCGCACCCTTAATAGGTGCGGGCTGTATGCCGGATGGAAGATTTTTCAACCACATATCACGTACTTGCTATCGGGATTGATAGAGATTAGTAAGCAATAATAACAGATCCTAGAATGAACTCTTAGATAGTGGTTTGCGAGAGCGTCATGATGAATCAAACGGAGTCCATCCTTAACTCCCACTTCGGTGCACCGGTCCTGCATCAAGTGGGGTTTCGAAAAACTGCACAGGCTTTTGCAAGTCCTGTTGAAATCACGGAGTCTTACTTTAACTACACCAGGTCACCTTTGACCATTGTGAAACGAAACGGGCTAGTCATTCCGCTCGATCCGGAACCCAGCCTAGGTTTTGATGAGAACCTAGTCATCCGGATTGAGATCGTTATTCGTAACGGAACGATTCCCGCACTCAAGAAACAATTAAGTGTCCTGGAAGAAGCAGATGAAAAGGCGATGCACTTGCTTCGGCAAGCCGTCGAGAACACAACAATCAGCCCAGTAAATGGAGGAATCCGCGTAACCCTCGACTATCCGCTGGCTCTGGCGGAGTTAAAAAAATATGGGGGTACAGTCTATTATGGAGAGCTGGACATAGTCGCCTCGCTCGATCCTCCCGAAACCGTCATCCCGCACCCTTACAGCGAGCGTGGCAGGCGGGAGAACATTGCGGCCGCGTCAGTGGCTGATGATAAAGGGGAATCCTTCGGGTACTCTGTATTTATCATTGATAACGAGGGGAAGTACGGACCACGTTATCTCAACATCGGGGGAAGTGTCTACAAGGTTACGCCAACTCGGGACTTCACAAAACGAGACGGCATCTATGTTGCCTCCACAAGACCGGTGGAAGGCGATATGCTCGTAACAGGTGTCGAGGTGACCCGACATGCGTTCGAGGGTGCAGAAGACAGCGTAGGCTTGTATAGGACGTATGACGAAGCACTAAACCTTGGAGATTTGACAACGGCGCGGAAGAATTCGTTGGCTCAGCTTGAGCACGACAATTTGACATTGCAGCGAGAGATCGCTAACATGAAATCTGCGCAGAGTCAAGAGGCAGCTGAAAACGATCGAGTCATGCGGGACCTAACAAGCCAGCATGAACGAGAGAAACTAGCTCTTGAAGAGAAACGACTGAAGTCCGAGTCAGAAGCAAAAGAGCGCGAAGCAGTGCTTGAACGCCAACGACAAGAAATGAAGGACTACTACGAGCAGCGGTCGCTTAACCGGAAAGACAATAGTGAGGTGGTGAAAGTCCTGCCAGCCATTATTGTTGGAATCGGTGCAGCAATTGCAGTATTGATGAAGATTTTTTAAGTAAGGGAGTGAGCATGGGAGATAGAGAGCTAGGGCGTCTCATCGATTTACATACGCCTAAGCTGAATCCTCGCACTGCCAAAGGCCTTGCTGTGGAGCATTTGCAGAAACCTGAACTGTACATCGATCAGGTGATGCGCTCCGCAGCAAAAGGTTTCCCTGTTGGGTTGCACTACCTCGGCTTTTCCCACACGACGCCGATGGAAGAGTTCAACGAGCAAAAGCGTCGACCCAGCAGTAACCGTGGCAATAAGAAGCAGTACGACATTGCGCGCTCGGACGTGTACATGGTGAAGTTCCACTTCCGCTGGCAACCACCGGGCTTACCCCCGGAAGACTTGCCGCCGCGGTATATCTCTTTGCCGTTTGTCGGCGAAGCAGGTACGATCTATATCAGTGGAAGCCGGTTTGTCATCTCGCCAATCATGGCAGACCGGGTGATCTCTGTGGGCGAATCGGATGTCTTTGTGCGGTTGCTCCGTGCGAAGCTGACGTTCAAACGCATGGGTCACCACTACCGCATCAACGGTCAGATCGAGACCGTCAACGTGGTGTGGTCGGAAATCCATAACGGCCGTAGCAAAACAAAGGGGACCAGCGGGGCAGGCAAAGCAAAAACGACGATGATGCATTACTTGTTGGGCAAGTACGGCTTCACCGAAACGTTTGCTCGCTTCGGGAAATGTTATCCGGTTATTGGTGGACCGGAGATCAACGCCAACAATTACCCGGCATCGGAATGGACCATCTGTTCCAGCAGCGAAGTCAAACCGCGCAATGCATCGCGTGGCAGCTATGCGCCTTCCACCGTGCGCCTGGCAATTCGCAATGAAGAGTTCACCCCAACCGTCAAGTCGATGGTGGCTGGATTCTTCTACATCGCCGACTACTTCCCGCATCGCGTGATTCCCGAGACGCGCTATGTGGACTCGCAGCGTCTGTGGATGATCCTGATGGGTCACATTCTGTTCTCTTCGCTTTCCATGGAAGGACAGTTGTACGACAACATCGCGGACCATTACCATTCGCTTGACTACTACATCGACATCATCGTCGATCAGCAGTTGCGAGAAATCGGTATCGCAGTCGATAACGTGTACCACCTGTTCCATGTCATCATCGAGAATTTCGACAAGTGGGTTGTGAACTCCGGTGACAAGATGACGAGTGTGTACGACAAGGAGCTGAACGTTCGTCACTTCTTGTTGCACGATATCACTTCGTCGATCATGAACATGAACTTCCGTCTGAATGCAGCGGCCAAGAAGGAGCTGACCAAGAAGGAAATCATCAAGATCATGGACGCTACCTTGCGTTCTGGCACGATCTTCCTGATCACGAAGAAGCACGGCGAAGTGTCAACCCTGTCGTCTCCGGGTGACAACATGGCATTCAAGATGACGGCCATGCTGATCCCGCAGTCGGAATCGAACAAGCAGTCCAAACGTAATGATCGAGGCATCCTCACCGATCCCTCGAAGCGGTTCCACGTATCGGTGATCGAGATCTGCTGTTACTCGAACCTACCGAAGAGTGGACCAGACGGCCGCCAACGTCTCAATCATTGCGCTCGTCTTGACGATCGTAATGTGGTGCAAAGGAATCCTGTATTCGTGCCTATTCTGGATGAAGTGCAGGAACTCATTAAGCGGTGACCCACGCCGTAAAGTAGTTAATGATAAGGAAAAGAAACCATGATGTTCAATCAATCGAATGACCTGCCGTTCGATCCCGTCAACCTGCAAGTCCAGCCGATCAACTTCAGCTTGCAGAATCCGCCGTACGTGCCGAACAACGTGAATACCCACGAAGCGTTGTACGATTACGTTCCGGCGATCTGCGCGCTGCTGGCCAACGAAATCCAAACCAAGGCCACGGCAAGCAATACGAACTTCCTCCGGGTGTTCATGTACAACCAGTGCGCTCCGAACAACTTCGCTACCGAAGCGTTCGACCAGCTGGTGCATGCAACCCTGGACTTCGTCGTCTACATCCTGACCCCGCCGGTATCCATCCAGAACCCGTCGGTCGAAGCGGCTATCGAGTACGCCGTCCCCGAGATGGTGTACATGATGGCTGCCTACAACTGCCAGCAATACCCGCGTCTGGGTAGCGAGGTGCCGCAGCAACTCGTTGGTACGCTGAAGGCGCTGATCGAACAGTACCACTTCGTCAGCAAGGAAATCGAGAACCTCAAGCGCGGCGGTCAGAAGTCGAACAACGCCAGCATGGGTAATCGCTCGGCGTTCGGTGGTCGTGGTTCGTTCGGTGGTGGTCAAGCCAACAACAACAACCGCGGCTCGTTCGGCGGTGGTGGACAGCAGCAGCAAAGCAGCTTCGGTGGCTTCGGCAATCGCAACAACAACCAGAACGCCAACACCAATCGCAGCTTCGGCGCCAGCTCGGGTCTGTTCAGCAATACCAGCAGCACCCCGATGGGCTTTGGCAAGCAAACCAATTCGTTCGGTGGCGGCGCGTCGCAGCCTGCTACCCAAATCGAAACCAAGCAAACCACCGGCAGCAAGTATCCGCAGCCGAACTTCAGCAAAGGAACCAACATGCAGCCTGCAGCACAAGCACCGCAGCAATCGCTGGCCGAAGAGCTGTCGTTCGAATCGCCGGCCGGCCCGTCGAACGAGGACTACACCGCCACCGACTGGGTACCGTCCAAGCGTTACCCGTACTTCCCGGCGTTTAACCCCGCTACCATGACCCTGTCGTACGAAATCCAGGCCGACGGGACCACTCATCCGATCTTGAAGAAAAGGGACCCGAATATGGAATACGACCGCCACGCTTTGCCGAGTGTTTTCGGTAACGCGCCGGAAAGCTACGACCTGAGCCGCACGGCTCAATCGCTGCAACGTATCCAGAAGGGCACGCTTGCCATCAACAGCGAAGCAGCCCTGGCTGCAGCGCCGGTCGAAGAAGGTCAGGAAGAGCCGAAAACGGTTCTGAATCACCCGGAATGGTTCATCGAGACGTCGCTGACCGGCGCCTGGCTCGTGACCCAGCTGGCTCGTCTGGAACTGGACCAGTCCCCGGACGTGTTCCGTGCCAACGCGATGGTGACTTCCCCGATCATCGTGACCCCGGCCGAGAAGGAAACCGTCTCGATCCTGTCCAAGTGCATGACCTACAAGGGCCTGCGCGAACAGATGGAAGCTGCGTACACCCGGATGACCCCGGAACTGTACCAGGCTCTGAACACCCGGATCACCCGGATCGTGAACCAGAGCATCCGTCTGGAGATGGGCATTCCGAAGCTGTCGATGACGGACTTCCGTACCGACATCGTCGAAGTGCTCGAGTACATGGAAGAGCGTTACGGCAAGGACGTGCTCAACGCGTTCACCTCGCGTCAGGAAGCGCACATCAAAGAAGCGATGGCAACCCTGGACGACGAAGCCTCGGCCAAGATGGTCGACAGCTTCCTGGCTGGCAAGAAGTTCCCGAACGACATCGCGCCGACGATGCTCTGCCTGGCAACCAACTTCAGCCTGACCGTCGTGAACGTGCGTTCGTTCGACCTCGAGCTGGAACTGGGCAACGATGGCCTGGGTTCGGCAGTCACGCCGGAAGCTGTACCGGAAATCCATGAGCTGGTCAAGGGTCTGTTCACGGCGCCGCACGCCGAGATGGTGCATCGTCACCTGATCCGCACGCAAGACGGCCGCGTCATGGAAGCTGCGCAAGGTGCGCTGGGTGACGGTTACTACACCCTGTCGCTGGTCGAGTAATCGACATACGAGCCCACTCCCGAATCTGGGGGTGGGCTTTTCTTTTCTGCTTTGTAGAAAGTTGCTTTTTCTGCAAGGAAATATTTATTAGAGGAAACAAAATGAGTCAATCGCCGCAAGAATGCCATGGTCTGCAACGTCACCTGTGGGACCAAGTTGTTAAAGCCCACGGTTACCCGGAAGGCTACGAAGGCAAAGACACTGACGCTACCTTCAACCAGCCGCATCATCACAGCATTTCGCTCTTCCACGCTTTGCAGAAGATCGTGGACGGCGACACCAAGTACGCCGGTACCAAAATCGAGATGGCGCGTGATCCGGTCTATCTTCGCGATGCATTCAAGCTCGTGAGCACGGGCTACGTTGGCGTCGAAGACGAGAAAAACCCCAACGTGCGTCGTGTCGAAATCTCGGCAATGGTCTATCCGGAAGACACTTCGTTCATCTCGGCCGCCAAGAAGAGCGATGAGAGCGAAGAAGAACGAAAGAGCTCGAAGATGGCTGTGAAGACGGAAGCGCGCATTCCCGTCATGTTCATGACCAATATCAACAAGAAGGAACTGAAAGACCTTTCGGTGACTCGCCACTACCAGGCCGACAAACCGTCGCGTGTCTACGCCGGCATGACCAACCGCGTACTGGAAACGCTGCCGCAAGATATCGTCAACTTCCTGTACGACGGCACTTTGCCGGCGGAACCCAAGCTCAACTAAAGGGGGGCTGTCATGGCTAAGAAAGAGAAGGGTAGCGTCAACGAGCCGACGCGCGAGGTGTTGGATCTCCGAGATCAAGGCGGGATTGACATTCGCACCAGCGTTGGCGACGAGGGACCTGTTCCCATTACCGGTAGCGTGGGCGTGGTGGTGCTAGGTAAAGATCCCGAGCGTTCGGCTATCATGGCGGACGTCATCCACAGCCAGCTGCAAAAGCTCGGCTTGCCGATGGTGGAGCGTCACGAGTTTCACGATGTGGGCAAGAGCCACACGATCGAATACGATGAACCGTCGGTCATGGACATCATTGGTCGTCGTGATCCCAAGCTTTACGGGACGGCAGTTGTGGTTGCACATGACAACTTCGGCCACAGACTGGTGGGTAGCCAGCAAAATCAAATCGTCGGCGATATGGTCAAGCGTTCGGACCTGGTCGCCAACAATGAAAGCAAGGTGAGTCGTATCGGACATATCGAAGAATCGGACGACACTCGTCGTATCTTCGGTAAAAAGGTCGACAAAACCATCACCGATCTTGCTGACCGGGCGCACAACGAAATCTCGGAAGCCGTCACCAACATTCTGATCGATGGCGTTTATCGTCTCGAACCGAATGTGGCACCGATCAATCGTCTGCTCGCTGTCCAGGCTTTCGTCAGCCGGACAGGTGTGGGTGCGGCAGCTTACGATGGCTATCGCCGTGTGGAAAACATGCTGATGGCCGCAGAGCGCGTCGAGAACCATATCGACGAACGGGCGGATTCGGGCTTGTTTGAACTTTCCTCGTACGGACTGGATCATCAGTTGCGTTCGAATCTGAAACTGGAAAACCAGATCTCGCATCCGAACCCGACGGAAGAAGACGATGAAATGAATGCTCGTGTCTATGACGAGCTGGGGCATCTGATGTGTTCTTACCTGGATGTGCATCAGGACAACACGATGCGTCAAGTGAAAGGTCAGTTCCCGTACGACGGTAGCCTGATCAATCCAGCCTCCGTCGGCCTGCCGAGCGAAATCGACGGCAAGAAAGTCGAAGCGCGTTTCGTCTCGCACCCGGACGAACTGCGCTACATCCTCGACCAGAGCAACGTCAACCTGAACGAGGTGGCGAAGAACAAGATCATCGATACGTTCTTCGCACGCGAGAATGCCAATCCGCCGATCTCGGGTGCTCGCACCTTTGCGCCGGGCCAGGGCTTCAATCGCGATTTGGCAAAGCTCGAAGGCATCGTCGAGGATCTGCGCAAGATGAACGAAAAGCGTATCGATCCTGCGGCAACCCTGGAAAAGCATCTCCAGAATCCCAAGGAGCCGAGTGCGGCAGAAAATGCCTGGGCCCAGGGCGTGGTTGACCGTGTGAACAAGAAGATCGCGGAAGACGCAGCCACGACCTCGGAGACGATCGAAGATCTGCTGGAAGATGCATCCGAACTTCCGATCAACGTTACCGTTCATGAGAATGGCATCAGCATGACCAATACGAAAGATGGACCCATGCTCACGCTTCGTAATGGCGTGAAGGTCGGACGTTTCTAGTTCAGTAACTAATGGTAAAAAAGCTAGCCTCTATTCATCTTACGTAGAGGCTAGCAGTTGGGCCTGTCGTACATCTAAACGCTGGAAGGAATCCACATGCTGCACTTGAATCGCCCCATCGCCCAAACAATCGCGATGATGGTCGACTTTACTGTGCTTTCACCTGAATACCACGGCACCGACATCCATGTTGTCCCAGACGCCCTGCAGGGAAGGCCTGTATCGATCTTTACTGCACCAACTGCATCACCGAATAAAAGTGTCGTGATTTACGAGCCGACATTTGATGAAACCGTCTACGATGGCATCAATGTTTCGTTCATCAAGAATCATGCCAGTCTTCTGGATGATAATTTCAGAGGACCAGACGTAGCGAATATTGCCAGGCAACTCGTGGAATTCCTTGCACATTCTGCGTAATGTTTGCTGTTTGTTAATAAAATGCTATGTTAAAATTATTGACCACGCTATTTTAATGAAAGGAATAATTACTTCACCAGTTTTGTTTTACTTTACAGTAACTTAGAGAAGGAAGAAAACAAATGACAGCAGTTCCAGGAAACATTCACGTCAACATCAGCGGCCAGGACAAGGATGCCCGCGATGTGGTGGCGACCATCGTCAACGATGCACTGACCAAAGAAGGGTTCACGAATACCGCAATCGTGAACTCGCACGGCGAACCCATGGCTGGCGTGCACGCGCCGTCGGTGCTCGACGTGCTGAAAAGCCGTGACCCGGAGTTCTTCGCAACCCCGGTGCAGATCTGGGCTGACTCGCCCGTCGCAGAAGCGATCGTGAATGCGATCGTGCCTACCGTCGTCGAAGCCGACGTTACCATCAACGAAATCGACCCGAAATAAAATGACTTTCGAAAAATCCGAAGAAACTCCCAAGCAAGCTCCGCGTCCAGCATCGAGCACGATCCACATCAACAGCAACAGCCGCATCGGCGAGCGCGTGATCACCAACATCGTCGCTGAAGCGCTGAAGGAAAAGGGCTTCACCAACGTGGACGTGCGCAAGTCCCATGGCGAAACCCACGTCGTCAAGAACGGTATGGAACCGCTGTCGGATGATCCGACGACCGTCATGGACGCCCTGATCGCCCGCAACCCGTCGTTCATGAACAGCCGCGTGACCGTGCAGCCGAACGGCTACCATTACGGTGGCGACATCCCGCCGGACAGCGAATACCCGGCCGCCGGCCTGCCGATCGTCGGCTACAAGACCGCGCAGTACGCCGACACGAACATCATCGCTGTCGACGAAAAGGGCGGTGAGCAATACATCGCCCACGCCAATTCGCCGGAAGTTGCCAAGGCACTGATCCAAGTGCTGGAAAAGTCCGACGTCAAGATCCCGGTCGACGCCATCCAGGCGCCGTTCTAATACCAGATCGCGCTCTCCGCTACGAACACTCCCCGTAGCGTCTTGGAGCGCCCATAACTAGGGCGCTCCTTTTTTTGTTAAGGAAGGACTATAGTGAACGTCCAAAAGCAAGCAAACGGTATCGACATCGTTATCGAAGGTGGTAGCGATTACAACAACCACATGGTAGCGATGGTAGCTACCAGAGCCCTGCACGATGCAGGCTTTACCAATGCGCACCGCGTTTTCACTCCGACCGGTACCAGCGAAGTGCATCGCCTGGCGAATACTGATCAGTACGTTCCCTCGGTGCTGGACGTTATTCGTAAGCAAGACCCGTCGGTGTTCCGTACGCCGGTCGTCATGGCTGCGCATGATCCGAAACCTTTCCCCAAAGAGCGTCGGCGCCACGATCGCGCGCTCTTGCAAGCAGATTCCATCGCCGAAGCCCTGAGCGTGAGCGATGACCCGGATGAAATCTGGGCAAACCTGCAAGACGGAGACAAGCACAGAATCGTGCGTGAACTGGTGCGTTAATCCAGGGATCAACTAAAGTGAGGTAACACAATGATGAATCGAGACCATCTGAGCATCGCAGTCAAAAGCCCGGCTGTCGTGGCTAATGATCTCATTGGCCGAATCATTAAAGACGCCCTGAAAGGTGGCGGCTTCAAGTCCGTTGAAGTCTACGACCAAAAAGGCGATCCCGTCCCGCCAAAACCCCTGGTGACGATGCTCGATGCAGTACGTTCGCTCAGCCCGAAAACTTTTCAAACGCGTGTCGCTATTCGCACGAAGGATGAAGACCATACGGAGTTGACATTCACCGAACAACTGCAAGGCGTCGAACTGGAAACTGGTGAAACTGTGGAACAAGACTAACGGCCTATTCAATGGAGTAGCGTTAGCATATGGAGGTTTAAAATGGTTGAAGATGACATCAACATCCTCATTACTGGAGGACCTGATTCGGGCAAGGCTGTTGCTGCTGTACTCATCAACAAAGCTTTGGCCGACAATGGCTTTTCAGACGTCATCATGCTTTCGGATAGTGGCAAAGCCATTTCCCCGATTGAAGCAGTACCGTCCATTCTGGACGTAATTAAGAACGGCACTCCAAGGCTGTTCGAAACTCCCGTGATTGTCCAGGAGATCAGAACGAAGGCACCTTACTTTCAGCGTCCCGCACGACGATTAGAGCCCTCAGGGCCAATTCTGGAAGTAGAAGGGTAATCCCGGTGTTCCGGGAACTTCGCACTAGGGAAAGAATAAAGAGTCTGCTAAAGCAGCATAAGAAGCCAGTGGAGGAAACTCCACTGGCCAGTATGACATCGATTAAGAGGGCTATGGAATGACCGTCAAGTTCGAGATTACTAGTGAAGCAACATCAGCTGTGTGCGCAGAGTTTCAACAAGAGATCGTCCAAAAGATCCAGTACTGCTTGGTCCATACGCCGGATGCTATTACCCGTGAGAATCTGCATCAGATTGCATGGAAGACGAACATTGCCGTTCGTAAGAATGATACCGCATCGCTCATTACGATCCACCGTTTTGTTAATGAGAGTTACGACAAGCTTGCAGAAGCTGAACATGTTTCGCTTTCGATGAAAGTGCAACAGAGAATGAACGTGATCAATACCCTGGTCAACGGCATGCTCAAAGACCACCCAACAGATCAACGCCTTCAAGAGCGCATCTTGACAATCGTGTACCCAATTGAGCAAGTCAAGTCCGATCCCGAGAAGTTTATTCGTTTAGCCAATGTCGCCATCACCCAGCTGACTACGTTAAGCCGTTCATTGTAAAGCAGCATAAGCCCCGCTACGCCACCTTTCCTATTATAGGATTGGTTGGCGTAGCGGGGGCCTTTATGCCGGACTACTTCTTTTTTGCTTTGATATCAGCTTGCCTGCTCGTCATCAGTCTTGCCTTTATCGTCGCCGTCCTTTGGTGGTTCTTCGCCTTCTGGTTTCGCTGCAGCTTCGTCTGCTGCCGGTTCACCTTCAGCACCACCTGCTGCGTCAGGAGTCGCAGGTTCAGCAGTTGCATCAGCGCCGTCATTCAGACCGCCACCGAGGTCACTGCCCAAGTCAAACCCATCATTCCCGCCACCGCCACCGAACTCATCGTCCGTAGTGCTACCGCCACCGCTCTGGTCATCGGTGCTACCGCCACCAGATGCTTCCATGTCGCCAACCTTCGCTTGCAGCACTTCATTGGATGCACGCTTGATTGGTTGCAGGTTGACCATGAACGAAGTCAGGTGCTTAGTGAGGGACTCGATGTGTTCCATCGCGCCGTTGTACAGTTCCATCGTCGGCGAACCGTCTTCGTTGGTTTCCGTGATGGAGGACAGTTCAGGCAAGATGCCGTTGTCTGCCATGTACTTCTGCATGAAGCGTGCCTTGACGATTGCACGAACCATGCCGGTCTGGTTTGCCACGTCGCCACCGGACTCGCTCGTGTAGAACGCGTCAGCAATGATGTGGTCCAGTGCAGCATCCAGCGCTTTGCCATAGACTTCCATGGCTGCCAGTTGGTTTTCCAGCGTGACCGAATTCGGACGCGGCAGGTTTGCTTCGAAGCCAGCGATGAATTGCTTCAGGAATTCCGTGATGATGAACATCTCCACTTCTTCCTTCTTGACACTCTCGGACATCTGCTTGTCCTTCATGTACTCTTCGATGCGGGTTTCCAGCTTGTCCTTGTTCTTGACGAGGATTTCCAGCAGCGCTTTCCACAGGTTTTCCGAAGCACCCATGTATTTGCGCATGTGGTCAGACAGTTGCGGCGTGAAGACGTCCTGGATGTTGATCACCTGCTTACTCAGCAGGATGTTGTTCGACACCGCAGTGGTTGCGAACTCGATGGGAATGCCCGAGTCCACGAGTTCCGGCGGAACGCCCGAACTCATGATGCTGTCTTTACGCAGGCTGTCGGCCAGGTCCGTGTCGGGCTTGACGTACTGGTTCGACTTTTCACCGAAGTCCACACGAACGTCCGGCATGCCGGGGTGACCTTCCGTGATGAATTCCAGGGAGGCCAGGTTCAGGTGGTCGACGATGTCAGTCGGACTCGTCATGCCAACAGGTGGCAGCGTCTTCTGACGGGAACGCACGACTTCGTGACGGATGATTTCTTCGCTCCTGAACGGGTCAGGATCTTTCTCATCGAGTTTGATCTTGACTTCGGTGCGGCCGATGGAATTTTTGATACCGGCCATGACGTTCGAGAACAGAAGCGCCGAACGCAGACCGTTCGTCACCTTCATCTGGTCCAGCATGGATTCACCCACGCCGTTCTCGTCGTATTCAAAAGCGATGTACGTCACGAGTTCAGCTGGCAGGAACACCAGCTGCGTATGTTGCTTAGCCAGAGCGCGGGCGAACATGATGCGGTAGATCGATTCGCGCTTGGCAATCGACGCACCTTCACCATACGCACCGTTACGAAGACGCGCCAGCAGTTCTTGCTCGACCATTTCACCGAACACACGAGCCGAGAAGTCCAGGTGTTGCTGGTTCATCGGATCGAACCCGTTCATCTCGCCCTTGACCTTATTGAGCATGACAGACGGGAAGGACGATGCACTCGACAGACGCGAACCCATGTCCAAGTTCTGCTGGTATTCAGAAGCGTTGGTAACTGGATTACCTTCGCCGTCCGTGATCATGAAGTAACCCAGGTGCTGCGAGACGTTACCGGGCATGAAGACCGGCAGCAGTGCTTGCGGTGGGATATGCATGACCAAAGGTTCGCCAACAGCACGGCGATTCAATTGGTCTTGCGTCTTCAGGGTCGTGATCGGATTGTACTTGAACGCACGGTTCTTGTAGATCAGATCGACCAGCTGACGATCGTTCATCATCGGGTTCTTGTGCGACTCCATGGCAGCACGATGGCCACCACTACCCAAAGCCTGCTGGATCTTCTGTTCACGCAAGCGCTGGTTCAAGCGCGGCACGTTCAGGATAGCAGGGTTGTCGCAGACGGTGATGAACGTCTCTTGTGCTTTACCTTCGAACGCCAGGGAGAGCGTGACGTTCTGATCGATGTTCTGGTGCTTGGTATAGCCACCAAAACTCTCGAGCGAAATACTCGACATCGAAGTCGGTGTCGGCGCTTCTTTAACAACCGGGCCCAGGATCGACAGCGGACGGATGTTGCCTTTGTCGTCGAAATGATCCTTGATCATCTCCATCGAAATCTGGCGACCACCATTGATTACGTCGTCCAGAGTGTTCTCCGGAATAACAGCAATGGGATAAGCGCCTTCGTCGAAAATTGCTTTACCGAGGATATCGGCGAGCTTCGGCGTTATTTTATAGTCCTTTTCCAGATGGGCTTTAATCGCAGCCATCATTTCGGAGGAAACCTCCGGCGGTAAGAGCCCTTCTGCCGATGTGTAATTCAGCTCGACAGTAACCATGTCTTTCGGTGCCAGGACGGAGCTCACCAGGATTTGCTTGGTGCGTTTCAGGTCCGGCAATACCTGAAGGACGGTTTTAGCATCGATGATGTCTTGTGCTTTCCGCTGGCCAATTTGTTTCAACTGGCTGACATCTGGGGTGTGCGGCGAAAGGTTCCCTTTGTCGTCGTACGTTGCAGAATTATTGCCACGGATTGTCTTACTCAGGATGGCCGCCATTTCCGGGTTTTGTCGCGTGAGCTTCATCACCGGGAAATGTTCACCCTGGTTGGCACTCTGTAAGGCCTGTTTGAAAGTTTCACCAGCCATTATTACAACCTCTTTAGTTTTTAGGGATAGTCGTGACTACCAACAACAGCTATCAAGACTACATGGATTCGGTGCTACAGTTGGCAGAGACGATTGTTATCAAATCGTCCGCTGCTGCTGAAGCGCTTAATCAGAAATTGGTAGAAGATTACGGGGCAAGTGTTGTTGACTCCCGCTACCCCTCTACCTGGAAGTATTACCTGAATCTTGCAGGTGAGTACCACCCCACCGATACCGTAATGACGGTCGTGTCAATGGATACATTGGAAAAAATAACTTTTTCCAAGACGAACCTCAAATTGCACCGAGCGACGGCTCGCGGCTATGCGTTCGGTACCCGTCAATACAATTTGTTGGTATCCCAATACCCGGAACAATCTCTGCTCATCAAGGGCATCTTGAACCCGGTGGATATCGACGATGCCATCGCAGCCGATGATGGCAAGATCCTTGGATACCCAGTAGGACTCGTAGAAGAAAACGAGTACTCCTTAATTGCCAAACTCCAGACGTGGGTAAATGGTTTTCGTGCCCGTTACGTGAACGAGCAGTTTAGTATCTCTGATTCCCTCTACACTTCATCGTGGATGGGCATCATGTACATGAACTTACCTGGCGCAATTGCAGGCTTGCGAAAGGAAGCTTGTCACACGAACGAAGCGCACAGCTACCACGTTAAACAGTACCTGGCAAGTCACGGACACCTGGACCAGTACATGGACCAGCTGACCACGAAGCAAGCTTTGTGGCTCTACCGTAACATCAGATACCTGCGCAACAACACGGGTAAGCAAGAGAACTTCGAGTGGCTCATAGAGCATATCATGACCGAGCGTAACCTGCCCTTGGCAGAGTACAACATGCATCACGATGTCTCGGTAATGGCGGGTCACAGCGATTCGTCCATGATGCGCATGATGGCACTTGAGGCGCCGGTGGAAACTGGCTCACTCTATCCGGACATCAAATTTAAGAAGGTGCCGCTTAACCTCGGCTACAACTTGACTGACGATGATCCGGTGACGCTTGGCACCGTACTGGCGAAAGAAGATCGTTTTGCCAGGATGAACGCGAAGATCCGTTCAGTTGCACAGCCCCAGATTCAAGAGGCCATGGAGAACTCGCTCTCCAACTCGATCAAGACGAAGTTCCTCGAGTCCTCGATGGTTGACCGGAGTAACAACTCCCCGTACACGTTGGCCGACATCTTGCTCAGTCACTGGTTGTACTTGTCAGTCGAAGGAAACTATCGCGCTTTCATTGGCGTGACAAGCCCTAAAACTGGTGAGCGCATTCCACTGACGGTCAAGGATGCGTACATCTTGGTGTGGTACGCGTTCTGCCAGTCCAACGGTATCAAGATCGATACGATTCCAAAGGTTATTGCTGAGCGTGTCCAACGTCTGGATTCGCCAAGCGTCGATGACCTGATGTCGATGGTCAGCAAGAAATACGTCTCCCGCGATATGGCCGAAGCGATTCTCGCACCGCAGCCAGTCATCGGGGACATCATCTCCACCGAAGCGTTCTATAACACCTGTCTTGAGATCTTTGACGCAGCCCAAGAGCAGCGCCGTTTGATCGCCTCGCAAGAGCATGCCAAACGTCGAGGCATGGTGTTTAACATGGTGTCGCGGGTTTATTCCGATGCCCTCTGTACGCTCGTTGAAGATGGTGACGACGACTCGTATAAGTCCTGGTTTGCAGCCCGTAACATTGACATCGATTCCTACTCGCAGACCGAGCTTGGTTTGCTGTATGTGAACCTCGTGCAAGAAGCAACGGGCATGAATCTGGTGACGACCAAGTCGCTCAAGGACTTGCAGTCTGCGATGGTGAGGATGCTCTCGCAGCTCTCCAGTTACAGTATTCAGATCAACGCCGACATCAACAGCTCGGATTTGCGTCTGTCTGACTGGGGCATGATTCGTATCGGTGACGTGAAGTCGGACATGAACGACGAAGCGGCTGTCGAGATCGTGGCAACGGTTCTGAAGGCTTCGTCGCAGCTTAATGACGCAGGCGCCTTTGACGTCACGCGAGTAACACTTGGCAATGATCCAGTCGTCCAAATGAACGACCAGGTCAAGTACGACATCACAGCCAAGGTATTTGCGGGACGGGCTGATTCGGATCACGAGGGCAAGCTTAACGCTGCTCCAATTCGGATTCGTCCTATTCCGGCGCCTAAGAAGAACGCACTGGGCATCACGCCGGTGCTTGGTATTGACCAGTACATCTTGCTGCCTGAAGAACAGCGAGTGGACTTCAATGACGTCTACGGTAACAAGTACGTGTACACCTACAAGTCCAATGGACCTGTGGTGACGCTGCCGCCGCTGTCGTCGATTGTCCCGGTCACTATCCTGAACGGCTTGACCTACGTCATTAGTGGCCCGATCCAGCAATCCGAACTGTCCAAGTCGCTGCGTAATACGTGGCTCGATGGCTTCGATAAAACCTAAGAAATTGCATGATGGTAACTTTCGAGCTACCATCATGTGACCCCTCTACAATCTGTTGTTAAAGGAATTACCATGGAGTACATCACCCGGACCATTTATGGTGCCGCGCTGCAATCGGCGACGTTGCTGGGCAAATCCCCGAAGATCAACCCGCTGTCGACGCTGAATACCAAGTTCGGCATCCTGGCCGACACCCTGCCCGGTGTAAATGAAATTCCGATCATGCAATATATGGCAATCGGTATCGGTGGTCACACCTACACCGTGGGCGGCAATGGCGTGCCGAAACCCGAACCGGTCCAGCACCGTTCGCGTGACGCATCCTGCTACAAGCCTCTGCCGTTCGTTCTGCGTGAAGCCGGTAACGACTTGTCCGACATCGATCGTCGCAAGTACGCCCTGCGCCGTGAAGAGACGCACAATGGTCTGCGTTACTTCGCCTACTACCTGCGCCGTATCGATCTGGCAGGTGTTGACGTCGAATCGGAATACGTCACCGTTCAAGACGAGCAAGAAGTCGTCACTCCGTTCACCCCGGATTCGAGCGACCTCAATCCCCAGCCTCCGACGCTGTCCTCCACGGGTGTCAACACCGTAACTGCTGACTACCTGTCGGCTACGGCTAAGCTGACCCTGTCGCTGGACCCGACGGACGTCTCGGAACTCGTCAACGTGGCAACCGTCATGTTCAACGATCCGGACCTGGCCATCGTCTCCGAAGTTGCTCTTTGCAGCGGCGTGGACAAGCAAGCAAATTCGCCTGGTGCGGGTAACAGCCCCATCAGCTTCCTGGAAGCCATTGGCGTGCAGATCGTTTCGCACATCAACGCCTTCTATCCCCTGCGCTTTAGCCCGAACGGCGTGAACATCCTGCTCGACGCCGGCGCGACTGAACCGCTCTTTACCATTGCTGACGCGAGTGCCGTCGCAGCGTAAAGGGTAGCGCACCTTCTTAGGAAACTACTAGATGTTGATGATGCCCAGTGGCGCATCACGTATTGCTCGTATCATCGGAATCGACCCTGGAACTAACACTTTCGGGGTCGCCGAGTTAAGCTTTGACGTGGTGAGTCTTGAAGTAGTAAATGTGACGGCAGCTACGCTTGTGGCTGCTAAGCACACCAAGGACTTTTGGTCCAACGAGATTCATGGCGATCGGTTTAGCCGACTGTCCTGGCTCGGGGAACAGCTGCTGGAAATCTTCCACGTCTCGGACCCATTCCGCGTGGCTATTGAATCGCCTTTCTTTAGCCGTTTGCACCCGAACGCTTTCGAGCCACTGGTAGAGACCAAATGTCTGGCACGCCGTACGCTGGCACGCTTTACCGCCTGGAAGTCGCTTCACGAATACGATCCACCCTCGGTTAAGAATGCCGTCGGTGGGAAGGGGAACGCTGACAAGAACAAAATGAAAGAACTTGTCTGCGGTCTTAACTTACCATACTCGGGCAATTGCTCGATCAATGAACTGGACGAGCACTCGATTGACGCCATCGCCGTGGCCATCTGCGCTTTCCAGGACATGCTGGAGGAACTATGTTTGAAGCAGCAGCAATTCTGAAATCCAAGCTTTTCCAGCTTGGTGTCTTGGCGGCCTTGGTCGTCGGGACGATTTTCTTCTTTACCCACCAGGAAAAGAAGATCGACACTCTGAACCAAGACCTGGGCGCAGCTCACGTCGTCAACGCGGTTCAGACCGATACCATCGACAAGCAGGACAAGTCCAGTAAAGTCGACGACAAGGTTGTTGCGCACGCAGCCGAGAAGCAGCAGGTCGCTGTGGAAACCACTCGTGCGCGCAAAGTCGAAACGGCAAAGAAGATCGCCGTCATCGAACAAAAGTACGAAGCCCTTCCCCAGACGGAAGACAACACCAAAGCCGAGGTGCGCGAAAAGAGCATTACTCGGTTGGAGTCTCTCCATCAGGCCTACTGCATGACGTCACCGAATATTCAAGGATGCCCGGTGGTGGAAGATGTCACGATCACGAAGGAGTAAGATCAAAATGCGTCTCTATTACACTGAACCGCCAGTGTCACCCATGGCAGCTAAAGTCATGGCCGCTATTCCGTCCATTCTCCTGGCTATCCTGATGATTCTCATCGGCGCCAGTGTTTCGGGCTGTGGCACGCAACAACCCATCGTCGTGACCAAGTACGTCTTGGAAACGCCACCGGATGCTCTGCTGCAAGACTGCCCGGCTGTGCCTCCGCCGGATGAAAGCTTGTACCTGGACAAAGGGTTCGACGGCAAGGAGCAAATGTTCACTGATACGTTGTCCGACAACTATCAGGTCATCACCGTGTGCAACATCCACAAGTCGGAGTTGCGGGCATGGAAGAAAGATCAGATCGAGATCTACGCTGCGAAGAACAAGCAGGGAGCAAAGTAATGGCTCTGCAGTATCGCATTCTGAAGGGTATTGACGACGTCAAGCCCGTCATGTCGCATTCGTCGGCGCACACGCCACTGAACAACCTCATCGCTTCTTACATGAAGCTGGCGGTCCACGACGACAACCTTCCCAACATCACGCAGCTGACAACTGGCGCTGACTTCAAGGCCGCCATTTCGCTTCTGGACGCAGAGATCTTGATTGATCTTCTGAAAGCCTTCGTGGATGAACAGCGTACCGTTCTTCATGGCTGGCATCCAAAAGAAAGTGCTGAGAAGGTAGCTGACCGTAATCTCAAGCACTGGCTGATCAAGTTTGGCGCATTCGCTTTCTACACGACCTTCGGTGGCCTGATCTTTGCAGTGTACCGCTCCGGCGCCATGGACAATGGCGACGTGGTCAAAGCCATCTTCAGTCGTGCAGTTGACGTGGCCAAACTGATTTTCTCAATCTCGACAAAGTAAGGAAGAAGCATGAAACCATACTGGATGACGCGAGGCTTTAAATGAGCCGCCTCGCTTTCCTGCGTGTGGCCCTCGAGGATAACTCGGACGGTCAAGCGCACCGTGAAATCGAGCACACCTTTTTTGCTCGTCTGGAAAACAAAGACCTCTTGAAAGAAGCCAAGGGGATGGAACACCAGGAGCAGTGGGAGATCCGCATCGAGAAGACGGACAAGAACGCCGTGACTGGCAAGTTCCGTGTTCGTAAGACGGTGAAGGAAGGCCAAGATCCTGAATACGTCCTGACCTGCAAAACCGCAGGCAAGGCCGAAGGCTCGATCGAAGTCGGCGTGCCGGTTTCCGAACAGATGTTCACGCAGTTCAAGATGATGGCCGAAGGTGGCATGGTCAAGGACCGCTACTTCTTCCCCGTGGAAGGTTCGGACCTCGTCTGGGAAGTGGACATGTTCCTGCGCAAGGGTTCGCAGCCGGGTTCCGGCGAGTACGAAGACTGGTGCAAGATCGACCTGGAAGTGCCTTCGCTCGACATGGCATTGCCACCGATCCCCCAGGGCTTCTCGGAAGTCATCACGAACCCGTACGGCAAGCGTACCGAAGCGGAAGACGCCAAGGTGCTGTCCTTGTTCCACAACGAGTTCCTGACCCCGAACCCGTACCTGAAGTAAAAGCAGCATAAAACCCCACCCTCACAAGGGGTGGGGCAATATGCCGGAAAAGTCGATTCAAAGAAATTACAACAACATATTGTTTCCGTGAGATTGAATAAGTCTCTTTCATTAACTTCATTATGAACGGAAAATAATCAATATGAATATCCATCAGAATGCCCAAGCTTCTTTGAATCTGGCTCGCCAGTTCTTGCAAGAAGATCGCGAAGCTTCTCGCGGTAACTCCCAGAAAGCCCATGTGAGTGGTTTTCAAGTTATGACGCCTAATCAGCGTGAACTCACCAATACGCTGCTTAACACCCTTAAAGAACTTCGCAACTAAGTAGGACTTAGTGGCGAGGGCAAGGGTCCTCATCAGTAAGCCTTACTACCAACCATCCTAAGAAGGGATAAAATCATGCGCAAACCTGAATCGAAGTTTTTGAAAATGCAAGGTCCCGAAGCTGGTCCTGTCATTCCGCCGCTGGAAGGTCTTCGGCCCTTCGCTAGCACTAACCCCACTTACCAGATCTTGCTCAGCGGTCAGCAAGCAGGTAACATCATCATCGCCAAACAGAAAGAAATCCTTCAACAACTGAAGGATGAGAAAATCTCGCACGATCAGTACGATGAATTGTTCGCCCCCTGGAAAGAGCGCTTCGAGCGCCTGATGAAAGCGCAGGACGATCTGGACAACGACGCGATTCTCGCGATCATCGAAGAGTGCAAGAAATAATCAACCCTCTTATGAAAAGAGAAGCTACCATGAATAACGTCAAAGATATCATCAACCTCATCATCAACGCTTCGGTCATGTCGATCGAGGAACAACTTCTCGAGACCTACCGCCACGAGGCGGACGTCACGTTGGCCGAGATGGACAAGTGCGCTCGCGCTTACTACAAGCGCTATCCGAACCAGGAAGAGTTCGCGCACAACCAACTCAACATCATCGAGTGCAGCCTGATGGTTGAGCGCCTGATCGAGCGTAAAGAGATCATCGAATTGGACTGCTTCATCCGCGTGATGGAAAAAGAAGCCTACCGCATGCGCCTGATGACGCCCCGTCGCCGTTAATTGAAAGGAAGTATCATGCTTGAGAAATTTGCAAAACTGGTTCTGAAACTTATCTGGTTCGTGAGTCTGGGTAAGGAAGAACAACCAGGCCGTGACCGTGCAGAAGCGCACGTCAGTTACATCCGCCGCTACTCGAAGGTCAACGACCTGATCGAAAAGTCGGCGCGCCTCTACATCAGCATCGCCGAGAAGGACGGCCCGAGTGTTCACAATGAGGAGTACTCGATCCTCATGCAGCGCTCCATCGCTCACAAGGCAAAGGCTCAGGAAATGCTCCAGAGTCTTGACCGCATGATGTTCAAGAAGAAGTTCGACGAAGACGACAAGCGTCGCTGCAATGAAATGATGCAGGAATTCGCAGCATCAGTCGTCGGCCTTGAACTGGTGTTCAATGCGCTGTCTGCCATGGTTCAGCGCGTGAAGGAGGGTTAAGATGTTCGGTGTCTATGTCAACTTCAACGATCCAGAAATCGAGAACTGCTGGCTGTTCCACGATGAGATGCCAGCGGGTCGTCACAACTACTATCTCTACGATACGCCGAATCATCCGTACCTGGTCGAGAAGCAGGAGCACGCCGAAGACATGATTCGTGCGATCGCTACCTTCTTCTCGTTCAGTGGTCCGGACTTCGATGCAGACCTCGTGTATCGTGGTCGCGATGAGCGCGTCTTTACTCCGAAGGAATTCGATTCGGTGCTCGAACGCCTGAACGAGGAAATTGACGCCATCCTCATCGATGATCCGGAAGCCATTGAAGAAGATGGTTTGGGAAGCGTGGAAGAACAACGCCAGCAAGCGATCAAGAAGATCGAGTTCACGATCGAGCAGTTCATGCACGTACCGGTGCAGATGTTCACTTTGTAAGAACGTATCGGGGAGGGCAGGTGCCCTCTCCAATGCGCGTTTATGCCGCATTTTTCTAACCCACAAAAAGAAAGGCTTTACCATGCAATCCGAATTCCAAATCGCCCAAGCTAAAATCGATCGTAACAACAAGATCGATTGGCCGCTCGTTGTCATCACCGTTGTTCTGGTTGTTGGCTGCATCTGGAAAGCTGCCCAGTTGATCGGCTAATTCATTTAACCATTTTTTAAGGAGGTACCCGCAAGCCAACATTGATTCCTTCGATAGTGTCGACAGTTTGTTTGATTACTCGAATGGAGAAGTTTCATGCCCCATATACTGAAAAACCCAGAAAAATACATAGGCCATGGTTTGGTCGGCGAAGGTAATTGCGTCGACTTGATCAAAGGCACTATCGACGACCTGAAGGAAAGGTCGACAGCTACTTGGAAGCCGGGTGAACTCGTGCTCGCTTCCAAGGATTTGAAGAAGGGCACCGCAATCGCTACCTTCTTGTGCGGCCGTTATCCCCAAGACGGCGTCACCGGCAAACATGCCGCAATTTTTCTGAGGTATTGGGGAAAGCCGAATCCCGATGGAACGTATAATTCCATCCTGGTCCTCGACCAGTGGAAATCTCGAGGAAATGCCATGACCCGCGAACTTCGAAAGACTGGTCGCACCGGCATGGCCTGCAGCGGAGGCATCTACGATGCTTCCAATACCCTAGATGCTTTCTACGTCATTGAGTGAGGTTATCATGAGCTTTCGTCAAATGGTCCTGCTGGTCCTTATCGCTTTAGCTTTGCCCTTTCTGGTGCTTCCCAGGAGCGCCTGGTCCCAAGAACTGGCACAAGAAGCAGTATCACAATGTCCCGCGGAATATCCGCGGCGCAGCGTCAAACTCCCCGATATGCCGAAAGGCTGGATGGGGAAGGTCAACTTCGAGCCGAAGCTGCAAAGTGCAGGAATCATCCAGGGCAATCCCTTTGCCCTAGGTGAGCTCGCACCGATTAGCGAGTACAAGAAAGACGGGAAGACGTTCGCGTACTTCTCGAATTTCCCGGAAGGCTCGCAGCGCGATGTCTACCTGTCGTGCAACTACGGCTACCTCGGCGAGATCCAGCTCTTCAAGAAGCTGCCGGTCACCGTCAAGCAATGTACCTTCCAATACAAGGACGACACCGAGAATCATATCCTCGTCCTTGAAAGTCTCACCTGTAGTTAAACCCATGCCCCGCAGTACCCCTGCGGGGAATAAACTTCCTAAGAAAGGAAAACCGTGTCGCACACTACTTCTATTCGTATCGAAACCGAAGGTCTCGGCCTCGGTCCTGCTGCAACTATCTTGAACGAAATGCGTGCAGCTTACGGCAACCCGATGCACGCTATCGGTCGCGCCATGAACAACCTCATCAATCGCATCACGAGTGAGACCCGTGACCCGGTTGCCATCGAACTGCGCTTCGATGAGAAAGGCTCGATCAATGCATTCGAGCAGTTCCGTTTTACCAAGCCCGGTAAGAAGGTCGAGTTCTACGTCGAATACAACAACGGCGGTGAACACGAATTCGATCGTGAAGTCAACCACAAGTTTATCGGTGGTCAACAATTCGAGACGCGCGCAATCGCCCTGATCGAAATGGCCAGTGTCGACAGTGATCGTGTCTGCACCGCTGGTATGTCGGCAATGATCCGCGGCTTCATCAACCAAGCATCGGTCTTCGCCCAGAAGCACTCCATCGCCGTGGACGACGATGGTGTTACGGTGGCTCTGTGGTTCAAGAACGACCGCGAGAAGATCGTCGGTATGATGGGCATCCACTTCCCTGGCCTGAAGGTGAAAGCGTGAAGACTCACAACGAGAACCTCAACATTTCGTACGATCAGTTCGAGCCTGACGAACTTTTCTTCGTGTTTGCTCACAACTTCATGCGAGCAGGTCTTCCTACCGCCATGCGTCAAGCGCTCGAAGCAGCGGTGGATGAACAGATTTTGCATGAAATGAAAGACCCCGAGTGCAAAATCGGCTATCGGGCGACTCGCTCCACCTACGGTAAGGAGCAGCACCTGAACTACTTCGAAGAGTTCATCGTCAACCAGGCTCTGGGTGGTCGCATTCGCATATATGCGGAGTTTGCCAATGATCCTAATCATCGGATCGATGCAACTAAAAATCACATACTGATTGATGTGGATGAAAAATCATCCGACCAGCTTATGCCAATCATGTCTGAAATTTACCATACCTACTTGGAGGACATTGCCATGTTCTGGTCAAGTCACGCTGACAGCATCAGCTACGTCAAAGACGACAAGACTTCCACCATCGGGCTTTGGTTTGAACACGAGCACGGCAGGGCATTGGTGGCCGTAGAAATTAGCTAAGCAGTATCCCTGACGGGAATGGCTCTTGTCAGGTTTTTTCTAATCGTTCCTAAGAAAGGAAACACCATGAATACCACCATCAACAATGACGCCGTTGCCACCCAGCGCGAAATCCGTACCGACAGCGATCGTCTGTTTGCGGCGGTGTATGCCGCAACTGCTTCGATCGAATACAATGCTGAGTGGGCCAACGGCACCGGCTACTTGGGCGGCGCTACGTCGTACGAGAACCGTCACTTGGTTCCAATCGGCGAAGTGCGTCGTACCATCGATGACTTCGGTCGTCGCATCCTGCTCGTCGGTACTTTCTTCGGTCCGGCAGTCGTGTTCGATCGCTACGGTCCCAAAGAAAAGAACGGCGCCTACGTCTGCAACGTCAGCAACCAGCTGCGCGCCTGCGGTCTCGTGACTGGCTCGTCGGCATTGTCGTACAACGAGCTGATGGAAATCATCGGAAGCGAATACGACATCTCCTACGGCAACGTGGGTCAACGTGTCGAGAAGTTCCGTAAAGCAGTCACGCTGTACGAGCGTGTGGATGCTGGCCTCGAAAAACCCACTCCTCGCATGTAAAATGCCGTGAAGCGCTTTCTTAAGTTTAGCGCTGTCCTCGTGTGCCTACTGCTCGTTGCAGTGGGCATCTTCGACATAGAGCTTTTGAAGTTAGTTCCTAGCTTCTTGGTTCTTTGGTATTTCTGCCCCCACTTCAACATTCTGGGTGGTAGTTGCGGGGATGAGATCGAAATCATCCTGTACTTTATTTTCCAGCTCACGGTAACGGGAATTGGATTTTGGATTATTTACGCCATTTACATGGGAGCATGCGAATGGTGGAATGAAAGGAAAGTGAAATGAAAATCGTTGACCGTAAAACCTTCTTGGCCCTTCCCGATGGGACGGTGTTTCGCCGCTTTCTCGAGGGTACCATTCAGGAGACTCTTGAAGTCAAGGGAAATACCACCCGCGAAATGACGGATGATTTCGCCGGAGACTTCAACACCATGGAAGTCGGTGGCCGGATCGAGATGGAAGATCCGTCGAAAAGCGAGCATGTCGCGGCCGAGAAAGCGGCTGAAACCGGTGCGAGCCTTCCCATCATGTTCGACGGATGGGGACGCGACGGCGGCTACGACGAAGAAGAGTGGTACGCTGTCTACGAAGTCCAGGAGATGGCCGCCATGATCGCGATGCTGACCAAGTGCTATGACCAAGTTATGTTCGGTAAGTAATCCGGCATAAAGCCCAGTGACCCCTAACGGGAGTCACTGGGCGATTCAAATAGTCTACTCGACTATTTTTTTTTGCTTCCTACTTGTGCTTCTCAGCCCAGAGCTTGTCCATGGTGGCACGGAACTTGGGCATGCGAGCGTAAATGCGTCCTGGATATCGGCTGTTGATTTCGCAGAACGATTCACCGTAACCGGCTACCTTGACAGTCGCCTGGGGGCACTGGGTATCCAGATTACGATCCCAGAGCTTGGGATTGCAGTCCGGTTGTGAACGGCAGAGGCGCTGACGCTTTGCAACACTGCCGGCGCCGCCATTATAGGCCGCTCCGTCGCATTTTAAAGCGTTGGTGCTGTCTGCCATCAAGATTGCACAAGAACGGTGCTGAGCCTTGTTTTTGAGGATTACAGCACGCATCTGGAAACGGACAGCTTGGCAGTCACGCCAGTTCCATTCAGCCAGGTCTTTGCTCAGCCGTTTAGTCTCGGCAAGTGCGTCGAAACGCACGTTACCTTTAACGTCAGTGGCGAGCGTGAATTGACCCAGGCCACAACCCAGTTCACGGGAAGTCTTCAGCGTAGCCGTCGGTTTCCAGTTGCTTTCCTGGTCGATGAGGCCGGCCGGGAAAACGTAGTCTGGAATGTCGGGCCAGTACGTGATGGTTTCTTCCACCAGCTGGGGCAGAAGCTTCGGGGATTCACCGGGAAGCTTGACATCTGCCAGAGCAGTCGAACTCAGCAGTACGAGGAAGAAAGCGAGAAAAAGCTTCTTCATACGAACTCGCACAGTTTCATGAGCACCCAGAAGCGCATGACGTACAGGCCGATGTTCACCAGGTACACGACGAGGGTTCCGTGTTCGTGCGTCTTGAGGTCGTTGACCATCGCTTGGAAATCGATCTTCGGCGAGACGGCCAGACGAATCCACAGCAGCGAGACTTCGAACCAGGTCATGATCGACACGGCGCGGAAGATGATGAGCAGTTCGGGGAACTTGCCCACGATGTCACTGCCACCGAAACGACCAGCTTGCACCAGCAGCTCGAGACAGAGGCCAGCCATCAGCGTCATGCCGATGAGCCAGAAGGAACGCACAGCGGTGCGCTTGAACATGCTACCGAATTTGGTAGCGAAGAACTTTTGGAAGAAATGCATGGTGTACTCCTAACGGGGTTTAGTTGGGTTGGCAGAAAGCTTGCAATGGTCTTTCTGAAATTCATCGAGCAGCTTACAGAGGACACATCCCCACATTCGCTTCTCTTGCATCGCGTAATAAGCGCGAGTGCTGATGTACTCGTTGAAGGAGCCATTGAGCAAGACGTTACCCGTCAAGTCAAAGGCCTTGTAGATGTCCCACGCCTTGAGGGGGTTCCACAACGCAGCGCCCACGATCCGCAAAGCGGCCAGTGGGAGACAGGCGATAATGAACAGTCCCACCGCAAGTGCGACGAGGCGCATGCGAATCGCTTGAATCATGGCGTTCTCCTTACAAAAAAAATGCCATAAAATGACGGTATTTTTTCCACCGGGAAATTGAACAGCATAAACGGGGACCCGAAGGTCCCCATTCATTAGGCCACCTGAACCAGGCGAACCGGACGGCAACGAAGCGTCGTCGTCTTTGCCGAATAGTTTTCCGTACCAGCCGAGCTCATGAGCTTGGTCTTGGCTTGGTAGTAGTAATCGGTGTGATACGCACCTGGCGTGTAACTCACGACACCGTAGGCCTGATACTGGCAAGACCAACGCGTTGTGTTAAGCGAACCAGGCTGACCGTTGGGGCCGATACTGAAGAAGTAACCGACGCTTTGGTTGACTACAGTACCTTTGCTGCACGAGGCAGGCGGGCTCGATGGATCACTTGGGCCGTACCAGGCAGACGCCGAGTAAGGACCGTCGGTCTGCGTGTAGTAACCGTAGTTCGGGGTCGACGCATCCTGGTAGGTGTTACTCCAGTTATACGCCGTGCTCGTCCAGTAGTAACCCGTTTCCAGGAACGCTTCTGCACCACCCGCCTTGTAAGCAGCCGGAGCCGTCGCCAGACTTGGGCGCATGGTCGTCCAGATGAGTTGCAGAACTTTCAGAGCCGGAACTTGCCAATCATTAAAGCCGCCGATTGTCAAGCCCTTCACCGTGTTGACCACAGTGCCCGCATTCGAACTTGCCACCAGTGCAGTCGTGTTCGCCGTCGAATCATTGTCCGACGTATTGAACGTCTGAGCAACGCTGGAAGTGAGCGGGGCGGAAATCTCTGCAGACTTCGGCGCCACGATCACAGCGAAAGTACCCACGCCGATTTGGATGTCACCAGCGTAGAAACCACCACCGAACGTTTGACCCACCACGGTAGGACGCGGGTCCCACTTAGCGATGAACGACACATCCGCTGTCCAAGCCGAGTAACCGTACTTCGCACCGCGATGGCGTGCACGAGCGTAGTACGTTCCGTTTTGCACCAAGATGCCCGGAGCGACATTGATCGTGAGCTTGTTGACCAGATCGTTGACCGACGACCAGACACGCGTGCCAGAACCATTCGGACCCGTCCACACTTCCCAATCCGTTCCTGCATGGGTATCGGTGCTGCCGATGACCGCAAATGCAGTAGTCGTAATGGTTGGCGTTTCCGTGTTCGTCTGTGCTCCTGGCGTAGGTGCTGTGAGCGACGGTTGCTTGATGCTGATGCTGGCCGTGCTGAACGACGTAGCAACAGACCAATCGGACCACACGCCTTCGATGTCCTGATAGCGGCATCGCCAGTAGAACGTCGTACCCGGCGGGAAGAGCGTATCGGGTTTGAACGACAACGCAGCCGCAATCGTCTTGTCGTACAGCAGGTTCGAGAAGTCAGGCGTGGTCGATACCTGGAACTGCGCTGCACCTTGCGGTACACCGTAGAGACTCTGGTAGCGATACGTCATGAGAGGCGACTCCAACGGCACATTGGAATCACTCGGGATGGGTGAGATGTTCAGCGGCTGACGAACGACTGCCAGTTGTTTTGCCACGTCACTTGCCAGAGCAAAGGTCGGATGGGGATTCGCTGCATCGATGTGTTGCTGCATCGTACCCGAAGCACCTGCGCCACTTACCGTTTCCGCGTCACTCAACGCCCGCTTGATGAAGTCCGACAACGCCTGCTGCGCTGCTTGATTGCCGGTTGCGACCGCGACCTTCAAGCGCTTAATGGCTTCCACCAAATGCGCCATGCCGTAGATCGTGATCGAATGCTGCTTGTGCGCTTTTGGATTAAAGAGCTCAGGCACCCCAACCAGATCAGTGAATGGAATGTCTTCGCCATCGACGTCGACGGAATCGACGATTTGAATCAGCGCTCGGCGGGAAGTGCTTTCCTCACCACCCAGAACCTGGTAGGTAAGTTCCACAGGACCCATCACGTTTTCATCCGTAATGAGAACGATCGCACAGATCGACTTCCCGTATTTGGCAGTTAAGGCAACGTCCATTTCACTGGGGCGAAATTGCACACCCGGTGTCAAGGGCTGACCAGAGGCAAGGTCTTTGACATGCATGGTCTTGCCGAAGAACAGGCCGTAATCTGGGAGTACGGCCCGTACCTTCCTACCGTTGAGCGCATGGGATTCTCCTGAGACTTTGTTGGATGCTTTCACACCCGTTTCGTCCAAGGGATATTTCAAGAGAATATCCGACATGCAAATGCTCCTAATTGTTAAGTGAGGCTCTTGAGATTGATCAAGCGTACTGCTCGCACAATCTGGCTGGTGGTTTTAACGGCTGGCGTAGGCACGCTGTTGTCCAGCATCGAGTGCGACACGGCCTGGTAAAGGGTCGTGCCATTCGATGCCACGTCTTCAGCAGTCGAACTCCAGTAACTCGTTCCCGTTGCCAAGGTTTCAGAACCGCCAGATGCAAACGTCGCTGGGATGCCCGATGCGGTCGGTCGCAAGAACTCGAAGATCTTCTTGAGAACGCCTTCAGAAGGAATCTGCCAATCCGTGTAGCCGCCCGTTGACAACCCTTTCACATAATTCGCCGCAGGGGAGTTACCCGCCGTGTAGAACTGCGAAGTGTTGTAGACAGCATCGAGCACCTCGTACGCCGCAATACGCGTATTGACGCTTTGCAGAGCGAGCGAACTTTCCGTCGACTTGGGAGCCAGCACGATCGCAAAATCGTTCCGGTCAATGGTGACGGTGCCTGCAAAGAGACCGCCTTGGAAGGCAGTACCGATTGCCGTTGGCAAGAAGACGTTGGCCGTCATGAAGACGCAGTCGTCGGTCCACTGCGAAGAACCGTTGGCCGCACTGTTGTGACGGGCACGTGCGTAGTACTTGGTACTTGCCGCCAGTTTGCTTGCTGCCACCGTGATCGATGTTTTGTTCGTCGTGTCGTTGAGCGAAGAGAACACGATAGTGCCGCTACCGTTAGGACCGGTCGATACCTGCCAGTCGGTAGAAGCATGCGTGTCATTCACACCCAGCGTTGCAAATGCCGTCGTTGCCAGAACAGGTGTTGCACCCACGGCGGTTGCATTGTTACCTGGACGCGTCATCGAAGGCGACACGATACCCGAAGCAATCGTCACAAAGCTCGTCACTTGCGACCACTCGGACCAAGCGAGTTCTTCGCTACGGTAACGGCAACGCCAGTAGTAACGGCGACCCGGATCGAGGACACCAGCAAAAGCCGTCGTGTAACCGGCGTAAGTATTCGTTTTGTCGAACACCACACTCGTGAAAGCTGCGTCGGTAGCAATCTGGAACTGCGCCCCGTTTTGCTCCTCTTCGTACAGGCCGAAGTACTTGCCGCCGTGCAGATTGATGTTGGTTCGCGAAACGTTCGCAGCACCATCGACAGGCGACTGGTTCACCGGAGGACGCACCATCGGCACCGCTTTAGCGATGTCAGCAATGCGAGCGTATTGCGGGTGCACGTTCGGATCATCCGTGTGCTGTTTGATCTGGACCTGGACCGAGTTACTCGAATCACGAGCAATCGTGTCCGCATTTGTCTTGGCGTAATCCTTGATCGCGTCGGTGTACTTTGGATCGTAGTCGATCTTGTCGGTAGCCAGTCGGTTGATTGCCATGACGGCGATCTCGTGGCCGCTTACCACACCTTTGTAAAACTGCGGACCTTCCGTGCTGAGTTGCTCAACAGGAGTTAGCAGAGCCTGCCAATCACTGGAGCGATCGTTCTTCACACGGCGTTTCAAAAGGTCGACGATGTTCTGTGCTGATACTGCAAAGTCCCCGCCCAATACCTGATAGTTGACAGCCACTTCGTTGATGGAAGTATCCGTCACCACGATAAGACCGGCTACCGTCTTACCGAAACGCGCCGAGGGCACATCGTAGCGATACGCCACGTAATACTGCGTGCCGTACGTGAGAGGCAAGCCGTTGGCCGTATTGACCACCGAAATGCCGTCACGAAAGAAAGCGCCGTATTTAGGAGCGATCACACGCAGCTTCAGATCCGGTGGGAACGGGTAACGCTCCCCTGCCACCTTGTTATTGACGCTGGTGCCCGTGGGGTCCAGCGGATAACCGAAAGTGTCTGTTGCCATTCTTTACTCCTGCTTGAATAGAAAAGGGAGGCCGAAGCCTCCCCGCTTATGACGCATTGGTCACATCCACCAAGCGCACTGCACGCACAGTCAAGGCCGTAGTCTTGTCGGTGAGCACCGGTGCTGCCGTACCGCCAAAGGCAAATGCATAACCTTGGTAGTAGTAGTTGGTGTAGTAATGCGTGACAGTTGGCGTGTAGCCCGAGATGTACGTGTCGTTGACCAGCACACCGCAGGTCCAGCTTGCACTCCAGTAGCCGATGCGGGTGTCGCCAATCGAGTTGCCTGATGGGCTGAAGCTTGGACCATCCACATTATTCGGACCAGTCTGTCCCGAGCCACACTTGACGTAACCGTTATAGTTGACCGATTCACCGGTCGGACCATAGTCAAACGAGTGAGACTGCTCCTGGTAGTAGGTATCCGTCTCGTAGATCGGATCGCCACCAGTGGTATAACTGCCTTGCGTCGTGTAGTCGGATGTCGTCGAGGACCAGTAGTTTGCAGCCGTCGAGAACGATTCCGTACCACTGGACGAGAACGCAGTCGGGACACCAGGCGCACTTGAACGCAGATTGGTCCGCACCACAGCCAGCACATCTTTCGACGGCACTTGCCAGTCGGTGTAACCTGCGATGTTCAAACCGCGCACAAATGTCGCTGCTGCACTTGCGTTCGTACCGACGAGTGCTGCCAGGCCGTTGGTGTCAGCAATCGAATCGTAGGTCGACACGGACCCCGGCGTTGCCACGAGAGCACCTGCCAGTTTGGTTGCGGTCTTCTCACCCAATGCCTTCGGTGCCACAATGATCGAATACGTACGACCACCGTAAGTGATGTCACCACCCCAGTAACCACCCTGGAAGAGTTGACCCATCACCGTCGGACGAAGCGGCCAGATAGCGTAGAACGAAGCGCCAGTGGACCAAGCAGAGTAACCGTACTTGGTTGCTTTGTAGCGAGCACGTGGATAGAACGTGTTTAAACGCGTCAGGACGCCTTTCGGCACCTTGATTGAGGTCTTGTTGGTCGTGTTGCCAACGGACGTCCACACGAGCGTTCCTGTGCCATTTGGACCCGACCAGATTTCCCAGTCAGTGCTCTGATGCGTATCCACGTCGCCCACCACCTGGAACGTTGTAGCGGTCAGCGTCGGTTCTTCGGTATCGGTATTCGCACCGCCCGTTGGGGCAGTGATGATCGGAGCCGTCACACTCACAGCCATGGTGGTGAAAGTGGTCGGGGTGGACCAGTTCGTGACGTTACCGAATTCATCCGTGTACCGGCAGCGCCAATAGTAGATCTTGGCCGATTCCAACACGTCGCCGTAGTGGAACGAATTGACGTTACCGGTCAAGGTCACATCAATTGCTGGGGTGTCAGAGAAGTCGACAGTCTTGGATACCTGGAACTGCAGGCCGGCTTGACCCTGGCGATACAGTGCGTAGAACGCACCGGCTTGCAAGGTGACATCGAGGGCCACGTCTTTCTGACCGTTGCCAGGCATCACATTGCTGGGAGTACGCAAGGGGGCGATGTACTTGCCGATGTCCACAGTCTTTACGTACTGTGGGTGAGCATCTTGGTTTGCGTTGTGCGCTGCCAAAAGGCCTGCCATCGTAGCGGCGCCGTTTTCACTCAGGCTAGCCAGTTCCGAATCCACGAACGAGTACAACGAGTCGGCACTGATGCGCACAGACAACTGGTGCAACATCCGAAGCCGCTCCATCCCTTGAGCCAGACCATCGAAGTTGTAGAAGTCGCCGATGTCGTGGAAGTGCATGCTCGGCGTGAATTCATCCGGGATGCCATCCACATTACCGTACAGCACCGAACGGTTATCGTTCGAGATGCGGGAAGACAGCTGTACGACGTCTTCGGAGTGGTTCATGTAAGCACCACCCACGGCTTGGTAAGTCAGGTTCACCGTGTCACTTACCGCAGGGTTCGTAATCACGATGACGCCATAAACACCTTTACCGGTGCGCTTGGTAACCATTTGTCGCAGCGAGTCGAAGATGTAGTCCTTACCATGTTCGAGTGGCTTTAACGAATAAGCGTCTTGCAGCACAACAGTGTCACCGTAGAAGGCACCGTACTTGGGTACGATGGTTCGGCGGTTCTTTGTGTCGAGTTTGCAGACTTCACCAGGCACCCGGTTGTTCCTGTCCTTACCCGTAGGGTCGAACTGGAAGCGAACAATCGGAGGGGCCATTTAGTTGCTCCGTAAAAGGAAATTAAAGGGTTGACGTAATAACTGCCCGTAGCAGCCCATGTCGGACCGCTACGGGCAGACGGATTAGCTAGGCCAACCGGTGGTGACGTCGTAAGCGTTGATTTCGTCGACAGTCTTCATGCGCGAGATGTTGACCGAGTGCTGGGACTCGACTGCGAAGCACTGCTGCACATGGGTCGCCATCTGGAAACCGACGAGTTTCAGTTCTTCGTAGTTCAGGGTCATGAACAGCCCCGGCGCCGCTTTGAACTGCACCGACTGGATGGACGGATAACGTTCCATGTTGGTCAGGGCAGCGTTGACGCGATCCTGGTCATCCTTTTCTGCCGGGAAGTACAGCGTACCCTGGAGCACTTGCGTACCCAGGTGACCACTGAAGCCGACGCCTTTCGCTTCGCTCTTTTGACGAGCCAGTTTCAGGTCGTCGTATTTCTTGTTGCGAGCGATCGTGACGCGGGTCGACATCTCGGCAGCGCGCGCTTCGATGTACTGAACCTGGGTCAGCACTTCCAGAATGCCATGCGTCGTACCCGGTACGCCGTCGTCGCAGGTGCCGTAGAAGATCGGCTGTTCGGTCGGGTATTGGGATTCGAGTGCGAACCCGAATTGCAGACCAGGGATGTCCGGATTCTTCGGACCGTGCTTCGACGCTTCGGTCGTGACGGGAATACCGGTCACGGAGTCGATGTAAGTGAAACGGATGAACATGTTTTTCCTTAGGAAGAAATTTTAACGCGACGGATTGCACGGACACGAGCAACAGTGTCAGTCACCGAAATCGGACCAGTACCAGCTTGCGTATCGGTATCCACCTTGCGCATGGCCATGCACTGCTTCTGACCATTCGAGATAATCGAAGAGCTGTAGTAGAAGTTGTCCCCGAACGCTTCGGTGCCTCCCGACATGAACTGGGTCACGGTCGTCTGGGCTGGATTGACGGCGGTATAGTTACCCGTCGTCGGAACCGAAATCGTGTTCTGACCGAAATTGGTGTAGTTCAGGTCATTCGTGGGCTTGAGGTTGCGGTAAAGCATCTCGAGTTCCATGATCGACGGAATGTACCAATCGCTGTAACCGCCGATGGTCAGGGATTTCGCCCAGGCTGCAGCTTGACCCGAAGTAGCAAGCGTGTTAGCGCGGCCATCGGTTTGGCTGTTCGGCGTCGTGCTTCCCCATTCCTTCAGGTTTTCACCCGAAGACTTAGGCGAGATGATCAGAGCGAACGTTGCCAGCTGACCAGTTGCCGGATCGGTCTGCGTCATGCGACCAACGTAGTAGCCACCTTGGTAAGGCGTACCGGGAACGGTCGGCAGGAATGCTGCTGCCGTCGTGAACTGCACATCGTTCGACCACTGGGAAGCACCCAGGTTAGTACCGTTGTGACGAACACGCGTGTAGTACGTCGTGCTGACGGCCAGGCGACCAGTCGGGACAGCGATTGCCGTCTTGTTCTGGGTATCGCCGATCGAAGCGTAGACGCGAGTGCCTGTGCCGTTCGGGCCAGTCCAGATTTCCCAGTCGGCCGATGCTTGCGTATCGGTTGCACCAGTCACTGCAAAGGCGCTCGACTTGATCGTCATGCCGTCCTGGATGTTGATGTCACCATCTGCCGGAGACGTTACCGAAGGTTTCGTCACCACACCAGTCGTCGTGAAGACAGCATCGTTCGACCAGGCCGAAGCACCTGCACCGGCTGCGTTATGACGAACGCGAGCGTAGTACGTGATGTTCGGATTCAAGACACCAGCTGCAACCTGGTAGCTGGTCTTGGCACTGGTGGAACCTGCCACGTTCAGAACACGTTGACCCGTGCCACCAGGTCCGGTCCAGATTTCCCAGTCCGAAGAAGCATGGGTATCCGAACCGCCCGTCACACCGAAAGCGGTGGAAGCCAGGTTTGGCGCTGTCGAGATGTTCGTCGAGCCATTGGCAGGGGACGTCATCGTCGGTTGGTTCACGATGATGGAACCCGTCGAGAATGCAGTCGGGACCGACCAGTCGGACCAGGTGCCTTCCGAATCGCGGAAGCGGCAACGCCAGAAGTACGCGACGTTGGCAGCGAGAAGGCCCGTGGTCACAGCGAACGAACTCACAGCACCCAGGGTACCGGAGTCGACGACGATGTTGGCCGAGAAGTCCTGGTTACGGGACACTTGAAATTGTGCGCCGTTTTGTGCCAGGCCGTACAGCGTGTAATACGGACTTGCAGTCAGCGTCGTGGTTTGGCTCACGTTGGTAGCTGCAGCAGCTGGGGTTACGTTCTTCGGTTGACGAACAGCGCCGACAGCGGTGTTGATCAAGAGACGCGCACGCTCGGCCGTCAGGTACTGGCTGTGTGGATCTTGGGCGCCCAGGTGGTTCGTGATGGCAGTTGCCACCGTATCGGTAGCCATCTGCTGCGCTTGTGCTTTGGTCGGGGCACCAGTTTGCTGTGCAGTGACGCGGTGCGGATTGCTGAAGTCGTTCAGGTGGGACGCGAGGTCATCGTTGCTCTTTTGCGAGATGGCCACTTCGATGCTCTGAATACCGGCCGTCACCTCCTTCATGCCGGTCAGATCGTCGGTATCGTGACTGTGGTCAGCCGACGGGAAAGAAGCAGGCAGGTTCACTACACGGTCCCAGGAGGTAACACGGGGGTTGTGTACCTTGTCGGACATGACCTTCGTCCAGGCTGCTTCGTTCAGCGCCCATTGACCGCCCACACACTGATAGCTCAGGGTCACGATGCCTTGCAGCGCCGTATTGAGGAAGGTGATCGAACCGAAGATGTCGGCAGCAGTTGCGAGTGATGCATCGATGAAACGATGCGAGAACGCGAAGTCCTGGCCGAGCACCAGGGGGCGCACGGTACCATCAGTCGTCTTGATCGACGCCGTGAAGCCATTCGCATAGAAAGGAGCGAAGAACGGCACGACGAAATTGAATTGCGTATAGTCAGCAGGCAAAACGATTTGCTGCTCACCAATGACCTTGTTGGAAACCGCAGTACCCGTGGTGTCTTCAGGGTAAGTAGCGGTGGGGAAAACAGTTGACATCTACATGCCCTCCGGGGGGTTTCAGTATGTTATAGATTCGGACCAGACCGACTATAATATTTAAGATTTACTCACTTGAAGGGGGATTTCCCTTATGTACAGCCTTGTTTCTGCCATTGCGAAGAATATCGACGACGATACTCGCTGGCACAATGTGAATATCGGGGACGTATCTCTCCACGACATCTTCGCAAGTTACAGCAAAATCACGGCAACTTTGTCGAACCAATACCTGGATCACAACGTCAGCTACGACTTAGAGCAGATCCGCGTTCAGTACGCTGGCTCGACCAAAACGTTTAACCAGTTCCTGGCAGACAATGGTGGTCAAGCCTTGGTAACTTCGGAAGAACTGCCGGTCATCAATACCCGTTACGTCAAGTACGCAGACGCCGTCCATGCCAAATTCAAGATGACGCCGATGGTGCCTGGCCTGTCGCCAGACGCCGTCATGCCGCCTTCGGACAAAACCTGGCTTCACGTCAAAAAGAAAACGTCTCAGGCATTTGACTACCACCTGATGTACAAGAGCGTGCTGGCAGTCGTCAATGGCTTCATCCATGCAACCGACGCAGACGACAATGCGTTCTACGTGCAGGAAGGGGACAAGTCCCGTCAACTGTCGGGCAGTAACATGCTGGGCTTCATGAGCTTCCGTGAAATCGGTGAGCTCTCGTTCATCCCGATCAAGCCGGAGATGGTCTACAAACAAAACCCGGCGCAGCAATACCGTTACCAGTGTTTCGTCGACACCGGGGTGGACGTCTCGGAAAAGACGGTGATGCTGGTGTTGGGTGGCTACTTGCACGTATTGGACGAGGATTCGTTCTTCCGTGTCTCGGACTCGGCCTTCTGCATCAACTTCAACAAGATCCCGCTGATCTACCGTTACTACGAATCGAAGAAGTACATCGATCTGTCGTCGATGAAGATCGAAACGAGTTCGTTTAACGAAGAACAGATCGGCATTGCTGAGCTCTTCGGCGACGATGCCATTCTGGCTTACGTAACGCTCTCCCAGAGCTTTATCGTGGTCTTGGACAACCCGGACATCTTCCTCGACAAACTACCGCTTAAAACGGCTCCTAGCAACGGCAGCTTCGTCACTGCGGAAACGCCGATCTATCCGATGATCGCCGGGGTGGGCAAACTCGTGAACTACTGGTATCGCTGCGAAGCGGGTCTTTGCGCCATCCAGGGACACGACACCAACGTGCCGCACTATCTGTTCAGCACGGCCAAGCCCTTGCAACAACGTAGCATTTCGGATTCGGTGGACAGTGAACTGCCGGAATACCGTTCCCATGCTTACTTCATGAAACTGGGTACCGACCTGTAAAGGCGGCATACGGCCCCACCCTTTTGGGGTGGGGCTTTATGACCGTTACACGTTCGGAGCCTGAATCGGTTGGTCCGATACAACCTTTTGGGCATGCAGGGTGTTACCGACACTGACGCCTTTCGTGACGTCCACGTCAGCACCAAAAGTCGCCTTACCAGAACCGCCACCGCCCGCTGCTGTCGTCATGTTGCCTTGCAGCGCCAGCATGCCAATTTCAGTGAGATCACCTTGGTGTTGCGTTTTCGATTCGATCGTCCAGGTATCGTTCTTGGTCGTCATGGTCGAGGTCGCCGTATTGATCTGCTCAGTACCATGCATGTTGATGACCTTGGATTCCATGCTGATCTCGTCGGCAGCGAAGAGGCGCATCTTTGTTTTCGTAATCTCCACGATCGAGCCATCGGCGTTCTTCATTTCCAGATGGTTCTCTTTCGAGTCCATGCTGATGTAGTTACCGATGTTGTCCTTGATCACGACATTGCCGTCGCCACCATTGATCTGAAAGTCGTACGAATACGCTTCCCCATTGGCTTGCGAGGTGTGCAGCGTGATTGCCTTCTTGTGACTGGACAGTTCCAGGAAGTAAGTGTTCTCAGCCGTGGGCTTGACGTCTTCATCCGGGCAACCCGAGATCGCCAGGATCATGGTTTCCAGACGGCGCAGGCTGATGTCACCGATGTCGGTCCAGTAAAGGTTATCCGTGTCGTCAGCGAACTGGAAAACCATCACGGGTTCACCGCGACGTACATCCGGGGGCAAGAACCGGTTCGAGTTACCGAAGGGCAGCCAAGTGGCCGACAAGGTAATCGTGGTATCGGCTTTGAGTTTGAACTTGCCGCCTAAGGAATCCTCACCTTCTGCTTCGTAGGTTTGGACGTCATCCGTGATCTCGCCATCGGCTCCCGTTGAAACCTCTGCGGGCCAGAATTCGATACGGATACTGTCGAGTGCTTTGTTTGCGGCGACCTTTCCGTACGAATAAAAGTGGAACTTAGAAACGTTCATAACTTTCCTTGTTTAAATTTATCAAGCCATCTCATGTTCTGTACAGATTACAAGGTGGCATTATGAAACTCTTGTCAGCGAGGCTGAAGAAATACAATCGGATGAATTTGAATGACATCGAGTTGTTTGCGATTACGCCAACCGAACTCATTCAATTGATCCTGGGTACCAATGGCAGCGGCAAGTCCTCCCTGATGGGTGAGTTGACGCCTTTGCCACCAGACGGGGCCGACTTCTATAAAGATGGCGGCATGGAGAAAGAATTTTCGCACAATGGAAGTCACTACCGGGTGGTCAGTGAATTTCCGAACAAAGCCGGTAAGCACTGGTTCATCAAAGATGGCGTTGTGTTAAACGATGGCGGCACTGCATCGGTACAGCGTGAGCTCGTGTTTCAAGAGTTCAACATCACGCCAGAGATCCGTGACCTCATCTTGGGTCGTGAGCGTTTCACTGACATGGGTCCGTCCCGTCGTCGTGAGTGGTTGACTGTTCTGTCGGACAGCAACTACGATTACGCCATCGCTTTGTTCGATCGTTTGAAGGTGGCTCTTCGTGATACCAAGGGAGCGTTAAAACGCGCTAAGGAAGACTTGGTCAATGAGCGTAACAAACTCATGACTGAGGCCGAACAAAAGCGCCTACGGGACGATATCGACGCTCTGCACCGGGAATACAACATCTTGCTGGAGAACCGTGCTCCGCTGGACAAACCAGTTGACCACTATCTCACTAAGCAAGACCAGATGCTGGCCCTCTTGGCTGAAACGAGCGAGCGTCTCTTGCGTCAACGTTTGATGCTGCCATTTGGTCGCAATCCACTGCGTCCTGGTGAGCGTAACGAATGGGGCGAGATCGAGCGTCCTTACTTCGAGAGCTTGCAAGAGATCGACGAAGCAACGGACTACCTGCGTTTGCAAGTGGCGCAAAAGGAAGCCCTCGTCAACAAAGCCATGGCGGACCACAAGAAACATGAGCAAGCCATGGACCTGCTTCGTAAGACCGGCGCTGAAGGGATGGAGCAACTTCAGAACAAGATGATGTTGGCCCGTAACCGTCGTGATGAGTTCCTCTCTAAGCGTAAGCTGAAACTGGAAGGCATCAGTGGTTCGGTCGGTCTTTATTCGCTGGACTCCACGCAAGAGAGCCTGATCGAAATCTTCTCGTCCATTCCGATTAACGATGAGCGTCGCTATGGTCAGCAGCAAATGCTCACCTTGCAAGAGAAGGTGCTGGAGCTCAAAGGGCAAAAGCAAGAACTCACGCAAGAGCTGGCTCGTAAGAACGCCGCTAAGCAGCACATGGAGCAGCACAAGGCCGATGGCGAGACGACCTGTCCGAAGTGCTCCCACGTTTGGCACCAGGGTTACGATCCTGTGCGTTATGCCCGAGTGATGGAACTCATCGGTGAAATCGAAGTGAAGGTCGCTAAGATCGACGCCGAGATTCGTACCAGTGACGAAGAGATCGAAGCCAACCGCACCTACGGCAACTACTACCGTGCATTCATCCAACTGACCCGCAGCTGGCAAGTGTTGCAACCGCTTTGGGACTACTTGCTTGACAACGAGTACGTCACCAAAAACCCACGCTTTGTATTGCAGGTGTTGGAAACGTTCCGCTTTGATTTGGATTGCACGATTGAAGCGGACAAGGCGGACAAGGAAATCGAAGAGATCAAGGCGTTCATTGCTCGGGCTGAAGAGTCGGGCGATACCAGCATTGGTGAAACGCAGAAGCACCTGGACGAAACCGAAGCGAACATCGAAGAGTACACGGCCTTTATCGTTGAGACCAAAAAGACGATTGGCAAGTACACTTACTTCCGGGGCCAACTGGAAGAAATGATGAAGCTCTCGGAGCGCGTCAAAGAGCTTCGCCGTCAAACGCAGGATGCCACTGAAGAAGCAGTAGAGATGCTGCGCCGTGAGTCGATCATCCTTTGCACCCGTCAAGTGCAAACGGCTTTGGCACGTAAGGAAGAGACGCTTGGCTACGTGGATTTACAGCGTGCCATTATCGAGAACCTGGAATCGAACATCCATAAGCTCGAAGAAGAGCAAGTGGTGCTCGAACACATGGTTCGAGAAATGAGCCCAACCGAAGGTATCATTGCTGAGGGGTTGATGGGGTTCATTCGTGTCTTTACGAGCCAGATGAATGCGCTCATCAAGAAGATCTGGACGTACCCGCTGATGATGGGTGCTTGCGGCCAAGGTGGTATGCATGGGGCAGAACTTGACTACCAGTTTCCACTCATGGTGCAAACGAAAGAAAAGTCGCGCAAAGATGTGTCGAAAGGTTCTACGGCGCAAAAGGAAATCATTGACGTCGTGTTCCGTGTGGTGGCAATGGAATACTTGGGAATGTCCGAGTGGCCATTGTTCTTGGATGAGTTCGCAGCAAGCTTTGATGAAGTGCACAGGAACAGTGCCATGCAGGTCATCAAGAATCTGATGGAACAAAAACCATTCACTCAATTATTTATGGTATCACACTACGAGGCAAGCTATGGTGCATTGACGCATGCCGAGGTTTGTGTGCTTTGTCCCGCTAACATTACCATTCCACCATCTTTGACGTACAACAAACACGTCGTTATTTCGTAAGGGAAATCATGGAAGAGAAAGAACAACACATCGGTCCGCAAATGCCGAAAGATATCCACGAAGCCGTGGGCCGCGTTTCGGCTTGTCTGCGCCATGCACAGATCGAGTTCGATAACCTGATGGGTTTTCTGATCCAGAAGGGCTACTACATGCCGCCGGTGCCGGCCGCGATCCTGGACACCATGCTGCTGGATCGGCAGCTGGGCGCATCGCAAGAAGAGCCGGTCCCCGAAGTCCATCGCATCGAAGCACCGCTGACCATGACTCTTCAGGTCGGCGAAAAGCCTGTCATCTTGCAAAAGGGTGACAAGATTTTCATGCAAGAAGGCCTCGTCATGGTGCATCGCTACGTGGAAGCCGAAGGGGCGGTAAGCGGCGTTGGCGAGATCGTCGGCACGGGTGAGCCGGATGCGATTCTTGAGCAGTTCAAGGTGGCTTACAAAGAAGCCACTGGCGAGATCCCGGCACAGTTTCCGAAAGACAGTGACGCCGAGCAACTGGCGGCGCTCATCGCCGAAACCAAAGATCGCACTTCCCAGAGCGCAGCTGAACTGTATAACACGACGCATGCGCAGCTCCAGGGGCAGTTCGGTGGCATTGGTCGTCGCACCCTGGAAGCCATTCACGGCGTGCAAGAAGCAATGGGTGAACTGTCGGATCTCACCGGTCCTGGTCGCAACAACGAGATCGACATCGACACGGCAATCGTCATGAAAGACGGCTTGCCGGACGGCACCGAGACGATCATCCGCATGGGCGGCCACGAGTGGGGCATCAGCACGACGCTGGAAAAGAAACCTTCGGGTCCGATTCCGGATGTGGTCGCTGAAGTCGAAGCGGCAGGCGGTGTCGAGAAGCTGGCCAATACCGTGCACGACGTTCTGGCAATGGACCCGGTGGCTGAAGTACCGGCACCGCAGCGGGCGTTCCAGCGCATGATGGACAACTTCTTCGCCGAGCACAAAATCGGCATGTTCGAGAAGTTCTTCGACAGTCGCGTGATCGAAGGTGGCCAAGGTAACATCGGCATGGAACCCAAGCCGGAGAACTGGTACCTGACGCAATACGGTGAAGACATCTTGCGTGTCGGCCCGATCCGTACTGTCAGCTGGCCGCCGGGCATGTATCGTGACTACCGCACGAAGGAGAACCAGCTCTTCCTCCGCACCCAGAACTTCTCGTTCGTGGTCACTGGCCTGCCAACCAAACCGGAAGCGATCCTGTACTCGCTCATCCGTAACGGTTCGGCATCGAACTTCGAGCACATCAACGAAGCACCGGATTCGGAAAGCGAAATGGCGTTCATCGAACTCCTGGCTCTCCTGTCCGAGCTGAACTGGGCTTGCAAGACCTCGCAGAAAACGGAGTAATCCGGCATAAGCGCCCCGCCTCAAAAGGGCGGGGCTTTATGACGCTTATGCTGGCTTGATCCCGTTCTTGGCGATGTAGTCTTCAAGAATTGCGATCTGTTGCTGTGCTGCTTGTAACTGGTTAGCTGCGCTCAAGTACTTGGCGTAATCGGTTTGATTGGCCGCGATAACTTGTTGACGTGATGCTTCGATGGCGTCATGCTCGGTGTAGTCCAGCACCGTTGGCGGAGAAGTTACCACCGGAACGATATTGGCACGCACACCTAACGTATCGAACACCAAGTCGCCCATTTTCGTTTGCAAGAACGAAAGGTCGAGCGAATCAGGAATGGGAGCCAGATACGCTACCATCATCATCGTCCGATACGGAACACCACCGCTGTTCGGTGCGCCACTGATGTAGCTCGATGGGACGGATGCCCAGTTACCCGAATCAGCACGGAACGTTACGATCTGCACACCAGCGTCAACATCCTTCTGGTATTGCTCTCGGGTCAGTTCCTTGGGCTGGTAGTACTTGGTGTACGGATCAGTGCCATCGGCTGCGATCTCTGCTAAGCTACGTACGCTTTCGCAGTTGTACAAGACGTTGGGGAGAAGGTCGTTATTAAACGGCTCGATAAGCGCGTAACGACCTTTCACCCCCAAAGCAGGAGTGAAGGCCATAATCTCTCCTTAGCCCGTGATGAAGTTCTTCTTCGCAGCAACCAGGTAGTTGATGTTCTGATAGTTCTTCACGATGTACAAGACGCCGTTACGGATGGTGCGGGTGTAACCGGCGGTGGTTGGGATACTGCTGTGCTCGGACATGATTTCAGCCCAGTTGAGCATCTCTTGCAGGATACTCAGGAAACCGCGGGTGGAGAGCGTCATGCGGTTGAAGTCCATGCTGGTGGTCGAGACCGGCAGGTAGTCTGGGAAGATCTGCGAGAAGCGATACAGCTGATCGCGATTGTCCGGACCGCCGACAGCCATGATGGCCAGGCCGTTGTACGAGTGACCGAAGACACTTGCGAACGCATCGAAGACCGACGCCGGGTAGCCCGACACGGTTTGCTTGAACAGCGCAAGCGCTTCAGCGATCGGTACGTTCTGCGAATACACGCCCTGTTGGGTTTCCTTGTTGGGGATCGCCATGTTGGCCCAGAGCGGCATCAGGACGACTTCGGTGCGCTTGAAGATGTCCGGCAGGATCAAGGTCCAGTCTTCCCGCGAACGGGTGCTGTGCGAAAGGATGTATTCGACCAGCTTGTCCGAGATCGCATCGATGTTGTTGCCGGCTTCGCCGTAATGCAACAGACCCCAATTCGATACAGTATGAGCACCGGTGTGCGGATCGATGTAGTCGTATGGCTGCGAAACGAGCACAGATTCCGGGTAGCCGTTCTTCGCATTTTGCATGCGCAAGAAGCGATCCGATTCCGTCACACTGGCAAGCAGTGCAGCCACCTCCGTCCCCGTCTTGAAGAAGTCGTCCAGATTATCGAACGGCGGGACCACCACGATTTCGAATTCGTCGTATTCACTGCGGAAGCTGTCATCGCAGAACCACAGACGGATTTCGTTATCCCCCAGCGTAGCGTCGGCTACGTTCTTCCACGACACCCACTCGGGCATCCAGTAGCGGCCGTCAGTTACAACCTGGCCGCAGCTAAAACTCTCCGCTTTACCAGCAAACGTGCCGATAAGATCGTTGAGCAGTTCGTCAGCATAGACTTGCTGACCATTGCTGAGGGTCTGGGCGTAGATGTACTTGGCGATGCCGAGGACATGATCCGCCATCGAAGCATCGACCGGCTTTAAGACGCCGTCCTTAGCAGACAGGAACGACACCAGAGTAAGACCCGGTGCAACGTTACTCGTGTATTCGCCCTTCTCACGGGAGAAGGTTCGGGCGTGAGTCGAGAGCTCCCCGATTTTTGCCACTGTTGCGACAGTGTTGTCGGCAAAGCTGGCATTTGAAATGAAACCTTTAAGTGCGTACATCAAACTCTCCTGCGAGTTTAGGGACTCTTCTAGTAAAAAGAACGAAAAGTCAGCATAAAAAGTTGACAAGTCGTTCCGGATCTGGTAAAACGATTCTATAAAATAACCAAAAAAGGAAATCATGGGCTTTATCAAAATCCTTACGTTCCTCTGGCCGTTCGTAAAAGAACTGACTCTGGGGGACAAAACGCTTATCGAAGCGCTTAAGACGAACAAGAAGAAAGTCTTCTTCGCAGCACTGGTAATGCTGTCGTTCGCCATCAACATTTTCGTCGTCCCGAAACTGGTTGCCATCTCCAACAACCATGTGATTCTTCAACGAGAACACGATGCCTTGAAAGCAAAGTGTGAAGCCCCCAAAACCTCCCCAATCAAAGGAGGAACGCCAGTGCATGAGGAAGTAGCTCCATCTCGTGCTCCGGTGAAAACTGTCGAGACCCTGCCAACTGTCACGGCGCCAAAAGAAACTCCGAAGAGTAAGCCGGCTCCCTCTGCTGAGCGTATCACTCGTCTGCGTTCGACGTTTGACGAAATCCGTAAGCAAGAAGAGCAGGAAAACAAGGAAAACTAAAACATGAAAAAGTCCAAAACTATCCCATTCCTGATGCTCATGATTGTACTTGTTGGCTGCAATAGCTTTAACAAGTACGAGCTGAAAGATGACACGTACCACACCCCTCGCTTCCAAACCAATTGGGACAGGGGTATGACTGCCGATAAACCTGTGGAGGAAACTTCGGGCAGGGACATGGGAACATGCCCCCCTTTCCAAATGCCCGAATTACCCAAGCGTCCGGACTTACCGTATCAACTCCTGGCTCAGATCAAGCCGGGGGACGACGCCGCCATCGATGCCGTCTACCAGAAGCACATCATCGACTTGCGTAACCACGCTATTAACGTGGAACGAACTGTTCGTAAAGCGTACAGTCGCTATACGGAAGATTGCGCCAGTTACATCGCTAAACAAGCGGTGGCAAAGCAATAGTCTTTTTTAACGGGCTGATCTATCTTGTAGTGAAAATTGCTTAGGGCCGATTGGCTCCGTTAAACTAAGGGAAACGAATGAAACAAGGTATCGTACTTTACACCGACGGTGGTGCACGACCGAACCCCGGCTTTGCTGGTTCGGGTATCCATGGCTACGTCTTCTCGGAAGAGGCGCCCAAAAAGGGAGCAGGTCAGGGTAGCAACATCTTGACTACCGAAGGTTACGTATTGAAGTCTGAAGTGCCGAACATGGCCATTCAGCCTGTCGAAGTGACGCCCCTCAATTACATTGACGGCTTCCTGTCCTTCGATCGTCCTGTCACGAACAACGTGGCAGAACTCGTGGGTGCTACCGAAGCACTCATTTACGCCAAGGAATTCGTCGTCGACCGCGTCTTGCTGCGTTGCGATAGCGAGTACGTGCGTAAGGGCCTGGAGGGTTGGATTCGTCTCTGGTCCAAGAACAACTGGATGCAACGCGACGGCGTGACTCCAGTCAAGAATAAAGAAGAATGGATTCGTCTGGACGAAGCCCGCAATCTCCTGGAAGCCCGCGGTACGGTTGTCGAAGTCAAGTGGGTCAAGGGTCACAATGACGACTTGGGTAACGAGCTGGCTGATCGCCTGGCCACCCTGGGCGTCATGAAGTCTCGCTCCGGCGCTGGCGCATTCCGTGTCATGGAACTCTCGCCTGCCGACGGTTACTGGAAGTACGACCAGGAACGTCACCCGTTCATCGCTTCGCGTAACATCTACTTCAACACCGGCTACGGTCAGCATAAGCCTGGCACCTACTTCACGGGCGACCATGGCACTGAAGACGACATGTTTGCTAAGCGCATCAGCGATGGTGCGTACGCCATGATCGTTCTGAAGGAACCGGACCCGGTCGTTGAAAAGGTGATTGGCATTCAGCAAGAGATGGCCGAGCACCATGAAAACCTCGTGATGATGCGACTGGACAACCTGTTCCGCGCTGACACGCACAAGGAAGTTTCGGCCTGGGGTTCGCTTGCCATGATGCGTAACGACGTCGACCGTCTCGACCTGTACTGCCTGGATCACCATCCGGAAGACCCTCGCCCGATGACGCGCGAGTTCCGTCCGGCGAAGCTGGCTTGGCGCGCAGTTGAAACCACGGCGATGTTAGAAGAGAAATTGAACGACTATCTCAGCAAGAACGGCAAAGTCGAAGCTACGGATTTGACCGCTATTCTTTATGAGACAAGCGAGAAAGCTCCGAAGAAAGGTGCTGAACTTGTAAAGACAATGAAGTTCAACTCGCAGTTCAACGTGGGCTTTGCCGCACTGCCGGTAGAAGCGCGGTTCCGTGGCCCCGATGGGGTCCTCAAGACGGCACCTGTGATCCTGTCTCTGGGCATCGACATGTTGCCCCGCAACCCGCTGAAGCGACTGGAAGAACTCATGCCGGTCGTGACGCTCATCACATGGTCGGATTCCGATGATGTCTTCCGTTACGCAACTGTTATCGAAGCTGACGGCAACGTCGGCATCTGGGCAGGTGTGTACAGTAACATCCGCGTTATCCAGAAATCTTAAATCTTAACCTTAGGTCCCTACCCACACCAGGGTAGGGGTGGAGCTACTACATGAAACTGAAAAGTCTGCCGACCTCTTTTGCAGCAGGGGTGGTTTCTTTTCTGGGCAGTATCACACTGTCCACGAAAATGAAACGTCTGGTTTTGCTGGCTTCGGTTTCGGGTCGTTTGAAAGAGCCAGCAACGTTTAATAACGAAACGTTAGCGAAGCTGAATCAGGTCATGGAAATGGGCAAGCGTGACGAAGCCCTCATGGTCCCGGTCCAGCTGAGCAAAGCAATCTGGCACGGTCAAACGTCTCTCGAAATCATCGACGACGAACCCAACAGCATCGTTGCTGACGAAGATCGCATTGTTCGAGCCGCTACGCGAATCTTTGAACGCATGCCCAAATGGTTGCGCTACGGGCCAAAAGAAGTTGTCATGCCCGATCTGATCAAGTTACTGCGTGTCCAACCATTTGTCCTGGGCTAACATCCCGGTCGGCATACAGCCCCGTCCTCACAAGGGACGGGGCCTTTATGACGTTTATGCCGTCATCGACTTCTTGAAGTGTTCCAGCGTCTGGTTCACGGTACCGGTCAGTTCCATCATGCGGTAGTAGACCACCGAGAAGAATTCCAGTTCCGAACCCAGCTGGTAGGCGCCTTCCGAGATCGCCTTGACGACCTGCGGGGAAACCTTTTCCAGTTCGCCGCGTTCGATCTTATCGGCCAGCACCGACAGAAGCTCGACGGTTTCTTCGATCTTCTTGTTCAGCACCTTGCGGTCGACCTTGGCAAGCGAATTGTTCATGTGCTCGATGAGGCCGATGACTTCTTTCCAGTCGCCGTTACGCTGCACCAGGTTGCCGTAGGTGGTGGTCGTGCCGGTGTCGCCTTTCTTGAAGCACTTGCCGATGTTCTCGTAGAGCTTCTCGCGTTCCTTTTCCAGGCCGCTGAAGCCGCGCTGCAGATCGCTCGAGCTCATCTGGAAGCTGTGGTCGTTGATGAGACGCGAGATGATCATCGTGTAGTCCGGCAGGTAACGATGGAACACGTCAGCTGCACGCTCGACTGCGGGTTTCAGAACTTCCACGTAGTCGACCAGAGGAACGGCCAGGCCGGCTGGTTTGTAGGCGGTCAGATCTGCCACATCCAGATAGGTATGTTTCGGCAGTTCGCGCAGCAAGAAGCTTTGCTCGGAGGACAGCGAGACACCCGGTTCATTCGGCGAGAAACGACCGACGAACGACGTGATGCCTTCGGTGACCGAGGGGAAGACGCGCTTGAGCAGTCCGGCGACATCGCTGATTGCAAAAGCTTCCAGCGAGACGACTTCGCGCTGGTGGATGAGTTGTTTGTTCATTGTGTTGTCCACATAGTTGGTGAAGGAAATCCCCAGGGATATCGAAGGAATCATAAACTGGTAATCACATAAAATTAAACTGAACCCTCGGATTATCTGAGAAGGTAGAGTTCGCTAACAATTTCGTCTAACTAAACTGCGTACCAAGACGGTGCGTAGCCCATCAATCAACTGGAGAAGTAAGTGTTCCAACCTCCCGCACTCCGACCCGGCTTTACGCCCGCTACTCCGATTCAGGTCATGATCAACCTGGGTTCCCTCATGGATATTCCGACCGGTACCCCTGTGAAAGGTGTCCGTGGCGAAACGATCATTAACGGCGGCCTGGGCAATCTGACCGGCGTTGTCGGCATCGGTAACAACTTCAAGTCGACTGTCCTGCACCACATGCTCCTGACCGCCATGGGTCGCATGAAGGACTCGTTCGGTAATACCTACGACACCGAAATCAACATCCACGAAACGCACCTGCAAAAGCTCGCCGACCGCATCGAAGAGCTGGGTGGCGAAATGGTGTTCGACACGGGTCGCTGGGTCATCACCTCCAAGAAAGAACACTCGGCCGACGAGTGGTACGACATCCTCCGCGACTTCCTCGTGCAAAAGCCGAAGGAAAAGAAGATGATGGTCACCACGCCATTCAAGAGCCGCGACAAAGTCAACGCACTGCAAATCCTGCTACCGACCTTTACCGAGGTGGACAGCCTGTCCGAATTCGTGACGAGGAACGTCATGGAAACCCAAGCGAACAATTCGCTGGGTGACTCGGGCGCCAACATGGTCTACATGCAACAAGGCCAGCAGAAGAACCGCTTCCTGATGGAAATCCCAGCCCTGGCTGGTGCCGCTTACAACTACACGTTGATGACGGCTCACATCGGTTCCGAGTTCAACATGGACCCACGCAACCCTGCCCCGAAAAAGCTGCAGCACCTGAAGGGCGGTGTCAAGCTCAAAGGCGTGCCGGAGAAGTTCACCTTCCTGATGAACAACTGCTGGCACTGCTACAACGCTGCTCCGCTCATCAACCAGACCACCAAGGCGCCGGAATACCCGCGTGACTCGGACGATGATCTGAAGGGCGACACTGACCTGAACGAAGTCATCGTGCGTCAGCTGCGTTCCAAGTCGGGTCCGTCGGGCATGGCAGTTACTCTCATCGTTTCGCAGACCGAAGGTGTGCTGCCGACCCTGTCGGAGTTCCACCACTGCAAGACGAGCGAGCGTTACGGCTTCGAAGGTAACGACAAGAACTACAACATGGCACTGCGTCCGGAAGTCAAGCTGGCACGACACACGGTGCGTGGCAAGATCGATTCCGATGCGCTGCTGCGCCGGGCAATCGAAGTGACTGCCGACATGTGCCAGATGGACCAGCTGTGGCATCACCTCGACGAAGGTTTCCTCTGCACGCCGAAGGAACTCTACGACGACCTGATTGCCAAAGGTTATGACTGGGACATCCTGCTCAACAGCCGTCGCTGGTGGTGCTTGACGGACGATGAGCCGAACCAGTTGCCGTTCCTCTCGACCATGGACCTGCTGTACATGCGTCAAGGCACGTACCATCCGTACTGGCTGGCATCGGACAAGCGTACTGTCTTGCCGGGCAACCGTGTTGGCGATGCAGCAGCAGAAGCGACGATCGCAATCGGCAAAGCTGCGAAGACCTCGAAAGTCGTCGTGGCACCTGTGAAGGAAGCAAGCTATGTGGAAGTAATCGAAGCGTAATCGAGCATTACGGATCAGCGGGGGCTTCGGCCCCTGCTTTTTCCGCACAACAATAATTCATTCCAAAAGGGACGTCTCATGAAAATCGTTATCGCAATCGTTGTTGGTCTTGCAGTCATTTGCCTTTATAAGGCATTCAAGAATAAAAATAATTCTGCACAGAAAGATTCGTTCAACAATTATGAGAGCGACGATGTTTCGCTCGTTGGATCACTCAATTTTGGCGACAATTAAAACTCGGAGTTAGTCATGGTTCACGCGGATAACCGCTTTGCACAGCATTCGTACGTAGTCAATAACCGGCACAAAGTCTACCGTGTCAAGAATGTTCCCGGCACTTGCTGGGACCCGGTGAGTCGGAACCCTGCGTACCTGTTGGTGCTCGTCGGTCATCCGGATGAATGCGGAATCTTTGTGGAGAAAGAAGCAGGCCACAAGGACTTCAAGCAATTCGTGCAAAAGAAGGAAGAGCATACGGAAGCCACTCCGGAACTCTTCAAGAAGGGCGACACGGTACTGCACATCGCAACTGGTGGCACTTACCCGATCACGCATCTGCCGAGCGAAAACGTGCTGGAGAACAGCCGTCGGCCCGCTTACGGTTATACGTTGCCTGACGGTCGCACCTGCTGGCGTGCTCAGCATGAAATGGAAGACGGCCGGTTCACACGTGTGGACAGCAGTCTGGCCAAGCTGATGGCGGCCACGAGTTTCCAGCTCTGACTCCGAAACAGAATAACTAACGTTGCGCCAATCCTTTAACTAGGAAGGCTGCTGTGTTTAAGTTTATGCAAATGCTAAACGACGAAATAGGTCGTCGGGTAGTGACAGTTGTAGAAGATGTTCGCTTTGACCCTGCTGCTGGTAAGTTCCGGATTGTGCTGCTCAACTGCAAGACGCGTGAGATCCGAACCGAGTATTACTATAGCAACGAACTCAATGATCGTTTCACACGCTTTGGCGTCGTGAACTCAACCAAACAAAGGAAGTAAATCATGTCGGAAGAAACCATCAACGCCAATGCTGACCTGCGCAAAAGCATCTCCAGCGTCTTCGCCTTTTACGCACAACCGAATCCGGATGCCTGGCTGACGATCCTGTCGCCGGTCGACCACGAGGAAATCGAAAAGGCCATGGCAAGCTGCGACGTCATGTACCAGCGCTTCGTCATCAACCGCGCCCTGCGCAATGTCCTGGGTCGTGCCCGCCTGGCTGGCATCGATACCTACAACGCCCAGTGGTGCCTGATCGAGAACGACACCACCGATCGCTGGCTGCACCTGTTCAAGGACTCGACTGCCAAGTGCATCATCCGTCACTCGCTGTGCGGCATGAGCGCTGAAGTGAACGTCAACGCCAACCTGATCCCGCGCGAAACCGCGATGGCATTCTAAATCCCGTGGGGTGATTGCTTTCCTGATCTTATAGTTTTCAAGATCATGCAGCAGTCACCGTCATTGGAGAAAAGAATTGAAGAACCGCAAGGAAATCGAGTCCTTCATCCTGAAGGAGATCGACGCTCTTTTGCCGGGTAGCGAGAACAACCAGATCTACAAGAACTGGTTGGGCTCCATGTCTGACAAGGAGTTCGATGAGCTTTTGGATCGGCTCGAAAGTGAAGAGAACATTCTGCCGATTATCGCCCCCAATCTGGCTCACACCACTGGCGGACCGAAACTGTCGGTAGCACGCAATCTTTTGATTGCAGAACGGCTTGGCCTCAAGCTGTTTGAACGGATCTGGATTGATCCGGGCAATGGCGAACCGAAGTACCTGTCCAACGACGAGTACCTCATCATTCCGCTGCCGCTGCGTCGTCAGGCTCAGCTGCTCGTGAAGAAGATGTCGGTGCCAAAAGACAACAAGTCCGTGAATGACTTTACCGGCCAGCCCTCAGGCAAGTCGGAAGCTTCCCGTATCTCGTATCCCGAGACGCTGGTCTTGGCTTCCTTCGGCATGGAGCAGACGCTCACGGAACTCTTGAAGTATCGTGGTGGCGACATCGACGGCATGCGCGCCATGGATGCTTCCCTGTCCAGAACTGGTGCGGTGAGCATGAAGTCGCTCGAGCATCTTAACACGAAGCCAGAGTCGACTCGTACGCTGCACAGTCTCTTGACTGGCATGCACTACGATACGACCTTGCTGAAGTAAAGGAAGTTTTATGTCCCAGGGCCTACCCTTAGACGAAATGAAAGTCGTGGGGGCAATCTTCCAGGAGTCGGTCAACTTCTGCCTGGATAACGCTACCACGGACGAAGAGAAGAACATCCACGAGTTCTTCCTTCACCTCATCATGGAAGTGCAGCCGGAATCGATGCTGACCAAGCAATCGGTATCGGATTTGCAATTGAAGGTGTTCAAGAACGAACATGTTCGCAACTTCATGATGCGCTTGTCGTACGTGTTCTATTCCCGCTGGGCCTCGTCGGATGAGCAGATCACCGGCCTGGCACAAAACCTTTCGCGCGGCTTTACCCAAACGCCGTACATCCAGGGGAATCAGGATGCCATGAGTAACAGTGGTGTTCCTGATGACATCATGAAGCGGATGACCACACGTTCTGAAGCACTGGCTCGTCTCTCGGCGAACCCGTGGCTCGTTCTCGTGTGCCTGGTGCCGCTTTTCATGTCCAAAGCAACGTACGCTGCCGCTGCAGCATAACGGGGGAGCCTACGGGCTCCCTTTTTTGCCGATAACTCATTATGACGACCAAATTCAAATACAGTGGCTTCATGGTGCCGCTGGACGTTATCCTCGATACACGTCTGGGAACCATTGCCAAGCACGACCCCGCTCTTGCTCAAGAGCTTGCTGCTTCGGATTATCGTAACCGCAAGAACGATAACTTCGGCCGCATGGACAGGAAAACGTTTGCTGAAGCGTACAAGAAGCGTGACAAGGAAACGTTGCAGCATTCTGTCGTAACTGGTATTCTGCCCGTGCTGCGAGACATCATCCAAAGTGCAGCGCTGTCCTCCGGTCAAGATAAGAGTGTGCACCCAGAGATGCCTAAGCTCTACATCAACCTCTATCCGTACGTTCTGGACGAAGAGGAAGAAAAGGAACTGGGCATGATCCTCGTGAACCTCATCCGGACCGACAGCATCGAGATCGAACTCTTCAATGCAAGTCCTGAAGAACTGACGCCGGAGTATTGCCTGGAGCGCTTTAACTTCATGGTGATGTACAGCGACTACAACGCCTGGATGGATTTGCACCGGTACGAACTCTTCAAGAAGAAGTACTGCCACATTGTCCTTTTCGCACCAGCGCTCTTTGACAACGAGCTGCCAAGTGAACAAGCGGTGGTGGACACGGTGAAAAGCGTCGGCCTGCATCCGCTGGAGATGCTCGAGCAGACTGCGAAAGAACTGATCGACTTGACCTTGATCGACGTCAAGTATTTCTCGATCCGGGAACTGGGCGGCATAAACGAGGACCCGCAGGTCCCCGCTTAAGTCAGGCCACTTGCCGCGTTGCACGGCGCGCCATGAATTCCTCCATGGAGTCTTGCTGGGTGCGAATGTCCATCTCGCCCGGCACGATCGACACTGGTTCGAGGTCGTCAGGCAGCGTTGGGATTTCACGCTCCACAGGTTCACGGGACTGATAGGGTTTGGCACCACCGACGCCAGTGAGAACCTCGGCGATGAGCTTCGCAGTCTTTGCGTTCTCATTGGCAGCGCGGTCTTCGATGACCAGGCGTTTCTTGTTGATGACTTGTTTGTCGATCCCGTCCAGTGCCTTCAAGGCATTGGAGATGTTCTTGGGATCGTTCTGCATGGGATCAATTGCCAGGAGCTGAGTTGCCAGCTTACGACGAGCGCGAAGAGTATAGTCAAGTGCTTCGTCGTCCGGGTTGATCACCGGAGCTTCTACGGTGGACATGATGTTTCCTTGAATAAAACTGTTGGACGAGAAAGGATCGCACTAAGAAAAAATTACGGGACTCGCTTATAAATTAGTTTGATCACATATCATCAATGTGTACTTCTTCCCGGAGTGCAATATTTTGTTCCCACAAACCTTACATGGAGGGCCTTAATGTGGCTGGTTAATCTCTACCGCAAGTTCAGGAAGCCGCCGGAAGTACCTGCTAAACCACAACCTGTTGCTGAGCTGACGCCGCGTCTGCAATGCTTAGATACTGTGGAAAAGCTCAATCCGGATGTCTTCTCTCTGTACGAGGTAGATTCAGGACAAGCGGTTTTCGTCCGTCCACAGTTCGACAACATCGAATTGTACGCAGAGAAGTTGCGTGAGGCGGCAGTGTTGATTGAACGCAATCGGCCAATCCGAAATGACTGGGTGCCAAAGGAAGGTCAGCGCATTAGCGTCGACGCTTTCTTGGTTTCAAAGGAAGGCTATTACCTCGATTACTTTAAAGCCGTGGGACGCTTTAAGGAAGCAGCAGAAGCATTTTGCAAGGTAATGGAAAGAACGGATGACGTCTCGTACGGGGTCCAAGAGCACAACGGTCGAATGCTCTATAAACTCGTGGTCAATGTCAAGGAAGTTTCTGAAGCATTGAACGAAGTGGCTGAAATGAACTAATTCGAAACGTCTTTACGTTAGAAACAATTAAGGGATTTGTTTATGGCAAAGAATCCAATGATGAAACTACTGAGCGCCCCCGATAAGGGCATCAGTCAAACGCACGGGCCTAACGGCATCCTCGCACGTCTCTTTCGTACGATCCTGTACGACGAAGACATAACTCCATTTCGTTACATGGATCTCATGGATGCATTTATCCGTGAGGGTCAAAGCGGCGTACCTGTCAACCGCGTAGACCTAACCAGCTGGCGAGGCAACCTGACAAAAGAGCTCGGCAAAGAGCAGATGTCATGGAAGGTGTTTTGCAAGGCCTTACGGTTCTTGCAGATCATCAAGATCGAATTCCAGATCACCGCGTACTGGAAGAAAGGAAAAGTCACCAAGCACGCAACTTGGGTAGACTTCGGCTCAAAAGAAGCCCTGAATGAACTTAACAAACCTGAGGACGATTCTTCAAGTGACGACAACGCGCAGTACAAACTTCCTCTTGACTACCATGGGGACGATGAATACAGCTAACCGGACACTTTCGTTCTTCTCGTTAAATCATTGAGGCAGGAATCATGGTAGAAAAAGTTAAACCAGAAATCGACGACAACGACGACGGCAAAAAGTTCATCAACATTTATTCGAAAGGACGCACCAAACTCGGTAAGATGCTCTCGCACTTTTACCACTCGCCGTTTGAACACCCGACCTTAAAGCATTTCAATTCTATGGAAGGCTTCTGGCACTACGTCGGTGGCGACGTCAAAGACGAACGCCTGCGTACCGTGCCTGGCTGGCAAGCAAAGAAGATCGGCAAAGACATCACCAAGAGTTACAAGGCCGACTTCCAGAAGCTCATCATGGAAGGTAACCGCTGCAAGATTGAAGCCAACGAAGAGCTCAAGAAACTCTTCATCGAATCCACTTTGCCGTTCGTTCACTACTACGTGGCGGACAACGGCTGGATCGTGAAGCCAAAAGCACAAGAATGGCTCTGCCATGGCTTTGAAACGCTGCGGAATCAAATGCGTGCGGAAGCAGGTCTTGCTCCGCTGTTTAACACCTAGTACTTCATCCGATTCCGGGTGAAGTACTAAAAAGGGAGAGGCTTCGGCCTCTCTTCTTTTTTTTTTGCTCGGGATAGGATTATGGCCGGACCATTTGCACAAAGTGCGTTCTCAACAGGACCCAATGACGACTACCGTACAGTAGACGTCTACAAGCAAGACGGTAAGAACGTTATCTCCAGTTATACCGATCGCTCCACGGCTCCGTCGACTTCGGGCCTGGGTAGTCTCTTCGGTAGCAATCCACTGCCGAGTTTGAATCTCGACACGAAGACGGCACTGGAAGTATCAAAGAATGCCCTGACATACGGCAAGAGCATTGCAAGCGGTACTGACACCAAGAGCATGCTAGACCGTGCTGTGGGTGGTTTGGGCATGGCGGGTTCAGCACTTCGTAATGCATCACCCAGTTTGCAAAAGTCGCTTCTGGGTGGCATTGGTGATGTGCAAAGCATTTATGCCCAAGTCGGCAATACCGTCTCCCGTATCAAGAGTGGTAACTTGCCCGATATCCGTAGCGTTGCGGATATCATCAACAAAGCGGCAGGCGCTGGTGCTACTGGCATTCCTCTCATCAACATCAATGACCAGAACTCCACACTGGGCATGGCAGCTGGTCTCATCCAGCAAGCAACGCGTAGTGGCATCCCTAAGTCGTTTAGCGCACTGACGACGAACCTCATTTCTAACCCGACCCAAATCGCAGGCCTTATCAACAAGGTCTTGCCATCGGTGACGAAGTCGAGTGACGTCTTCACGCTGAAAGAAATGGCACTGGTTCAGCCGTCTGCGATCAAGCTGGCCAATCCAGACATCTTGTCGGACTTCTCGTTTAACTACAAGGCAGACGACGGTACGACGCAAGTAGCGAAGATGGAAGCCTTTGGTGCGGTTAAGGAAACCTATTCCGCGATCGATCCGAACTGGCTTAGTTGCCCAGCGCGTGAAGGTGGCAATGTAGTTGACGTAAGCAAGATTTCTGGTGCTTCGTCTGACTTCAAAGACATGCTTCAAACGGGCGCTCTGAATAGCACCGACATTGCTGACAAAGTGTTCTTGATGGACACGTCTCCTTCGAAGTACCTGGGGAGCATTGGCGGGTCAGTCGCTAACCAAGGAACGCCTTCGGTGCGGGATCAGCTCAACACGCTTTTCCCAGCAGCGGCAGTAGGACAAACACGTGCTTCTGAAACGCCTGTGCTCTCTCCTGGTCAAGCCGGCATGAAAGCAGAAGTAGAAGAGTACGACGTTGCAGCCTACAAGGCTGGTGGTGGAACTTCGAAGATTAAACGTACGACCAATCCCGATGGTAGCTACACCATCGAGACTTCGTACATCTATCAAGGTTCAGTCAATCACATCACAACTGAAATCTTCGATTCAAGCGGCCAACGCATTTCGAAAACGGAACGCGACCTGGATTAATACGGCATATTACCCCACCCCAAAAGGGTGGGGCTTTATGCTGCTTTACCGCTCAGTACCTTTGTAGATCGCGGACCAGAGACGGGCAGGAGGTAAGTCACTTGCAAAGTTCAGCATGTGCGTCACAGAGTAAGCACTCTTCCATTCCGCCAGCATCATCGTTGCCCGCATCTTGAGTTTCCTCATGCCATAGATCTGATCTGCAAGACCCACGCCAGCGATTACGTTCAAGTAGTCGCTAAAGATCGTGTCGTCGTCGAAGAGCTTAGCCACCGACGTAACGGCATTCACCACCGTATCAGCTGCCGCACCCACACCAGCACCGACTGCAGCGCCTGCTGCGGAACCTGCTGCGGCGCCAGCGACTGCACCTGGCACACCTGCTGCCACTCCAATCCCCGCTCCTGCAACACCACCAGCAACAGCACCTGCTTTACCCAGCGTCTTGGCGATACTGAAGTCCAAGCCTTCCGAGATCGGCATGTGCATGATGGAGGAGAGATCCTTCACGCCGAACGTGATTTCCATCCCCATCGAGTGACCCAGGTTGTTAAAGCCCAGGTTACCCTTACCGCGAGTGATCGTCATCGAGTCGATAATGCCCAGACGCGTTTGTGCGCGACCTTGGTCATAGAGCTCAACCAAGAACGGCGACGTGTACGAGTGCTTACCGGCCGACAACGGAAGCGCACCAGCGAGAAGCATGGCGAACGGGATGTAGATGTTGATGAGCTGACTGATCGGGTTACCATACGGGCTCACCAGATCGATCGTGTAGTTCATCGTGGGAAGCTGCGCTGCTGACGATTGCCACTGCTGTGGAATGTCAACGAACGCTGCACCACCGAGAACAGCAAGACCCGACAAGCCCAACTGGTCTGCTGCACCTTTCACCACCGCTTTGGCTGCACCAAAGACTGCGCCGAGCATTTGCGATGCGACGTCGTCACTGATGTTACCGTTAGCGAAGTTGAAGTTGGTACTACGAGATGCACTTGCCATGCCATTGATCTTGCTAGCGATCTCCGACTCACCCGTTTGGCTCGAGAACGATTCACTCACGGTACCGGTGTAGTTCACTCGGAACGAAGCGAACTGGGAGCCGTCGTTAAGCTCTGCGTCCAAGAATTCAGCAAAGCCAGCGGGAGCCGAGTTACCAACGGCGCCTTCTGCACTGTCACCTGCCTTGGGTGCCGAGAAGTCACTCTCCATCCATTTGTCGATGTAGGAAGAGAACTGCGGCTTTTGATCCACCAGCATCTGGTTGTGAATGCCCGCCACTTCATTCCAGATGTTGTCGCTCGAGACTTCGTTGAGCAACTTCTGTCGACGATAGGCAAGCCGCTGTGCACGGTTAGCCAGAGCGTAGACGTCGATCTGTCCGCCTTCGGTGATGATGTCAGGCAGAAGCTTGTGAAGGCGTGCCAGGGCATTTGCATCGAAGTCGTATTCGCCACCCATGCGGTTACCTTCTTTGTCCGTTGCACTACCCAGACGAGGAATGATACCACGGTTGACCGCGATCTGGTTGACCATGGTTTGCACGGCGTTCCAGTAAAGCGGCATGGTGGGTTTCAGATAGTAGAACTTCGTCGAGGGCTTGTTGAGGGCATAACGAAGAAGCTTACCGGAAATGAACCCGACAGCGAGAAGCGGCCAGAACGAAACTTGTACCACGAGACCGATGGCGCGGCCTACGAGATAGAACGCTTTTTCCACACGGCCAGTGCGGGCAAGCTGTCCTGCTTGGCTGTCGTAGAACTCGGTAAAGAACGTACGCAGCGAATTGAATGCGGGGACACCGAAACGCATGTGGATGACTTGGCTATTGTCATCGATCGCTTCACTGTAGTAAGCACCCATGCCTTTGCTGCCAGCGAATTTGCCTTGGACCTTTGGGTCAGCGAAGCGCGTAAATTGCGGCGGCGGATTGATTGCGAAGTTACCACCGGGTGTGGTGTCGGTGAACTTCAGACTCGCAGTGGTGAACGTGCGGTTGACTTGGTCAATGCCTTCCAGATTGGTTTGGCTGACCAAGAAACTTTGTCGTAACCACTTCGAGTCCTTTAAAAGAGGTCCGGACATCTAATGTTCTCCAAATGAAAAGAAGGAGGGGAGGATTGCTCCCCTCCCCTCTTACGGCCAGTTACGGTTCTTGGCTACCGACACAGGTGGTTGTTGAACCTTCTGCGGTGGTGCTTTGAAGTTACTGGTGTCGACCGGAGTTTGAGGCGCTTCTTCCTTTGCAGGCTTAGCGTCTTTGCCCCCCAGTCCCATGGCGACCAGTTTGCGCAGTTCTTCGAGCATCAGCTTTTGCGTTTGCAGCTGCTGATTGCCAACCGAAGTCAGCTCGTCGAAGACCTTGCTCGTGGCTTGTGCTTGGAACCTGTTCTGTTCTTCAACACTTGCCGAGCGTGGCGTCTGGAAGCCCTGACCCATCGCGCGTGCTGCTGCGTTTGGATCGGAGGCTGCTGCATCTCCAGTAGTAGCTGGAGCGGAGGACTTATCCGTTTTAGCAGGAGCCGCAGGTTGTGGCACGTTGGCATCGCTACCAATTGGCACGCCTGGCGTTTGCTCGGTCACCTTGAAGCTGCCCACAGGGTTACTCGTCATGCCAGGTACCGACGGCTTAGCCGACTTATCGTCAGCAGGAGGCGTCGGAGGAGCACTGGTAGTCGAGGCGGTCTGGAGTTTCTCCGAACCATCGTCGACACCGTAGGCTTTGGCCTGTTTGCGCAGACGGGAATTCATCAGCGCGTAGACCTCGCCCACTGTGCGTGGCGTGTTGCCATTCTTCTGGTCGTAGAAGATCGGGATGTTAGCCCGTGCAGCTTTTGGCATCACGTTTGCTGCGATTGCGGACGGATCGCTTCCCAGGAAGGTGCGTGCACCACCAGCGCCCAGGAAGTGAGCAAAATACAGGTCGGTGTCGGTCAGCTTACGGTTGACACTGCCTTTGATCTGCTCAGCATTCATCTTCAAGAACTCTGCCGTCATCAGCGCATTTGCACGCGCATCAGTAGCAGGCGTATCAGGAGAGATGCCGTACTTGGGACCGAACTTGCCCAGCATGGTTTGCCAGGTGTCGTTGATGAACTGCCCCAGGCCAGTGGCTGACGACGTACCGGCTTTAGCGTCAGGATTGAAGCCCGATTCGGTAGCCATGATACTGGCCATCATCACCGGGTCCACACCTGTCATCTTGCCGACAGCCTCCAGCATGGCCTTCATCGATGCGTAAGTGCCTTTGCCCGTAGGCTTAGGAATCGCATTGATGTCACCGCCCGTACCCTTCCCAGGGTGTTCGACTTCGCGGCCACCGCCAAAGCCTAAGCTTTGAGCAATGCTACTTGCAGCGCCTTTGATACCAGCGCCGATGTTTGCACCCGCGTTGCCAAACCAACCGCTCTTGGTCTTGTTGCCATCTTCATCGACGTTGTTAAAGAGACGAGCAAAGAAGCCTGACTTCTGGGTGACGCCGTTTTGCACGACATCCGAAGCGCCCTCTTTGGTCAAGCCAGATTTCCCTGTCTTGCCCGTTTGCTCATCGAGCTTCATCTGCTGAGCGTTATCTTTCAACGCCTGCAAATTGCCATCGATGGATTTGACATCCGTGTTGAGTTCGTACCCAGGCCACGGTGACTCGGTAATGGACCAAACCGAAGTAGAGGAGCCATTGTAGTCCGTGTTCGTTGTGTAGATCACGGTACCCACGTCCAGCTGTTGCTGAGCGTTCAGCGTGTCAGCTGCCACCTTCATGTCGTTTTTACGCGACACTTTCTTCAGTGCAGTTAAGTACTTCAGATAAGTTGGCAAGAAGCGCTTACTAAACCAGGTCAACCAATCCGACGAATTCCCGTTGGTGGAGCCTGCCACACCAAACCAAGGACCTGCCGTATTGATCGTCTCCTCGATCGAGCCATTCCATGCTGCAACATCGCCACTGGCGAAGGAGACTTGTGCAAGCACGAGGTTCTCCAGTTTCTGCAACATGCGCACCTTATCGATGCTCAAGTCTTTCAGACCGTACGTGCGCATCCTCATCGCAGCCAGAGCATCCAGACGTCCTGACGACAGAACATCGCTCATGACTTGCGCCGAAGTCACGGTAACCACTCCAGAACCGCTCAGAACGGCCCCAGAGGCGTCGAACTTGACATCCTTGATGAGTTTCTGCATGTCAGCCGGTGACGCCTTACGGACGCCATCTGCGGACAGTACAGGTGCAGCTGCGCCAATGGCAGCGGCGGCCGTTGTTTTGGCAGCCTCAGCAGCAACTCCCTTACCACCGTTCTTGTCGTTCTTTGCAATATCATCCTGAATTGCTTGGATGGCAGCAGTCACTTCTGGACGGCCAGCTTTCAGCTTCGGCAGATCCATGAACGGGGAAGTCAAGTAGTCGTAAGGACCATCGGGCATCTTGACCGCATTGAAATACTGCTTGCGTTCTTCGCCTTTCAAGTCCTCCACGTCACCGAGCTTCTTCTTCATGCCAGCGAGCACACTCATGTGCGCCAGGAAGATAGGCTTAAAGCGAGAGGCGAACCACGTCACCCAAGGGCCACGTTGTTCTTCGTTGGTCGGGTCAAGACCAAAGTCCGAGATCGCCTTTTTGAGGTCAACCTTGGTTTGGTCAATGGCAGCTTGTCCACCCGTGAACACCACGTGCTCTGCCAACAGGTCTTCAAGGCCGAACACCTTTTGCAAGTGCTCGCCATCGTCGTCCTTGGTAAAGCCGTACTGTGCATAACGCAGTGTACTCATGAGACCAAGCTTTTTCCGGGTCAGGTACTTATATCCGAAGTAGGCTCCAGCACCCACGGCTGCAACACCGAGAGCAGTTAAGAGAACAGGCGCGGTCAGGATTGCACCGAGACCCGTTGCGATTGCGCCAGCAGCAGTTGCTGCGCCAGCTGCGATCGACCCTACACTACCGATGGCCCCCATGGCAAGAGCGCCAGCGCCTTCAAGACCCAGTCCACCCAAGGCCAATGCACCACGCCCGCCCCACATAGCGGCCCGACCCAGCAAGCCTGCACCACGGGCCCCAACACCCAGAGCACCACGACCGAGCGAAGCAGCACCACGACCAAGAGATCCCAGTCGCGTATTTTTAACCGCATTTATTGCACCTCGGCCGAAGCGTCCAATTCCTCGCCCCGCCCTGCCGCCCAGGCGCTTTGCTTTGCCCCAGGCACGACCGGCACGACCACGCGGTCGCCGACGGGAGTTCCCATCGCGGTCAAGCAAATCGTCAAGACCGAGGCCATCATTTTCTTCATCGTCATCATCCTTGTGTTTGTGTTTCCCGAACAGGCCACGTGCCGTCTTCCAGGCACTCTTGGCTTTGTCCCCCATTGTGTCGTACAAGTCCTTGCCTTTGGCAAAACCCTTGTCAGCCAGACGCTTAGCGCCGTCTTTAACGTCACCCGCTTTCTCTTTGAGCTTTTCCCTCTTGCGTTTCAAGTCCTCGTAACTACCGTCACGAATTCCATCGCCGTCAGAGTCACCCTCGATCTTGCGTTTCTTGCCCGGCAGTCGGTCATTAAGGATGTTGCGGATGTCGGTCAGCAAGTCCACCGTCTTCTTTGCACTGATGCCCAAGACACCGGTGTTGAAGAACTCGCCGAGTTTCTTACCCCAGCTAGTGAAGTCCAGCTTGCCCATCACCCAGTCACGAGCAGACTTACCCATGTCCATGACTTTGTTCTTGGCCCAGGTGAACTTGTCCTTTGCGAACTTCGCTGCACCTACGACCAATTGCAACACCTTCTTCATGCCCGTTACCAGCGGACGACCTTTGCTATCGACCAGGCCCTTTTTGATGTCCTCTTCCGTCAGGACAAGTTGTCCATTCTGGTCGTAGACAGGCCCGTCAATTTGCGAAGGCTTGGTGATGGTCTTACTTGAGACACGAGAAGCGTAACCGCCTGCCTTCATCGTGATACCCAAGAGACGGGGTTTGTCTTCCCCTTTGACGTAGACGTCTTGCGCCATGTCCGTCAAGCCCCAGAGCTTCTCAACCCCCAAGAGTGCTTGCGCGTACACGCCGCCAACACCAGCACGGAACTTCTTTGCCCCCCAAACTCCGAGACCGATTGCACCGTCTTTGAGCTTGGTAAGCCCAGCCAGTGCTTTCTGACCCATGTTCGTTTTCATGAAGGCATTCTTAGCGTCCTCCAGCGACAGAACGATGTTGCCGTCCTCGTCAATGATGGCGCCTTTGATGTCCTTGTAGCTGGTGATCACCTTGCCCGTTACCTGGTCACGGTACTTGCCCGCTTCGATACCGGCTTTGGTGATACGTGGGAGCAACTCACCTTTGACGTAGATGTCATTGATTTCGTTGATCTTCTTCCACGCACTGTCTTTCCAGTTGCCAAGCGTCTTCCACGCATCCTTACCACGGGAGAGACCTTTGTCCCACTGACGGCTACCGAACTGACGAGCACGGCCGAAGCCGCTCTTTGCTGCACCCCAGAGTCCGCCCGGTACATCGGACAAGCGCATGTTGCGCCAATCGCGAGGACCTGCCGGATTGCCACCTGGACCAGCTTCGTACAGATGGATGCCATCCTTGATCTGCTGTTCAATGCGCAGCAGTGTCTCGCCCATGGTCTTAGCGTCGTCCTTGATGGACTGTGCTTTGATTTCATCGACGATACGATCAAAGAGAGACGGGTCAGCTTGCAACGTCATGCCCGATTGAGCAGCGCCTTGCTGAATGGCTTGTGGGGCCGGAGTGGGTGCTGCTGGAGCTGCACTTGGATGCGGACCACGAGGACCTGCACCACGGCTATTTGGCGTACCACGAGTACGAGAGACTCGCACACGAGGCTGCGTCTGGAGGCCACCACCCGATGCTTGAGGAACAGGGCTGTTCTCATCACCGTAGTAATAGTCGTACAGACGGTTCATGTCAATCATGCCGTCTTTTACCAGGCCCAGTTCTTCCAGGTATTCTTGGTTGCCAGCATTGACGTGATGCTGGATGTTGGCACGTGAGTCAGAGATCCGGTTACCCAGGTTACCAAACTCTTGCGCAAACACACGCCGCTTATCGAGAAGCGGGTCTTCCTTGAAGTACTCCTTGAAGATGTCGGCAAACGCTTCACCATGCTTGCCGCCGATACCGGCGTACTTGGTCGGGTCCGAGAGTCGATCTACATCGCCACGCTTACCGTCAAGGTTTTCCCGGAGCATGTAGCGGCCAAGGATCTTACGCTGTTCAGGCGTAAGCTTTTTGTCCTTGTCCAATTCAGTGACGAGTTTGTCGACTTGTTCTTTCGTGGAAGACGTTTCGCGGTCACCCACGAGACTTTCACGAATGTTCTTGCCGATCGTCCTCTTGTCGCTGAACTTGTTCTTCAGGTGATCGTATTCAATCAACTGCGTCGACTCGTCTCCAGTGCGCATGATCCGAATCTCACGCCAGATGCGTGCCAGGTAACCTGGAATGATTTCGGTAATGGACTTATTGGTGCGGCGACCAAAGACATCTGGATTGTTACCGTCGGCCAGTTTGTCTTGGTGCAGGCTAGCATCCGGCCCACTCAAGCTGCCAAGGATGTTGTCCTTGCCAAAACGAATGAGACTATCGAGGAAACCAAAGCCCGTGTTTTCCCCTTTGTTGCTTTGTGCGAACTCTTTTGCGTGCTGCGGCAAATTGGTTGCGAATTCGCTGATCTTGTTTCCGGTGCGAACGATGCGATCGTTCTTGTTGACTTTTCCTCGCAGCCACTTACCCAGGCGTTCACCCAGGTTATCTGCTGCAAGACCACCAACAATTCCACCGCCCAGTTCGGAACCGGACATCTGTGGACCACCGAACTCTGCCTGCATGGCCTGCAAGTCGGCGAGCGAATCCACCATGCCCGCACCCTGCTGAACACTACTGGCAAAGTTACGGGCTTTGTCCTGGGCAGACATCGCAAGACGCTTACCGAGGTTACCGAGGAATTCACGACGCTTACTAAAGACACTGTCGTTCAAGCCATCGATGAACTTGTTACGCAGCGCTTCTTTGAGCCGCTCGGAACTCTTGAGCTTAGCAAACTCGGGCAGACCCGTGTTCTTCAGGATGCCTTCCAGGTTCTGGGTAGTAACGGCATTCTGACGTTTCGTTTCTTCCAGCAGGTCCATTTGCAGGAAGTATTGGCGATACGCAATCTCAAGGCTCTTACGCTGATACTTGGCAGTGACTTTGGTGTCAAAGGACACACCTTGTTGCAGGGCCATTCGCATCGAATCGAATTGGCCCATTTGATCTTTGTGACGGCGATTCTGGATCGTATCGCGGATCGCATCGGTTGCCCGATCTTCAGCGCGATTCTTTTGTTCCAGTTCCGTCTGTGCACCGAAAATCTCCGTCAGGTCTGACTGGAGACCGGCTTCACGCATCTGATCGACACCGGCGCGAGGGTCAGGTTTCTTCTCCTCTTTGCTCCATTCTCGAATGCGTTCAGCAACTCCTTTGGGGAGGACGCTCTCTACGGACGGCAGGATTTTACCCGTCGTACGCTTGATGTCTGTAATTGCTGGCTTTAACTCTTTAGCCGCGGTATTGTATAGATTTCGAAGGCTGCCCACGCCTTGATCTGTCAAATCCATGACTTGGCCGTAGCCTTTCGGCAACGAGTCACGGACTAATCGACGGATAAATTCAGGGCTGGTAGCAGTATCCTTCGCACCATTCAAAGCACCGGCGGCAAACTTCGTGACAGGACTCCTGTCATCCTTGGGAGGCGTAAAGTCGAAATCGAATTCCGGCATGTCCATGCCAGAGTCGAAATCGAAATCATCCGTCTCAAGTTTTTTGTTTTTTGCCATCGACAACTCCTAGCAGAGGGGGAGCACTAAAAGGCTCCCTTCATAGTTTTACGTTTTTTACCGAGAAAGATCCCCATGGAGCGCTCAAAAATCCCATTTAACATCAGCATCTTGCGACTAACCGCAGATCGCTTGAACGGCTTGCGACCAGTCAAGGTGCTGGATATCTTCGATGGCGCAACTGGTAACTTTCACGATGACGGTCTGTTTTCCACTCTGACCTTTGGTAAGGTAGGCGACACGCGTCGTAACTACCGTTTCTCCTACATCGACATCCGCGTACCGATCTTCCACCCGGTGATCTATCGTACGCTGGTGAGCCTCAAACGTCTTTATGCCGGAATTTTGGCAGGCACGGAATACGCCATCTGGGATGACCAGATCAACGACTTCGTGGCAAGCAACGCCATGGAAGGCAAAACTGGCTACGATTATTTCGTCAAGCACTGGGAGAAGATCGTCTTCACCGAGAGCTCGTCCTCGCGTCGTGAGCAGAAGACTTTGCTCGTGGCTAAATACAAAGAGCGGGCACTGACGGACAAGATCGTCGTGATCCCTGCCGGTCTTCGTGACGTGGAAATGGGTGACGATGGTCGCCCTCGCGTTGACGAGATCAACAACATCTACAGTACGCTTCTCTCCATTAGTAATACGGTGTCGGAAGCTGCTGTCAAGAACAACCCTGATATCATCAACTTGTCGCGTTTCCGTTTGCAGACCGCGTTCAACGATCTGTACACGCTGATCGAGTCGATGATCGAAGGCAAGAAAAAGCTGTACATGGGCGGCTGGGCATCGCGCGGTATCTTCAATGGTACGCGTAACGTGATTACGGCAATGGATACGAGCACTGCTTACTTAGGTAAAGCGGGCTCGGTTCAGTTTAACAATACCGTGATCGGCCTCTACCAGCTCATGAAGGCCATGATGCCGGTGTCGCGCTTCTTGGTGAAGAGTGGATTCCTCTCGAAGGTATTTACTTCGCCTGACGCCCCAGTTAATCTCGTGAACAAGAAAACGTTGCAGATGGAATCTGTCCGTCTGTCACCGGCTTACTTTGATCGCTGGATGACCGATGAAGGCATCGAAAAGGTCATCACGAGTTTTGGCGAAGAGGGTCTGCGCGATAAGCATCTGGAAATTGCCGGATACTACGTCGGCCTGATCTACAAAGGCCCGGACGGCACCTTCAAGATTTTCCAGGACATTCGTGACCTGCCCGAGCACCGTTCCAAGGATGATGTCTCTCCGCTGACGTTCTGTGAGCTGCTGTATCTCTCTGGCTATCTTAACTGGAACAGGTATCCGATCTTCGTGACTCGCTACCCGATTGCGGGTGTGGGCTCGATCTATCCAAGTAAGGTCTACGTCAAAACCACGATCAAGTCCGAAGTGCGGCGCGAGCTTTCGGATGTCTGGTCGGAGATGAGCGATGCGCATACGGCCTACTCCTTCCCAAGGGGCGGCGCCTATGTTAATAGCTTGGTTCCGCACTCGGCAAAGCTTGAGCGTCTCGTGGCTGACTTCGACGGCGATACTGCTTCTGGTAACGTGACCTATACGGACGAGTCGATTGAAGAAGTCGACAAGCTGCTCTCGCAGCGCCGTGCTTATGTGGGTAGTGACGGCAAATTCATTTCCAGTACCGCAGTGTCTACCGTGAACCTGGTACTGCACAATCTGACCGGCGATTAAGAATGAAATTCTACAACGAACTGTATCAAAACTTTGGAGTGAGGAAGGCGGATCAGCTGGCAAGTCCGCCGCATCCGTCGTTCCAAAAATTCGAGTTCCCTCGGGAATCGATTTACCACTACTTCGGTAGTGACGACCTGGATAAAGCACCGCACGCAAACGAGCCGATGTTTGCCAAGATCACCCATCCGATTTACATGTCACATGTGACGGAGATCGGTGACAAACTTGGCAACCCGCGTCGTCTTCCGATTGTGGTCGGTGCCGCTATTCGTCAGTACCACATCCAGAACCGCCGTTATAAACAGATGACGAATCTGGAAGCGGTGTCGAAAGACCAATCGTCGCTCGTCATCTTCAACTACGGTTTCATCAACGGCCTGTATTCGATGTTCCGTAACTCGTACACTGGCTACTACTCGTGGTGGAACCGCCGAGCTGCGATGTGGGACAAGATCAGTGAAGTGGCAAAGGAATCGGATCGCCATCAGTTCATTCTGGTGAACATCCCCAAGAGCATTCCGGCGCTGTCTGATCTGGCCCTCGTTGACGGACAGATGACGGCAAACGCACTGAAGAAGTTCCATACCGCAGACGACTTCGCAATCGTGGAACTGTGGAAGTGGTTCGGTGCACTGCGTCAAGAAAGCTTGATCAGCCGCCTGCCGAAAGAAAAGCTCGACAAGGTGAACATCATCTTCGTGGACCACGGCCGTTGGTTCATGGTGAATCTGGGCCGGGTGGAAGGCTTCCGTAAGGCTACGAAAGAAGAACTCAAGGCCGACAAGGACGCGAACACCAAAGGCATCGAAGCAGCGCAAATCCAGCGTCGTTTCCTGCACGCCCTGCACGTCATGGCTGACCTGCGCTCCGAAGTCAAACTCGACGAGAAGACCGAAGAGAAGGCCACGGGTAAAGCGACACCGGTGCTGAACCAGGCAACTGGTAAAGTGGAAATGCGCGCTGAACTGTTGCTGCCTGAAGAAGGCGGCCCGGTTCACGTTGAAAACGAAGGCTCCATTGAAATCAATGGGGAACCGGATTACGACGATGCACATGATCCTGACCTGGATACCAAGATCGAAGAGAAGCTTGCCAAGATCGACCAGGTCACGGACGTCATTAAGAACGTCGAGAAAGCACAAACTGATGCAGCAGAAGCCGACGTGCTCTTGCTGCCCACGGTGGCCACGCCCGAAGACGGCATTGCCAAAGTGTGTGCACGTCTTGCCGAACAAGATGCGATCTCCGCTTCCGAACTCGTTCGTTACAACAAACTGTCGTCGGCGTACAAAGACATCGTGGCGCCTGATGGCAAAACGAAGTTGGACAAGTTCATCCAGGTCCCGCAAGAAGCCCTCGCCATTCCTGAGTCGCCTTCGATTCCGGACATCGCAACTGTGGTGGATAAGTCGATGCTCAAAAGCTCGCTCCACCATTACGACGCCCATTACGTCAAACACGTCTTGCCCCGCCACATTGCCTCGATGGTGATGAGCGTTCAGCAAGCGGGTATCGCTGTGACGGAATACGAAGTCGAGCGGGTCGAAGACGCCATCGGCAAGTTCGATGCTCTCCGGGTCAAACTGGTACCAGTCGTGGGCAGTCCGTCGACCGTGCACATCAAGGTTCCGACTTTGGAAGAAGACGGCACCTACAAGGCCAACGGTATCAAGTACAACCTGCGTAAGCAGCGGGTGGATTTGCCGATTCGCAAAGTGTCGGCTGACCTCGTGGCGTTGACGAGTTACTTCGGCAAGGTGTTCGTGCAGCGTAGCGCTAAGCGGCCGAACAACTACAACGAGTGGCTCTGCAATTCGATCATGGCCAAAGGCCTGGACGAAGGCGACCATGTTGTGCAAGAAGTCAACCCAGGCGACGTGTTCGATAACGAATTCGATAGCCCGAAAGTATTTAGTGCTTTGTCCCAGCGCTTCCGTAGTTTCAAGGTGGCAGGTTTCCAAGTCACCTTGGACCGCGTCAAGAAGGAAGAACGTGAAGAACTCTACGGTGCGGATAACATCGCCAAGTTCGAACGTGACGGCGCAGTCATCCTGGGCATCGCAATAGCACAAACTCGCACCATCGGTACGCAAGGGAAGATCCTCTTGATCGCCGACAAGGACAGTGCTCTCTACACGTTCCACCCTGGCGTCGATAAGGACCTGGTGCCGGCTGGGACGATCGAAACGATGGCTCATCTGGAAGTCTCCAAGGCTCCCATTGAGTTTGCAGAAGTGCGTGTGAAGGATCGCCATATTCCAGTGGGTTTTATCCTGGCATTTGAATTGGGCTTTGATCGCCTGTGCAAAATGCTGAAGGTAGAGCCTCGTCGTGTGCAAGCTGGCACGCGCACGAACATGGACATCAATGAGTACGCCATCGTATTCAAAGATGAAACGCTCATCTTCTCCAAAGAGGATCGGGCGGCGGCAATGATTCTGGCAGGCTTTAACGAATACCATCGTTACATCCGCGACTACGACGCGTTCCTCTTTAACAAGCGGGATGTGTTCTTGAACGTCCTGGAAGGCGAAGGGCCTGCTGCACGCTACCTGCGCGAGATCGACCTGATGTACCAGATGTTTGTCGATCCAATCACCAAGAGCCTGCTTGAGCGCATGAAGGAGCCGACGGATTTCCGTGGCCTCTTGCTGCGCAGCTGCGAACTGCTACTGAAAGACCAACACCCGGACGAATACGACACCCGCTATCAGCGCTTCCGTGGCAATGAACGAATTGCCGGTGCCGTGTACTCCGAGATGGTGAAAGCCATCCGACTTCATGACGGCCGCGCTGGTCGTTCGAAGTTGCCAATCGATTTGCATCCGTACGCAGTGTGGAAGCTGATCGCGACTGACTCGTCCAATGCCTTGGTGTCGGAGATCAACCCGATCCAAAACCTCAAGGAAATGGAAGCAGTCACAACTGGTGGCGTGGGTGGCCGTAATAGCCGCTCCATGACCAAACGGACCCGAGGCTACCCGAAGCATGACATGGGTGTGATTTCGGAGTCTACCGTCGACAGTGGCGACGTGGGTATCAACACTTACACCAGTGCTGACCCGCAGTTCGATTCTGTACTGGGTACGACCAAGGGATACGAGATCGGTAAGACGGGTGCTACGGCACTCTTGTCGACCTCGGCACTTGTGTCGCCGGGTGCGGATATCGACGACCCGAAGCGCGTGAACTTTATCGCGATTCAGCACAGTCACGGTATCGCCTGCAAGGGCTACCACCAGATGCCGGTTCGTACCGGTTACGAGCAAGTGATCCCTCACCGTACTGGCGACCTGTTCTGTCAGACGGCAAAGAAACCTGGTCGGGTGATTTCGATTACTGACCGTGGTATCGTCGTGCAGTTTGAAGGCGACGATGAACCGAAGGGTTACGAGCTCGGCCGTCGTTTCGGTAACGCTGCGGGTCTCACGATTCCGCACGATGTCGTCACGCCTTTGAAAGAAGGTGCGAAGTTTAAAGAAGGCGCAGTCATCTGCTACAACACTGGCTTCTTCGAGCCGGACATTTTGAATCCGGGCCAAGTCGTCTACAAGACGGCAACCCTGGTCAACGTGGCACTGTTGGAGTCGACGCTGACGCTGGAAGACTCTTCGGCGATTTCGCCGCGTGTCGCTGAACTGCTCACTACCAAGACAACCAAGGTCAACACGATCGTTGTCCGCTTTAATCAGAAGGTCAGCAAACTTCAGAAAGTGGGCTCGGAAGTCGAGGCAGAGAGTATTTTATGCATAATTGAAGATGAGGTAACGGCAACGTCCGACCTCTTCGATCAAGAAACGATCGACACGTTGAGCATGCTCTCGTCCATGGCGCCCCAGGCTAAAACCAAAGGCCGGATCGAAATGATCGAGGTGTACTATCACGGCGAGAAAGAAGACATGTCTGAATCCATCAAGGCGATCGCTGATGCTAGCGACCGTGACATGGCGAAGCGTCTGAAATCTGCTGGTAAGAAAGTCTTTACCGGTAGTGTTGACGAAGGCTTCCGCGTGGAGGGTAACCCCTTGATGCTGGATACGTTGGCCATCAAGATCTACATCACTGGCGATGTTGCTGCTGGTGTTGGCGATAAGGGTGTGTTCGCTAACCAGATGAAGACGGTGTTCGGTGAAGTGCTGCCAGGAGAAGTCCACACGGCTTCTGGCTTACCAATCGACGCTATCTTCGGTCAGAAGTCGATTGACGACCGTATCGTGGGCTCGCCTGCTCAGATCGGCACCACCACTGCAATCCTGCGGCATATCGGTAAGATGGCTGCACGGATGCGTAAGAAGTAAAGGAGTCGGGGCGCTGTCATGGCGCCCCTGGTTCTTGGGAAGAATTTTAACTGTTCTAATGGGACGAAGATGAACACTCAACAAACCGCACTGAGCATGGTGACCCTCGCCAATGCCTCGGACCTGGTTGCCAACATTGTGCTTGGCACGATGGGTAACGGTGTGGCTGAAACCTTCAACGGTTCGCCGCTCACCAAGCAAGCGCTCTACGAAATGTCCCAAGTGACGTTCCAGGGTGCCCTGACCAAACACATGGGAGGCCGCTAATCATGCTGAGCAAACAAGCACTGCAAACTGCGCTTCCACTGGCTGATGTCCTGGAGTCCGCTCGCGTCTACGTCGAACCGGCACCGGGCTCGCTGCTCGAAGCACTGGTACAAGCCACCCGCACTCCGTTCGGCGGCATGGACCCGAAATACGTCCCGTCGATCGAAGACGTCGAATACCTGGCCAACATGCAGGATTCGACCACCGGCATCTGCCAGCACGACATGGTGATGGACGAGATCTCGGCCAAGGGTATCGAAGGCGTGCAAGCGCTCTTGACCCATGCCCGTACCGTCGTGGCACCGGCTGTCATCAGCCTGGTCAAGAAGGTCGAAGCGGAACTGGAAAACACGACCAAGAGCGCGCTGGGCGCCATGGAAGTGATCGCCGTTCACTACCCGGCCGTCGTCTACGTCGACTCGTTCAAGCGCGAAGTGCGCAAGTACGACGAGATCGCTTTCGATGATCCGGATCTGGCAATGCGTTGCCCGACCGTTGCGACTTCCGACATCCGTGAACTGATGAAGACCGGTTCCGGCCAAGCCGACGGCGCTGTCGAAGAATGGCTCGCCTCGAAAGGCGAATCGTTCCTGATCGATGTCTGGGAAAACATCTTCCAGATCAAGCAGTCCGGCCTGAACGAAGCGACCACCCGTCGTCTGCGCAGCTACATCGACCATCCGGAACACGGCATGGACTGGGCCATTGCGGTCTACCTGATCGCGCGCAAGCTGCTGGACCAGGGTCCCCTGGACGACACCGACATGGCGATCTCCCGTTTCGAAGCACTGATGGGCGCTTACCGCGATCAAGCAGCGCTGGCCCTGTGCCGCGAACTGGACAAGCTGGAAACCGCAGCCAAGACCGGCCGCCTGGTGATCCGTGCGACCGAGCAAAAGGTCTGGGTCGATTCGGCCATCTACGACGCATGGCTCGAAGCCGGCGGCGAGATCGAAGTCCTGTACGGCAACCTGCTGGACGGCAACAACCGCCTGACCACGCAGCAGCTGGACGAAGGCGCCGCTTTCCTGAAAACCCTGTGGATGCGTCACGAAAGCATCACCAAGGTGGCCGATGAAAACAAGCGCTTCTCCCGCGCCCTGAACTTCATCGACGCTTACTTCCGCGCCTCGGTTGCCGAGATGACGGACGAAGAGCGTCTGAAGGTCACGCCGGAAGCCGTGATGAACATCTTCGCGCAAGAACTGCGCAAGGTGCAAACCTCGGATCTGGACTGCCTGTACACCACCTGCCTGAAGCTGGTGTGCCGTGCGCGCTTCCCGTACAGCGACGCTGAAGAGCTGCTCGCTAGTTCGACGGCGATCCAGAAGAAGAACCCGACCATGGACCCATCCGAAGCCATGCTGATGGCCAACCTGCAATACGTGGCGAAGTGGATGACCGAACAATTCGTGGTCAAGCCATTGTCGCCGATCTAAGCTTAAAGGAGCAACATGGACGTTTCCAAGTTGATTCGCGACAAGGACAAGGTCCGTGCTTGCGTCAAGCTGATGCCTGATCGCAGTCTCGTAGCGCTGAAGGGATGCAAGATCTATATCCCCACGCGCTACGCCGAGCGTGGCTTGGCCGAGATTGGGATTAAGACGTACACCATCGGCATCATGGCCTGGACGGTGGATGACAAGTATTACTCGGTGTGGGAAATCAACGCCATGTGTCAGTTGACTCCCACCTCCACCGTCAAGACCTGGATCAATGACGATGAGTACTACGAGTTCTATTTCGAACCCGGTAGCACCGTACTCAAAAGCATCGACCTCGTCAAAGTCGACACATTGACATTTAAGATCTACGACGAAATGTTCTCCAAAGGACGTATCCCGTGGTTCTTGTCGTACGACGACATGGGCATGATCTTCGACACTGCTGATAAGCACGCAGGCGCTAAGGTGGGCAAGAACCGTGAAGTTACCGAACTCATGGTTTCGCTCATCGCTCGTCAGCCGCAGGACCGGCACATGCTCTACCGGCATGTGAAAGGTACCCTGGCGGAGATGAAAAAGACCCTCCCCGCATTTATCGCTTTACGTAACGTGACGTATTCGGCGACCAACACTGTCAACAAGCTTGGAGGTAGTTACTTCGAGCAAGGCGTGATCAGTGCGCTCAATTCCCCGTCACAACGCGTGGAGCCCATTGAAGACCTTTTGAGGCGTTAATCATGGCAAGTTCCGTTCGTTTTGTCTGTCAGTCCCTGGCTGGCGTGAACAAGGTCGGCAACCTGAAGCAAGATGAAAACGGTTACTGGACCGTGGTCATTGGTGCTCTGGGTGCCTACAATTCCGCCGGTCACTTCTACGAATACGAGTCCGCCAAGGCTCTGTTCGAATCCTCCAGTTCGCTCATGCGCCGTGTCTCCCGCGGCTCCCTGCGTGGCGAATACGGACACCCCCGTCCGGAACGCGGCCAGTCCGAGGCCGAGTTCGCCAACCGGATCATGTCGATCTGGGAAACGAACACCTGCTGCCAGTTCAAGGAAATCTGGCTCGACTTCGAATCCGTCAAGGACGAGAAGGGTAAGCCTGTCATCGCCATCATGGCGAAGGTGATTCCGTCCGGTCCCCATGGCCCGGTACTGGAAAAGCAGCTCCAGAACAAAGACGAGAACGTCTGCTTCTCGATCCGCGCTTTCACCGACGACTACATGGAAGGTGGCATTCGTCACCGCGTCCTGAAGACCGTCGTGACGTTCGACTACGTCAACGAGCCTGGCATGTCGGTTGCGAACAAGTACAAGTCGCCGGCGCTGGAAAGTCTGGAAGAAGTGACCATCACTCGCAATACGCTGAACCAAAGCGTGAAGTCGGTAGCCGGCGTTGCAGCGATGGAATCGGTTTCCATCTCGCTCGAAGAACTCTTCGACAGCATGAACTGGAAGCGTGAGAACGCTCCCAAGCGTAGCGCTCAACCTGCATGGGTTGGCTGGGCTACCAACGAGCAATAACTGCTGAGCAGCATAATGGCCCTCCCGTCCTGGGAGGGCTTTATGCCGTAGTTTCAAAAAGTTTTTAACGACATATCACGAAGGTGTCAATGGTATTGGCATTAAGTGATTTTCTTACAGAATACTCTTTTAGTTATAGCCCTTTCCCCCAACCTCCTTAGGAGACTAGATGAACAAGAATACCGGCGTTGTGATGCAATTCGCAGGCGCCAAATATGACCTGGCGAAACTGATGGCCTTGCTGGGTACTTGCCCCAAGGTGAAGATCAATGAACTGGAACTGAACGGTCCAGCCAAAGACGAGAAGCAAGCGAACGATCCTGTGTTCGCTGCCAACCGTCAAGACCAGATCGTGACCTACCATGGCCAGCCTGCTGAATACCCGCAGTGCGTGATCCTCGTGAAGCAGCACGGCAAGTACACCGTCCTCTACGGTGACTCGATCCGTGACGCTGTCGAAGAAGCTTACCTCGTGACCTCGCACACCCTCAAGAAGGTGCGTTACGAGCAAAGCCAACCGGCAACGGCTGAACGTGTCCTGACCTCGACTACCACCGGCCAAATGGCGGACAAGTTCCAGGCAGCGTTTCGCGGCAGCCGTGAGCCGGTTTCGGTCAAGGTGCAAAACGCCGGCGTATCGGGTGCGCATGTCGGTCGCGACTGGGCAGGCCATCATCGTGCACAGCAAGATACGTTGACGAGCCAGGTCCGTGGTGAGAAGATCGAGAAGAACACGACCTTCGGCCGCCATGGTTCGGCAAGTGACGTCCAGCGTGGTACGCACAAGTCGCCCCAGTATCACAGCGGTGCTCGTCGCCGCGAGCAATAAGTCAATCTGTGGTTTTTTAACAGAAGACTAACAAAGCTATGTACAGAATCGATGAGCGCAGTCTGAGCCCATCAAAGCAATTACCGCGATTGCTCTTGCAGTAATCAGACAAACCAACCTCTTTAACAACCTGAAGGAAAAAGTAATGGCAACCGCAACCGAAAAAGACGTCCTGAAAGCTGAAGCGAAAAAGACCTTCGACGACCTGTCGCCGGAAGTCAAGAAGACCGTCGAAGCTGCCCGCGGCTACGTCACCATCTCGAACGAAGGCACCCCGGCCGTCGACCCCGCCACCTACGAGCGCCTGCTGGAACTGAACAACTCGAGCAAGGAAGCCTACATCGGCGTCCAGGAAGCCAATGCCGTCATCTACCCGGCACTGGCCTACGTGTTCGGCGAAAAGGGCATCCCGGTCATGGCCGAGAACGCTGACGTCAAGCAGATCACCGGCGTCGTCCCGTGCTTCGGCAAGGACACGATCTCGGTCGGCCTGAAGCGTTCGTCGCCGTACACCCTGCGCGATTCCGAAGGCACCGTCACCGGCACCGGCACGAGCTTCGGCACCATCAGCGTCGACCACAAGATCTACGCCACCAAGACCCGCGGCGAACTGGCCAAGGTGAAGAACCTGATCGGCGAACTCGGCGCAGCTAGCCTGTCGTCGTAAAGCATCGGCGCGCGTCGCCGTAGGGAGCTAGCTTCCCCTGTAGCTGCTTGACGTCCGTGCCTTTGTGCGAGAGTGACGTGGCTGCTCAAATCTTGCCCCCATCGTGGAGCGTGTAAAAGTTAGGAAGCCGTCCGATGGCCGGTTCCCGTAAAGGAAGTTAGCTTCTCCTGATATCGCCAGCGCTTAGCCTTTGTGCGAAGAAGCGCTTGCGGGGCAAAGACCACAAGGTCAAAGTTAGGGTCTGGGTGACAACGCCCGGACCCGCCCCTATTTTTTATGCCGCCTTTTAGGAATAAAGACATGAGCGCTACCGAAGAAAATAAGAACGAAGATCAAACCATCCAAGTACCGGAGTCCTGGAAAGAAACCCTGGTCGAATACTACGGCCATCTGAAGCCTGTCACGGAAGTCGGCCAAGCTGTCCAGCGCAAAGACGGCAGCCAACTCCGCTCGGGCGCTGAAGCATACCGCTACGCCATCGTCGTTCAAGTCGAGCCGTTGGTACTGGTCTCGCGCGGAACCGACATGCGCTGGTCGGCAACGGTGAAGATCGACGACTTCGCGGCATTCGGCAAGGTCAAGGACGACGTCCTGCAAGCCTGCATGCGGAGGCTGTAATGCTGCAAATGCTTATCGGTGGTTTCTGCATGTACGTCATGTTCAAGGACAAGAATGCAGAAGTCATCCGCAGGTCGTATCTCTGGCCTTTCGCTTGCCTGCTGTGGTGCATCCTGTCGATCATTACGATCACTGGGATGTTCGAAGTAATCGGACAGCTTGGCATTAAATTGCCGCCGGACGAACAGGCAGTTCCGATCCTCTTCGGCATCTGCATGCTGGCAATTCTGGTCGTGGGTTACATCAACATCTGGAGACCACATCGCCGGATGAAGAAAAGAAATGCAGTTTTAATCGACGAAACTATCGGTATGTCCAATACCGAAGTTTGAAGTTTGCGGCAGTAGTTTTTGAAGGGAGTTAGCGCTCCCTTCTTTTTTTGTTTCCACAGAAGGTTTTTCCCCATGTCCCTCGTCAAAATTAAAAAGATCCTGGGCGACGAGCTCGCTCAACACTTCGATTCGCACAACCACCTGTCGGGTACGCACAAATATTCCCGTCCAGTCATTCTGGACCTATCGATGAAAAAGCAAGAAGACGGCAATCCGTCTCTGGAGATCATCGATGAAAACCTGCAACTCATTTCGGCACACGCCAGTGAGAATGCGATCCTGATCTTGGACCGTAAGGCCATGAACAACAATCAGGTGTACAACGCCAACATCATCTACGTCGTCGTTCCCGATGTGGTGGGCGATGTGGTGGGCCTGCAAGAACATGAGGCCGGCTGGAAATTCCCGAAGATTCTGAAGCGCACTCCGAGCATCGAGGCAGCTTTGGAAGACATCGCGATGAATCTCAAACGTGTCACGCAAGAAGTCCCCGCCAAGGTTGACGATCTGGCCGAAGACGTGAGCAAGAAGGCGAACCTCTGGCTGCGCGATAGTGAGCGTCGTTTGTCGGGTATCCACCAAAGTGTCCTGGACAACATGTTCCATGATCCGCTCTGGACTTACATGGCAAGTCGTGAAATCCGCATCATTGGCGACCTCACGCATTCGGCCCATGGCCTGCCGCATTCCAGTGGCGCGATGTCCTGGTTCGTGAACCTGACCGGCAAGGACAAGCTGTTCACCACCAAGTACGTGAGCCATGCCAAGTATCACTTCCTGGCAATGGCGGGTATTTTGCAGCTGACGGGTATCTTGCTTAAGAACGGCTACGCGATCGAGAAAAAACGTTCGGACTACGTGATCGGCAAAGAGATTTACATGTACACCAAGGATCGTCATGGTCGTTACAACACCGTTTCATTGCCGGATGCCTACGACGAGATCATCATCATGCCGATTTCGATGTGGGACAAAGCGAAGGACGAGGTGAAGATCTCGCCGGTTTATCTCGTGGCTGAAACGGAACAGCATGCTGCAGTTATTCACACACTGCAAACTGAACACCAGGACGTCTTCGTCCGCTTCGTGGAAAACTACAACCAGGCGATGGAGCACATCAAGACGTTCGAGCAGTTGGCCGATGTGAGGGACACGTTCCCGGTGCAAGCTATTCGTCTGCATGGTGCCAAGAAGATTCATCTCTTCCTGGACCTCATGGACGACGCCCATTAACAAAACAAAAAAGGGGAGGCTAGTCCTCCCCAAAAGTCCAATGAATAAAGACAAACCGATGGTGCTCATGGAAATGGGCACAGTCCAAACGATCGCTGACTTCTTCAAAAGCGGGGAAGCTTCGGATGAGGTAATCAAAGCCTTCGAGAAGTTGGAATCGAACCTCAACCACACCAAACGCGTCTTGGCTCGTGAAGAGGAAATTATCGTGGGCGATATTGTCGAACCCAAACCGGGTTGGAATACGCTCCGGGCCGGTCGCAATGCTTACGGACAAGCCGTCGTCATTTCACTTGATCCATTTGTTTTGATTTCCCAGGACGGGGAATCCGTTTGGACGGGCGGGAATGAACCGAAGAACTTTAACATGGTAGGGACAGTGAACGAGCAGAAACTCAAAACGCTGACCTTCATCGTCGAAACAAGGAAGAAAGCATGACATTGCCGATTCACTTGATACTCGCTGCAACGCCGCGTGGCGAGATCGGATTTCAGAACACCATCCCCTGGAAGCTTAAAGGCGATCTGAAGCGTTTTAAAGACCTGACCATGGACAACTTCGTCCTGATGGGCAGGAAGACCGTAGAGAGCCTTACAGCGCCTCTGAAGGGGCGTATCGTTGTGGCGATCTCTTCCACATGGTACGCTGACATGGAAGCAGGCAAGAATACGCCGCCAGGAGTCGATCTCATCTATTCGTCGCTGCAGCACGCACTCGATTCCCTCAACTGTTTCAAGTGTTCTGCTACACCGAAGAAGATCTTCATCGCCGGCGGCGTTCGTTTGTACGAAGAAGCATGGAACCTCGCTTCGCATCTGCACCTGTCGCTGGTATTCGAAGATCCGAAAGATGGCGCCTACGATGCAGAGCTGCCGCAGCTGAGCACGTCAGGCTTCGAACTGATCAAGGAACCGGTTGCCGTCATGAAGGAAGGGTCGGACAAGTACAGCTACATCTACTACGAAGCGGCACGCCATGTACCTGGCGAAATCCGACGACCTTACCTGGGTACGGAAGCCACCATCTTCGAAGTCATGGGCGAACTCGTGGGCCTTACCAATGAAGAACTCATGATCGAGCAAAACAAAAGCCAGGAAGCCATGAACAACCTGGCCTTTACTGCACGGCAGCGCCTGACAGCTTCTGCTCTCGAAGAACTTCTGGCCACAGAAAACGATCCCAATCAGGATTACTTCAACATCTGGACTGGACAAGGCAAACCGCAACCGCCAGGAATCCAGGATCTGAGCGTCTATGCTCACCACTTCCTGGGTGACAAAGCAAAGCTCCTGGAAAAAGACGAACGCCGCGATGTTCGTTATCCGCCCAAGGACAAGATCGAAGGTGATAAATGAAAGCAGAAGAACTGAACAGGCACCAACTCATTGCCGTGGCCGCACACGACACGAGTACGACTGTTGGCATTTGCGACCTGCGTTTGCCGATGGAAGAATTCTACAAGGTCGGCGAATACTGGTACGATCGCGTTGTCGAAGCCAAGCCGATCTACCAGGACCGTCATGCCATGCGTGAAGTCTTCATGCACTGGATGCTGGATCATGGTGAACTCGTGAAGAACTTCGTTATCCCATTTGACGAATGGAAGCACGAAATGATTTACCAGATCTGGTGGCACGTGGCTTTCTATACGCGACCTCCTGAACCGGAGCGCATCAAGAACGACAACGTCACGGAAGAGACGTGTGGCAGTATCGGTGACGTCTTCTTCCCCACGATTAAGAATTAACCATGGCCAAAGACAGTGGATGGATTTCCTGGGATCGGTCTAAAACACCGAAACCAGGAACACGACTTCGTTTGAAGTTTCAGAACGGTAACATCTCCAATCCGATCACCTTCATTGATGGTCGTGGTTTGGGATGGGGCAATCACGAATACAGCTGGAGCGCGAATCAGGCGTTTGCCAATCGTTGGCGTATCGTTGAATACCAGATTTTGAATTAGGAGAAAAAGAATGCTAGCAGGAACTGAATATCAAAAGACGCTGCTGGAGAACGCGATCTTGATGTGGGCCGATAATAAGCCCCAACGTCTTCAGATGGCAAAGGACATTTATCTTCCACGTCCCGCGAACCACAATGCTGAGTGGGCGTGGGAACTGATGGACAAAATCACGAGGGCGGAGCCGAAGTTTTATCATGCACAGGGCGACATCTATGCCGCCTTTGAAGAATTCGTGCGTGAGAAACTGCACCAGAACTTGAGCGCTCACCGCGATGGGCGCTACATGGATTCTGAGCAGCACTTGTCTTACTGCATCTGGCAATGCATTGCTGAACACGGTTGTTTCGGCACGATGTATCCAGAGCTCACCGGTAAGCGTGTGGAAGATTGGACGAGCTACTCGATCGTCGAACTCGACGCCAATGGCCTGATCGACAAGCTCAAGCGCTGGGGCTATTTGCAGCCTGTCCCACTCGGCACGCTGGAAGACCAGTATCGTAAGAAAGGACCAGTTCCCAAGTGGACTGTGCTCTACAACATCGTCACGCCGGGTTCCACCTGGATCGGTACGGGCTGGGAGTTCTTTGACGACGAGACGGAAGCACAGAAACGATTCGACCACCATGTCGCGATCGGCAACTGTCCAACCAAGCGTCCGTATTCGCAACCGTGCGATTGGCAACATCTGGGTGCAGCGCATCGCATGTAAAGGGAATTCGAATGATTACCTTCTCAATGGAGGACCGCAAGGACATTGCGGAGAGTCTGTGGTTTTGGGTGCGGGATAAAACTCCCAAAGACGAACTCAACATCCGGCACATGCCTGAGCATGACAAGTTCCATGAGCAACTCATTGCGGACAGGATGACGGTTGATGATCCCGACATCGACCCCGTCCTGAAAGACTTCATGGAAAAGTGCGATCTCTTCTTCAACATGGAACAAGAGTTTCATGATGACGATGATTTCAAACAACGCCAGGATTTCTGTAAGTGGTTGACCGAAACGAGGGGACGTGTTCCAAGTACGTCATACAACCCCTACAGCGATCCCATGGACGAACTGTACTGGCTCGCCTATGAGTTCGCTTTGCAACGGAAATTTTACTGAGAGATAAACATGCCGACCAAAGAACAAATGGCCGCAAAGTACGAATTCAACCCCGAACAGGATAGCATTATTCTGCGCTTCCCCAGTGGACTTTCCACTACTTCTGACCCCGTGTGGTTCAAGAAGTTTCTCAAGTTATTGATGCAGGCATTCCTTGCGGATATCAAGATAAGTGAAGATGGAATTCGCACGCGACTTCTCGTCAAGCCCATCGGCGACGTCGACGAAATTGCTAATAAAATCATTAGCTCGTGGATTACGCAATTGATCATGGACCCTACTCCGACTAAGCCCAAAGGAGTAATACCGAGTGAGCGCAATCACTACACTCTTTCTTTATTCCACAATGGCGTCGTCTACAAGGACATCTTCCCCATCACCAACATGAAGGATGAAGAAGGTTATTACGAGTTCAGTTATTACGGTTACCTGGCGATGTAAGACGAATGCAGCATAAATGCCCTACCCTTCCTTTCGGAGGGGTAGGGCTGTATGCCCGATTGCTCGGGACATCTTTTTTTGGCTTACAGCTTCACAGCTTGCGAGCCCAGGGTTTCCATGCCGTTCTCGTACGACTTCTTGGTTGCCAGGATGTTGTTATCGATGGCGTCCACGAAGGCCGGACGGTTGTTCGGATTGGCACCGGTCATGTTCATCGCTTGCATGACTTTCTGTGCGAAAGCCAGCACGCCGTTGGTGCTCTGCCACACACCCGTGAACTGGATGTTGTACGTGGTGAGTTCAGCGGCGGCGGTCAGCTCGCGACGACCGATGTTTTCACCGCTGGACTTCGGCATGATGTTCGTGCCGAGCCATGCCTTGAGAGGCGCGGTGTGCTGGACGTTCGGCTCGTAAGCCAAGATCGTGCAGCCCTGGACGTCCGGCAGCAGGTCTGCCGGGCGGTTGGCGCGAGTCATCACGTTGGCGACCTTGGTGTTCGGGTCCATGATGAGTTCGGTGATCCAGCCTTCGAGCAGTGCTGCGAACGGCATGCCGTCCTTCTCGTCGACGGTGATGGCCAACTGGGTACGAGCACGGGTCACGTTGGTCGCGTGTTCCTGCTGTTCGCCAGCGCCGCCAACCGGCGTCTCTGCGTATTCGACTTCGAGACCACGAGCGAAGCCTTCGACGGTCTTCGGATGCAGTTCGAAGAAAGCACGCAGAGCAGCGCGCCAGTAGTCCGGGTTATCCAGGTAGTCGACGCCGCCGGGCGCCGCCACCAGGACCAACACCAGGTTCTTACGGATGTAAGCGGTGTTGTTGATGATTTCGGTGAACTCAGGAGCCCAGCCGAATTCCCCGCCGTAGGCGGGGTTCAGCATTGGAGCCACGGAGTTCGCAGCGAAACCTTCCTTGTTTTTCAGGATGGAGTCTGCGATGCGGTTCATTGCGGGAGGTCCTCGTTACGGAAGGATTCGACGCTGATGGTACCGACCGTGTGCATGGTGTTCGTGTAGACGCCAATCGGCAGCGTCCAGCTGTAACCACGCTTCTGGTCACCACCGGTGACGTAAGCCTTCGGGATGATGGTGGCACGACCGTCGAAACGACCTTCGGTCAGTTCGATGACGCGTTTGTTGATGGCATCGCACAGCTGGCCAGGGGTCAGCTTGCTGTTGCCCGAGAATTCCTTGCGGACCCGGTCAGCCACCTTCTGCACTTGCACGCAGATCAGCATGGTGAAGATGCTGGTCAGCACGGACGTGTCATTACCGTAGACAGTTTTGAACGCCGGGAAGTACACGCTCTTGCGCTGGAACGACTCGACCCAGTTCAGGCCGTTTGCCCAGTCCTTGTTACGGACCGAAGCCGGCGTGAAGGTCACGTTGATGTCCGTGAACATCGACACTTGAGCCAGATCGCCCGACGAGAAGTCGTTGGCCGATTTCCAGATGCCGTTGCCTGCGCCCATGTAAGCCGCAGCTTTGGCCGCGAATTCATGGATCAGCGGCAGCTGACCTTTCCACTGGCTGTTCAGCAACTTGCCGTGACGACCGAAGATCGCGCAGCGAGTCACCTCGGTACCGAAGAACTCGGATTCCGGGTAGTTCTTTGCACGGGTGCGCAGGGCGATTGCCAGAGCCGATTCCTCGGAGGCAGTCAGCTTGCGTGCACCAGCTTCGTAGGTCGCCAGGAACACAGCGGTGTCCTTGCGGTAGCCGATGAAGTTCAGCAGGTCGTACTTGGTCGCGAGCGGGTAGCCCGAGTCCAGCAGAACCGATTCCGGGTACAGCGCCATGTCGACGAATTCGTCGGACGGGTCGTTGTAACGCTTGGCCATGTTCGACACCAGTTCAGCGAACTTGGCATCGGTCAGGGTGCCATCGCCGCCGCCGAGGGCGTAGATGGTCGACGAGTCGTTCAGGGCCACGCTGTTGGCGGTACCGGTCACGATCACGTAGGTGTTGTACGGCGTACCTGCGGAGGTCTGGCCACCGATCAGGTTGAAGCGGTACAGGTCGCTGTCGTCGCCCTTGAAGTCCGAGTTCTCGTCGTTGACGGCAGCTTCTGCTGCTTGGAACTGGGCCAGCAGGGTGTCGATGTTGTCCTGGTAGACGTGCATACGACCGAACGGGCCGTAGGTGTCCGGATACACCGGGTCGTTCAGCTTCTGGTAAGCGTCGATGAACTTGTCGCCCACGTACATTTCGGTTTCAACAGCCGAGTTGAACGCGCCCGGTTTCAGGGCCACGTCGATGTACTGCTCGCCGTCCACGGTGTTCACGAGCGTACCGGTGCTGTTCGCATCGTTACGGGTGAAGCAGGCCATGCGGAACGGGTAGAAACCGTCAGCGCCGAGGACGCGATCGTCCACCGGGTTGCTCGAACGCAGGGTCGGTGCCCAGATGCGCACGCCCATGTTGCGGCCGTGTTCGCCCTGGTGCGGCACTTCCTGGTCGAACAGCGGAATACGCTGCGACTGGGTTTCGCTGCTGCCGTCGGTCTGGTCACCGGCCTTGATATCGGCCAGGCCGAAGGTGTCGGTACCGTCTTCGCCGACTTCGACTTCTTCGACGACGAACTTCACCTGGTAACCGCCTGCCTTACCAGCGGCCGGAACTGGGTTACCGCTGACGTCGGTCTTGATCGAGCCGTCGGGGTTCTTGACGTACTGCTGGATTTGCGTCGGGAGGACGTCCAGCGAGAAGCGCAGCGTAGCAGGCTTCGGTGCATCGTCGGGTACCATGCGCTGGCCCATGACCAGGGCGCCGGCGCCGACGACGTTGCCCAGCATCACGGTGGCGTGGTTCGCCCACTTCTTGCGAAGGTCCGTGGTGTCGGGGTGATACATTTGCGAAAGGCCATTACCGCCGACCAACTGGGGAATCGTCGGTCCCCACTTGGCAAAGAACGGAATCTTGGCCAGGAAGGTAGGTAAGGCTTCCGCTTCGATATCGAGGGCTCGCGTGCTCTGGTCGTTGATACCGAGCATGATCGACATCGGAGCGGCATTGACAATCTTATCGGTCGTCATGTCTTTGTCCTGTCACTGTGATAAATGGTATGGTTTCTGAGGCGATGCCGTGCATCATACTAATTAAAAAATTACTGCGAGTCTAATACACCGCACGAAATCTCGTCGGTTAAGAAAATATGGGCTAGCCAGTATTTTATTTAACATAGAATGACAGGTAACGTTTCCCACGTTTCTCACATTACGCTGATCGTCGTATCAATAGGACACGAACATGACTACTTACAATTCCGCATACGAGACGACTGCTACGCAGGGTTTCGTCATGCAAAAAATCATGACGGCTCTGAAAGAGGCACTGTACTCGAGCGAAGTTCGTCAAGTGGAAGGCTGGCCCATCTTCATGGTTGAAGGCTGCGGTCGCTACGGTGAAGCTGTGCCGTCGTTCGCTCATCCGCTCGCTTTCCCCTACAAGGGCTATGGCGATGAGAAGGAAGAACAATACATCGCTGTCGACATGCGCGCTTTCGGCCGCTTCGACCAGCGTGAAAACGAGTTCGTCGTGGGTCCCAACAAGGTCCAGTACAACCTGGCCCTGACCCGCGCAAAGCTGACCTCGGTCTGGATCAATCGCGACAAAGAAATCCTGCGTGATGTCTCGCAAATGCCGATGGCAGTGTACTCGGCATGGATCTCGGAAAACATCGCGCGCCGCTACGCTCTGGACCCGCAAGAACAGTTCACCCTGGCGATCCTCGCTGGCGTGTTCTACTACTCGCTGTTCCACGACGAGCCAGAACTCGACGAGCGCAACCAGATGCGCGTCGTGAATGCGATCGCTCGTGGCCTGCGTTGCCAAACGGCTGACGTCATGAAAGTGACGGATCAGGTCTCGGTCATTCCGAACATGACTGCGTTCTGCGAAAAGGCTGCCGAGATCGCATCGCCCATCCGTCTGGATAAACTGTCCGCCGGTGTGCTCATCACCCTGCTGGGCTTTACCTGGTACGGCACCAACGACAAAGAAATGCTGGCCGTGGCCATCGAGCATCCGCCGACCTGGATCGCCATGCTGATGGGTGCCGCTTCCGAGCGTTACTACCACAACACGCAGCTGGCCAAGCTGGTGGAGCGCTTCAGCAAAAACGACATCGGCAAGAACTTCATGCATTCCGTCCTCAAAATGCTGGACGTCGTCAACCGATAACCTCTTTCGCCATATCGCCTCTCGATTTACTTCGGGGGCGGTATGGCTTTTTTTCTCACAAGGAAAGCCATGTTTGACTACATTGCGGACTACGCGCTGAAAAACGTGTGGTGTACGCCAGGTCAAGACAAGGAAGCAGTGTTAAAGCTGCCCCGTGTCTCTCCCAAGACGGGAATCTGGAATCGCATCGAAGTGATGCGAGTCGTCTACACGCTGCCTGAGCAAGGTGTGCGCTTTCACGTTTTCCAAGTCGGCCAATTGAATCCCCTCATCCTTGGCTTGACGGCCATCGATAAGAAGTGGGTGTCGTTTGCTGACGCGTGCAACAACGAATCGCTCGTGGCATACCTCTACTCGGCAAAGGGCTATCGCTTCCCATTGTCGCAAGCCTGGTATTACGTCACGGCGGACAAGAACGTTTTGGTCGCCATCAAAGACCAAGCGAAGATTGGTTCGAACCTGGGTCTGGAAGACTTCTTCATCCGGGTCTATTCGAACGCCTACTTCAACACCGACCGCGCTGACACGGCGTACGACTACATCAAGGTCAAGGGTGCCACGGTGAAAGACACCGCGTCCATCCTGGCTTTGCAAAACGAGTACAACAAGCTTGCGTTGCAACCGGGCTTGGTCACGGCCTGGGTCAATGGCTACCAAGTGTCGGGGATCGACCTCTTTACTGCGGCTCCGGGTGACGTCGTCGAATACATGTTCGATGGCTCGATTTACCGCACGCTCGATTTTGCGGTGTCCGATCTGTCGGCGTACACGAGCACCTTGGATGGCAAGAAGAAGTTCCTCTTGCACTCCTTGATCGGTTCGGACACGATTGACTTCGTGGACGACATCGACGTGATCCTCTACAAGCCCGGCATGAATGGTCGCTTTAAAGGCGTGTACTTCCACCAGAACCAGGAAGACGCACTTCGCATGGTCACGCACTGCGATTACGGTATCGCTGTGCCTTACCTCGAAGCCATCGCGGGAGCACAACCAGGCTGGGACAACGTGATGGATCTGCGCATCCGTTTGCACGTCCGTAAAGCAGGCTGGAAGCGTTCGCTGGTCTACGAGGCTAGTCGGATCAAAGAGCTCTACAAAATGGCGCCTAGCGACGTTCTGAAGGCAATGACGGGTGTTGACTCAACCGTCTCGCCGTGGCGTGCTGAAAAGCTGGAAGCTACCGGTTACTGCGAAGTCATGCGCTTCAAGGGAACCGATCTTCCGCCCGAACTCGTGCAGAACTGCTTTGGCTACAATGCGCTTTCGAAATTCATCGGTGACACGCCGATGGTGCCGCGCTTTGAGTCTTCGCAAAAAGTCGTGGACATGCCAATCGGTGTTCAATCGCTTGCAGCAGCGTACGAGTACGACCAAGACGGTCTGCTCATTAACTGGTACCAGCACATCGCAGGTACGACGTATGGCGTGCGTAACAGCAACGCTTCGCTCGTGGAAGTCATCAGCGGCGTTCCGAGCCGTCGTCTGGACGAAGTCTATGGCCAGTCCTCTGCTGCACTTGACCCGGCAACGGACTATCGCTTCTACATCTGCAACATCGTCTCCGGTGTTCCAGATAACCACTGGGTGGATGTGACTGGCACGGACAAGTACACGGTGCTTAACGGCGCCATGATTTGGAACGTGGACCTGACTCGCGTCTATACGCTCGTTCGTGGCAACCGCAACTTCCTCGCCTACACGCTCAACCTGAAAGCCGACCGCGGCTTCTTGAAGTTCAGTTTGACGACTGAACAGATGCGTGACGGCAAAGTGCAGGACTGGGTGATGCAAGTGCCGATGGGCGAGCTGGACCTGTTCCTCAACGACCATCCCATCATCGAAGGTTTGGACTACATCGTCAAGTTCCCGGAGATCACCATCCTCAACAAGAAGTACATGGATGATCCCCTGAACAAGGAACAAAAGATCGACATTCGCTTTACGGGTTTTTGCAAGAGCGATATGTCGCGGGAAAAACTGGTGGACCAAGGTTTCATTCAACATGGCCTCTTGTCCAACAACAACCGGTTTGACCTGCGTGACGACAAGGTGCAGCGCATCATCGTTGACGGTCAGCTCTACGCTCGAGACGAACTCAAGTTCGCTGAAACCAATAGCGGCGTCATTGTGCCGGATGCGAAGAACGGATTACCTTACCTGATCCGTGACATCGTAGTGCCGATGCGTGGCCTCGTGAAAGGTTCGACCTACGAACTACGTAGCCAAGCCCAAGTGGTGGACAAAGCAGTAGCGGATTACCTGAGCACGAAACTGCCAGGACCGGTCTTTACCACGCCGAACGCGATCGAGTCACTCTATCCGATTTACAGCCCCTTCTTTGCGAACATCCTGTTCGATTTGAAGAGCGGTGCGATCGACAATAGCTTGATCCAGCAACACTACAGCTCAGCTGATGTGATGGCTCTTTGCAAGAACTATGAGAGCCTCTTGCCATTCGATCCAACGCAGCAAGGGCAAGAACCGGATGCCGACTACGTTGTGGTCCATCCTCACCCACTGCCAGGACCAATCGAAGTCGACCTGTATCAATATCGCTTCCTGGCCTCAGTCATCAAGCTTTACATGCGTAGCCTGTTGTCGATGGGCTCGCTCGTAACCATCAGTTCGTAATTGGAGAACCTCTATGTCAACAATTAGCACCGCTGGTCTTGCCACCAGCGACGGCTTGACGGTGATCTACGCGCCCAATGAGCCGTGGCGTCCGTGGGCCATGAAAGACGTCTATCGTGGCGATGGCTGGCCGGGTCGTTACGTCCCGAAAGTCGGCGACTGGATCTACGACACCGATGCCAACGTCAAGTACAAATCGATCGGTCTGGACTTGACCACCATGCTGACCACGTTCCAGGAAGTCAAAGAGACGACCCAGATCGGCATGTCGGATGAAGACATCATCCTGGGCGTGGGTCCTGGTTCGTCGGAAGACACCTGGCGCTGCTACCTGGACAAGTCCGTGATGCCGTTCCTGCTGGCCACTGACCAGCGTTACGAAGTCAAGGGCGTCTCGGCTGTCAAGGCCAAGATCTTCCGTGGCACGGCACTGGACAATGATCAGAAGGTCGTCTCGGCCTTCTTTGATCCGTCGGGCAAACTCCTGGGTGAAGACATTCCCCTGGAGCTCGTGCAAGAAGCAGGGAACATTTCGCGTAAGCAAATCCCGCCCTGCTACACGACTGAAGACATGCCGGACAACGAGCCCGTCACGGTTGCCGTCTACGGCGTCGCTGGCAACTTGCTCTCGAAACGCGTCATGCTGATCGAGAACACTGGCTTCGTGCGTACGCCTGGCAATGCCAAGAAGTACGTGACCGAGATCCGTCTGAAGTCGCCGTGGATGAGCAAGAGCAATCCGATGCAACTGGACTACCCGCTCAATCTGCTGGCCCAAGGTCTGCAGCTGATGTGTCAGGTCGTCTATTCGGATGGCAGCTCGATCGATGTTCCAGTCGACGGCACGAAAGCTTCGGTCCATGGTCTGGAATCCTACGTGGCGACCATCGTCGGTCAACAAGTGGGCTTGGTCCTGACGTACAACCTGGCTGCCGATGAAGTGGCGTACGACGTCGACGGCGTGGGTGAACTCAAGCACAAGTCGGCGATGTACACGGCCCTGACCAAGCCGATCGATGGCGCCTACTCGGTCAAGCTCTTCGGCTTCCCGGTCTGGGTGGATGGTTCGCACGGCTACCGGATGGAATGGTACCTGTACAACCTGGATCGTCAACAGGTGTTCAAAGTGACCCCGTACGTGAAGTACAATGCGAACGTGGCCGCTTTCGATCCGCTGGCTTTCGGCGTGAAGCAAACGCTGTCGGTCTCGGTCAACCTGAAAGACGTCTCCGGCGCGTTCAACGCCTGGGTGCACACGCAAACCATCGACGTGGCGCTCATGGCGGCAGGTACTGCTCGTACGACCAACTGGACCATTGCATTCGACCCGATGCAAGATCCGCCGTACGGCAAGAACAATGCAGCGAAAACCACCTTCGTCAATTCCAACCAGTACAAGGTCCGGATCGATCAAGGTGAGCAAACGCAAGCTGCATGGCTCACCCGCCTGTTCCGCCTCACCAAGCCGCTCTACGATTCGAGCCGTGAAGTGCAAGCACCTGATCCGACCCACTTCGCTCTCGTCATCGGCGACAACGAAGTGCAGTTCCCGATCAGCGCCTGGTCGTCCGAGATGACCGTCAACTACCCGCTGAACAACAACGCGACCCTGTTCGTGAAGTTCTTCAAGCGTACGGCAGACAACGATATCCAATTGGCTGTCGCAGGTCTGCCAATTTATCAGCAGAACTGATGAGTACCGCCGGCTCACCTTCCGAAGTATTGGAGGGTGGGTCGGCAGTATGAAAGGATTTAACAATGATTCTTTTTGCCGAAGACTGGAAGCTTTACCCAACAGCATTTCCGGACATGCAGACGAAGAACCGCTCCTTCGTTCGTCTTGCACAAGTGTACAAGGCAATGGGTGTCAAGAACCACATGTTCATTTTGGCTCTTGTCAATCCTGCGCTACAAGGAGTCGATCCGTTTGATTTGGAAAATCTGACGGAAGAACAAAAGGTGGCGATCGGTGTGGAGTGCAGCATTAACCCGTGGTACTTCTTCCGCGAAGTGGCCAGGGCACCAGCTGAATCCGGTAGTGCTTCGGTGCCGCTCCAAGCGAACCGCGGTAACATCGCGCTTTTCTGGACGTTCTTTAACCACATCCTGATCTTCCTGATTCAGATTCGCCAAACCGGTAAATCGTTCAGTACAGATACCTTGATGACGTTGCTGCTGAACTTCATCTGTCGCGATACCAAGATCAACCTTCTCACGAAGGACGACGATCTGAGGCGTAAGAACATTCAGCGATTGAAAGACATTGCTGAAGAACTCCCCTTGTACCTGCAACAAAAGACAAGGGCTGACGCGAACAACGGTGAAGAGATTTCGATTAAGAGTCTTGGTAACTGGTACAACACGCACGTGCCGCAAGAATCGGAAAAACGTGCACTGCTGATGGGTCGTGGTCTGACTTCGGCAATCTTCCACATTGACGAGGCCCCGTTCCAAAAGAACATCCGCATCGCATTGAAAGCAGCACTGCCTGCAGCCGGTGCAGCGCGTGATTCGGCTCGTGCAGCCGGTTCGCCTTACGGTACCATCATTACGACCACGGCTGGTAAGATCGACGACAAGGATGGCTCGTACATCTACAACTTGATCATGGCAGCAGCGGTCTGGGATGAGAAATTCCTGGATGCCAAGAACCTGGCAGACTTGGAACTCATGGTTCGTGCCAATTCGCGTGGTGGTAAGCTCTACATCAACGCCACGTTCAACCATCGTCAACTGGGTAAGTCGGACGACTGGCTGGCTCAACGTCTTGAAGATGCACTGCAAGACGACGATAGCGACGGACAAGATACGAACCGAGACTTCTTCAACATGTGGACGTCTGGTAGTCTTTTGAACCCACTTGACCCGAAGGTACTGGAAGCCATCGGTAAGAGCGCTATGGGCCCTCTGTACACGTCTATCAGCCGTCCTATGGCCTACCTGACTCGCTGGTACATTCCGGAGCATGAGATCGGTCCTCGTCTGGCCCGTAGTAAGTTCGTTCTGGGCTTTGACGGTAGTAACGGCTCCGGTGGTGACGATCTGACCCTCGTGCTTCAAGACCTGGAAAGCCTGGAAGTTATTGCGGCAGGTTCGTACAACGAACTAAACCTGATTCACTTCTCGAAGTGGATTGCCGAGATGCTGATCAACATGCCCAACGTCACGTTCAATCCAGAGAACAAATCGTCGGGTACGTACATCATCGACTACTTGCTCGTGGAATTGGTGGCTGCTGGTATTGACCCGTTCAAGCGGATCTTCAATACCGTGGTCGACGAATGGCAAGAAAAGCCTGACCGGTTTGCGGAAATCAACATGCCGATGAACCGCCGGGAAAAGAACATCTACGAGAAGTACAAATCCTCGTTTGGCTTTACCACGGCAGCAACGGGTAAATTCAGTCGTGGCGACTTGTATTCCATCATCTTGCAGCGCGCTGCTCGGGATGGCAAGCACGTGGTTCGTGATAAGCAGTTGACCGGGCAGATCTTGGCGCTGGTTAATCGCAATGGCCGTATTGACCACCCGATCGGTGGACACGACGACATGGTGGTTGCATGGCTCCTGTGCAACTGGTTTGCGATGATGGCCAAGAACATGAGCTTCTACGGCATCGATAGCCGTCAGGTGATGCGTTTGGTTGTGAAGGAAACCTTTGGTCGTCAGCTGGACCAGTTCGAGCAACTCGAACAGCAAAAGCTGCGCGAGCGGATGGATGAACTCACTGCTGAACTGTCGGACGAAAAGGATGATGCGGTCTCGTTAAAGCTTGAGCGCGAGATGCGCATGATCGAGCGTAAGCTCGTCATGGACAAAGGGGAAGTGTTGAACGTTGACGAACTGATCCGCCAGGCTCAGGAGAAGAAGCGTGGCAACAAACCTTGGAACCGTGGCGTAACTCCAGCAGCAGCCTATGGTGCATCGCTCTTTAGGCAGCCCCAGGTCAACATGAACAACCTCACACATGGGGTCATGAGTGATCGGGTTCTGTCCTTGAAAGAGATCATGGGAAGGTAAGCAGCATAATGGCCCCTCCTTTTGGGAGGGGCTTTATGCCGGAGTAATGGGCATCGAGTCTAGCCTACTGGCGAGGAGATCCAGGTAGGCTAAGATGGCTGCGTCCTTCTGTCCTTCATCATCAACGAAAGGCGATAGCTGACAAGGAATGTCGACGTCCAGTTCGCAAGCTTCTTTGAGCCTATCAGGAGCGTCATTGGTGACCACGGAGAAGACACGATAGACCACCATGCTTTTGTCGCGGACGAACCAATTATCGTACTTACGTTTGTACTGCTTCTTCTGGCAGTAGATTCTAACTTCATAGCCAGACACAGCAAATCCCACAAGATGACCCAAGGCATTCTTCGGTAGCTTAACCTCGTGCAGTGTTTTCTTCCCTTTGAGTTTCTCCAGGAAGAGGAACACTACACTTAGCATGCGCTTGAGTGATTGCATGGTGGTATCCCTTAGGGATGGATCACACCGCCTTGACGTAATGCTTCATCGTGACAGCACACAGGACGATGTACAGAAGCACCCCGGTACGAACTGCTGCTTGTTGAGACTGGTTACGCGAACCGGTCGCTTTGAGGACAATGCTCTCCACATCTTTACGCAGCTTGAGCACCGTCGGGTTCGTCGTACGAGACGACGTGTAGACACCACGGAGGCGGGCAAGGAGCGTTGGCAAGTCAGCGTGGGTGCTGACCAAGTCACGGTTCTCTCGTTCGGACATGTACTGGAAGCTATGCACGAGGGATTCGTGAATGATTTCCTTCAAGAGTTCGCTACCACGTTCATGGTAGTTATTCGAGAAGTATTCAAGCGTCTGGGTAAAGAGACGCGGGGACATGGTCTCGTTCATCTTCTCGATGACATTCACCAGGTCATGCTTGATGAACGAATTACGGTCGGAAATGATGCCGGTGACATAGTTCTCGTACTGGTACAGATTGCTCGTCCTATCCCGCAGGATTTGCTCACCGTCGAATTCCACGACGGAAGAGGTCGTCACAATCTTGTTACCGCTGTGGTGCACTTCCATGAGCACAGCGTAAATCTCTTTCACGATACCGCGGATACGGCCCTGGATGTCGTTCAGCATGTCCATCACTCGGTCATCCGTGCCTGGCACGTTGTTGTCCGTGTAATTGGTCCATGGCTTCAAACGGTCCATGCCGGTAATCACGTCGGCCCAGATACTATCTTTGGCGAGGACGGATTCAGTGCGGTAGTTAAAGAGGTTCTTCCACGTACCTTGCTGCTTGATGAGGAAGCGCTCGGAGAGCATCGCGTACGTCGTTTCTGCCGTGTCTTTGTCAGCCGGGAAACGGAAGTACTGGTGCATGAGGCTCGTGAAGAACTTGTACTGCAAGACGAGGAGCACATCCATCATGGCCTGATGCTTGATCTCGTCTGGGAGTTTCGATTTGAAGATCTTGTGCGTCAAGTAGATGCACGAGAGGTTCATGGTGTCGGAGGCGACGATCTTGTGCTTCGGATCGATAATCGGCAAACGACGAAGGTGGTTTTCGAGGGGACCATCATCGACCTGGACGATCTCGTTGAACCAACGATCGCGATCAGCAGGCATAAACTTTACTACGTGGACACCCAAGAGATGGCCACCAAAGAACTCGATGTGATCGCGATTCTTCGTGATAAATGCAACCTGGTATTGATGCAGTGCTTTCGCGAGCTTTGCATCGACTTCCAATTCCTTGCATTCCTCTTCGAAGACTTGAAAGATTGTTTCAGTCATTGGGTTTTCTCATGGGAGGAATCTTACACACAGGATGAGGTGGAAAATTTACATATCGGGCATACTGGGCCAGCACGTAGCTGGCCCGATGAATCAGATGTAACGATCCATTGCGTATGCTTCCAGACTCGGGTAAATCTTCACGTTGTGATGACGTGCGATCGATTCGAGAGCGGTGGCCAGTGCCGACGGGGTCATGTCGACGAATGCTTCCGGATTGTCGCCGTTGCCAGCTTGTGCTTTGGCAGTGGTGGTGTCGATCACCAGGGCGTAGTTCGGCATGTCGTCCGGGTCTTGGTTGACCATGTCGGTGGTGACAGCGATCACGTCTTCCGGCGTCACGTTGTCCGAGGACACTGCGTAGACAGTCGGGTTGACTGCCGATGCAGGATCGAATTCTTGTTGCAAGGCGCGGGCCAGTGCTTGCATTGCCAGGGCGTCGTTGGCTTGGCTTTCGGTAGCCACGTTGCCATCCTGGTTTGCAGTATCCTGGTCTTTCGAATAGATCTGCTGCAGGGATTGGGTGAAGGCATCCGAGAGCGGACCTTTGATGACAACGGGTTCATCTTTCAGGTCAGCGTCTTCGAGTGCACGACGAAGAGTAGTCAGTCGGCTCATAAAGCGTCCTTAGTTGGTGAATGGGTAGTGGAGTCACATAATTGGGTACATGAGTACTTAAAGTAAAAAAATACAGCTGAGGTTACTCTATGTACCTGACTGGCTGTCACGGTGCCAGAGCCTCAAAGAGTGCCTGCGAAGCAGGGGGCCTATTTCATTTAATTAATAAAGAGTATAAAGAGTAGTATAGAACCAAAGGGTATTCTGACGAGCAGACAAGCTCGTCATTGAACGAACTCTTGGAAGGATAGACCAAACACGAAAGCAGCCCTGTACACCCAGTACAGGGCGTTTATGCCGGAGTAGTCAAAAACACGATTCCAAGAAATTACAACAACATATTCTTCCCGTGAGATTCCACCAATCTCTTTTCTTTAACCTTCCAATGAATGGAAAACCAATGAATACTCGTAACACTGAAGTCGCTTTCATCGAGCGCGAGATTGCCCTGGCTATGAGCCAGCTTTATCCGGGTAAGGATTTCACCAACTTCAAGATCCTTGCCATCGGTGACTACTGTGCCGGAACGGTCAGGGTAGAACGAAAGCCGAATCAAGTTATTGTGAGCGCCGCCGATGAAAAAGGCCGCTACGTCGGTGGAGCTGAGATTTACAAGCTGCGCCTTTCTGGTCCGAGCAGCGACAAGGAAGACGAACGCATGAGTGCACACATGGCAAGTGGTCGAATGCATCACATCGTCGATGAACAATCGAACGATATCGACAAAGCTGGTGCTGCACTCAACCTGGCTCCGGAAGAGCTGGCTGCATTCAAGGCAGCATCCCAGGCGCTGCTGACGGACTTCGTATCTGAGGACGTCGCTCGCACTCGTCCGTTCACCATCGTGAGAACGTCGGTCGACCAGGAACGCTACAAGATCGAGATGGGCTTTACCAAAGAAATGCTGGACACCAAGTCCGCAAAGATTGAAGAGAAGCTCGGTGAAAACAATTCGCTGCGGATCGTCTACATCCTGCCGAACGTGATCGCCCCGCTGAAGTAATCCCGCAATACCAAATACAACCCCTTTACAAAAAGAAAGCGAACCGAATTATGAAAACCATTACCACGACCATCGCCGCTAACCAGACTGACCTGGAAGCTGCAATCAAAGCAGCATTGATCTACATCCTGCCCGAACCTGCGCAAGGCGGTGTCACCTACAAGAATTCCGGCGAAGACCTGGACCTGTATTTCGCCAACGGCAACGAAGTGCGTGTGGTGCTTCGTGAACACAAGGACTACGATCCGCAATTCCATGTGCATTACGCACCGTACTTCCACTCGATCGCCATCACGATCCTGACCAAGGAAGGCCGCGAAGCCGGTACGACCGTCCTGTCGTTGATGCCGATCGGCCATGACGTCTTCACGCGTGAAGAAATGAAGTCCGATGTCGATCTCGCCCAGATGCTGAGCGATTACGAGAACGGTCTGCGCTGCAACGATGCAGTTGCAAACGTCGATGCATTCCTGCCTCTGCATAAGGAACTGACCCGCGTCATGATCACCAAGGAAAGCAAGGGCGCGAAACTCGCCCACGTTCTGTCGGTGCGTACCACTGGTCTCGATAATGCTGATGACTTCGCTGTCGTCGAGACCGGCTTTAACGAAGAACTCCTGGACAATCCGGAGTTCCGTGAAAAGCTCGAGCAGCTGTTCGGTAGCGACACCACGATGCGTGTGACCTACTACCTGCCGTTCGTCCAGTAATCCATCTTCAAGTGCCCGGCTTAAGTGCCGGGCTTTATGACCCCTATTTTTCGAGAGAACATCATGCAACAACAAGCTACCACCCTGAACAATACCAATCCGATCAACCTGGCCAATGCACTGAACTGGGGCGTCTTCCGCTCCGAAGCTTCGGCCCAAGTCGTACAAGCGCTGTGCCGTGCTGACAGCGAACGCAAGAAAGCCGTGAGCGCCCTGATGGACGACCTGCCCGTCGATCCGGCTGATGAACTGGTCTACCCGACCGACGTTCGTCTGCCCGATGGTCGTGTTCCTGAACTCGTCCTCTTCGGCTCGCGCATGATCGGCCCGGTTCCCCGCAAGGACCTGGAAGAAGCCAAGCCGGCTGAAGGCGCTGAAGCTACCCAGACCGAAGCTGCTAAACCGGTTGTCGTTCCGGCCCCGAAAGCTAACGTCGTCGAAGCGCGTCGTGAAACGGAAAGCCTGCTGGCTAACCTGACCGGCAAAACCAATGCTGAACCGAAGGACGAACTGAACAAGGTTCACCAGGAGATCTACGAGATCCTGCGCTTCCAGCAAGAACTGATGGGCGACAAGTGCCGCGGCCTGTCCCGTGAACAGCAGAACACGCTGAAGGCTGAAGGCGTGGCAAACGTCCTCATGGCATCCGAGGTGCGCAAGACCTACGCTGAAGCCCTCGACATGACCTACATGGGCGGCGACCTCGACAAGCTCAAGCAACTGAAAGCCGACATCGAAACGAAGTATCCGGTGCCGAAGAAGTAACATCGCAATACTGGGCCGGGTAACACCGGCCTTTCTTTTTTCTGTATTAGGAGAGCCAACAATGGCCCAAGGTACCAAAACTCAAGGAAGCCTCGAAGATCTTCAAGAGGTACGTCAAACCGCAGACCAGGCACTCGTGATGCTCGACGAAAAACAGCGCAAAATTCGCCGAATGATAGAGCTGTCCGAAAAGGTAGCGCATTTGCTCAATGCCGATGCTGCCCGCCTCATGGAAGACATCGAAAAATCGCGAGGCACCCCGGACTACGAAGCAAGCACCCGAAAGCGCAATAACCATATGACACTCGATGGTCACATTGCATTATCCAAACGTTTCACTGCGATAGTGCAAAACCAGGATGAGGAAGCTCTGATCCTGTTCCACGAGATGTTAAACGCGGTCTTCGGAGAATGAACTTTGTTATTTAAACTTAGAACCCCATCGTGTGACAGGAGGAGTCTCATCGACCCTTCACCACCGTAAATTTAAAGGAAGGAAGGAGCATGTACACGTATCGTAAGCGCGAAATGACCGAGCGCGATAAAGAGGCTACCCTCATCGGTCTGACCATTCATGCAATGGTCGAATTCCAGAAAATCCACGCCCAGCGCGTCGCTGAATGCCCCAGCCCCAAATGGCAACAGATTTTGCAGGACGTCAAGAAAGAAGTAACCGAGGCACTTCTGAAACGCACCGATCTGCTCACCATCATGGCTTACACCCGTGAACTGAAGAACATGGACGTGTCGGAATTCTTCCCGGCTGACGAACCTCAAGACAACGAACAATCGAGCAAAGCTATGGCTGACGAAGCCATCGGCCGCGCCATGCAACCGCAAGGTCGCTTCTACCACATGCGCAAACGTGCTCGCGTGTGGGTCAACCGTGCTGGCAGCCTCGTGTCGCCCAGTACCCCTTCGCTTCACCACTAGTTTTAATCGTTAGACTTCCCAACCCCTGAAGGAACTCACATGACTCACCTCGTCAGTGTTTTCTCCAGGGGCGCTTCCCAAATCATCGAAGCTGCCCCTGTTGCAAAACTCGAAACTAAAATCCTGCGGCGTCAAGCCGCTCTTATGCCGCTGAAGAAAAAACTCACGGCAACTTTCATCGAAGTGATGGAGAAATCCATCTCCGACGACACGACTGCCAAGGCAGCAATTATCAACGCCAATGGCATGGGAGCGAACAATGAAGACGACGTCCAGCAAGCAATCTATCAACTGGAAGCGCTCATCAGCGGTGGGTTTATGCCGCCGATCCAGAAAGTCGCCTAAGCGAACGAAGTCCGCCACTGGACTTCTCTAAGAATCCTCACAAGGGTCTTTAGAGAAGTCCAGTAGTTTATTTTTTTCTTTCGAGTAAAAATTTACTGCTGGAAAGTAACCTATAGTCAACCCCCACGAAAGGAGCCGTCATGAACCGCATGGAACAACTCTTCAAACAACAGTTCAACGACGTCAAGAAACTCATTTCCTTCTGCACCCTCTGGACCGGGGACGCAGGAGGTGTTCGCAAGATGGTCGTCGACCAGTCCGATCGCCTGATGCTCGAGCCCGGCGAATGGATCAAGACCGTCGACAAGAATAGCAATAACTACCTGGCCGTCGGTACGCCGTTTGGCATCTTCGTCTTCTACCAACGCGAACTCTTCGGAAAAGCGATGTACTGGTACGAAACGACGCGTTCCCTGATCCGCCAATTCCCGGTACTGACCAAAGACGGTGAAAGCCCGTCGGGTTTCCTGGAAGAGCACGTGATGGAATACATCATGTCGGGCAGCTTGGTTCATGATTCACTCGTACGTGCTGAAGCCATACGTCTCGGCGGCGGTACGGTGTCCGACGGCATTCCGATGAAGAAAGTCAAATCCGGCCACAAGCATCGTCGTCCGAAAGCCGAACTCGAAGTCAAAGCCAAAGACAAGCACGACATCAAGGCCAAGAAGGCCCTGCGACGTCCTGTCAAGGAAGACGAGGTTGCACCGAAGAAGGTGATCAAGGATCGTCCGCAATCGAAGCCGGCTGGCAAGAAGACTTCGATCATCAACGCTGCGCCCCGCAGTGTCGAGCGCGGTATCCGTGACACGAGCAAGCCACAACTGACTTCGGTCAAGGTCGGCAACGGTAAAGGCGAGGGCAGGAAGGTCTACCCACGTGGCCAGAATCCGACCATCCTCCACATCGATGAAACGGGCTTCACCAACGAAAAGGGTCAACCGACCTACGTTGCCACTCCCGGCGGCAGGGCACCAGTGCGCACTCGTGGCGACAACATGCCCAATGTCCAGATCGACCAATGCGCTTTCATTCAGAACTGCGGCCAAACGATCGTCCTCGATCCGCCGACTGCAACTGAACTCAAGCGTGAACCGTACGTCACCGTCCAGGAGTAATCCGGCATAAACGGGGAGAGCCCAAAAGGCTCCCCCGCGTATGCTGCTTTTTTTTTGTTAGCGATTGCCGCCAACACGGGAACGAAGCATGCGCTCCCAGGTTTCGCCGTCGTTCATTGCTGCCACACGACGCCAATCCTTTTCCAGGTATTCCCGGTAGAGTTCGTCCTGATCAGCGTACGACTCGATGATCGTCTTGAAAGCACCGATCGACGTACCACCACGGATCTCACCCATGTCGAGTTTGATGATGTGGTTGTTGTAGATGTAGGCTTTCACAGCGCGCACGCACAGTTCCGAGAAATACGGATAGCTGCGCAGTTGCAGGTGCGACAGTTGACTATCGTTGGCCAGAATGCAGCGCAGATAGCAGTTCGCCGGCATCAAGTACAGTTCGCTGACCATGACGACGTTTTCGCCGATCAATTGACAGCGGGCAGTCGATGCGTTTGGCATCGCGCCATGCGAATCGATAAGACCTTGCGCCAGGTTCAGCATTGCTGAGTTACCCGAAAGCGAGGAAGTACCGAAGTTCGAAATTGCGTGGGGATCACTGAACGTCAGATTCAGAACGCTCATGATCGAGCGGCCTTGCGTCTTCTCCTTGGGGACACGGAAAACCACAGTGTAGTCAGCCGTTTGTTCCATGGGGATACCGTCCATCGGAACTCGCATTTCAATACCGCCCACCAAGTTACAGTCTACCATGACTCGGTGACGGATTACCTTGATGAGAATTTGTTCATCGATAGAGATCGGGATCTTCTTCGAGGCCCAGTTACGGTTGTTGAAAATGAGTTCCAAGATCTCTTGCGGGATGCGATTCTTGATCTCATCCAAAGCTTTGGAGATTGGGGTCATCATTTCTGTCCTATGAAAATTCAACAACATATTACACTACTGAGATATAATGCAGATATGCCATAAAATCTCAGTTCAGACGGGAGAATTTTTACTAGCGTCCCACACGCTTATGTAGAAACCTGTCGCTACATCTCTTCACCCACAAAAAGGAAATAGCATGACCGAAGCAAATAACAAAGGCCAGATCCGCATTTACGCTTGCGGCGGCGCTGGCATCAACGTCGGCAAACTGTTCGAAGTGGCACGCGGCGAGAACGCTCCGGCCTTCGCCCAGATGCATGTGTCCTACCTCGACACCTCGGATTCGAACCTGAAGACCGTCAAGACCACCCTGGACAACATCTACCGCATTGAAGGCATCGACGGCTCCGGCCAGGTCCGCGCCGAGAACTACGACGAGATCGCTCCGCGTGTTCGCGACATGCTGCAAAAGCACCCGGCCCTGGACCTGTCGATCGTCATCCACTCGTTCTCCGGCGGCAGCGGTTCCGTCATCGGCCCGTCGCTGGTTTCCGAACTGACCGACGAAGGCAAGAACGTGATCGTGATCGGCATCGGTGACGCCTCGACCGTCAACTACGCCAACAACACGATGAAGACGATCAAGTCGTACGGCAACATCGCCCACACCAAGGAAGTGCCGATCATCGCGGCCTACTTCGAAAACACGCCGACCACCCCGCGCTCGGAAGTCGACCTGGCCATCCAGCAACTGGTCACTGCCCTGGCCGTGCTGTTCTCCCGCGAGAACCACGAACTGGACAGCGCAGACCTGCGCAACTGGCTGAACTTCCAGAAGGTCACCAGTTTCGAGCCACAACTGGGCGCCCTGACGCTGTTCGAAGGCACCGACCTGGCCGCCGACTACGGCGAAATCATCACGGTGGCCACCCTGGCTACCGAGAAGTCCGGCACCACGCTCAACAGCGTGATCGGCTACCAGACCGTCGGCTGGCTGCCGCCGGCTGACAGCGAGCAGATGAAGAAGGTGCATGCAGCCGCACCGATCCACTTCATGATCTCCGACGGCGTCTTCGGCGACGTCAACGATCGGCTCGAGAAGTTCCTCGCGGATCACCAGAAACGCGTGGACTCCCGCCCCCCGAAGAAGAACACCATTCTGAAGGGGACCGAGGGCGCGACCAAGAACGGCGTTGTCCTCTGACAGATCGCGCGTACTCCTAGTGGCCGCGGGGGCGGCGGCAATGCTTGCCGCCCTCGGGCATGAAGATGTAGAAGTCGTAGCGGAAGACGACAGACGTCTTTACGTTGGTTTCCATGGTCCTCGAATCGAAGACCTGACCTTTCCCGAGATTTACGAATATCGTGAATGGGATAACGACTCCTACTGGAGTTACGTGGAACATGTTTCATGTTTTACGCGCGTGCTACCGGAGCATGTCCGGTGTACCCATGAGTGCGGCGAAGTCCGCAGGTTGCGCAAGGTTAGAGACCGTGTATGCACCCTGCATTGAGCTTCGTCCTGGCTTTCAGAATTGTATATTCGGCAAATCCGATATCAAAATTTCCTGAAATGTTTCCCCATGGATATGAAGTGATACATTCGCTTCGCACAAAAGTGCCTCTTTTTAAAGAGGACGGCGTTCGTGACGGCAAGATCAAAAGGTAGCGAGTGGGTTCTGGATCGCAAGCATGCGGTCGCCAATAGAATGCCATGAGTACGTGAGTAGTGAGCCTAGTCGCACAGTGAGCCTGAAACCCCCTGACCGATGTGGCCCCCTTGTTGAAAGGTGTGGTTGCATTCCTCAAGCCGATGTGGAGCTATCGGCGAAGTAGGCGGCAGGGGGGTTTCCCTATACTACCTCTGGTTAGAGCAGGTATAGGGAAGCCTTCTTTTTTATGCCGTTCATCTAGGTATATTTAACCTAATGGCCTGATTTTATACATAACCCCCCACAAGGAGCTAGTATGGCGATATACAAGGCTCTGTTGATCCAGGACATCTCACAGTTCATTGAGCTGATTGAGCCGTACTTCAACAAGGCTTTAGAGGCATACGCTACCGAGACGGAACTGGAATTCGAATCAGCACTGAAGTGGCTTATTGAAGAAGAGTTAGAGCAGATCTACGGACTGTTTGGCAAAGATCACGACCGCTATCATTTCCCACATGCGGCAATACGTGACGCCATCGACAACATGACTCCCACGCCACTTAGCTGTATCGTTGCCCACCATATCGGTGCACCTGTTATTGACCACGACCACAATGTAGTAGAGATACGGATCTGGAACCGCGACCTCTTGATCGAATACGTGCCGCTACAAAGTGACCCAATAAAGAGAACAAGTTACATAACCCGATTTCATGAACAATCCATTCCCTTCCTCGAACGCAACACTTTATTTGGACCCGCGGCCAGTCGCTGAACTGATGCTGCACATGTACGGCGAACTCTTCAAGAAACCCGAACCGCAGGGCTTCTTCTTGCCGTGGACTCGAAAGCCCGTCCTCATCGACAACAGCTTCCTCGTGATCAATCGCAAGGAAGAATTCGAACAAGGCTTAGCCATCAGCTTGGCCGACATCAGGAGCGTGAAAACGAACCTGTACAACACCGATGGCAAACTCGCGGTTCGTAAGGAAGACGTCAAGCACTTACGCCAGGAACGCGTAGTGCCGACTGTCCAACTTGACCTGCTCGAAGCCATGGTGGACGCATGCATTACCGACCTGTCCGCATGGGTTGGCGCCGCACACAAACCTGATCCGGTTGACGTCGCAAAAGAATTTGTGATTACCGAACAGGAGTATTACATGAACCCCAGTCGTCAAATCGAGTACTCGGACTGGGCCACGGCTGGGATCATTGGCGTACTGCGCATGGTCGAGCATTTCCTCAAACCCTTGATCCGGTTCATCGGCGACGACACCTGGATCATCCACGAGCGTCACCAATCCGGGAACGACATCTATATCCGCAAGACCGTCGACTACCGCATCCAGGAATGGACACGCTTGAAGGAACTTGGCATCATCTAACATGTCACGAATCAATAAGCTGATCTCGGTATCGGAAGTCGTAGAGGCATTTCGTTTCGACTACCGGACTTACGTCATGCAACGCTTGGCCGACCCACGCATGACGCCAGTGTCGATGAATACCGAGTTCGACCACTATCCCGTAATGCACGCCTTAGTCACCGAGGTGATGACCACTGGTGACGACGAAACCGCCGCTGGGCGGCATGTCGTGAATGCCATCATGAATCAGGGTGTCGATATCTCGACCGCTACGGACATGGCATCCATTGGTCTTAAACGGCTTGTCACGGAAGTGGCAAGCTTCCTTCCTGGAATCACGTTCGCACAATTGCAGGAGGGTGACATGGCACTTTGTAATACGAGTGACCTCATGGTAAGTTACTCGGAAAAGGAGGAAGCATGAGCGAAGTTCATGTGCTGCCGATCGCGGAGATTCTTCGAGAATACTTCTTGCTCGAGCATGTCTTCGATTTCTACGAGGAAGGCTTGCGCGGCCTTGTTCGTGACCACGTCTTAATAAGTACATCCATCGTTTGCGACATCCATGAAGACGACATGGAAGATGACGATGCTGATCCTCTCGTCAACAAGATCGTTCAAGCATATCGCATGAATAATCTTGGCTACCGCAATGACTACTACAACAACAATGATGAGCGACGCTTAGCATCGGCGCTACATCGGTCGCGGGAAATTCGTTTGATGATCAACCGTTTAATGTATGTGCTATTTCGCGGCAGTGTCTACAACATCCATCCGCAGCGCTTTCAATGGCTGGGCAATGACCTCGTGGTGCACATGGACCTTTGGGAATAAGCCATGTACGTTCGATACCTGATCAACATCAAGCGGGAACTCAGAGCGTTCACAGGCTTAGTCGTGGAAATCGACATGCCGCCTTTCGACATCGATGCAGCACTTTCTCGCATCTTCGACTGCTTTCAAGAAAAAGCAACCGCAATGCAGATGCTACACAACGTGGCGATGGACATGGCTGATCACGACGCGCTCTTTGAGAACGAGTGTCTCGAAAGCTTTCAAAGGGAACGCCTCTATTATGCCATCCAGAACCTGGGCAAGAAGATCAAGTTCCACCTGGATGACATCGACCCCTACGTGAACGGGAAGTTCCGTTTTTCCTACAGAAGGACTTTTTATGGCTGTGCGCTCCTCATGGCCGATGAACGTTCAATTGGTTTTAACTCCAGAGACTATCGTCCTCGACACACGAGAAGACCTGGAGATCTTTGAGTCGTACTTGGTGCGAACCGAGAACGTCAAGGAAAACCAGGAATACATCGAGCAAATACTGCAAGAGCTCATCATGGACTTGATGAGCAAAGAAGATGCCAACTACAGCATCACCTATAGTGCTTACGAGTTACTCTCGTACAGCATCTACGGTCACGGATACGACGATCATGCCAAGCAGCTTTCGGACTTCTACGAGAAACTTGCCAACAAGGTTCTCCAGCGTCTGGAACAACTGAACGCGTACCGTGGTGATCGCTTGATCTATCATTACACGCGGCGCTTGGGTGGTGACATCGTCTTGACTCGAATTCGCCTCGACACAGGAGAGTAAATGTTTGGTGAAACCATGTTCAGGAAGCAGTTAGAGGAAAAGCTTCCTGAACGTATCGTCATCGACGGCGCTTACTTCTGGGAGCAATTCGATATGCCCAGTTTGACGTTTAAGCTGGGACAGGAAGATGCACAGACGATTCTTTACGATATCATCACCAAGTTCTTGACGATGAATGATCCGGACGTTGCGGACTTCGCTATCGAGATTCCTGATTTTAATCGTATGCGAGATAAGGAAGTGGCAGGCGATACGAGCAAAGTGCAAGAGATCATCCAGGCAGCTAAGCGCGTGGAAGAAGATCTGTTTCACACGTTCTCACGCCTTAACACTTTCAACGACAAGAACCAATTCTCGTACGCGTTTGAACGCTTCCTCGGTAAAGACATCGTCATTAACAAACTTTCGTCTTATCGTCTTTCGAATTACAACTTGGAGTTTCCATGATTTCTTCCTCTGCCTTTCAGCCGGATGGCAAGTATTCCTTCGAGGTCTACCCTGCCGCCCTTCTGCCAACCGACTTTACCAACGTCACCGTCTTCGGTGTCGTGAACGAACGTCTGGCCCGCAAGTTCATCGCCACGCGTGAACTGCACGCCAATTACTACCCGATGCTCCCGGCAGGTACGCCCAATGATGCAGCAGCTTACGGCTACTTGCACATCATGCTCTCGACCGGTGTGGAAACGGTGGTGGGCCTGGCGTGGATCAAACCGGACAGCGTCAAGTCGACGACCTGGAAAACCTTCGACGTCACGATCCAAACGTCGGACCCGGATGCAGCCAACCGTATCCGCCTGGCCTTGGTGTCGAACAACATCAACGACTTCGAAATCAAAGCCCGTAACTCTTAAGTTGCGCAACATCATGAGGAGGTTAGTGTATTTTTTACGCGTGCACCCCATGATGTGACAGGAAGGGATTGGCAGTCCCGGCTCGCCTAATTCGATGTTTGTTTTAGGAATCCCCTTGGACCGCAGGGGAAAATGCTAGATGAAATGATTGTAACCGTCGGAAGCGCCTGCTAAGCGCTTTGTGGGGTGGTGCTTGCATTGAGTGCTCTCTTTGGAGATCGCGCTTTGATCAACAAGGATCGAAGCACCTTTGTAAGTTCCATATCGACGAATCAGTCTGGACATCTGTACCAGGTCATTTTGAGGGGGGCTTCGGCTCCCCTCTTTTTTTTATGCCGCATTTTACTTCTTCTTTTTTTGTTGCGATCAAGAAAATCTCAACGATATATTACGATTGTGAGCCTTAACCCGCTCTCAACGTTTTTATAAGGAGAAGAAAAATGATAAACGTCGATAACAAAGTAGTAATCCTAGAAAGAATCGCCAAACAAAAGCGACGCCACTTGATCCGCATGTTTGAAGACCTTCGTCGTCAATACAGCGAACTTCGTGCTTTCTATCTAGTGACCTTAACGGATGCCCAGTTCGTCATCTCGCTTGCCCACATCGATGCAGTCTTCGATCACGGCCGAGATGCTTACTTGCGCCAAGACATGAATGAACTTAGCTATGCGCTTCACGAGATCATTCGTCTATCCAAAGTGCCAACGCAGCACTGGAGCTTGCATTTCAAGATGTAACATATTGGGGAGCATTTAGCTCCCCGTTTATGCCGCCAATGTAGTATCGATTTAAAAAAACCCACCCTCCCAATGTTATAGCCCTAACAGCAGAGGAGTCGTAAGAATGGGTAACATGTCGGACCAGAACCCCTTTGTATTACCGATCGATCAGTATAAACGCGATATTGACGTCATCAAGCATTACGTGCATCAAACCTCGCGTTACATCAGCTTGCGTACCGGCTGCGACTTGCGTAAGGCAGTCGACTATGTCCGCAACGTTTTGAAGCCTGGTGGCAAACATGCACTGCGCGACCCCATCGTCAAGATGCTCGAGCGTGGTGCAAATGGTGACCGCGATTACGCGCAAACCACGTTGTCGCAATTCCTGCAAGAAGTCATCGCTGATGAAAGCCTCATCGCGCCGACCCTGACGGTGTACCATCCGCGTCACAAGAAACGCTCGTTCCTTGTCGACTTCGTGGATCAAAACATCGCCAAGCGTAACAAGAACAAGAAGTTGAAGTTCTCTGCCAAGATGGCAGGTGACAATGTTTTGGCAGGTATTATGGACAACCGCCAGAACAACAACAAGACGAGCAACAACTCGTTGTCCGGTGCCCACGTCTCGTACTCCACTCCCCTGGCGAACAAGACTGCGCACAGTACCTTGACCTCGACTTGTCGCACCACATCGGGTTACGGTAACGCCAACAACGAAAAGCTTCTGGACGGTAACCGGCATTACCACAGCCCGGACATCGTTCGCAACAACATCATCTCCATCGTCTACCACAGCAACTACGACCAGATCGAGTTGGCGATGGAAAAGTTCGGGATTCGTCATCCGACTGTCGATGAAGTCATGGAGTGCATCACGTACTCGACCAACCTCTACTGGCGCGCCCCACGTGACCTGGAGGACATCCGTAAGACTGTGGAATGCTTGACGCCTATCCAGCGCTCGGCTTTCACTTATACGGGTGACATGTATCACCTCATGAAGTTCAACGAAGAAATGATGCGTGGCTTCGTTTCCAAGTTGTCCCAGCGTGCGACCTGGGAACATCCAGACGCCGACAATGCTTTCGCTACCCTGCCGGAAACCTATGTTCACCTGGCGGTGCAGATCTGCGAAGACTTCATGAAGGGCAACGAGATCGACAAGAAGAACCGTACCATCATCAAGAAGGGTAAGGAAGTCGATCCGGTGCAAGGACCTATCTGGTTCCGCATCGCTGCAGCAACTGCGCAAAACATCAACGACACGCTCGAAGAGCATCGTGAAATGATTCGCGCCTTCTGGGTAACGCCCAATGTCCCGGCAAGTCTCGCACACTTCCCCGACAGTATCCGTCGCTCGGCAATCATGAGTGATACGGACTCGACCATCTTCACCGTGCAAGACTGGGTGATCTGGCACGAGAACGGCCTGTCGTTCAGCCCGAAAGCCAACGGTGTGGCAGCAACCATGATTTTCCTGGCATCGCAAACCATCACCCACGTGCTGGCCAAGATGTCTGCTAATATGGGCATCGAACGCGATCGTCTGTTTAAGATCGCCATGAAGAACGAGTACAAGTTCGACGTCTTCGTTCCGACCCAGGTGGCAAAGCACTACTTCGCACAGATCGGCTGCCAAGAAGGTAACCTCTACGAGAAGTACGATACCGAGATCAAGGGTGTGCACCTGAAGAACTCGAACGTTTCCAAAGCCATCATGAAGCAGGCCGAGGAACTGATGCAGCACATCATGAATACCGTCATCCGTGGCGAACTCATCGATTTGCGCGCCATCCTGAAACAAGTCGCCGACACCGAGCGAGGCATTGTGGACGCCATCCGTACCGGCAGCCACGAGTACTTCAAGTTCCTCAACATCAAAACCCCGGACTCGTACACCAAGGGTGAAGATGAATCGGCTTACCAAAGCTACCTGCTCTGGGAAGAAGTGTTTGCACCAAAGTACGGCAATACCCTGCCCCCGCCTTACACTGCGATTAAAGTCTCGGTTGATCTGGATAAGCCTTTCCTGACCAATCAGTGGCTCGCCGCAATGCAGGACAAGGAACTGGCAGAACGCATGAAAGCATGGATCAAAAAGACTGGCAAGAAGGGTTTCACGACCATGAACCTGCCGGCCGAAGTTGTTGCAGCTCGTGGTATTCCAGAAGAGATCTTTACCATGATCGACACCCGCAAGATCGTTTTGGGGATGACGACCGTGTTCTACATCATTCTTGAAACCTTGGGCGTCTACATGTTGAACGGTAAAACCACCCGCCTTTGCATGGATGAACATTAATCAGTAGTACGCCTAGAAATCCATTCTGGGCAAGGAGAGAGCTATTCTTTGAGTAGCTCTCTCCCCATCTATGCCGTACTTGTCCAAAACTAAACGAGGTCTACCATGTCTCACATTGTCCTGGGTGAAGAACACATTGAAGTGCTCTATCTGCTCTTGAATGATGAGCACGATGCAAAGTTCTACTTCCCCCACTATCGTGCCACCTGTATCGAACTTGCTAACGCAGGTTACATGCTGGTTGAGAATCGCCGCACAAAAGAAGAAATGATCAAGATCACTCCCGATGGTCTTCGCGCTTTCTGTCGGCATTTCGATACCAACAACGTAATGCATGCCCTCAAGAAGAAGGTGCATCAAAAGCCTTACAGCTACGAGCATTACGACTTACTGCACAAACTGATCACCAAGAATCCGATTGCAGCAACAGATATCGACAAGCTCATCATCGCATTTGACTTGGTCAATGGCGGCTGGGCTAAGACAATCTTCACCACGAGTGGCGCCATCTACTACACCAGTACCCATCAAGGGCACCTGGCGTTCTGTCAACACTACTCGGAGTACTCGCTTGTTCCAGCTGAAGAGAAACACCGGCTTGCAGCATAACCCGGCATACAACCCTACCCGACTTCAAACGAGGCCGAGTAGGGTTGTGTCGGGCTTTATGCCGCCGTATTCATGCCGGCGATCCAGCGCAGCGTCTTCAGCAGGTAACCTTCACGGTCCCATGCTGCGTTGAACGCTTCTTCGAACGAGTACTTCTCGCCGAGCTCGGTATTGAACTCGGTGCCTTCGACGGTGTGCGAGAAACCGAAGAACACGGTGCCGTTCATCATGGTCAGGCGGCAGATCATGGTGCGACCGTTCGGCTCCATCGAGAACGATTTCTCGGCGATCATGGACTTGAGATAGTCGGGCGTGACTTTCGGTGGCAGTTTGTCCAGCGACAGCAGGGCGATGTTGGAGACGTTACCGCCCACCATTTCAAAACGCTGTTGGAAAGCAGCGATGCGTTCTTCGCTGCTGGCGCCTGCTACGACTTTCGGATATTGATCGGACATGTGATTCCTTAAATGGTTTGGGATTTGATGGCGTCAATCTGACTTTGGACTTCGAGGTAATACTCGAGCGGCAACATCTGTTCCATGATTCGGTCCGATTCGTAACGCTGAATGGACTTGACGATCTGATTGACTTCAGTACGGTTCCTGGTACCAGGACCACCCTTGGAGGCACGGAAGAGGAAACTAATAGCGCTAAGCCTGCAAATGGTAAGCGCCCAGTCAACTTGACGAGTCGCAGCCATGCCAGGCAAGTGCATCAGTTCTTCCATGTTCTCTTTAGTAGCCATTGGTACAGTTCGCATAATGGTTACAAAGTCCCGGTAATTTTGCACAAAGTCTTTGAGGATCTTTGTGTGCACTGTGACAATTTTATCGTCGTAGTCAATTAAATGAAAGGGGTGTTTGACTTTGTTGTAACCAAGCGGGGCACCCTTTGCCATGAAACTGATCCGGTTGAAGAGGACCACATCCAGATGTGAGAAGAGCATGTTCGGAAGAACGTACATCCGGACAAAGTGGGCCATCGACAATTCGCTCTCGCCGTACTGACCACGTTCCATCCATTCGTTGCGACGAAACGCCCGGTACTGGACCATCAGCATCGGGATGTTGATCGCAATCACGGCCATCCCGGATTCCACGCCAGTCGTGCGACCATCTGGGATATTAATACCGGTGTCTGAAATAGGATGACTAAGAGCGCGTACCGGACAGACATTCTGCCAGTTGCGGTTGGCCTCGAAGATATCGAAGTAGTCCGTGTGAGCGATGAGGATCTCCGGGCAGTCTTTGCCGTAGAAGACGCCATCGAAGACTTCGCCCTTACTTACGGACGATGTCATTTTTAATGCCCTCGCAGTATTTAATGAAACCGCATCGACGTTGGCGTAGTAACGTTCGAGGTTGTGCGAGAGCGGGATATTGATGGAGTGCATCAATCGCACCAGGAAATGGTGGTTGACCACAGCCGTGGGATTCTTGCGGTAGTAACTTAAGACAGTTCCCAGGTTCTGCTTCAAGCCAGCGCGCACGTACTTCCAGCCGGAAGCAGTGACGACTCCTTGCGGCACGGGGGACTCAGAAGAGAAAAGCTTGTACATGACGGCTGCCTAGTTATGTTAGAGGGATGTTAGCATAAAATGACAGGGCTTGTTGGGCCAGTCCTTGTCTCTTTATTAGAAGGAGAAATAAAAGAAGAGATCAATCGTCCGCCGCATGGGTAGAATTGATCTTGGAATTTTTTACTCACATGCACCTATGGTATAGAACGAGATCTCAAAGTCTTGGGCTAAACCAAACCGCCGAGTTGAAACATACTTGGCGGGGCGGCGTATAATGCATACCGTGGGTTATGTTGGATTCCAAGATTTTTCAAACCCATATCACGAACTTGAAATTGTAGTAGCAATGCTTCGATTTCAACATGTTTGCGCAAACATTTATTAATAGAAAAGAAAGGTAACACTATCATGGCCGTACAAGGTAAAGACGATCCGAAGAAGAACACCACTGGCTTCGGTTCCAACCAGCAGCAGCAAACCGCCATGGGCGCCAGCTTCGAGCGCGCTCGTGAAAACCAGCAACCCAACCAGAACGAAAGCATGAACAACAACTTCGGCTCGAACACCACCGGCAACGACGACGGCATGTGGTCCTTCCTGAACCCGTCCGCAAACGGCCTGTACACCGTCACCGACACCGCCGCCGGCGAAGCCCTGTCCAAGCTGGACAAGGCCCTGGGCGAGATCTACAAGAGCGCCAACCCGGCGATCCAGATCACCACGCTGCCGCTGTCGATGGAAGCGAACCAGATGCTGAACATCGACACGCTGGTCGTCATCACCCGCCTGACCAACGTGCCGCAGGCCGGCATCGCCTACCACCCGATCCTGATCGCTTCCTCGATCCCGAAGATCGAAGACGCAGTCGTCCAGGTCAACGGCGTGAACACCAACGAAACCCGCGTCGAAGGCGACGTGGCTGACGACGTCTTCCACGAAGCCGTCTTCAACGAAGTGCGCCGCCTGTTCCCGAACGACCAGGTCACCATCACCCTGGGCGAAGTGCTGCCGCGCGTCTTCAACTTCGACGACAAGGACGCCGTCCAGAAAGTCGCACGCAATGCCTCGATGGCCGGCGCCGTGACCCTGCAGAAACTGGTGCCGGGCTGGAGCGACCTGAACCTGGCGAACGTCAAGAAGGACTCGAGCCTGACCCTGCGCTCGAACTACGGCCAGCCGAACGAAAACAACCGCGTCGGCCTGCCGGTCCGCTCGGACGTCGTCGTGTCCCTGACCGCCGAGCCGCTGAACCAGAACCAAGGCCAGCAGCGCCGTTCGGTCGTGCAGACCCGTTCCCGCGAAGTCTCGCGTGTCCAGGCCTTCGTCGATCTGGTCTGGGCGCCGACCACCGGTCCGCGCAATCCGTTCTTCAATGCGCAGATGAACCAGCAGCCGGCATTCGGCCAGCCGGTGCAGCAGACCAACCCGCACCAGCGTTACATCCCGCGCATCGTCGTGACCGGCCTGTCGACCCAGAACCCGCCGACCACCGCCATGCAGCTGCTGTCGGCCCTGCTGTCGTCGTACATCAGCGAAGAAGGTCACTGGGTCCACGCGTTCCAGCCGCGTACCTACCGTTCGGGCTCGAAAGAGATCGACATGCACGACATCGGCGCGCTCGCTATCGAAGCCAACTTCGAGAACGATCCGTCCGGCCTGGGCCAGCGTGTGGACACCAGCCTGGAAACCTTCCAGCCGATGCTCGCCGATTACCTGGCGGCCATCATCCGTCCTGACCCGATCATCTCGGTCGACGTCGACGAATGCGGCCCGGACAGCTGGTACAACGGCTTCCTGCCGATGGCAGCTGAAGGTCAACAGGAAGCGCTGGACGAACTGTTCAACGCATGGAACATCCTGACCAACGGCCGCTTCGCCATCAACTGGGAAAAAGCGCAGTACAACGGCCAGATCTGCACCGACGAGAACAACCGCATCCACCTGGGTTACTACCTGGACGCGGAAGGCAACCGTCGCGACCTGCGCGAAATCGACTACCTGGCTGTGCTGAACCGTTTCGGCGGCGGCACCGACCACGACATCGTCAAGCGCTGGTCCGACTCGTTCATCGACGGTACCGATCCGCTGCTGAAGCGTCTGGAAAACCGCAAGAAGATCATCGACATGATGACGCAGAACACCGCGGTGTACACGGGCTTCGCTCGTCGCATCTCCTTCGCGCACGTCCTGATGCAAGTCGGCGCCAAGTCGGCCAAGGAAGCCGGCCTGGACTTCCGTACCATCTCGAGCCACGCTCAGCTGAAGACCAACGAACGCGCCTCCGGCAACTTCGACAACCTGATGATGTCGGGCAGCCAGAGCTCGGGCCTGTTCGGCCGCACCTCGTTCGGTCAAGCGTCGAACAACTTCGGCTCGAACCGTTCGTTCGGCTTCTCGCGCAGCAGCTTCTAAGCGGCGACGCCACTGACGTGGTAACATGAATAAGGGGGGCTTCGGCTCCCCTTATTTTTTTCTGTGTTTTAAGTTCAAGGAGGATATCATCGGTATCTCACTAGAACTTGTCAATTTCAATACTTTGTTTCGGCAAGGGTCTCGTAAAGAGAAGTTGATCATCAACGACTTCGACAATACGAGTACCGAGCAAAGGAAGATCTTCGACAAGATTATCTATACCGAGTACGACAACGCTGACTTGCTGAGCAACCTGCCCACTTGCGAATGCGGTCACTTGTACGGACAGCACCTCGAACATGTAACGTGTACCGTGTGTAACTCCGAAGTTCTTGCGCCGCTCGAGCAAGACCTAGAGCCTGTTGTGTGGATGCGTTCACCCAACGGTGTTGCAGACCTGATTAACCCGAGTGCCTGGGCGATGATGTCCAAGCGCTTCGAACGACAAAGCTTTGACTTTGTACGCTTCTTCGCAGATCGCGATTATCGGCCGAATGTAAAAGATCCGGACGCGCTGCCTGAGGTACTGAGTTGGGGCATCCCGCGCGGGTACAACAGTTTCGTCGAAAACTTCGACATCCTGATGAACCTGTTCTTTGAATCGAAGCACTTCCGTCTGCGTAAAGGCGAACGGGACGATTTCCGAATCCTTCTTGAGAGGTATCGGGATTGCTTCTTCTGCGAGTTCTTGCCACTACCTAATCGCTCGGTCCTCGTGATCGAGAAGACGAACGTGGGCAAGTACGTGGATGATACGATTCCTGGTGTGATCGACGCAATCTACACCATGATCGGCATCGACGCACCGATGTCAGGCCACAGCGTCCGTGTTAAGGAAAACCGGACGATCAAGACCATCATCCAGCTCAACGACTTCAGCGAACAGACCATTCGGAAGAAGCTGGCAAAGAAACCTGGCGTGTTCCGCAAACACGTCTACGGTACCCGAACGCACTTTAGCTTCCGTGCGGTCATCTCGTCGAACACCAACGCGCACGACTACGACGAGTTGCACTTGCCTTGGGGCGTGGCTGTCAACCTGCTGAACTTGCACCTGCGTAATAAGCTGGACAAGATGGGTTACACGCCGAACGAAGCCCTGGCATTCCTGAACGAGTATTCGCTCAAGTACCATCCGGTGCTGGATGCTCTGTTCCAGGAACTGATCGCCGAAAGCCCGTACGTCGGTCTGCCAGTCGTGTTCCAGCGTAATCCGTCGCTGGAGCGTGGCTCGATTCAGTTCATGTTCGTGACCAAGGTTAAGCCCGATGCCGGTGTTACTACGGTTTCGCTCTCGATCTTGTCGGTGGTTGGCTTTAACGCTGACTTCGACGGCGACCAGCTGAACGGTACGCTGCTACTCGACAACTACACTGCGGAAGAAATGAAAGCTCTTGCCCCACACAAGAGCGTGTTCGACATGAACACTCCGCGTGCACCGTCGCGTAACTCGTCGATGCCGAAACCGGTTGTGGCCACCATCGCCCACTGGTATCATCTCGATGAGGACCACGTCTATGATCCGGAGAAGGCCCGGTTAATGGACGACATACCGACATTGTCGGATTAAAAGAAAAGGAGTTCGTATGGCACGCTTTTTCGTCGGCAGCGCCGATGAATTTGAAAGCCAAACATTTGCTCCACCGCACGCTGGTACGGTAGAGTACTTGCGCGGCCAAACGGAGCAAGCAGCACACGGATGGGGTGACAACATCACTCCATTCGCCCAGATGTTCATGGAGCGCGCTCAGCAGACATTCGACAAGTTCTACAGTTCGGATGCGCTCGCGAAAGCTCGTGCCGCACTTCGTAAGACCGCCAACCTCTTTAAGCGCGATATCATCGTGCCGATGGAGACCATGGAGGACTTTCAGAACGCTACGCCGCGAAACCAAAGAACCATCATGGCTTTTCCGCGTTTGCGTAAGCTGTATCAGGAACAGATGTGCGATGGCTTTGAAGGTCAGTACGTTGACCTTTATCCGGGAACCATTGGCGAAAGCCATCCGGATTATCGCCGCATCTATACTGGCGAAGTGAAAGAGGACGCCGACGGCGATATCATGGTAACCCACTATATCGGCGACGAAGAAGATCTTGAAACGTATCCGGCTGATGAAATCCATATCGACCGGGCAAACCTCTCGATTCTCGATGTCCTCATGGACGTAAGCAACAAAGATCCGTCCAATTCCTCGGGCGGCTCGCTGTAATGAAAGGCACTCCGCCCATTGGCGGGGTGCTTTTTTATCCCGGCTTTACTTTCTTTTCTTCTTTGCTTTGATGGTATGTTCAGTAAAATCCTACCAAAGTGAGGAATAGCATGAGTGCTGTTGTCCCAACATTATCCCCAGTCGGCTGGGCACGAAGCCCGGAAGACAAAGCGTTCTTTTTGTTTTCGCATTTCTACGAGTCAGAGAAAAACCAAACGCGAGTCTACGGAAACAACGTTTCCAACTTGCAGTGGCTCAACGCCGAATACGGCACGGACATCCCTGAGTTCTGCGCACAATTGCGTAAGACTCTCACTGACTACCTGGGTCGTCATTTCGATAGCGTCAACGTTGACGTAACTAGCGATATGAACACCAACCCAGGGAGCCAGATCAACATCAAGGTTTCGTCCTCGGTCTTCGAGAACGGTATCAAGTATTCTTTTGGCCACCTCGTCCAACAGAACGGTAAAGTCGTAAAGCTTCTCACCCTCATTAACGGTAGTTATCAGTAAAAGGAAACACCATGGCAGTTGACATCAAAAAGATCTTCGCCGACATCGAGCGCGCCACCGAAACCGAGACCCGCCGCATCTCGGAAGCTGCGTTCAAGACCATCTTTTTGCCGATGTTCCAGAACCAGGACAGCAATCCGCACGGCATGGTCCTGATGAAATGGGCGCAATACGTGGGCAGCATCTTCCACAAGGCCTACGTGGTCGACGAAAAGAACAACATCCTGTTCACGGTGCCGCCGGTCGTCAAACGCGACGCCATCGCTGAACTGGGCCGGACCGACGGTGACGGTCGTCCGCTGCAAAACGTGGCGCACATGATCAATACCTACAACCAGATGACCAACATCGGGCCGATTCCTGCGGAAAATTATCTCAATGAACAATTAACCAGGCGCCTTTCTATTATGAAAGGCGACCAGAACTATCTGGACGACCTCACGGCCTGGAACGAAATCTTCAAACGCTACGGCGTGGCGCCGATCAAAGAGGTCGACGGCGTGACCACCAAAACCGACACGAAAGGTATCGCATCGCAACATGACGAAATCGAGCCGCTCTAAAGTAAAGGGCGCATCGTTAAGTGATCTACACCTGTTACATCGACGTACTCCTACGTCACTCCTGATTAAGAATCTGTACACGTCCTTACCCGACAATCAGGAGACTGCCGACTTGGATATCATCTTCTTAGCCGGAGATGTGTTCGATGATCTGGCAACATTAGCAAACGAGAATCTGTGGGAAGTGAAGATCTGGATTGCGAACCTTCTGAGGATGTGCAAGAAACATGGCATCATCTTGCGCGTCTTAGAAGGAACGCCCAGCCATGATTGGAAACAATCCTGGCTCTTCCCACTGATTAACGAGATAGCAGGCATTGGCGCCGACATCAAACACGTGAAAGAACTCTCCATCGAGTACATAGAGCCCATCGGTATATCCGTGCTCTATGTGCCCGATGAGTGGGGTCCTACCGACAAAACCTTAAGCCAAGTACAAGAACTGCTGCAAGCCAAAGGGCTTGATAAGGTAGATCTTGCTATCATGCATGGACAGTTCGCACATCAGTTACCATCCCATGTGACGGCTCCCAAGCACGACGCTTCCGCGTATTTGGAACTGGTTCGCTTCTTTATCTTCATTGGCCATGTGCACACCTACAGCCGCTATGACCGCATCATCGCGCAAGGTAGTCACGACCGTAACGGTCATGGGGAAGAGGAAGCTAAGGGACACGTGAGGTTTGAGATTGATCTGGAAAGCGGAGAACACACCGTCCAGTTCGTCGAGAACAAGGGTGCTCAGCGTTACCTGACTATTCAGTGTAACGGGCTCGACTTAGAAGAAACGCTTAACGAAATCGGACGACAGATCAAGGACCTGCCTGACTTGTCGTTTGTGCGCATCGAAGCTGATTATACCAACCCCATCCTGGCTAACTTGGATGCCGTGGCTCGCCGCTGGCCCATGCTAACCTGGTCAAAACTGGTACGAAAGGAAGAGAAGGAAGAAAAAGAAGAGTTAGAGAACGAAGAAGTACATTACACCCCGCTTACCATTACCCGCGAAAACGTTAGCGGGCTTCTCATGGACCGACTTGTACGAGCCGGTTTGCAAGGTAGCCAACTTGGTACGGCTGATCGACTCTTAGGAGGGTTGCTATGAATCCGTATTTTGAAGGCATTGCGGCGCGTGCCGTTGGGGAATACGTTCCCATTTCGGTCGCGACCGCCATTGCAATTGAGAATGCTTGCGGTATCAATCCTGAGACCCGCTTGAAAAAGAACCCCATCGAAGGTGTTGATCAGTTCCACGTCAACATCCGAACTCTCTTCCGTAACTTCATGGGCGCTTTGGATACGGCAACGCTACGTGGCGTGCCGCCCGTATTCATCGCACCTGTACTAATAGAAGAGATGGACTATATCGAAAGCATCATTCGAGACTATTCCAATGGGGGCGCTAAGGTCGTCTTTTACTTCAGCAACTATAAGAACCTGGAGTGGAAGTATCCGAAGGCTGTGATTCGCCGCGACAACACCGACAAGCAGAAAAGCTATCGGGCGACGATGAACGATACCATGGCTACCCTTTTCGACACCGTGCCTGAAAGGATTAAAGGCTATGATTTAAAGCTTGGCGATAAAGACACGCACTTGGCTCGAGCATTGATGTTGACGAATTACGCATACGACTTGCTGTCGCATCGCGAGTTCCGAGACTTAAAGCTTATCGAATCCCACACGGGAGCGGTGAAAGAGCGAGCGCAGTGGTACACCAAGTACCACAACGGGAAGGACTTAGCGATGATTCCTTTCCGTGAGGATCTTATTCAAGTGTTTGGGGACTCCGAGACATTCGTGCCAATGGACATTAAGCTCCGTAAGCTCATCATTGGGCTGGCCGAAAAGAATCGTTGGGGACCCTTGACGACGATGAGTAAGATCAGTGACAACTTGAAGCAGCTTGAGCAAACCAATGGCTTCGCTGCGGCAATTGTCAAGAGCCTTTTAGTTGGACCCTAGCAGCATCGGCCAGGTTAATTTTTACTGAATCTTGGTAAAATAAACGGGCCGCTTTAATACAATGAGCCTAGTAATCTTACAACACGAGGACTAACATGAGTGACAACAATAACGGTGGTGGCAACGGTTTCGGCGCTCCGCCGCGCGTCAAGAACGCATTCGACATCACCAAGCTGAAGCTTACCGCCAAGGGTGCCGATGGCCAGAGCAAAGCCACGATCCAGCTGACCCTGCACCAGAACATGCCGCGCTTCGTCGTCTGGACCGGCAACGCCGCCGAACGCGAAGACCGCAACAAAGGCTACGGCAAGATCATCGCCGCTCTGGACCCGGTCGTCCTCGCCGGTTTCTGGGGCATCCTGGACGAAGTGATCGACCATCAAGGCAAGACCAAGATGGCTGTGCAGAACAAGGGCCACAAGTTCTTCGGCGGCCAGCGCTCCGAGCGTCCGGAAGTGCTGAACACCCTGATCGTCGGCAAAGACGAAGACGGCGTCATCTGGATGATGGTTTCCGAAAAGGGCCGCGACCAGATCCGCTTCGAGTTCCGCTTCCCGGAATACCACGTCATGATGAATGGCGACGGCACCCCGGTCGACAGCGCAACCGAATGCCGCATGGTGGCCAAGGGCTACCGTGAACTCATGAGCCGCCTGATGGTGACCATGATGGCCGACAACTACGTCGAACCGCCTCCGTTCGAGAAGAAGGGTGGCGGCGGTGGCAACCGTGGTAACTGGAACGGTGGCAACCGCGGCGGCAATGGCGGTAACGGTGGTGGCAACCGCGGCAACTACGGCGGCGGTAACGGCGGTGGCAATTCCGGCGGTGGCGGTGGCATGGACGACGACATCCCGTTCTAAGCCTTCACCTTCTAAGTAAAGTAAGCCCAACTGTCCTTTGCGGGGCGGTTGGGCTTTTTTTGGTAGTACAATTCAAGTACGGGATGAAAAACATTTCAATCACATATCACGTATTTGAATTGTAAGCCAGATTCATTTATAAGGAGAAGAAGCTTGAAGCTTGCAGAGCCGGATGATCTCCTAAGTGAGAAGTCCACCGTGATCCTGTCGCACGGTAACGAACAAATCAGCTGGAACATTTCCATGCTGGCTCGCACGCGGAATGAAGAGAACCTCGACCGTTTCAAGGAATTAAACGGATACTGGGCTCGCCTGCCGGAAAAACGTCAGGACGAGATCTTCAAGGTGTACACCGATATCAAGGACGTACTCCATTCCTCGAGCGATCAAAACGCGGTAGCCTTGCGACTGCAGCCGCTAGTTGCAAAGCTGTTTAAGCTTAACCCGATGGACGAGATGGCAACGTATCTCGCCATCTACGAGGATCTCAAGATCCCCTCGAATATCCACGAACACTACGACAGTAGCGGGGATTCGAGAAATAGCGAACAAGGTACTTACGTTACTAAGCAGTACCGTGACCTTGTTACCATGTCGGTAACGCTGCGCATCATGGTCCCAGTCTGGGGCGACTACATCGCAATTACTGAGCGTCTCGCGGGGACGACGTTCAAGGAATTCATCGCGATGCAGCTGTTGGCGCATGCGGCTATCTACAATTCGGACACGATGAACCGGCTGCGCGAATACATCCAAGCGCGTCTGCCACCGGAAACTCCGAAAGAAGTTATCTTCCAGGGCATCAGCTCGGAAGACTTCCCGGATTGGATTCTGGCCCGAATCCTCACACGTCGTCTGGTTGTTGCCGACTTGCGCGGTAACGACGTGAAGAAGTCCTTGATGCCTTTCCTGCATAGCTTCATCGAAGGCATGGTGAACCCGAAGCGTAACAACTTCACCAGCATGATCAAGGAAAAGACCTTGGAAGCCGGCGGGTCCACGGAAGACAGCAACCTCTCCATCTTGGAGGGTTACCGTCCCCGAGCCGAGCTTACCGCAGGCAACATCGCGCACATGGCAACTTACACCCGCAATGCAGAGCGGATGGCCAAGCGCATCTGTCCCGATCTTCCCGAGGAATTACTGGCATACAGTCTGCGCTCTTCAAAAGCGCTGTTGACGCAGATGATCATGCCAGTCCAACTCTCGCTTGCATCGTGGATACTTCGTCCGGTTCTTCCGGTACGCGCCTTGCCGTACTTCCGTAAAGTCGACGTGGTTCGCTGCATCGCTGTAGCTCAAGCGCTGCTGTGGCACCGTGGGCATTACGAACTGGCAGGTCTGGTGAGTGGTGTCGCCCAGCAAAACCAAGGCGTACATCATCAACGCTCAACAGGCTCTCGTGGTCGCATCCCGACGGAACTGATCGACGAGATCCACCGGCTTTATCCGTACTCGGAAAAGCCAACAGGCAAAATCCGGGAAGGCCAGGATACCCGTGAACTCAACATGGTAGTACAATCAATCAAGGAGATCGACGGCCTCTTTACGAAATTCGAGTGGACTCTCACCCTGCCGCCAGAGTGGGTCGAGAAGCTCACCAAAAACAAGAACAACCGCAACTATTCCGTACCCCACGAAATGCGGGTCAGGTTAGCAAGCCTGATCGCTGCAATAGCAAAAAGGAGCTTTTAAATGTTTCAAGCATCGAACATCCGCGTCGCCCGTTTCCTGATTTACGAAACCCTCGGCTACGACAACATGTACCGCCGCGCATACAAGACCACGGCTGATGGCGTTGCCTTCGATACCCTGGCTGAGCGCATCTCGGCCCATGACCGTATTACGACCGACACTGTCGTCGGCCTGACCAACGGCTTCCTGGCACCGGACATCAATACCGAATCGCCCAATCCGATCTTCATCCCGGACGGCTGGGGCGCCAAGCGTTGCCGCTTCTTGCTGGAACTGGAATACGACTTCGGCGGCCTCGGCTCGAAGATCCGTGAAGCCTTCATGGGCTGGACCGATCACTACGGTTTGTCGCTGCAAAGCCAAGCGATCGACCGCGACATGGTGTTCCACCTGAACTCGGTGTCGCACATGAAGATCCAGGAAATCCCGACGCTCAACGGCATCGAGAAGCACTACAGCGTCCTGGACACGTCGCACATCCTCGCAGCCCAGCAACATCACGGCCAAAGCGGCGCCTTCAATAACGAGAAGCTGTTCCGCATGCGTCCGGACGATCTGTTCGCCACGATGCAGCTGTCGCACCTGGACACTGGCGGCACCTACGACGACCGTACCCGGATCGGCACTGGCGCCCAAAAGGCATCGCGCTCGTCGAACATCACGACGAACTACATGACGAAGATCCTGGACTCGTACCTGACGGCCGCCCGCACCCAGGGTGACCTCGGCCAAGACGCCCCGGACATCCTGGAATCGGCACGCAACCGTTCGTACCAGACCAGCTCGGCTTCGTCCGATCCATTCCTGCGCGAGATCTCCCGCCTGGAAAACGGTGGCAACTACATCCAGGACCACTTCACGTACGCGACGCTCTTGTCGATCGATCCGAACGCTGACAACATGGCCGAAGTGCAGGTGCTGCCGACCATGATGCGTGACAGCTGGGCAGGCAACACCTCGGAAGAAACCTGGGGTGGCCGCGACATCTACGCACAGTTCGCCACCATCCTGGCCCAGTCGGTCCCGTCGATCCTGATGGAAACCGGCCTGCAAGCGGTGAAGTTCCAGTCGACGAATCGCAAGATCGGCATGCAGATCGAAACCACCATCCAGGGCATCAAGTCCTTCAGCGAAGTGTTCTCCCTGGCGCAACAGGGCAACACTTTCATCGAGCGGGTCAACCGCGAGATCATGCTGGACCTGTCCTTCAACGGACAGATGGACTACGGCCTCATCATGGAAATGTCGATCCACGGTGAATGCATCGTCGAGCTTTCGCTGAATGGCGACAACAACCTGCACCGGTTCGTTGCTCCGCTGTTTGCCGATGCGTTCTTCAGCCCGATCGTCACCAGCGATCAACAGCGCAGCCACATGAACGCGGAACACTTCGGTCAATTGGCCGGACGTCTCGCAGAAGTCAATCTCCTGGGCAGCGCTACGAGCACCAACATCCAGGTCGGCGCCGGCGGCATGGCGTTCTAAATAACAAAGGGGGTAGCCGCAACTACCCCCAACAAGGAGTAATGCATGAAGTTGCTTGAACTGTACAACACCATAGCCGACACGGCTAACTGGGTGGTGTCTCCGGAAGGATTCATCTCCCAGAAAACCATCGGCTCCAATAAGGTCGAACCGCTGCTCGTCAAGAAGCTGCGTCTCGCCATGCCGACCGATGAAATCCTTAAGAGCCGCGAGATGCGCGATGTGATGGTCTTCCATCCGCTCAAGGAAGACGTGCTGAAGCCCGAGACCGACGTGTTGGACGCATTGCGTACTTCGCTGAACTCGCGCCTGAACGTTACGACCTGCTGGGTGGCTCTGTCGCTGCTCATCATCGCAGGTTCTTCGGAAGATCATGCCAAGCTCGATCCGGACCAGAGCGAATTCCTGTCGCATGTGAAAGCTGCGAACCAGGATTGCGTGGACGACCTGAAGCGCATCTTCGATTCCATGAAGCTCAACGCCAAGGACAAGACCGCGGTGAAGATCTTCACGAAGAAGGGCGGCAGCATGGGCGGCCAGAAGTACACCTGCCTCGGTGTGGTCAAGTTCCCGCTGTACCAGGAACTGCTCGATTCCGTCGAGAACACCCCGAAGTCCGGCAAGCCTGAAGTCTTCGGCATCAAGCTCTCGAGCAAGAAAAGCCGGGATGCCCTGATCGCCCTGTTCCGCTACATCTTCCCGAAGATCGACACGCCGGAAGTGTACCAGTACGGCAGCAGCAGCCTCGTGGCAGCTTTCCTCGATGCGCTGCTGCAAACCACCGCGAAGATCGCGGCACCGATCAATACCGTGATCGACACCTTCTCGACGATCTTCACCGATCCCGATGAGATGCGCATTCCGGGCGATTGGCTGCCAGTCTTCATGGACCTGGGCACGATGGTCAACGAGATCCGCATGGTCCCGCAGCAAACGGCCAATGCCCTCGAAATGCCGGACGACGTGAAAGCCAAGCATGCGGTGGACGGCACCAAAGCAGCACCGGCAACGCAGGCCCCGAGCTCGGGCGCCTACGTGACGCCAGTGGCTGACACGGGACCGGCCAAGACCGAGCGTGGTCTGGACTTCGCCAAACTCGTCAAGGGTGGCGCACAGCCCCAGAAACCGGCGTTCGGCTTCGGCCAACCGCAACAACAAAGCCAGTTCGGCGGCAACAACACTCACCCGGCGTTTGCAGCGCTGCGTGGTGGTCAGACGCAGAACGCCAACAATCCGTTCGCACAGTTCCAAACCGGAAATGCGCAAGCTGGTCGTTCGGGCTTCGGCTTTGGTGGTAGCGGCGGCAACAGTGGCGGCGGCTTCGGCTTCGGCGGAAGTGGTCGCGGCTTCTAAGTTGCCGGCATAAGCGGCATAAAAGAACCATCCCCGTGTTTGGAGATGGTTCTTTTTTTGTTTGTTTAGAAGTTGTGTTACGCGCGCTTTTTGGTCCGATAAGCCTGAAGGCGTTTGCTCACCACGGTTGCATCTGGCACCAGGATGACCTCCAGATCCTTGAAGGAATCAGTGGGACTGGTCAATCCCGCCAAGCGCATGGTGATGTAGTGCAGCTCACCGGAGATTTTCATCTTCGTGAGCATTCCGTAGAAATCAAACTCGAAGACTTCCTTGTCGATGGACTGAACAGCCATCGGTGCAGTCTGCGGGTGATTCCTAAAGTACGTAAGGTGGTCTTCTAATACAGTACGAAACCCTGCATCGTAATAAGAGAGATCAACCTTACTGATCATCAAATCTTCAATAGCCATTGGAAAATCCTTAAATTATTTTCACTCACATATTACTAAAGTGTACCAAGTATAAGAGTACACAGCTTTAAACTGGTTTTCGTATTAGAAACAAGAAAAAGGAATCTTTGTGATGAGTGTAGAAGCACCCGACACACACATGAGTGGGGTCGCGGAGGGCAATTGGGATATCCTACCGCGAAAGTACGAACCTAACCAACTGTTCCGTGAGTTCCTGTCGATCAACGGACTGAATCCCTACGATGGTTACGACTCCTCTAGCCGCAAGCAGATGTTCTCGAGCCACCTGGGTCAAGCGCTGGTAATCCGTGGCGCAACGCGGCGCCGTATCCAAACGGGTATGGAACGCGAGTACGCGAAGTACACTTTCGGCGTTCGCATGCCGGAAGACGGACAAGTGTTGAAAGTGATCGACCGTTATCCCACGGCCAATGCTTTCAACGCGATCCGCATGAATCCGCAGTCGGTCATGATCTACGAGGAATACGGCACCAACCGCATTGGTGTTCTGAACATGCCTCGCTACTGTTCATACCATCAATACTTCGGATTCGAGCTCAAGTACGACAAGTCGCTCAAGCAAATGCTGCGGCGCGGCCAAGCGTTCTCGAAAGATACGGTGTTTGCGCAAACGCCCAACATCGATGACAACGGGGACTATACGTACGGCATCCAGCTGAACATGTGCTTGATGACGCACCCGGCGGTATCTGAAGACGGTGTGATGATTTGCCGTGACGTTTTGCCACGTCTGGCTTACAAAACCTACGAACGCCGTACTATCTCGTTCGGTGCCAAACGCTTCCCTGTCAATGCGTACGGCACCATCAACGAATACAAGCCGTTCCCGGACATCGGCGATTATATCCATGAAAGCGGACTCATCATGGCCTTGCGTTCGTACAGCAAGGAACTCGCCCCGGTCGACCAAAGTATCCACGATCTCCTGGAAGTGGATCACTTCTTCGACGAGTGCACGTACTCTGTGCCCGGCAAAGGTCGAGTGGTGGACATCATTATCCATCACGACGAGAACAGTCTCAACCCCTGCACGCCGCTGGGTATGGAGGCCCAAGCGAAGAAGTACGATGCAGCCACCAAGCAGTTCTTCAAGGCGATCTTGGGCGAGTACAACGACCTCAAGAAATCCCGCAAGGACAATCTGGAACTCACGCCGCAGATGCAAAGTCTGGTGCGTGAAGCGATCTCGGTCGTTGGTGACCACAAGGAAGCCATCCAGAAGCTGAATCGCCAAGTTCCGATGGACGACTGGACCATCACGTTCGTCATCGAATACGAGAACATCCCGGACGTCGGCAACAAGATGACCGACTGCCACGGCGGTAAGGGCGTGATCGTGTACGTGGCTGAACCGCACGAAATGCCGTTCGATCCTGTGACTGGCAAGCGGGCTGATGTGGTCATGGACCCGTTGTCCACCTGGGGCCGCATGAATACGGGCCGTCTGTACGAACAGTTCACCAATGCTGCAGGTGACCACGTACAGAAAACTGTCTGCGAGATTCTCGGATTTACTCCTGGTGAGAAGGGCCTGGAGCCGAAGATCGCGAAGATGCAGCGGGACAATCCTGCGCTGTTCCACAGTGCATGGAGTTACCTGATCGAGTTCTATCGAACAGTCAGTCCGATCCAGGCATCGTGGTTTGACGATGGCACCTACGCACTATCGCCAGCGTACCACATGGCGCAAGTGATCGAGAACAACACGACGATCTTCAGTCCACCGGAGAACGATCTTGAAGGTCTCGACATCGTCGCTGACATCATCCTCAAGTACCGTCCGCATCTGGGGCCGGTATGGTACACTGGTTACTCCGGTAAGCGTGTACTGACGAAGATGGATATCCGCATTGCCGAGATGTACTTCATCGTCCTGGAGAAAACCGGTGACGACTGGACGGCAGTGGGTTCGGGTAAGGTGCAGCACTTCGGCGTTCTCTCGCAAGTATCGGGTATCGACAAGTATGCATTGCCGACCCGTCAGAATCCAACCCGTACCTTGGGCGAGGCTGAGCTTCGAATCCTGGAAGCATACCTGGGCGGTGAAGTGGTAGCCGAGATGATGGACCGTAACAACAATCCGTTGGCGCATCGTCACATCGTCGAAGAAATCCTGACGGCAGACGTTCCGTCGAATATCGAACGCATCGTGGATCGCGTGAAGATTCCATTCGGCGGCTCTAAGCCACTGCAACTGGTGAAGCACTTACTCGAGGGTGCTGGCCTTCGTTTCGTCCTGAGAGCTTGGGACTATGCGAAGAAACCATTTAACTTCCCGAGGAAGAGCAAGTAGCAATGTCCGGCCCTCTTCGTGGGGGCTGGACTGAAAGGATAAAAAGATGCAGCTTAAGAAGTATCTCCTTCGTACCTTCCTGGACTACAGTACCCAACAGCTGTGGGCCATGATGCAAGGGCGCATGATCGTGCGCTACGACGACGGGACTGAAGAAGAAGTCAGCTTCAAGGATATCGTCTACAGTTCCTACGCTTGGGAATTCCACCGGCGTTACCGCAAGACGCCGCTGTTGCCGAAACATCTGGCAAGGAATGTTCTGGGCAAGAATCGCATGGGACCGAGCACTCACCTGAAGTTGCTGGGCAATGCGATCAATGCGACGCACGATACCTACATCATGGATCGTACGCAAACTCACGTTCAGCTGGACGATGGCGAGGTCATCTCTGTCGATGACTTCAAAGACCGTCTGTCGGAACTGGAGTACCGCACAACCAACCAGCTCTACAATTACGCCGTCACGGGTTTGGAGGAATACGTGGTCGGCATCGACATGGTGCACATGTTCGAGGTGATGACCCATCCGCGAGTGCTGCAGGCAAACAATGCCTTGCCGTACAAGTACGATGAGATCAAGGCGAAATACCGTGATCGCAATCGCCTGATGCGTGAAGGTCAGAAAATTATCAACGAGGCTCATGATGTAGTTAGCGATACGCTGCACAATGACCCCTCGCTCGATAACAATCCACTGGCTCAAGCTGTGCGCTCCGGCCTCGTGAACGAAAGCCAAACGCTGCAATGCGTCTCGGCTCGCGGTTATCTGACGGACATCGACTCGGACCTCTTCACCCATCCGATTCTGCGCGGCTATGGTCACGGCTTGCGCCTGATCCACGATTCCGGTATCGAGTCTCGCTCGGCATCGAAGTCGCTGCTGTTCACGAAAGATCCGCTGCGGGAAGCTGAATACTTCTCGCGTCGTTTGCAGCTGGTGTCCTTTAACGTGCAGAACCTGCACCATGGCGACTGTGGTTCGGAAGACTACATGTACGTCACGATGCGGGACAAAGAAGTGGTGGATGATAAGGTCAAGCGTAAGTCTGACCTGAAGACCTACCAAGGCATGTTCTACATGGACGACGACGGGCAACTGAGGTCGATCAAGGAAGGGGACAAGCACCTCATCGGTCGACAGCTGAAACTGCGGACCATCATGCATTGCCACCACGAAGATCCGGTGGGTGCGTGTAGTACTTGCGTGGGTGAACTGGCTACCTTCGTACCCAAGGGCTCGAACCTCGGCCACGCAGCTTGCGTGACGTTGGCATCGAAATCCTCGCAGAACGTGATGTCGGTCAAGCACAACGACGGTAACTCCGACGTTGACTCGATCATCCTGGGTCCGGAATATCGACATCTGTTCAAGGTATCGGCTGATGGTAACGCGTACATGCTGGACCCGAGTCTGAAAGACAAGAAGCCCAAGATCGTCATCCCTGGCGACAAAGCGTACAACTTGTCCGACATCTACCTGCCAAAGCGCGTGAACGAATTGCCGATCTCGCGCGTGACGCAACTGGAAGCCGTGTCGATCGAAACGCATTGGGGCGAAGGTGATACCCCGCCGATGCGTGAAATCGTACCGGTGGCCATCGGTAATCGCTTAGCATCGTTCACCCATGCGATGCTGGACCACATCAAACGTAAAGGCGCAAACGCCTGGACGGTGGATGCCAAAGGCTTTTACGTCATCGATCTCGAAGGCTGGGACTATCAGGATGCAATCATGTCCCTGCCGATGAAGCACTTCAACATGAGCGACCACTCGAAAGAACTGGCCGACATGCTCGAGTCGACCGTGAAAGAACTGGAACTGCGCGATAAACACGTGAGTCCTGAAGCATTCTTGCAGGAATTCCACGATTTGGTGAACCAAAAGCTGGACGTGAACTTTGCCGTGAATGCAATCGTGGTGTACGCCTCGATGATCGTCTCGGCCGAGAACAACAACTACAGCCTGCCAAAGCCGTGGACCGATTCCGGCCTGGGTGTCAAAGACATCACCATGCGCATGCGTTCGCTGTCTGCTGAGATGGCCCACGAAAATCACCACTCGGTATTGCGTGATCCGGCAAGTTTCATCGACGACAACCGGATGCCACATCCGTTTGACGGCTTGCTGATGCCATTCGAAATGTATCAACATCGTTATGGCGCAGTCCCGAATCTGGAGGCTAGCCGGCAACAGTTCTAAGAAAGGAAGATTATAGGTAGCGTTAATGGCGACTGAACTTACCATCAGGATGCGGACTCACCATTTTGTGGTGAACCGCATCACGCCTCGTAGTCGTCCGTGCGTGACGGCATTTGCGAGGCAATATATCCAATATGGTTTTTCTCGAGGTAACGGTTTTGCACGCCCAGCCTTGAAGGTCTATGCAGCCGCCACGGATGATCGGAGTGAGTATCGCTTCCATATCAACCAATGGGCTCCGTTCCAGGAGTTCTTGCGACTGCACCGACTGGATGAAGCTCTCATTGAGCTCATTCACGATCCTTTGCATGAGGCGCTACCTGTAGAGCTTCCTGTGCTCCCGCAGTGGGTGCCACGGGAATCCCAGCCGCTGGCGATTGAATACTTGGTAAAGCCGCCTCCGCCGCATTCCAAGTTCGTCGACATGCAGACAGGTAAAGGGAAATCCTTTTGCGCCATGCAGGGCATGTCCACTGTCGGTTTCCGAACCGTCGGTGTGATGAAGCCTCAGTTCCTTGCAAAATGGATTGAGGACATGGGGAGAACTTACGATTTGCCACTCGATCAATACGTGGTGATTCGTGGGTCGGACCAATTGATTGCGCTGCTACATCTTGCCATGTCGGGGGAGCTCACACAACGGGTGATCCTGATCAGTAACAAGACGATGCAGAACTACATCAAGCTCTACGAAGAGCATGGTGCCGCAATCGTTGACATGGGCTACCCATGCATGCCTGACGAGATGTGGGCGATACTGCAAGCTGGTATTCGCTTGATCGACGAAGTTCACATGGACTACCATCTGAACTTTAAGCTTGACCTGTACACCAACATCTACTTGTCGTTCTCGCTGTCGGCCACCTTGCTGTCTAAGGATGCCTTCCAGATGAGGATGTACGAGCTCGGCTACCCGATGGTGCAACGCTATAAGGGGCCAGCTTACGACAAGTACGCACGTACCCGTGCTGTCTTGTACGCGTTTAAAGAACCGGACAAGATCAAGTGCCGTGAACGTGGCTCGACGATGTATTCGCACAATGTGTTCGAGGACAGCATCCTCAAGAGTCCCAAGATGACCGGGAACTTCTTCGAGTTTGCCAACACGATCTTAAAGCGCGAGTACCTGGAAGAAGGTTTCTACAAGAAGGGCGACCGGGCGATCATCTATTGCAGTTCGATCGACATGTGTACGGCCCTATCGGATTACTTGAAGAAGCTCTACCCAGACAAAGTCGTCAACCGTTACGTGGGTCTTGATCCACGTGAACACCTGATGGAATCTGAGATCGTGGTCACCACACTCGGTTCCGCTGGTACGGGTCACGACATTCCGGACTTGACGACTGTGATTCTCTTGGTCGCTATCCGGGCAAGTGCTGGTAACTTGCAGGGCTTTGGTCGCTTACGTAAGTTGAAAGACGGACGCACGCCGCGTTTCGCTTACGGTGTGAACGAGGACAACCTCAAGCACGTCGAGTACCACGAGGACAAGCGGGAGCTCTTGGAGAGCCGCAGTGTTTCGTACAAGCTCGAGTACTATGATCTACTGATCTAGTGGAGTCCCTCCTTCGGGAGGGGCTTCTTTTATGCCGCAAGGAGAAAAAGAAATGTATCTTACTTACCAACAGCACGTCGAAGGCTCCAAACACCTGATGCGCACTCTGCCTATTTTGGCAGTGGCTCCAGCGTTCGGTGAGCTTCTCAATACCCTGGGAAGGCTCTGGGAAGTAGACGAGGACCTTACGCTCGGTGTTCGCCATCTGGAAACGCCTTACGGTTCCCATGGGCGCACGGGCGATCCGTACAGCGTCTTCTATCTGTACGAAGACGAGAAGGCACCGAATGCCCATCCGCAAGGGCTCGGTCTTCCCTGGGTCAAGATGAGTCGCAACCACGAGGACAAAAGCCCGACGGCAGTTCACATCGAGTACTACGTTGGGTCGGACAAGAAGCGTGACGACTACTGCGACTTCCATTCGATCTATCAGAAGGCGTTGGCGGCAGCCCACTTTCTGTTCGAAGGCAAGATCAGCATTGACCCCAACGAGTATCAGGAATTTAGCCTGACGCCCTAACCCGGCATAAACCCCCAGGCTTATCACCTGGGGGCTCATCTTATTTTTTTTTGTTTCAATAGTTGTTGCCAGGCTCCAGAACAATCACTTCCATCTCCGTCTCACCCAGATACTCGGTAATGAGAGGACGCACCTCATCCCATTCCAATCCACCTTTGCCGCAACCAATGGCAGGGATCGCGATGCTTGTAAGGTCATGCTCCTTGTATGTCTCGGCTAATTTCTTCAGTCCCTCTTTAATCCACTTTAGTTGTGAATCATGTCCCCAGTAACGCTTTGTGGGAAAGCAGACTATCTTTGTGCCGTACTTTTCCGTAAAGACAAAGTACCCGTCCTTTTCAAAGACACCCGTGTTACATGCTTTTTTGTAGGCATCGTATAGACCACCATAGCGATTACGAAACGCAGCAGCCAGGCCATTCCCCATGACGCCGACTGTGTTGACCGGACACACCAAAGCTTTGGCTTTCGAGAAGAAGATATTCTCGTCTTGATGAAAAGTGATCATAATCCTTCTCTTGTAAGTTCAACTACAAGATGAGGTTCTCCAATATAAACCACATAGGAGGCGTAGAACTCCAGGGGGAAAACAACTACCGGGAAACTATCATGGCAATCATCCGACCGACTCGGAAAAACTCAGGAGTGGAAACACTCATCAAGATCTTAGCACTACTTACTGATGACATTACGCTCTTTAATGGGCAGATCCTAATGTCGCAGTTTAGCATCGGCTTACTCCAAGCCACCAAGATGAGCCTTTTCATCGACCCAAGTCCTTTTGCGTACATCGGCCCGAGAAACGTGTGGCTCCAGGACTACAAAGATGGTGTCAGCGTGTATTACGCGAATGAAATAGAAGCCTGTGAGTTTCTAGGACGACTTGAGCTTAAAATCAGTTTGGAAGAAAGCTTTCCAGAAAAGAATCGCCAGCATTACCGATTGGACGATTTAGATACCGCAGCAGAACACATCCGTAACTATCTTCTCATCGGGCTCTACCCAGGGCACAAGATTGAACCACCGACCAATGAGTGGCTCAACAAGTTTATTAAAGCACGAGAGTGGGATGTACTGGCCACCTTTGAACCCTCCGACATCGCGCTACTTAAACCAAGATAACGGCATACGGCCCCACCCTTTGGGGTGGGGCTTTATGACCGATTACTTACCACTGTTCTTTCTTTTTTCTTCCTCGAGGCGATCCAGCTCTTTCTGCCGTGCTTCGACTTCTTCCTTCAAGAGCTGCAAGCAGCTTTGAATGTACATCTCACCCACGTACCTAGGCATGTCGAGGAACCGATCAAACGTGATACCCGTGTACTTGAGTACTTGGGCAGCGTGATAGGCCTTCATGCGTTCGGGTGTGGGATCGAATAGGTCGATGTTCTCAGCAGGGCGATGGCGAATCAGTGACATGTCATCAGTCTGCCGCGCGTGATCATGGATGCCGTACGTTGTTTCGTACGCGTCACGCATCAGAAGCTGAGTTTCCACAGAACTAATTACTGGTGCCACCTTAAGCAAGGCTTTGATGGCGCTCTCTGACGAGACCATCAAGCCAAAGCTGGACGAAGGAACCAGCTCTTTTAGCGGTTCCTGATCTGCTCGACCCTCTGCACGAGCAGGATGAAAAAAGTGTGGAACACGTCAATCGGCAGCAGGTGCGGATAGTTCGGGTTCATCACTTTCTCATCCACTGGCTCACCCGGCTCAACAGGCACTGCCACCAGGCAGACGGTCACGTCGTTGATGTACTTCTTCACCTCACGGAAGTACACCTCGCTTGCCTCGTTATCGGCACTCATGTCGTCGAGCAGTGCGTCGATGACGTCCTGATCTTCGCCCGTAGTGTAGATGACGCCGTTGACGTGGACAGCCTTGATCCAGTGGCCGAATTGGCGCATGTCGCTGGCTTTGCCGTGCTGGTTGATGAAGTCGTTGCGGGCATCGTCCGTCGGCGGCAGTGCAAATGCTTTGTCGACCATCGTGACGATGTTGTTGATCCAGCGCTGACCCGAGTTGAGGTACTCGTTGACAGTCGGGACCTTCAGCTCGATCGAAACGTTCTCGTTCAGGGGCACCATGCGCGGCTGACCGCGGGTGAACTCCTTGCGATACTTTTCCAGATCGTCGTCGGTGACGTTCATGCCGTAGCGCTGCGACAGGTGTGCGCGTTGCCATGGAGTGAACGCACGGTTGTCGAACCACTGCATCTTCGGGATCGACACGACACCATTGCGAGTCGGCGTTTGCGTGGCTGCATTGCTCAGCAGTGCGCGGCTATAGTTAAAGCCGTTCGGCCAGATTGCAGCGGCGCCGCCCAGAATGAACGATGGCAGATCGGTGATCAGCATCTTGTCGCCCAGGTTCTCGATACCGGATTTCAGCGTCGAGTCGTAGACCATGTTGGTCACGAACTGCGAGATACTGCCGGCGAAGAACGAGTTCATGTTCGAGAACGCCACACCGGTGGTTTCACGGCCCATCTGGATTTTGTCTTCAGCCAGGTGACGCATGAGGTCGATGTAGTTGGCGTCGGAGCCAGCACGAACCGAAACCCAGAAGCCGCTATGGGGCAGCATCACTTGGCGCGGCGTGCCACGACCCATCAGGGCGCGCACTTGCAGAACAGCACGTTCGCCGGTCAGCTTTTCGCCTTCCTTGGCACCGATCTTGACAGCGCCCATGCCGAGCTTGGCGCCTTCGTGGTCGATGAACTGTTTCCATTCGGCGTCAGCACGGGAAGCAGCGTCACCCAGTGCGTCTCCGTCGTACAGGTTGTTCAGGGACAGCTGGAGAACGTTCAGCCAACGAGCAGCCCGCGGGTCCTTTTCCAGGTCCAGCTTCGGGATCTGTTCGATGACTTCCTGGATACGCTCTTGCGTTTCCGGCGGCAGTGCCACGACAGGCAGCTTCTGGTTCAGATCCTTGAAAGGCTTTTCTTCCATCGGATTCGTGTCCATCACAGCGTTGTCGGGCTGTTCACGCGGCGTGAGCTTGATGTGCGTTTGTTCGACGGCGACGACGTCTTCTTGCGTGGCGGGAGCCGCAGCCGGAGCAGGAGTTGCATCCGGTTGTGCGGTCATATCGGGCGCAGCTTGTGCGCCCGACTCCACCACAGGGTCTTTTTGATCCTGGGTATCCATGGTTTCTTTCTTCAGGTATTAAGCAGCAACCGGCTCTTCGATGACGCGCACCTTGGTACCCAGCGGTACCGGGTTGCCGTACTTGTCTTCTTGCACGGTGGCGCCGTTGTACTGCTTGACGTAGACTTCGATCGGGTTCTCGTCGGTGGCAGCTGCGTAGCTGGCCAGGACTTGACGGGTGTGGGCTTGCTGACGTGCCTCGGCGTCCGACAGGTACTGGATGATGTCCGCTTTGGTCGGCAGGATGAAGGCGTCGTATTCCGACTGCCAGGCGACGTACTTCTCGACCAGGCCGTAGGTCTTGAAGACTTCGTCGTAGTCGGCTTCACGGCCGGTGCGACCGGCGTGTTCTGCGCGGATCGGCTTGATCGATTCCAGCATGCGCAGCAGGTCGGTCTGCAGCAGGCGCACTTTCATTTCCAGGTCGCCACGCTCTTCCTGGGACAGGAACGCGATCAGCTTGTGGTTCTTCAGGGCGTCCTTGAATTCCAGCGGGATCACCAGGCTTGTCAGGCAGGCGGCCGAAATCTTCTCGACTTCATCCCAGCCTTTACGGCCTTCGTCTTTGAGGTTTTGGGCCTGTTGTGCAGCTTGCTGGTCGCGGAATTTGCGAGCGTCGCTCTTCTTGGTCATGGTACATTTACTCCAGTGTGAACTATTATAGAAAGAGGGTGATGCCAAATCTTCTGACGATAGGAGAGCCAGTTGAGAAACTGTGGCATTTCCGAGAAGTAACGTCAAGGCTATTAAATTTGACGTAACAGTATTTTTTAACTTTTACCTGGAGCACGCATGCTCGACATTTTGGATAGTTACCTGGGATCGGCAACTACCCCTGAACTTCACAACATCCTTCGTGAAGCCCATGACTACTTGGAACAAGTCGGGCGTGATGACATCGGCAGTTATTTCGAGGAACTCCTCATGACTGACGGTGACCGCGATGACGGTGGTACTTTGCAGGCAATCGTTCAGGGGACGCAAGCGATTCTGCATCAGGTCTTACAACAACACGGCGTGACCTTGTCTGCTGATACGCCACTTGAAACCTTGACCAATACGCTCAAGGTACTTGTCGCTATCCCCACATATGGTAATACGGGTGAAGTACTCGGTATTATCTTGGCTGAACATTCGCCAGGCGTTACGTTTGCAGAAATCGCAGGCATCGTGGGTCACATCGAAGTCGAAACTTACCTCACCTACGTGACGGAAATCAGCTCGGCTTTGATCATGCGAATCAAAGAACTCGTTTCGGTGCAAGAAGAAGAAGTGATTACCGAAGAAGAACTCCTGGTTCGTCGACAGCACGTTGAGAAGCTGCGGTTCTACTGCACCTTCATCCAGCGCGAACAACTCGAAATCGCCAAGATGATCAAAGACGGCATGCCGGTTGGCTACCCGTTCAAGGTCTACGCTGATGCGATTGGTCGTCGCTTTGAGACCTTCCCTATTGATAAGATCGCCTACGAGATGTACGGCATGGCTCTCGTTTCGGTCGATGGCACGAATAACCCCCGTGCCATTATTAATAGCAACATCAACCAATACATCGCTGACTTGAACGTCATCACGAAAGTGGACGTACTGGTAAGCGACCTTCTTTTGAAGCTCCATAAATGAAACGTCGCGAATACTTACTCGCAGCGCTAAAGGCAGGAGAGTACCGCCGTCGTGCATGGCTTTACTCCACCTTCGCGCTGATCCAGGAAGCTCCGGACGCATGGAAGAAAGAACCCTACGCTTACCGCGTGGTGCAAACCCCGACGGGGTACTTCTTCGTCGATCCGGAAAACAACAACGAGCTTACTCAAATCGACGATGCGACGATTGGGCAACCTCTCTTCGCAGTGACGGAACACATCGATCTCAAAGCTGGTGACGTTCCAAACCTCACCAAGGATCTGGCGCCACGCGTTGGCAACCTTCTGTTTAATTACATCGTGGTTGTCTACGGCCTCAATTCCAAACTTCCTTTCCTGGAAGGCAAAGTCACTGCCGGTAAGATCGAGGACATGATCTTGGCAAAGCTCAAGGACACTCCCGAGAATGAAGCTGACCGTAAGGATAGCGAAATCTACGTGGACGACTACTTGCGCTTTGCTGACGCCATGTTCTTCCTTACCTGCCTGTCGCAAATTTGCGTGCCAGCAGCGACGCCCAAATCCATGGTGCCGGCCCCTGGCATTTACGAGTACCGCGATAAGCTCATTGCCGAGCAACCTGACCGGCACAACGATCCTGCCTTCGTGGCAGAAGTCGATGCAAAACTTGTGGCTTACGATCGCGAATACCTCAAGGGTGATCGCTCGTCAGACTTCTACATTAGTGGCAAGTCGTTTGACATCGTGCGTAAAAAGCGTTTCGGTGTCATTGGTGCAGAAAAGGGCATCGAAGAAAACGTGAGCGTGAAGCTTATTCCGAAATCGCTCGAAGAAGGCTGGGACATCAAGCACTTCCCGGCGATGAACGATTCGCTCCGTACGGGTTCTTACAACCGTGGTGCACAGACGGTTCTGGGTGGTGAATCCGTGAAGTGGCTTTTGCGAGCTTCTTCGAACATCTACATCCGGGAAGACGACTGCGCTTCGGAAGTGGGCATCACTCGTCCTGTAACGATGGACAACTACAAGCTGCTCATCGGCTACTACGGCATCATCGGTGGTAAGACGGTGTTGTTGGACGAAGAAAAGATTCGTCCCTTCATCGGGAAATACATGGTGTTGCGTTCGCCGCAATACTGCCACACCGAAGGCACCGGCTATTGCAAAACCTGCTGTGGCCCGATGCTCTCCAGTAATCCGACGGGCCTTTCGATGGCAGTGTCGGACTATGGTAATGCGTTCTTGTACATGTACATGTCTGCAGCGCACGCCAAAGCTACGAAACTGGCAGCGGTAGATATCGAAACAGCCTTTACCTAATAATCTGACTACGGCACTTTTGTAGACTAGATTTCTATTTATCACCTTTTAAGGAGAGCCACGCATGGCCACCGAAGATCAGAAACAGCAGGAACAAGAACAAGGAGCCCAGCAAAATGACGCCACGCAACAACAAGGCGACGGCACTGCTGCTGGCAGCGACGCTGCTACCGCTGCCGCTAGCAAAGGCACCGACGCTACCGGAACCGATACTGGCGCCACCGGAACTGCTGCTGGCGCAGATGCTGCCGGCACCGCTACCGGTTCGGCCACCGATTCGTCGGCAAGTGGCGACAACGCCGCTGATCAGCAGCCTGCTCAAGCACCGGCTCCTCAAGAGCCCGCGGCTGCACCTGTCGTACCTGCGCCCGCCCCTGCCCCAGCTGTGAAGTCGGCGCCGGCACCGAAGGCAGCTCCTGCACCGGCTCCTGTCGTCGCAGCTCCGACCACCGTGGCAGATGCCATCAACGCAGCTGCACCGGGTAACAGCCCTGTCCCGTTCTACGAAACGCCCGGCCTGTCGCGCAACGGCTCGAACTGGCTGCGTCGCCTGAACGAGTACATGGAAGCCATGCGTGCCGGCCTGCCGGTCGACGTCGAAGAAGGCAAGGCATGGCAGAAGGTCCTGTACCGCACCCTGATGAACGTCATCCACAACTCGGACGACGCCGAATTCAGCGTGCTGCTCAAGATCATTCTGGACCAGTTCGTCGTGCACAAGGACGGCGTCTTCCACCCGAGCCACTCGATGCGCTTCGCTGAGCACATCGAACTGAACGAAGCAGAACGCGCAACGTTCTTCAACCTGGTGGACCTGCTGACGATCTCGGCCGACGCCAAAGGTCGCGAACTGCGCCTGCGCCAGGTCGATCTGAACAAGAGCCTGACCTCGGAATTCACCGAGCAAGGCAAACAGCGCATCCGCGCTTTCCTGGGCAAGAAGTAATTCCCCTGGTCATATCGCCCCACTCCGCAAGGGGTGGGGCTTTATGCTGCCTTACTGTATGTATCTTTTTTTCTTAAGGAAAGCATCATGGCTAAGGCAATACCAAAAGAGGACTATGTCCGTAAAGCAGAAGTGATTCGCGTGATCGATGGCGACACTGTGGAACTGCGTGTGGACCTGGGCTGCGACGTCAACGTCAACATGACTTGTCGTCTGAATGGCATCAATGCGCCGGAGAAGAACACGGCAGCTGGCAAAAAAGCCAAAGCCTGGATGGAACAAACGCTTCCACCTGGCCTGCCTGTTACCGTACAGACTTTCAAAGGCGACGAGAAAGAGAAGTACGGGCGCTACCTGGCAGCCATCTACGACGACACCAAGAAGCCAAGCATCAATGACCAGTTGGTAACTGGTGGTTTCGCCGTGCCTTACGATGGCGGCAAACGCTAAACGTACAGCATAAAAGCCCCGCCCTTTTGAGGCGGGGCCGTATGCCGCTTAAGCGGTCTCTTCAATACGCAGGTAGCTTTCCACTGGCAGCGTCTTCTCTGCTTCCATGTACGGATTGGCTTCTGCCAAGAGTGCTTCGTCTTCAATGAAGGAGTTGAGCATCTCTTCCATCGTAGGTAGGCCAAACATCTCGGTACAGAACTCGACTGCGTTCGTGTGACCACCGGACAGGTTGATGCCTTGTGCCCGTTTGACTGGCTCTGGCACGCCTTCGATGACCAAGACTTCCCGGTACGTTGTCGCCTTCGAGATATTGAAGACGCCTTCGTTGGTCGGGTACGCTGCGGAGACGTCCAAGTCACCGACGTGAGCACGGATGTTGGTTCGCATCCATGGCATGTCCTTGATGACCCGTAGTCCATTGTCAGCCACAAGGTGAGCAGGCAGCGTGACAATCCAGCCGTCAAGACCCACAGTTTCCTTGTCGAAGTCCGTTTCCATCTGGTCGGATGTAGAACCGAAGATGTGGTCGAACTCCATCACGAAGAAGTGCAGCTTGTCGACAAGACGACGCGGTTGCGAATTGTAGTTCGCAAAGTCCGAGTGCTCAGCGTTCAGTGGCATGGCGATCGCTAAGTCCGTCGTCTTCTCATCCAGTTCTTCCACCGAGACGCAGTCAAACAAGTTGTACACGGTGTATTCAAACGGATGCTTCGCTTGCATGAACTGGTGCCATTCCAGTTTCACCAGGCCATCTGCTTCCACGAAGTTCAGCTTACGGATGCCGAGGATCTTGTCGAGGATCGCATCGAGGGCGTAAGACTGTTCTTCTGCTTTACCGGTACGCACCTGACGGTACACGCACATGGCGTCGATAAAGTAGAAGCTGGCCGGGCAGTACGCCGTGTGCCACTGCGCTGCTGGTTTGATCGGTGTGATCTTGCCGGAGGCGGTGACCTTCTGCTTGGAGCCTTGCTTGTAGCGGAAGAAGCGGTAAGGCTTCGGTACACGCGGATCGGAGAACACTTCAGCTGGATCGATGCCTTCCTTTTCCAGGGCAGCCACGGAGCGAGGTAAGTCGAAGTCGATGTTCCAGATGGCGACGAAGTCCGGTTGCCATTCATGCGCACGGCGGAAGCACTCCACAACGACCTGGCCCGAAGTATCGACGAGCACGATTTCCCACTCGATCTTGCGCTTGTCGATGTAGGACTTCAGGTAGCGGTCAGCCGAAGCGCGCAGACGCTCGATCACGTCCACATAGCCCTGGAAGAAATCCTTACGCACGGCAGTGACCACTTTGTCGCCGAACGACAGCGTACCCATCATGATGTCTTGACTACCATCGAGCACATTCGTCTCAATGTCGAACACCGCTTTCGTGAAGGGCGTAAAGAGATCCGGCCACTTCGTCATGTACTGTTGTTTCAGAATTGCAGTGGACGAGATGTCCGAGCCGTACAGGTACGGGCTACGCTGCAATTGACGCTGGTTGCCTTTGAACCAGGGCTCACCCAGTGCTTTGGCAGCGGCCGGGATGAGGTCGCACTGGCGGCACTCGTGCTTAACGAGATTGTCCTTGTGTTCCCATTCTTTCTTTTGCTTGTGGTTGCGACGGTTCTGGCGAGTGACCCAGAACGGACGCTTGTAGTCCCAGAAGAAGCGCAGGTTCGGTTTCTTCGTGCCGTCAGGATAGTGCACCATTTCTTTGACGACATGCAGGTCTTTCGCTCCTGCACCGTAAGGCGCGCAATACGTTGCAAAACGCGCTTCGAACTTCGGTTTTTCTTTTGGCTCAGGAGCCGACAGTTCTTGCACCTGAACGTACGAAGTTTTTACCTCTTCCTTGACTTCGATGTACGGCGCAGGTTTTACTTCCTGCACAGGTCGCACGTTGTTAATCTGGGAAAGATCATCGATGACAGTGACTGCATCGGCCCGTCCGTTATTTAATTCTACAAGTAACATAGTTTTCCTTATAAAGAAGCGGAAAATCGGTCATCAATATGAGTTTCATTAAGGGGAGGGGTTTCTTTTCGTCCCTTTCTTTTCAAATTATCAGACGGGTCAGTTAATTAAAAACCGAGCCCTCATAGAGCGAAGGATTGTCATGAAAGCACTGCGTGCAGCACTGGAAGATTTGGAGGTTGAAGACCCCACTTTGGCCAAACTCGAAAAGTCCATTCAGGGCTTGACGGAACTGGCTGATTACGCCGAACAACAAGAAGAAGTCCCTGTCGGCATCTCGATGGAGTCGATCTTCGAATCGTTCCGACCGCGTGACTTCAACGTGCAAGGTCGCCCCATTGCCTCCCTCAAACTGGCGATGGAAGAAATCCACGACCATGTGTGGGCCATCATCGTGGCTGCCGCTATCGCAATCGCTGCAGCTGTTGCCAAGTTCATGAACTGGAGCTTCGGCGCTGCACCGGGTTCCTCCGGTGGTGGTGGAGGCGGCGGCAGCGGCCACATTTCAGTTGCGGTTACCAAGGTCAAGGCCACGGCCAAGGTCATCGAGCAGCAGGAAGTCAAGGTCGTCGAACTCAACCAGGAATTGCAAAGTGCAGCAGTTTCTGTACCGGTCGAAGAAAACAGCTCGACCACCGTTCGCATCAATACGCTGGATGATGCGCTCAAACTCCTGCCGGATAACGAAGCGCGGGTCAATCCCGCACTGCTCTGGCTGAAGAAGCCCGACATGCTCTCGCTTGACGTGATCAACGAAGGTGAGTTCATGAAAATGATGGAACACGTCATGGAGCACCTGCAAACGGACGAGATGGCGGCCTTCGAGCAAGAAATGGGCAGCGTCAAGGAACTCGTGCAGCATCCGGAAAAGCTCGATGATGCGACCATCGCCAAGATCGAAAAGATCTATCACGACCTCACCCAGAAACCCGTGGGGCCTGCAAACAAACCGTTGCCGGCTCTCATCCACGAAATCAACGAAAAGCATCAACAGTTGGCTTCGTCGCGTCATGAAGAAGGCATTAGCTTTGCCGACATCATGAAGAAGATGCACAAGGCAATGCAGGGTCCCATCAGCGAACTGGAGAAGATCGTCGAGGGTACCAAGGAAATCATGGGTCACGTGCAAACCGTCACCGAAGAAATCCAGAAAGCTGCCCAAGAAGTGGCGCACAAGGTGGAGCAATCCGCAGCCGGCTCGTCGGATAAGGAAACGGGCGATCGTCTGGCCAAGGTGCTGCACATGGTGGGTGAGACCACCCGCCTCATGGCATCGGCCCTTCGCATCACGTACATCGTGGCGAAATCCATGCTGAATGTTGCTCGTCACATTCAACAAGCTGCTCGCATCGCGCTGCGCATGCTGAAAGAACGTGTCGTCTCGCGTCTGGAATCCGAAGAAACCAAGAAGCGCGTACAAGAACTCATCACCGAGCTCACCAACGACTTCAAGAAATACGAACTTTAACCTGGAACCATTATGAAAAAACTTATCCCCAGCCTGATCGGGCAGATGGGACTGGAATCGATCTCCTTCCAGGCGTCGACGATCTTCCTGGACGAACTGGCCCTGGTCATCAGTGACCTGCGCAAGATCGGCAAGAAGAACATCGAAGGCCACGAAGACATCGTTCGCCTGTCGAATGTCGTCAAGCATCACACCGGCTTGCAGGTACTGTTCCTGATCGGCAACTACGACGCGTCTGTCCGCATCCCGGCTGTCAACAAGAACAACGTCCTGGTGAACAACTTCGTTCGCAACTTCATCTCCAGCAACGACGGCTTGCGGATGATCCAGAACTCCGACAAAGCCATCTCGGGCTCGGTCGATCTGATCAAGGGTCGCGTCACCGGCGTCTTCTGCGATGTCAGTAACGAAATCTACATGCCCGCCGACATGTTCACTGGCGAGAAGTACACGCCGGAAGAAGTCGGCGCTGTCATCCAGCACGAAATCGGTCACCTCCTGACCTACTTCGAGTACATGGCAGAGCTCGCCTCGACCAATCAGGCTCTGGCAGGCCTTGCAAAGGGCCTGGACGGCTCTGGCGACATCAAGGAGCGGGAGACTATCCTCGTCGCTCTGAAGGCCAAGAAGGGCCTCTCCAAGCTCGACGTGGAGGAACTGGCCCGCTGCAATAACAACAAGGCTGTCGAAGTCGCCGTCCTCACCAACATCGTGCAGGAATCGCGCTCGCAACTGGAACGCAGCGTCTACGACATGTCGTCCTGGGAATACCTGGCCGACCAGTACGTCGCTCGTCAAGGTGGTTCGCGTCACCTCGCCACTGCCCTGTCGAAGATCTACAAGTCCTACGGCAACATCTCGTTCCGTTCCAGCATCGGCTACGTCGCCATCGAAGCCCTGAAGCTGATGATGCTCGTCATTCTTCCAGGTCTGGGTGCCTTGCTGATCATGATGGATGGCTCGGGCGATGGCACTTACGACGTTCCGGGTGCACGTCTGAAACGTGTTCGTAACCAGGTGATCGAAAACCTGAAAGACAAGAAGCTCGACAAAGACGACATCCTGCGCCTGGAAGACGACATCAAAGCGATCGACGTGTGCCTGGAGCAGATCAACGATCGTCGCCAGTTCGTCGAGGTCTTCTGGGACTTCCTGTGGCCGAGCGCTCGCAAGGATCGCAACTTCACCAATCTGCAAAAAGAACTGGAAGCAATTGCAACCAGCGACCTGTTCCGCCAAAGCGCCCTGCTGCGCAACATGGCTTAACGTAACTAGGAATCAACATGAACGCGCAACAATCTCTGAACTTCAGCCAAATCGCAAGCCGCGCTGTGGCCAACGCAACCGACCGTAGCAAGGTCGTGGCAAGCGCTGTCGCCCTGTCGATCGTCAAGGAACTGTCTCTGCCGACGGCTCCCGTCGAAGATCCGGCGATGCACTACATCCAGATGGTGCTGCCGCAGCTGCGCAACAAGCTGTCGGCTTTCAACGAAGGCGTGGTATTCGACATCCGCTTCTCGCTCGAAGTGATCCGTCAACTGTGGATGACCCGCTATTCGGCGGCCTTCGGTTCTCGCATCTCCATGTTCAAGCCCGAGTGCTCGTTCATCGAGAACTTCACCGGCGCCTCCCACGTCATCAGCGAAGACATCTGCACGGTCCTGAACGAACACCAGGTCGCCATCGGCCTGCTGTCGGCAGCGGCGAGCAACATCTTCCAGGAAATGAAAACCGAGGCAGGGAGTCTCCTGTGAGCGGCCTGAATGACGGCTTCGAACTGGAAGGCGATAAGACCCAGTTCGTCGAGGGAGCCGAACCACTCCTCGAACCGTTCTCGGTGGATGGCGACGCGATCGACATCGTCACCCTGGAAAACCGGATCATCGATCTGCAAGACCTGGCCGACGAAATCCGTGACGTGGACGGCATGACCCAGGACTTCGCCATGGAAGCCTTGCGCATCCTGCCAGACGTCTTGTCGGCAAGCCCGAAGCACTTCTCCAAAGCGCCGTCGATGACGCGTCTGAAGATCTCCATGGAAGAGATCGAAAAAGGTGTGTGGGCACTGATCGCTGCTGCTGTCGTGGCAGTCATCGCAATCGTCTACAAAATCTTCAAGTGGCTCTCCGGCGACAAGTCCAGCGATGGCGCAAGCGGCGGAGGTAGTGGCGGCGCAGGCGCTGCTGCAACTAAAGCGGAAGGTAAGCTCGATGAAAATGTTCGCACCGCAGAAGCAACAAGCAAAGCAGTCGAAGGCGCGGCCGAAGCAGTCCACGAAGGGACGCAACACCTCCACAGCAATCCGGTCTCGCTCACGGGAGCCGCGGTCAAAGGCAACAAGCCTGGTGCCAGTGGCGCAGGGGACGACAAGCCCTACACCTACAACGACTTCGATCAGCTGATCGCCAAGTTCCTGACCGACGGCAGCAAGTTCGATCATGCCAAGAAGTTCCTGGAGTCGGACGATCCGATCTTCCACGACATCATCTCGGCGGGCGAATACAGCAAGATGGCGGCCGATGCAGGCGATGCACTCCTGTCCCTGCAAGACGTGCTCGACACTAAAGTCAAGTTGCTGGAAGAAATCCTGCGGGAAGACATCCACAGCAACGAGATGGTCGACGAGTGGAAACACAACAAGGCACTGGACAACCCTGCCTTGATGGAGCCCATCGAACTGAAGTTCCGTGGCAACAAGGTCTCGATGGAAGAGATCTCGCGTCAGCTGCGCAGCATGAAGGAAAAGATCCAATCGAAGAAAGCGCATGAGCGCATCAACTTCGATAAGCTTTTCCAGCGCATGCATGAAGTGTACAAGAAGCCGGTCAATATGAACATCTTCAATTCCTTGAAAGGCAGCATCCGTGTTGTCGCCAAGATGGAAGAGAAGATGGCATCGATGCAAAAGCTGACCGACAACCTGGCACACGACGGCAACGCAGGTTCTGCTTCCGCTGGTGGTGTGGCTGTGCGCATTCGTCAAGTGATCCTGACCCTCGGTAAGGACACCTACGCTTACGCCGTCCTTGCTCACGAACTGAAGTTCTACGCGATGCACTCCGAATACCTGGCCAAGGAAGCACTCGGCTTTGGTACCGAAGTCGTTCGCAAGATCGTGCATGCCATGCGCATGGATGGTCAAGAGGTGCCGAAGGAGTGGGACAAACTCCTGAAGGACCTGGATAAGCAACTGCATACCCTGCGCGAAGCTTTCCGTTCCGGCCAGTCGTAAGACAGCATAAAAGCCCCACCCCAAAAGGGTGGGGCCGTATGCCGGATTACTTCTTCTCGTGCACGATGAAGTTGATGGTGACATCTTCTTCAACGATGAGCGTGTCGTCCGTCTGCGCCACAAGACGCTTACGAAGACTCATGCGGTTCGCATCATCCACCAACGAGAGCAGCGGATAATTCGATGCCCCACCCAAACCACTGACGGTAACACTGATGACGTCTCCCGAGTACAGGTCACGCATCTGGTCTTGTGCTTCATCAATGGCCAAGGTCGTACCATTGAACCATGCCGAGAGCGCCTGGACGGTTGTCGTCTTGAGGCGATCTTTAAGCGTAGCGTTGCTGTTGACCGCACTGGAGATGACGAGGTCGACTCGCAGCGCTTGACCTGCCTGCATGGAGATGACGGTGCCGTCTGCCAGCATGACATCGATGTAGCCCATGTTGACCTTCGGATAGAAGAACAGACGGGTTTGTTCGAGCAAGCGTTTGGACAGCTGCTCCAGGTCCTGCGTGAGCCAGGTGACGAGCGTGTTGGTCAGTTCAGCGCGATAGCTAACAGCTGCCGCATCCGTTGCAAACCAGTACGCACCTTCAACCATCAGGAGATCCATCTGACGACCCAGGGAAGCCGAACCCAACGGAATCGGTTGCTGGTTCGCGTCAAGCATCACGTCGCCCTTACGGAACTTGATGACAGGTTGACCGTCAGCATCGAGAACCGTGTCGCCTTTGGAATGGAGCTTATTCATCACAGCTTTGCCGTCGATGATCTGCACCATCTCGCCATTGGCACCACGTTCGTAGACGTCTTGCTGATACGTCTCGATCACGTCCACGTCGTACGTCTGGTACTGCGCCGCTTCCGACACCGTACGAGCGCTAGCCCAGAGTTTATCCAGGACTTCGCCGAACTTGATCTTCAGTTGCTCATGCGTGATACCAGTGATTTGCGACGGCAACAGGAAGTTACCGAGCACCGAATCAATTGGACCTGGCTTGTACGAATCACGCATCACAGCCGACGTCGAGAAGATCACGTCAAACGTGGTGGTAAGCGCAGCAGCCGTCACACGAGGCTCAGTCGTGTACATGAAGAACTGGGTGAGCTCCAGGTTATTCGCAGCATCCACGTTCATGTTCGATGCGAGATCAAACACGTAGACACGTTCACCATCGGCAGTCCGGTTGACCAGGGTACCGTTGAGGTAAGCGCGATCCTTTTCGCCAGCCGGAACGTACGCCAGTTGCACGTACACTTCGTCGTCTTGCAGATCCTTGAAGTCGTCGCTCGACTGGGTCACAATCGACAGACGGTATCCGGTGTCCACTTTGTCGATGACGTAAGCTTGCGTTGCCACTTGCAAGAGCGTCGTGTCGTTTTCGCCCACGAAGATCTTCGCAGCCACACTCGGTGCTTCCAGGTAGTAAGGACGCAGTTCGAACGTCGCACCCGTCATGTCCATCACGTAGTGGAACGGCGTGTAGTAGTAGCCACCGTTGGTGACCGCCAGAGCACGCTGTTCTGCTGAGAGCGACAAGAGCGCCTTCAGCGTCGAGTCCGACACAGGCGACACCGCACCACCGGTGTTCTTGTAGAGCAGTTCCGGCGTGAGCGTAATCGACGTGCCGTTGTTGATGACGCCACTGTAGGACAACAAGTTCTCCACCGTAATTGCAAGCGTCTCGATCGAGGCAGCTGCCGGAGTGATGAGCTTCTTGTTCGAAGGCGTCGGCATCGGCTTGGTTGCCAGGAAGTCGCGGTTCGTGAGGTTGTCCACGTTGGCCACCACTTCGTAACCTTTGGCTTCGAGTGCCACTGGCAGTTCGACATTGGTGATCACACGGTTACCCAGGCCCATCGTGCCATTGATGACGCGCTCACGCAGTTCTTCGAACGTCAATGCATCCGTACCACCACTTGTCGTGGTCGGCGAGAAGGCATGGAACTGACGCATGGATTTGAGCGGCGCCGTGAAAGCCGTGTCTTCGCTCTTGTCCAGGATCAAGAAATTCGTGACGCACGCATCCATCGAGTAGTCCACCATGTTAAGAGCGAGAGGCCCTTTGGTCTGGTAGATGTCGACACGGATCTTTTCAGACAGCTGACCCGTATTGACGTAGATCTGCGGGATGCGGACCAGGAGCAAACCTTCGAGCACTTGCAAGACGGCCGTTGGCGTCGTGATGTCGTAGATCTGGTCGGTGTGCGTGGTGTCGATTTCCTTCCAGCCCGTTTCTGCGCTACCGTGATAAACGCGAGCGTAGTAGTACTGGTCGGTGAACCCGACATTGAGCTTCGTCTCTTGTGCTTCGTTGATGTCCGTTTGCTCGGAGACGATGTTGAACTGCTGCACTTCCAGCTGGAAGAACATGTAGTCCTGGTTGTTAGCATCGCGCCGCGGTTCCCAGGGGATGAAGTTGCTCTCCAGCGTTTGCAGTGGCGACGGGTTCGAAACGTCGTACAGCACCGAATAGCCGCCGTGTTGCAAGAGACTGATAACGACTGGGTACTGAATGCTAAACGTGGTGTTCGCAATCGTGAAGTTGGTGTGAGGCGGAATCACCAGCTTCTTTGTGTTCGTTACCGGATCGAGAACGAGTGAGTTGTTAAGCTCATCCATTGCGATCAGAATGTTGAACACCGTCGTCGAGGGCGTAGCGAAGCGGTCCGTGTAGTCCTTGTCGGACATGTGCGGATACAAGTCTTCGATCGTCTGCGCTGCGATTGGGTAATCACGGCGATTGAGAATCTCCATCTTTTCCAGACCAGCCGACACGGTGCAAGCACACGCTTCCAGGAGTGCGGTAAAAGGATTGGTGCAATCCACGACGTCGATCAGACCGTCACTGGAGTCACGAATCAATTGGATACCCAAACCTTGCATGCGCGTGGGATCGAACTGATAAGCGAGGATGCCATCCTTGTAGGCACGGACAATATCTGTAGCCATGTTTATCCTAACTTTTGTTGATTGTAAATAGTGACTCGTTGCTGATAGAGTTCATTTGGAACCCACCATTGCAACTCACCCGTTTCTGGCGCGATACGGGGATAGCCTTTGTTATTGAAAAGATCGAGTGCTTCCATGGGAACCATGGTGTAACGCGGGTGCCTGTACTCGTACTCGGGCGGAATCCCTGGTGTCGTCGATTGCTTCTTCAGTTTGGCCGAGAAGTTCGAACCTACCATTTCCGGATTGAACATCGCCACGGTCTTGTTGAACGTGTAGAAGAGATACGTATCCTGGTAAATGGCACCGACACAGCGAAACGTGAGCGAGAGCTGATCGTTCGAATGGTTAAACGGCGTCGTCGAATCGTACGCCATTGCAGCACCAATCGGGGAGTTCAGTGGCACAGCTGCACCACAGGCACCGATCTTCTGGACGAACCGTTTATTCTTATCCAGGACCAGGCGATAGATCCTTGTTAAGTAGTCGATTTCGTTTTCGATGATCATATCCGGCTTCGGTACCAAGAGACCTTGATACACAAAAGAAGCGTAGTGCGCCCAGAAGAACGAGAGCGCTGTGATCGGATCGCCGTCGATGTTGCGGAAGTTCGCCGTTATATCGTATGTCGATAGATTTTGCGCAACGCTGTCTACCATAAACCAGGATTCTTTGTATGCACCCTGGACGGACGTAAAGGTGTCTACTTCTACGTCGGGAAAGCCGGAGATAGAGAGCAGGTTGTTCGTCAGCACTGGGATGAACGCCATATCCGAATCAACGAACGGGCACGCCAAGCCATCCTTCATCAGGTCGGGATCGAGTGTGCAGCGGATCACCCGTTGCAAAGACGTCTCGTTATTGGAGAGCAGTGGCAGCATGAGACGGTTCATGCGAAGATTATCAGCCTGCATGTTCATGCGAGGCTTGGTGAAAAACGTCAAACCATGACCGTCTTTGTTGATGGGTACAGCGTTTGGAGTCTGACGGTGATTGATACCGAAGAAGTTGTCGCCGATTGCAGTATCGAGGGCAAAGCCACCACCTGCCTGCGAAATGCGATTGACACCATCTTCGGTGTCGGATGCGCCGTTGGCCTTAAGCACTGTGGCAACATCAAATTTTTTATCGTTTTCTGCCATTTTCACATTCTTTCATTTTTGAGGAACTCACCATGTTTGACATTTCGGATATCGGATTGAATCTCGTCCGTCGCATCCAGGACCTGTGGCGGGGCGGTCGCTCCGAATCGCTGATCGACTACACCCGGCCAATGCGAGTTGAACCGATCGTCGTGATCGACAACTCGATCCTGTTTCACGATATGCTGCCGGATCTGATGCAGACCCTGCAGTCGCTGTTCTCGGGCTACTACGCTCAAGCAATCGCCATCTCGACCTCGATCGGCAAGATCGAAGTGCACCGCCACCTGGACCGTCTCAACCCGAGCCGTCGCCCATCGGACTCGGCTGTCGATACTGCTGGCTGGTTGGTCGCCCAAGAAAACTACCAGATCGGCCTGCCGACGAAAGCCAAGCGCATTGCGCTGGAGTCGCTGTCGCAGATGATCGAAGACGACCGTGAACGTGAAACCGCAGCTGGCTTTGGTCGTGATACGGCCAAGGAGCTGAAAGAGATCACGAACCTGTCGGTCGGTAAGATGCTGATGGTCGAAATCACGGACGGCATGCACAAAGGCACGTTCCCGGTATCGATTCGCCTGCTGGCTTCCTCGATGCCTTCGACTGGCGTCATTCATATCTTGACGAACGAAAAGCAGGACACGAGCGTCAAAGAGCGTTATCACGCCTGGCGTTCGGGCCAGATCGAGTTCATGCGCGACTTCGTGTTCTGCATCGACCTCATCGAAGCTCGTCGCAAGAACCTGATGGCGGACAAGGATGGCCTGTACACCAAGATGCTGGAACGTCGTCGTAACAACCAGCTCTCGGCAATCGTCTCGGCCAATCCGTCGGTGGCAAACGCCTCCAACATGATCGTCGTGTCGGAAAACACGATCAAGGATGTCGAACGTGAAATCGGTGGCCGCTTCAGCGACTTCAAAACTCGCGAACGCCTGCTGGCTGAAACCACGGTGATGATCGTCGCCGTCGTCGATACCCAGTACGACCGTGTCACGTTCTACAGCCGTGGCATCCCCGAGACGACCGAGGTGTCGGCCCGCGACCTGAAGTCGGCAAACAAGGGCAATGGCCCGGACGTGTCCGACATCCTCAAGGCGTATCAAGTGGGGAACTCCCCGTCCCTGTAATCTGCATGCCTCGCCGTAACTGGCGGGGCTTCAACGAGAAAGAACATGAAACCATTCGATTACGTGGCATCCCTGCTGCCGACTTTCACCAAGAACCGTGTCATTGAAGATGCTCGCGCTACCCGCGAAGAGCTCGACGATGTCGTGGCGCCTTCGTACGAGCAGGCCCTCAAGGTCTTCACCCGCTACAAGTTCAAGAGCGCTGAACTGGACGTGCTCGAAAACACGTTCCACCGCATGCACCCGCACGCTTCGGAGAACATGGTCGTCTCCATCGAAAAGGGCATGAAAGAGATCCTGAAGAACATCAAGGAACTCGAAGAAGTCATCGAGCAGACCTACAACAACGAAGTGGCCGGCCTCGGTCTGTCGTATCGTAAGGCCAACCTGCTGCAACTGCTGGAAGCCTACACCTTCGTTTCGCGTTACGCTCGCAAGTTCCTGACCTACGCATACCTGTGCGAAACTGCAGTCCTCGACGCAGAAGGCCAGGGCGTGAAGCCGGAAGTGGCAAGCGAAATCATCAAGTCGCAAACCATCCCGGCAGACGTCGACTACCTGAAGCAGAACGTCGTCTACTTCAGCAGCTGCTTCCTGATCTGCGCCAGCCTTGGCAAGCACAAGGATCTGGCCAAGGTCATCGAAGAAGTGCCGGACGTTGTCATCACCAAGGACAACGAGCACACCCTGACCGCGACGCAAGGCATCGAGAAGGTCGACCCGTTCCGCATGGGCTTCATCCCCGTGTGGCTGAACCCGGTCTACCACGTCGGCATGCTGGTCGCTGAATGGCAAGCGGCCCGCTACAAAGCTGCGCAAGAAGAACTGCGCACCCTGCAACTGCGTAAGCTCAACCTCGAGAAGAAACTCGAAGGCAAGAGCGACGCCAAGATCGAACAACAGATCAGCTACATGCAAAAGCGTGTGGACGATCTGGAGTACAAGATCGTGAAGATGGAAAAGAAAGGATAACACCATGACCGGTACTGCACCGTTGTTTCGCATGTACCCTCGTGGCTTTCTGGGTGGCTTCCCGCCACCCTCCATCGAGCGTACCCAGCCGGTGATCGACCGTCCGCTTTTCGATCACCAATACCGCCTCAACATCCTGCGTCCTGCAGACACTACCACGGTGCCGCATCCGATCGTGGAGTCGCTGTATTCCAAGTACATCAACCATGCACTGGAATCGGAAACCTTCGAGTTCCGTAAGCAAGTCTTGCAAACAGCGCTGGCAGCCTTTGGCACGGACCGTTTTGACCGCTGGTATGTTCAGCAGCTCTACAGCCCGGCTTTCGGCGACATGCACAGCCGCTTCCTGGACGACACCTTCAACTTCATCTCCGGCAAACGTCGTGAGATGAGCACGATGACCTGGTCGCGCCTCATCGAAATGGGTGCCAACGATGGCGTCAATGCGAAAGCATCCGACATCGCTACCCGCTTCTTCGACCTCAATCATCTGACGGGAAGTGACGAAGCGACCTGCGTGACGGTCAACGTCAATCTGGTCGACGCGCTCCAGACGTGGCTTTCCAACCCTGGCGGCTTTGAGGACCTCCTCATGACGCTGAACATTTTGTTCGGCAGCTACTAGGTACTTTTTATAGATAGTATAGTGACTACGCTATATCTGTCATCAAAAGAACCCTGCGCGGGATGTAGTACCCATCTTTTAAACTATTGCAATAGGAGTATCACCTCATGGCACGTCAATTCTTCAAGAAGGGCGCAGTCGCTCTGCTGGATAACGAAGACGAAAACCTCAATGCCGACGCAGCTGCTGCGCCTGCCGACAACGCGAACTCGCTCGAGACCGACATGGTCGAAGTGGCCGACTCGGCCGCTGAAGGCGACGCCGAAGACGCGACCCTGGACGAAGCAGTCGACACCAAGGAAGCCCTGGAGCACTACAAGGCCGCCCTGGAAAGCTACATCGCCGAAGGCGGTATCGACCAGCGCGCTGCCCGCCTGATGAACATCGGCCTGGAACACCTGTCCGAGCGTCAAGGCTTCAAGGACAGCGGCGCCGGCAAGGTCTCGCTGGAATCGTTCAGCGGCGTCTCGAGCCGTGGCCGTGGCACCGCCCTGGCCCTGGAAGACATCAAGGAACGCATCGCCAAGGTCTGGGAAGCGATCAAGGCCGCCATCAAGCGCGCCATCGACTGGCTGAAGGACCACTGGAACAAGATGTTCGGCGCCGGCGAAAAGCTGAAGAAGCGCGCTGAAGGCATCGTCGCCAAGGCCAAGGACATCACCGGTTCGGCCAAGGAAGCCAAGTTCGAAAACGAGCGCCTGGTCAAGGCCCTGCACGTCGGCGGCGCCGTCCCGGCACAACTGTCGGCAGCCCTGGCAGCAGCTGGCAAGGTCGGCCAAGACGTCTTCGGCCACACCGCTGACTTCGGCGCCAAGAGCGGCGAAGCTGCTCTGGAAACCCTGCAAAAAGCCGAAGGCAAAGTCGACGACATCGTCTGCATCGCCTACTCGAGCGGCGTCCTGAAAGCCCTGTCGGCGTCGGATGCGACCGCTGCTGGCTTCGAAGCTGCACCGGAAGGCCTGGAACTGTTCCGTTCGCCGGAACTGCCGGGCGGCAAAGCGATCCTGGGTCGCTACCCGACCAAGTCGGTGCAAGGTGAAGCCGCTGTCAAAGCCTTCGCTGGCACGACCGCTGCGCTGACCCCGTTCAGCAACAAGGCTTCGGAAGTTTCGAAGACCGAGCTGGCAACCCTGTCGGCTGCTGAAATCACCAAGGTCGCCGAGACCGTCATCGAACTGGCCGGCGAGCTGATCAGCTACCGCGCCAAGGCTGGCAAAGCCGGCGAGATGAAGGCGAAGATCGTGGCTGCCTGCGACAAGCTGGAAAAAGCGGCACCGAAGGAAGACGACAAAGAAAAGGCGGCCTACATGACCGCCCTGCAAAAGGTCGCCCAAGCTTCGGCATCGTCGCTGGACAAGCCGGCTCCGCAGTTCGCCCAGTACCTGCTGGTCGTCGGCAAGTCGGCTCTGGACTACGCCGAAGAGTCGATGAAGCAGTACACCAAGTAATCGTCGCCCGGCGCCGCTGGGGAGCGGGCCAAGTGTTCGCTCCCCTGTGATGTCTACCATAACACCATTAACGAATAGGTTAAAACAAATGCGTTCCATTCTGAACACTGCTCTGGAATCCTTCACCAACGGCATGGCCACCCAATACGGCAACCTGTCCCGCGAAGAAGAAGAAGTCATGGCCGCCGACGCGGCTGAAGCTTCGGACAACGCCGCTACCGGCCTGGACGAATCCGAGCGCATGCTCGGCCTGTCGGACGGCCTGGAAGACCTGGCTGAAATCGCCGACGGCATCTCGGAAGCCTCGGAAACCGAAACCCAACTGCTGACCGTCGCCGGCAACATGGCCGTCGCTGGTTCGGAAGTCGCCCCGGAAGAAATCGTCCCGGCAATGGAAGGCTTCGTCGGCCGCCGTATCGCCACCGAATCGTTCCGTGAACGCGCTGCTGCCATCTGGCGCGCCATCCTGGCACAGATCAAGAAAGTCTGGGCCTGGATCGAGAAGTTCTTCTACAACATCTTCGGCACCATCCCTGGCCTGCGCAAGGAACTGAAGGCGCTGCGTTCGCGCATCGACGACACCTCGGCGAAGAAGCTGGAAGACAAGAAGATCACCATCTCGAGCGGCGTCAAGGCCGTGTCGGTCGACGGCTCGGTGCCGAAGTCCGACGGCGACCTGACCAAGGGCACCGGCGCCCTGCTGGACGCTGTGACCTTCGTGTACGGTCCGTACATCGACGGCCTGGCCAAACTGGGCGAAACCACCGCCGAGCACATCAGCGACTTCGACGCTGACAAGCCTGCCGAGTCGGTCAGCAAGTTCGTGACCTACCTGGAAAAGAACGACGGCAAGCTGTACGACGTGCCGGGCGCCTCCAGCGCTTCGGGCTCGCGCTTCAGCGGCTACACCGCCAAGGCCGGCCACTCCCTGCCGAACAACGTCTCGCTGTTCGCCAAGAAGCCGAAGCTGGAAACCATCCGCCAGCACGCCAGCAAAGACCTGGCCGTTCTGGACATGTGCCGTCACATGGGCGTCGAGCTGCTGTCGACCTCCGAGAAAGAGAAGGACGTGCCGGACTCGTTCGAGATCAACACGATCTCGGTCGCGACCATGCACCACCTGATCGACGACATGGAAAAGGTCCTCGACAAGCTGGAAGACTTCAACCGCGGCAAGCGTACCGCCGAGATGAAGAAGACCCGCACCAAGCTGGAAACGGCTTCGGACAAGGCCACCAAGGCCGTCGAGAAAGCCGAGAAGTCGGAAAAGGCAGAAGATCGCGCCGTGATCGTGTACTACCGCGGCATGCTGAACTTCAACCAGGCGTACGCGCGCTGGTGCCAGAACCCGGCCGTGCAGCTGCTGAACAGCTCGCTGGCTTCGATCCGCGGCTACAAGTCCGTGATCGCCAAGGCCCTGACCGCGTACAAGTAATCGTCCGCCGGCAGTAGCCTGTACTCTGTAAAAGCCACCTGGGGAAACCTGGGTGGCTTTTATGCCGCTTATATCCTTTAATGTCGATTTTATGACTCGTATTAAGGAACCCACATGCCTAAATTGATTTTGCCCATTCCAGAGACAGAGTTGAGTGTCACACGGCCAGTCGTACTGGAAGTGTCGCGCAAGCTCTTCAAGGCCATGGGATTGAACCCGAACACGCAAATCTTCTATCCTGGTGACGGGATCGATAAAGTACCGCAAGCTGGCACCACGCTTGGCGTTACTGAAACTGATGAGCCGAACATGATGCCCTTCAATCAGCGTATCAAGATTGAAGTGGACGAACAGTACGAAGCAGATCGCTTATCGGCTACTGCCATTCACCGGGCAGAGAACTTTCCAGTCTTCTTTGATGAATCGCTCAACACGGTCATCAAGCCGATCTACTCGTCAACCGAATTCACACTGAACTTCAAGTTCCGTGCTGCAGACAAAACGATCGCCAAACGTTGGCGTGATGAAATCCGGATTCGTTGCTCGGATCAGCGTGAACTCTTTGAACACAGCGCAAGCTTCCACTGGGAGCCGCCTGTTGCGTTCATGCGCATTCTGAACGAGATCCATCGCTTACGTGAAAACGTGCTGCCTTACGGTGAAGACTTCGCGACGTACTTCCAGAAGTACTCCGATCCCCGTGCTTCTATCCTGACGACCTTAGCCGGTACCGATGGTGCCTGGGAAATCAGTGAGACGCAAGGAAACATCATTGGTTACTTCGACTTTACTGGTGGCCCGGAAGTCGGCTCCAAAGAAGACGATGGCGATACCTGGACGACTTCGTTCTCGTACAAATTCCGTTTCGATAAGCCACTGGCTTGCACGATGCATTACCCGATCATTGTGCACAACCAGATCCTGGGTCAACAGTGGCGTCCAAATGCACAAGAACTCTGGACGGCGCAAAAGCTCAAGAGCTATAGCCTGTCGTCGCTGGCCAATCAGTTTTTCCGCGGTGGCCAGCTGCCACTGGCTACGCTTTCTTACAACGGTTACACGATCCCGGAATTTGACGAGTTCCTTCCTCGGAGTGTGCCGAGCGAAACATTGCGTGTCTTTACCGCATTGGTTCGGTTGAACTTGGCTGACCGGTCAGACCTTATCAACCTTGGGCAACTGGGGAAGATCAAGTTCACCGATGTCATCACCGCCTTCCTGAAAAAAGAAGCGGCATACATGACGAAGCCTTACAACTCCGTCTTTAGTCTGTCTCTGTACGACGAGGTGGCTCTCCAAGGCGGCGAACCACTCACGGTGGATGCTGACCTCAATGTGCGTAGTAAAGTCGATCTGGACCCGCGTCGTCAATACCACGTGCGCTTGGCACTCGTGACCGACTGGAACCTTCTTCCAGCGACTGCCATTAAACGCATGCAGGAAAGCGGAGCTGCTACGCTTGAAATCATCAAAGCGATTAACGCCAATATCGCCCCAGGTGGTCAGCTCCCAGTATTGGTAGGACCGGGCTTCATCAAGAGCACCGACATCGCCAAGACAATCGACATCATTAACGCTGGCCTTGATAACCGAGGACAAAGCTCACAGGCAGGAATGTTCACTGTGGGCACGCTCTTTATCAATGCCCATCACAAGGAATCGTAATGCCTCTTTTTGACGATGAAACACCTCCAGTAGTAGCGCCACCGGAGGCTGTCGTTATTCAAGCAACTGCGCCGGAGTACGACGGGATCACGATTGATACTCGTTACGTTCCGGCAGCTTCGCTCTTAACGCACGTTGAGGGCATGTCCTGGACGCTGCGTGCTTACTTCAGCCAAGTACTGGGACTCGACACGCCGCTGTCTGGTCAACAGCTGAACCTCTCGCCCCGTCAGCAACAATACATCCGCATCAACGAACTGGAGGTGAAAGTCTCCTCTGACTTGAAGCCGACGATGGACCCGGATGCCAATGCGATGGTGGCCACGGGTTCGGCAAATGTCTTTGGTGGCTTGCGTCCGAATATCGGTGACATGTTCATCGCGACAGACAACGACGGTCGCTTGGTTATCTTCCGGGTGACGAACGTCGATAAGAAGTCGATGCTCAAAGACGCCGTCTACTCGATGGACTACCAGGCAGCGTACTACGCACAAGACGTGTACATGCGCGACTTCGAAGCCAAGACGATCAAAACGCTCGTCTTCGTGTCGGACTACATCAACTACGGTCAGAACCCATTCCTGCAAGAAGAAGTCTACAACGACATCTCGCGCTTGAATGGCCTGTACCAGTCGGTGATGCGCATGTGGTTCCGTTCGTTCCTGTCCAACGAATACACCACGCTCCTGTTGCCTGGCCAAGAGATCTCGATCTACGACCACTTCCTGACGATGGCTGTGCAAGCTGTCTTCAGCACCTGGGATACACCTGAGGTAGGTAAGATCCGTCGCCTGAATGTGGACGACGATGAAACCATGCGTGGCACGACGCTTTGGAACGTTATCCTTAACTGCGATCGTTTCATGATGCAAGAGTGCATGAAGCGCATGGGTGGTGTCTATACCAAGCGTTTTACCCAGGAACCGATGCTCGAAGGCATTCGTTACAGTGGCGTAACGGCAACCGTTTATCCGATCGAACCGGTTCTCTCGTTTGATTACCAGCGCACAGGTAAGGAAAAGTTCGTGGACCAAGACATCGTTGTCAAGTCCACGATGACCGCAATCACTGACGACACGGTGCCTTTGATCAAGCCAGTCATGATTGACGACTATTACGTGCTCTCCCAGGCGTTTTACGATCAGGCTGAAACGGGGCAATCGAAACTCGAACTCGAGGTGAACAAATTCCTGGATGACGAGGCACTGGACAACCGTGTTCTCATCGCTCTGGCAGAAACCTACACCGGGTGGGGAAGTCTGGAGCGCTTCTATTACGGCGCCCTTCTCATGATCCTCATCAAGGCAAACATAAGGAGCATCTAAATGGTCGGGACTTACATCCCTGAAAACCAGCGTGACCATCGCTACGGGATCTTTCACGTTGTCTACCTGTGCAAGATCCCGTACATCCACACTCGTTCGATCGAAGACCTGCGTCGCTTTGGCATGCCGTCCTCTGGCTACAAGGAATTTGACGTAGGCCAAGAACATCAACTGGAAGACCGTTACCTGACGATCAACCAGATGCTGCAGTTCTGGCTCGACGGTGTGACGGTACGCGTTTCTAAGTACGAAGACACGGCAAAGATCTACAACGCCATCTCCGAGTACCTCCAGCACTGGCTGAACCACATCCGCAAAACCTTCTCGACGAACCACGTCCCGGTGGATGACCTGCAAGTGCTGGACAATTTCGCCAACGTCGTGTACGACAAAGCGAAGTACAACTTCACGACTGAAATCGTGGAATCCGCAATGCTCAAGAAGATCGACGAAGTCTCGATTGTCAACTTCGATACCATTCTCGCTCCTCCCAAGCCTGAGGTCAAAACCTACGGCGGCCAGGTCGAAGAAGAGGAACCGCAGGAACCAATCGAGATGTACCCGAAACGCGATGGCATGGGTCAGCTCTTCTCTGAAGTGCGGGCTAAACAACGTCGTAAGGCAATCTAATGGAAATCGAAACCTCGTCTCTTTGGGACCAGGTTCTCTCCGTAGTCAATAGCGATCAAAAGCCGATTCATCGCTATTGGGAAGCAGACATCCATGCCAACGGTAAAACCATTACCGCGTTCAAGGTTCTGAACATTGACACGGTGCGTGATTACGAAAATGATTACGCACCAGTTCTGATGCTAGACGTCATGATCCCGATGGGTGAATACACGTACCTTGTGTATCCCTTTCAGGATAAGCTTGAAATCACTCTGTACGGCACGCCTTTGAAAGAGACGGGCCAACAGGAGGATGAGGGGCAAGACCATAGTGCTGAGCGTTATACCGCAACGCTCATCGACAAAGGCAACCCCATGATGGCAAACAACGGGAAGAATACGCCGACTCAAGAGATCCTTGATTTGACGAACATTGCTACCGTGACGTTTCAGCTGATGAACAAAACAGTGGAGCAGATGCGCACCATGTCTGTTGGCAACAACTTCCGCGATGAAACAGTTGAGAACGCCATTAAAAGCGTTTTGACGGTGGAATCGATGAAGGTGAAAGTCGATAGCGAATTCAAGCCTAAGGGCGTGGAGATGGTGGAAGCATCGAACAAAGCAGTCAAGCGGCAGATTGCGATCCCTCATGGGTTACCACTGGTTGATGTTCCGAACTACATCCACCTGCGTCAAGGTGGTGTGTACAGTGCTGGCATGGGTTACTTCTACGAGAAGGACTACTGGTACGTCTATCCCTGTTACGACACAACGCGCTTTACGAAGTCTGAGCGCACGTTGACAGTGATCAATGTCCCATCCAACAAGTTACCGCAAGTGGAGCGTACCTACTTGCAAAAGGGTTCTTCGCTCATCGTCTTGGCAACAGGCGACTCGAAGTTCTCTGACGATTCAACCACGAAGCAACTCACGCATGGTAACGGCGTGATGTTCTCGGACGCCTCCAAGTTCATGACGGACTTGGGCACTACCCAAGGAAATAAGCTGGTCGCTTCTCGAGGCGCACTGCTTAACCAATTCGTCGGGACCCAGCGCGATAACGGTGTGAACTATGTACCGCTCGCCAAGGACCACATTACTGCCAATCCGTTTGAGCAGTATTCGCAGATCGCACGGCGCGAAGGTAGCGTGTACGGTTTTGTGTGGGACAACTCAGATGCAACCCTCCTCTTTCCTGGCATGCCCGTAAAGGTGCTCTACCTGGAAGAGGAAGACGTCAAGGAAATCTACGGGGTGATTTTGAAGGTGCACGAGTACACTGAGCTATTTGGTCAAGGCTTTTCCAGTACGCGTCACATGACGCGGACCATGGTTTCGGTCTTTACTCAGCGAATTGTGGAGGATGCGGCAACGTCGTAATTGAGAATACCCACGCTGCATGCCGGGCGTGGGATTCTTTTATGCCGGAAATTTAAAAAGTAAATGGATATTTTATGCTTTACCCCTAGTATTTCCCACCTTTGCAGGATTGCACATGGCAAACATCGACTATACCAAGGGCCCTGAAGACATTCTGATCGACCTGATCAACGACGCGAACCCGGATAATACCCTTACCCTGGCGCAGGTTGCTCTGTCGACCCCGTCGATTGTCACCGACGGTACGGAAGTGGGGCCATCCTTCAACAATCGCAAGACGAAGCTGACTGTTTCGGCCATTCCGGGTTCGGGTTATTCCGAGTCCGTGGACGTGCAGTACAATCGTCTGCACTACCGTGACGTGTTCCCGACGACCGATGCTGACACCATCAAGTATCCGGTCTCGACCCACACGTTCGATCTGGCAGATCACACCAAGCTGTCGGACCTCGTTCCGCAGATCAATCAGCGCTACGGCCTGACCCTGTCGGCTGACGACTTCTGGGAGATGCCTCTCCCGACGTTCGAAGGTCTGCCTCCCTACGACGACAAGTTCGTCAAGCTTGAAGCGTTGCCCGCCTCGAAGATCTTCATCGGTGGCGTGCAGTTGAAAGTCAACCCAAACCCGTTTGACCTGGCCAACATGCCGGTGACGACCCTGAACGGTCTGGTGTATCCGACCTGGCAGGTGAAGTTCACCAACTTCGTCACTGAGACGATGGATGGCGGCCCTGGCGTTGCCTTCTGGTAAAACGCTAGCGTACTAGAGAGAACTCATGTCCACCTTACGACCATATGGCGGTACCAGTGCCTCGCGCTTGACCGCCATGGTCAATAGGGCGAACAAGAAGAACTTAGTGTACGGGGTCGACTTCATTTTCGGCATCCCCATCGCTGATTCTGGAGTAGACGGGCGTAATACCAAAGTTGACGTGATTCCTTTGCGTAACTTGAAAACGTACAAAGCAGCAGACGTGTTCTACCAACGACTGCCGCTTAACGTACTGAACTTGTTGCCTGAAGGGTTCACGAAACCCGTCCTCATCCATGCTGTTCCCTTCCGCATCCACCAGATCCTTCCACGGATTAATGAGGCATTAGGCCTTGACTTAATGCCGGAAGAGGTTGAGGATGCTTTGTGTGAGTCTGTGGATGAACTCTACACACTGACTGTAAAAGAAGGTAGCTTAGCTTGGCTGGCCTCCTCCGTTGAATTCGTTGCACAGCACGTCACAGACATTCCTTTGGAAAGTATCCTGACGGTAACAATACTTAACGGGTTGCAATACAAGCCGAAGTAAAAAAATACTTCATCCTATGTGAGTGTCCCTCGATACTCCGATTTCAAAACCCACATTAAGGCAAAATCATGGCAAACCGTGACTTCACCAAGAGCGACGTACAGATCCTCCTGGACCAAATCAACGAAGACAACACCTCGGCACTGACCATCGCGCTGGTGTCGTTCGGCGCAGTCGCTACCGACAACGGCGGCGTGCGCAACTCGAAGATCAGCGCAACCGCGCTGGCTGGCTCGGGCTACAGCGGCTCGGTCGACTTCCTGTACAACCGCGTGGACCTGGCGACCATTCCTGGCGCCCGTTCGACCGTGTTCCAGGCTGGCGATGCAACCAACCTGTCGGACCTGATCGACGAGATCAACGTCGCGTACCAGCTGAACCTGACCGCCGCCGACTTCGTCGACGCGCCGATCCCGGCTTTCCCTGGCGCTGAGCCGCACGAAACCCAGACCATCGACCTGGTCGCCAAGGCTGGCTCGCTGATCTTCGTCGGCACGCTGACCCTGACCATCGACGCGAACGACATCCCGCTGAGCAACGTCGTGACTACGACCACGCTGAACGGCCTGACCTACACCCAGCCGGCGTAAGCTAGGCATCGGGGTGTTCTAACCAACACCCCGTAACGGTTTCAAGTCATTGACCGCTACGAGGGGGCCTCCGGGCTCCCTCGTTTATGTCAGCTGGGTAAGTTGTTCGCTTCATCCGTATCAACATCGATTCATTTAAGGAAAGAGAAAAGCAATGGCTGACCTCGACACCCTCGAACAACAGTTCGAAGATTCCGTCAACATCATCAAGCAGGTTGCAAACGGTGACGAAACCACCACTGTCAACCTGCCGAGTGGCGGTACCGTACGTTCCCTGCGCAAACTGCAAAAGGACGCCCAAGACGAACTGGACACGGCAGTTGACCTGTTCGGCGCCAACAAAGTGGACAAATCGTCCGCCAACGCAGCTGACGGCTTCGTCGGCCTGGTCGGCTTCAAAGCCGTGCTCATGAATGCAGCCGGCGCCTTCAAGGCTCTGCTGTCGTTCGCTGGCACCGCTGACCGTGCTATCGGCTTCCAGGACAAGGACGGCACCGTCGCCTTCGTCTCGGACATCACCGATCGCATGGGCGTGGCCAATGGCCTGGCAACCCTGGACGGCAACGGTCTCATCCCTGCAGTTCAGCTGCCGAGCTACGTCGATGACGTCATCGAAGTCGCTACCAAGGCAGCTCTGCCGGCGACTGGCGAAGCTGGCAAGATCTACATCGTGCTGGCCGACGAATCCCGTTCGAACACGCTGAGCCAATATCGCTGGGGCGGTTCCGCTTACAGCCGTATCGTCTCGGCTCCAGGTTCGACCGACGAAGTCGCTGAAGGCGCAAGCAACAAGTACTTCACCGAAAGCCGCGTGCTGGCCGCCATCCTGGCTGGCTTCTCGACTGCGACCAACGCAGCCGTGACCGCCGCTGATTCGGTGCTGGTTGCCATCGGCAAACTGCAGGCACAAGTGACGGCAGTGCTGGCTTACGCCAAGACCTACGACTTCCATGGCTTCGTGCCGGGGAAGCCGACTGCTTCGGCTACGCTGCTGTTCGTCCGTGCTGGTCGTGCCTTTACGCTGCCTGCCGGTCTGACCGGTTCGCAGTTCAAGGCCAAGACCGCAGCTACCGCGTCGACCACCATCACGCTGTACAAGAATGGTGCGGCATTCGGCACCCTCGTGTGGGCTGCCGGTGGTGTTACCCCGACCGTTACCGCGGCTTCGGCAACTTCGTTCGCTGCTGGCGACGAGCTGACCGTCGTGGCTCCGGCTACCCAGGATACCACCCTGGCCGATGTGGCTCTGACCCTGTTGGGCTCGCAGAACTAAGCTTAATCGCCGATCATAAAAGGGACAGGTAACCGAAAGGTGCCTGTCCCTTTTTATTTGTCTCTTTAGGAAAAACCATGAGTTCCAATTTGATCCAATTGTTTTCCCAAGGTCTGTACGGACCTAGCGACCCTTACTGGGATAAGGTGATCGCTCTCCTGCACATGGACGGTGCCATTGGTTCACAAAGCATCGTGGACCTGAAAGGGCATGCATTCTCCACTCCAGCGGGTACGGGAGTGAAAATGGTCGCAGATGCTGACGCTACTAATGGCGTTGCAGCAAACTTCGACGGCAGTGCCAACAGCTGGATTTCGAGCGCCACTGGTCTTGCAGACTACCAGTTCCACAAAGAAGACTTCACCATGGAAGCCTTCATCAATCAAAAACTGCGTTCGGCTGTCTCCCCAATCATTGCGATGGGTTACTCGCAAGCCAATGCGGGCCTGATCCTGTACGTAAATGCAAACGGCTATCTGGACGGCTCATCCGGGCAATACAACTACCTCATCGCAAGCGGTTTGGTCGTACCACTTAACACGCGGGTTCACGTAGCCCTGACGCGTAAAGTCGGCGTTATGTCGTGCTGGCTTAACGGCCAGTTGGCAGGTCAGATTACGACCATGGAAAGTTTCGACATGTCCGATGGTCTTCTCGATATTGGCGGAACTCGTCCGGACGCTTATCGTTTCAACGGTACGATCGATGAGGTCCGTGTCACTCGCGGCGTGTCTCGTTATAACCAGCCATTCACGCCGCCTACTGGTCCGTGGCCGGAACACTAAGGAAAAAACATGAGCTCCAACACAATCATTTTAGGTGGTGGCTACCTTTTGGACTATGATCCTTTTTGGAGTTCGGTAGTTGCCCTATGTCATTTCGACGGCACCAATGGCTCCAGGGTATTTACCGAGGAGAAGGGTCATGCCATGTACTATGCTGGTAACGCAGCCTTAAGCGCGAACCAGAGCCTTTATGGCGATACTTCTGCATATCTGGCAGGTAGTGGCGACTACTTCGCCATCAGTGCCAGTAATAACGGCAACGGTAGCGACTTCTCGCTCGCTAGCGACGACTTCACTCTTGAGATCGCTTACCGTCATGCTCCTAATACCTGGGGTAAGATTGTCGGCAACTATCAATGGCAGGCAGGCTATAGGGGCGGTTGGTACTTGGGTGCAGGTACTGACGGCAGTCTGGCCTTTGTTACTTCCACCACACTCGTTAGTGGCGGTGCAGGAACAATTAAAGATGGCCAGTGGAATCGCATCGCTGTGGTTCGTCGGGGTACCACCTTCTATCTCTACGTCGAAGGCGTTCTGGTGGCTCAGGCTGTTCCTGCTGCGCCGACCCAAAACATTCCTGATCCAGGTACTGCTTGGGCGAAGAACCTCCGCTTCGGTTGCAAGATCACTGATGGCGCCAGCTTCGATGATTTCCTTCCGGGCTATTACGACGAATTCCGTTTGACCCGCGGCGTTGCCCGTTATTTGGGAAATAGCTATTCCCTGGCAGCTGCGGGATTCCCTAACAAGTAAGGAAACAGCATGAGCTCTAACAGCATTCTCCTGGCCCAACGGCCAAGCATTTTCGTGCCAGGTAAATCGGTACTGTTCGATGGTGCCGATCACATCCGTCTTGCTTACGATAGTCGCATTGGTGACTTCGGTAATGGCGAATGGACGATGGAAGGTTTCATCAAGTTCCTCGCAGCTCCAACTGACGATGAAGCGATTATGGCCTTCGGTAACGGTGGCGGTTCCCAGTCGCCCTACCTTCGACTCTGCTACAGTCCGAGTGGTAATTGCTTCTATGCTGATGAAGCCAATAGCGTTGTCGGTTTGTGGTCGGCAGTCGGTAACACCATCGGCCCGATCGACTACAATCACTTCTACCACGTCGTCGCAGAGCGCTACAACGGGCAGATCACACTTTATGTGGACGGCAACTTCGATACGACCAAAGGCGCTTACCGTAATAGCTACGGTGGCTGGAACAGTGCCAGCTCCGTTCACCAGAGCGGCATGCAGTTGGTTGCAGGTTCACTCGTCTACGGTTCGCGTGGTTTCATTGAAACTGCCAACGCTCTGCTCTCGAACCTGCGCGTCACCAAAGGCCGGGCAGTCTACAAAGGTAACTTCACGCCCCCGACTTCGAAACTCGAAGCTGGTGAGGGCACGACCGTACTGCTGTGCAATTCCGACACCCTCGTTGATGCAAGTCCTTACAACTGGCCGCTGATTCTGGACAACTCGACGCCAACCATCAGCGACGTGTCACCTTTTGTTTCTAACTGAAGCTTATCCTGAACAGTAACAAAGATAGGGGTTTGCTCATAAGGCGAACCTCTTTTTCCAAACCAATAAGAAGAAGACTACGCTAGTAGTCCAACTCAGACCCTAGGAAGATAGCATGTCTAACAATTTTATTCAAGTACTGGGTACCCAGTCAGACCCCTTCTGGAACTTCGTCAACGTGCTGTTGGATTTTGATGGAGTGAAATAGTCATGAGTTCCAATAGCATCATTCTCGCAGCCATTATCGCTGCTTACCCAGGTTCCAATGAAACGAGCATTTCCGATCCTTATTGGCAAAATGTTGCTCTCCTGATGCATGCGGACGGAACAGACGCAGCAAATTTCTTTACCGATGCCACAGGTAAGTCGACTCTGACGACAGTTGCAGTAGGGTCTTCCAAACCCTATACGAGTACACGAAAGAGTTTTGCTGGTCCCACCAGCGCTTATTTCGATGGCATGGGTGGTCACATCAACTCGAGTCTGAATCCTGACTTCAGCTTCCCGGCTGGAACAGACTTCACCATTGAGGCATGGGTCAACATGACCAGTCTTGTCGGTTCAGGTCAAGTTCCTCGCTCCTGTATCATTTTCGGTTTCGATGCCACAAGTGGCGATGGCAGCGGTCCCAGGACTTGGTCGATTTTTGTCAGTAACAATGGTGCTCTAATTTTCGAAAATGCTGCTTCTGACGGATCGCGCAATTTTGCTATGTCCTCGGCGGCTGCGGCCATTAGGGTTAATAGCTGGCAACATGTTGCGATCGTTCGCAAGGGTACTACGATGTACATGTTCATTGATGGCAGGTCCATTGCGTTCACGAAGAGCGGACCTGCCAGTGTGAATGTGGATGTATTAAGCTCTGGCTATATCCGCTTGGGACGCCTGTACACCTCTAGCGATTGGGATTATCGCCTCAACGGCTACATTGACGAGGTGCGCATTACTAAAGGCGTGGCTCGTTATAGTGCCGATTTCACTCCTCCACCAGGGGCATTTGCCAACAACGCTTAAGTACTGTTTATTCTAGGAAGATATCATGTCTAACAATAGCATCATCACCCCAGGCCTCTTTGCCACGGCGTATGGTCCGAACCTGTTTGATCCCGACCATGACCCGTATTGGAATAAGGTTGCGACCCTTATGCATTTCGACGGAGCCCAAGGTAACTCCTCCTTCGTCGATGTGAAAGGTCGCCCCATCACCAACTACGGCGTAATTACCGATTTGGGAAATCCAGCAATTGCTCCATCAACAGCCTACTTCGGTGGTGCCGCCCAGGCTATGATCATTAGTCAGGTGGATGACAACCAGACCGGTGACTTCACGATTGAATGGTTCGGTAAGTGGGAGACCATCGGCAACTGTACCCTGTTCGATACTCGCCCGCAGTCCACCAATGGTCCATACATGGACTTTTTCTACTCCAGTGGTGGTGTCGGTATCTGGTTTAACAATGCAACTGCAGTGTATGCTGCTTTTGTACCTGCGCAGAATAGGACCTATCACCTTGCATTGTCTCGTAAAGGTGGAATTATTCGCTTCTTCATCGACGGCGCGATCTACTTCACCTGGAACTATGCTGGTGTCGTGGCCATCCCTCGTTTCTTCTTGGGTGGCAACGGATACAACCAGGCACAGGACTGGTACAAAGGCCGCATGAGTGAATTCCGTTATACCAAAGGTGTCGGTCGTTATGAGAATTCGTTCATTCCAGTCTACGCACGCTTCCCAGCTTCACTGTAAGGATTTGTATGTCTAACAATACCATCATTACTCCAGGCCTGTTTGCGCTGGGAGCTGCGAACAATCTTTTCGACCCCAACCACGATCCCTACTGGAATAAGGTAGCAACCCTGATGCACTTTGACGGCGCGCAGGGTAACAGCGTCTTCACGGATGTGAAAGGGCGTGGCGTTACCAACTCTGGCGTCATCACTGATCTGGGTAGCCCGGCAATTGCTCCTGCATCGGCGTACTTCAACGGCAGTTCGGGCATGTCGATTGCCCAGGCAGATGACAACCAGACGGGTGATTTTACGGTCGAATTCTTCGCAAAATGGGAAACGATCACAAATTGCTCGCTGGTCGATAGTCGACCCCTGAGCAACAATGGCGCGTTTTTGGACTTCTTCTACTATTCAGGGTCATTTGGTATTTACATGAATAGCACCACCCAAGCTGCGGCAGCATACGCAGTTACGCTCAATAAAACTTACCACGTTGCAGTGTCGCGTAAGAGTGGTGTCGTTCGCATGTTCCTGGATGGCGTGTTGCTCTTTACCTGGAACTATGCTGGTGTACTGTCGATGCCTCGCTTCTTCCTGGGCGGTAACGGTTATAATCAGTCCATCGAATTCTTCAAAGGGCGCATGAGTGAATTCCGCTACACCAAAGGCGTGGGTCGTTACGAAAATCCGTTCGTGCCGGTGTACGCACGCTTCCCAGCATCCCTCTAAACAAAGGAATTACCATGGCTTGCAATCTCATCCAAATTGCAGCAGTATTGTCAACTCTTGTCTATCCCGGCATTCAACCTACACTGAGTCAGCTCATGGTGTTGGCCCACATGGATGGTGCCAATGGGACATTAGCGAGCGGTAACATTGCCGAGCGTGGTGTGGTTACAGGCACCAATGCAGTCTATACAACGGCAACGAAAGCATTCGGTAGCGCCTCGATGGATTTTCAAGGCGGCGGTAGTCACTATCTGAGTGCTGACCTGAGCTCTAGTCTCATCGGCTCTGTTGACTTCACCTTAGAAATAATGGTGCGGCTAAAGTCGTACAACACGACGGCCGGCGGTTACTCCGGTATCATGGCGGGCGGCGCCGGTAACACGGGCCTGTGTCTTTACGTAAAGTCCGACGGTACCGTTGTATTGGCGGATGTTCAATCTGCTCGCCTTAGCACGGTTGCAGGTACTGTGAAACTGGGCGTTTGGACGCACATCGCTCTCACTCGCTCTGGCAGTACATTCGTGATCTGGGTCGATGGCAAAACCGCGGCAACTGGTAACTTGGCCAATTGGCAAATTCTGACAAACTCCCTTGCTTTAGGCTTTACCGCAGTTGCGGGTTCGGGCTATTACATGGATGGCTTCATTGATGAATTTCGCTACTGTAAAGGACTGGCTGTGTATAGCCAGCCTTTTACGCCACCCACTCAGCCTTTCATTATTCCATCCGCTTAAGGACGCAGCATGTCTAACAACAGTATCATCATTTCCGGTGCAGGAGTCGGCGTGAGCAAAAACGGTGCCATGGCACTGGGCGGAACGTTCGATCCAGCATGGACTGCAAGCGGTGTGTCGTACTCTGCCGATCTCTTGACTGCCTCGATCGGTGGCAGTAAGACCACCGGTAGTACTCAGCACATCACGGCCGGTAAGACCTACTTCGAAATGACAGTCACCGATTGGCCTACTCGCTATGGACCAATCATTGGTATTGCACCTGCAGCGACAGCTGTCGATGGTTATACTACACCGGGCGCGGTCGCTATCTGGCTGGTAGATGGAGGTTCAGTCAATCTCTACGACTCCGGCGGCCAAGTAGGCGCCTTCCCGAATGTCAACTTCGGCCTGAACGATACCGTTGGCTTCATGGTTGATTTGGATGGCGACGTTATCGCTATTTACAAGAACGGAGTCCCAACAGGCATTACTCATCCGATCACGGGCAGTGATTATCTGGCATTCGCATCGTCAGCAGGCGGCGCTTATCCGGTAACAGTGACTGCCAACTTCGGCGCTAAGTCATTCTTGTAAGGAGACTCCGTGTCTAGTAATTCGATTATCCTGGCGCAAGCGCAACTTGCGGCAGATCTGAAAACTGTTTTGCTGATGCACTTTCAGAACACTTACGCTGACGATACCGGCAAAACTGTCACTGTAAGTGGCAGTCCCATCTTCAGTGGTGGTGCAACTGCCGGCACGCAGTGTCTGCGCCTCATTGGTTCTGAAAATCTTTCGGTCGGTCCACACAGTGATTTCATCTTCGGCAATGATGACTTCACGATGGAATGTTTCCTCTACAACACGCAGCAAACCTCTAGCGGTGTTGAGAATCTCATTAGTCTGTCTAACGGCACAGCCGGCATTGGGATGGGCTACTATCCAGGCAACAATCTCGTCTACCTGGCCAGTGGAACAACTGTACTGGCTACGGCAGCTTTGGGTTCAGCCACCAACTGGCCTCACGTTGCCTACAGCAGAAAAGGAAACGTGGGTCGTCTCTTCATCCGTGGCGTAAAGGTTGCCGAGGTTGCCGATAATTCACCTATCAACAGTGGCATGTGTACTGTTGGTAAGGCGTCGGTCGGTGGTCCGTATAACTGGTACGGCTATCTCGATGAAGTGCGAGTATCGAAAGGTGCTCGTTACTGGGATAACTTCGCAGCACCCGTGGCTCCTTTGAGTCTTTAAGCATCTGGCCCTCCCTTCGGGGAGGGTTTTTATGCTCATCAGTATTTTTTGCTTTATCGTATGTTGCTGGAACAGCTCCTTTTTATCCAGGTAAAAAAGTTGCTTTGGTGACATCTTTTTATAACCACGAGGAAATGCCGAATGACTACGGCTAAAGACTTGCTGTTTCAGTTAATCAACGAGTCCAATCATTCCAAGCATCCTTTGAACAACAATGACGTGTCCTTCAGTGACCCACAATTGGATATCAGCACAGCAAAGAATTCTAAAATCCAGCTCACTGCACGACCCGGCTCAGGTTACAAAGGAAGTATTTGGATATCCTACAGTCGAGAATCATTAGGGAATGTACATCTTCCGACCCAAATCCTGTCGGAAGTTACGTTCACCGTCGAAAGTATTTTGGCAGCCCTAAACGCAAAGCTGCTTGTCCCGATCACGCTTGAAGATCTGGAACCTTTCACACTCCCTCTCCTGAACGTCGGTGATATCCTCACCCTCGATCTCTCGGCCCGTAGTGGATCTTTGGCATGGATTGCCGCTACAACGATTTCGCTCTTGTACGGCCTCCCGCCCAACATTGACGATGTGTACACAATTTTCAATTCGGAACTACCCGTCAAATTTCCACCTAAATAACGAGGGAATAAATGTCAACAGTGACACCTGACCCCACAGTAGTGGCTGTCATCGCGCGACTAAAAGCAGCCGTAGCACTGGCTGAAGCTTGGACGCAAGGTGACGTAGCCCTAGATGTGGTAGGTACAGCAGGCACGTACCCATCCCTAGCGAAGTTGATGAAGTCAACCCAAGACCAAATCAATGCGCTATTGACCAATCCCACTCTTCTTGGTACCGGTGGTTTCACGCCGCCCAAGGGAACAACTGCCCAGCGTGAAGCTGCCGCAGCAAAGGGGCGTGTTCGTTACAACACGACTCTTGACACAATTGAGATTTTGACGGCCAATGGTTGGCTCTCTTTACAGAACCTTGTGATCTCAACGTATCGTGGAAGTGTTGTGCCCTCCACTGGCACGACCAGGATTCCTTACGACACGACGCCTCCGGCAGTAACGGAAGGCACGCAACTTTGGTCGGTCACAGTAGCGCCCAAGGTAATTGGCTCCATCATGTCGATTGACTTTGCAACAATGGTCGATAATAGTAACAATGGAAATCTGTCGATGGCGATTTTCAAAGGCAATACGTTAATTGGTGTTACGGGTATTAACATTGCTGGTAACAAAGCAGCCGGCATGGCCATTAGCGTGAATGATCCAGTCACCTCTCTTACTCCTGTTACCTACAGCTGCCGATTCGGTAATACAGCCGGCACCTGGTATCAAGGTCGTGGTTCAACTACCACGTATGGCGGCGCCATTACAAATGGCTGGAAGATTGACGAGGTGCTGCCATGAACTACATTGATCTGATCGGTGAATTCTTCCCGAACGTACAAGCGTGGTGCGAAGGCGATCCTTCGAATTACGACGACGTCCAAGTCCACGAAAATGGCGATCCGCTTCCAAGCAAGGAACAACTCGACATCATCGACTGGGCAAACCGTCAGCACCTGAAGTGGTTGGAAATCCGAAACGAGCGAGACCGTCGTTATTACCAGGGCGTTTATCTCGATGGCGTCGACGGTAATTTCTATTGGTTCTGGACCGATCTCGATACCCGCAGCAAATACGGGATGTACGACATCACAATTCGTAGCGCCAATCTTGGTCCCAACGTTGTCTTGGACAACTGGAAAACCATGACGGGTGCTTTTACTCCCATGACGGTTCAACAGCTCTATCGTGTTATTGGAGCAGCAGTCATGAACGAGAAGGCCATCTTCAATACGGCCGAGGCAAAGAACGCCGAGATGATGTTGCTCGACGATCCGGATACCTACGACAATGTCTACGCTGGCTGGCCTACTTGCTACAGCGATACGCTTACCCAAGCGTAGTAACGTCCCTCCCTTCGGGGAGGGCTTTATGCCGACTCTAATCTTTTGACCTATAAAAGTAATTTTTTACTGCGAGCTTGCCATGAAAATTAATCCCAATCTGTCGGGGATGGGTAACGTCTTAGGGCTGATCAACTCGGCAAATCCGGGAAAAGATTTCACCACAGCCCAAGTCTACGTCAAGAGTGTCACTCCCCGCACGCCTGATTCCAATCCCTACAACAGCACAGCAGTCGTCAGTGGAACCACCGACGGACCGTACAAGAACGACCAGGTAGTCTTCTACAACAGGAGGCCTATCACAGAAGCCGTAGAAAGCCCTGTGGTGAGTTATCAGGTCGACGAGCTCACAACCTTGGCCGACTTAGTACAAATGGTCTCCAGGGGCCTTAAAATCGTTTCTAGCGAAGTCGAGCTTGTTGGCTTCAAAACGGAAAAGGATAGCTCGGTTAGCACGATGACCTTGCAGCCCATTGCCAATTCTCTCCTCTACGTTGATACGTTCGATATCGTTCTCGTGTGGTCAGGAGAAGAAGTACAAGAAGCCGTCCAAGTTCTCTGGGCTGAAGACGAACTCAACAAATTGATCAACGTAACTATGCCCAGTCGCGGTTACCTGTAAGGAAAAGCCATGTCAATCATTTCGGATATCGTCGCAAGGCTGACTCGAAACGAGCAGCGGTTGAATGACGTCGTCAACGGAGACGATAAAACCGTCGTGCAAACCGATGGCGGGCCATTGCCTTCGCTTGCCAAGCTCATCAAGGACAAGCAAGACAAGATCGACCAATTTATTCCTTTGGTGGATCAAAAGGAAGACAAGGATCAAAAAGATGCTGAGAACGGTTACGCCGGTCTCGGTGATGATTTCATGCTGCGTGTTAAGAATGCAGCCGGTAGTGTCGCCTCGTTTATCACGAGCATCGCTACCGAAGCGCAAACGTTCATCCTCCCAGCGAAGGGTGGTACGTTTGCAATGACGAGCGACCTGCATGACCCTGAAACAAAAGAAGGCATCCTGGAAAAACTGGGTGCGGATAAAGTCACCGGCTCGAACACTGGTGACCAGAGCCTGGAATCTTTGGGTGCACAACCCAAGCTGGGCTACCCTCCTCTGGACGCGCGCCTTGCCGATATGCCAGGGGGCTTCCCTGTTCTGGATGAAGATGCAAAACTTCCTGTAAAGTACATCCCGGACACGACCAAGTCGATCCTCGAATACCCGACCATCGATGACTTCCCGGCTACCGGTCTGGAAGAAAAGTTCTATCTGGACAAGTCGACCAAGAAGGCGTACTTCTGGGACGGCAGTGCTTACCAGACCGTCGGTACTTCGACGGGCGACACGGACTCGATCGTCGAGGGTGACACCAACCTCTTCTTCACCGGTCAGCGTGTTCTCGATACGGTCCTGCAAGGCTTTAACCTGGTGGTCAACGGGTTCGTGACGGGTGCAGACTCGGTCATGACGGCAATTGCCAAGTTGCAGCTCCAAATCAACAACCTCACCACTTCGGACAACCTCAAAGCCCCGAAGGCCAATCCGACTTTCACGGGTAACGTGAATGTGCCGGATACCGATACGTCGGTCAGCGGCAACAACGCTGTCAACACGCGTTCGCTTAATCAGCGAGTCAGTGACTACGACACCGGTATCCAGATTGCGATGGGGCTGAAAGAAAACGTCATCAACAAGGCAAGTAACTTCGCCACGGTGAACAACATCCTGTACCCGACGATCCAGGCTGTAAAGGCTTACGTCGACTCCCTCATCGTCGCCGTCTTGAAAGATTGCGGCAGCTGGGACGCTAGCGGAAACGTGTTCCCGACAACGGGTGGCACTGGTGCAGGCGGCGCGATCCTCAAGGGTAACTTCTGGTACGTGAGTGTGGCTGGTATTTTGGCTGGTGGTCCTGTCAACGTGGGTGACTCGTTCCGTGCTCTCGTGGATAACCCTGGTCAAGATCCTGCGAAGTGGGATGTGCTCGAATCGAACATCGGTTACGTGCCGCTTAACAAAGCAGGTGACTCGATCGGCTTCCTGACTGTGCTGGGACAATTCATCGCCAATTCAGCGGCCACCTTCAAGGGTTTCGTTACCTTGAGCGGTACAGCAGGAGACAGCGGCGGTTATATCAAGATGAGCCGCCCTGGTTATCCACAGTGGATGCTGGAAGACTTGAACCAGCCAGTCGACCAGCGCATTTGGGGTAACTGGGTCAACCCGGATGGCACGCTCATCATGGGAACGCAAACCAATGCCGGTGTAGGCACCGCAGCTATGATTCTGGCGCGTTCTGGAAGTGGTGGTCGTCACATCGCTTACGCCCGAGGTCTTACGCTGAAGAACCCGATTGCCAACGTCGATGTCGACTTTGCTCTCGATGGTCAAGCTGGCTGGGGTCGTTACATCTCGTTCCATACGAGCGGCAAACCGCGCTGGTTCCTTGGCGCTAGTTCGGCAGCAGAAGGCGGCGCTAACGCAGGCAGCTACTTCGAACTGTACCGCTACGACGATAACGGCAACTACATCGATTGCGTGATGTCGTTCTCGCGTTCGACTGGTCGTGCCACGTTCACTCTGGCTCCCTCGATCCCGACGGTGTCCAACGGTGACAACACGAATGCTGCAGCATCGACGCAGTGGGTACAGAACCAAAAGGGTATCGCTAACGGTCTGGCTCCTTTGGGTTCCGACTCGAAAATCGCTGCCATCTATCTGCCCAGCTACGTCGACGATGTGGTTGAAGCGGCTACAAAAGCAGCACTGCCTGCCACGGGTGAAACCGGCAAGATCTACGTTGTGTTCGCCGATGAAACGAATGGCGGCAAAACGTGGCAATACCGCTGGGGTGGTACGACGTACGTCTCGATCATCCCAAGTCCCGGTACGACTGACAGCGTGGCTGAAGGTGCAGGTAACCTTTACTTCACGCAGAGCCGCGTACTGAACACGTTGCTGGCTGGTCTTAACGCTGGTCTCAGCGGCGCAGTTGCTGCAAGCGATACCGTGCTGCAAGCCTTCGGCAAGATCCAAAACACCTTGGCGGCATTGCAGGCAGTCGATGCGACCAAGGTCAATGTGCAAAATGCCACGATGACTGGCACCGTATCGATGAATACCACAGCGGTGAACATGGCATCCGATAGCGTCCCGGACAACATGCTCGTCGGTATCAGTGGTCAGGCTAACTCCTATCGTTACATTCAGTGGCGTACGCTGGGAGTGAATCGCTGGTCGCTCGGTACCATTGCAGCGGCAGGTGAATCGGGTTCGAACGCTGGCAGTGACTTTGCCATGTACAACTACGCCGATAATGGTTCCTTCCTCGGCACGGTGTTCACGATCGCTCGCGCCACGGGCATCATGTCGTTCGGTCAGGCACCGATCGTGGGTACCGTGCCTAGCACGGATGTCAGCGGCAAAGCTGTCTCGACACAGTGGATCTCGAACGTTCGTGGTTCGCCTAATGGATTGGCTCCTCTGGGCGCTGACTCCAAGGTGCCTGCTGCTTACCTGCCAAGCTACGTGGACGACGTGTTGGAATACGCTACGTACGCTGCTCTGCCAGGCGTTGGTGAAACCGGAAAGATCTACGTGGTCATTTCGGATGCCAATAACGGTAACAAGACCTGGCAGTATCGTTGGACGGGTAGCTCCTACGCGGCGATCACGCCGAGTCCTGGTACGACGGATGCGGTTCCGGAAGGCGCAACCAACCTGTACTTCACCAACAACCGAGCAGTCAATGCACCGGTGTCGAACTCACAAGGTGGCGTTCGTGCCAAAGTAGCAGATGGCGATGCGCTCAATACGGCCGTCGCCAAACTGCAGGCCAACCTCAACAAGTTGATCTACGACATCTCCGGCGGTTTCTCCGGTAAGGTAACGGCAGGTGACAAGACGTACATCCACGTCACGGCACGTTCTGTTATCTTTAGTGAGGCCCTGGGTGCAACTACCCAGGCGTACGCAGCCGTTGCTCCAACTGGCTCGGTCACGTTCACGATCTACGCTGGTACGACGGCTACCGTTCTCGGAACGATTACGTTCGCAGCTGGACAGACCGTGGGTGTTCCGTCAATGAATGCTTCGAGCATCAATCCTGGTGTTCCTATCTTCATCACGGCGCCTGCTGCAGCCGATGCAACGATCGCAGATGTGATCATTACGATTCCTGCCTACACGGCTAACTCGTAAAGAGAGGGGCTTCGGCCCCTCTCTTTTTTATTTCAGGATTTTTATGCCACTCATGCGCTCTGCGGTAAGACGAAAGCCGTCCCGTCCCACAATCCTTGGGGAAAGTTTTCAAGGCGGATTCTGGGGCGGTGACATTACCTTTGGCGGTGACACTTACGCCATCATTGTAGCACCTAAGGCTGTCGGAGAAAAGACAGCAACCAAACTTGTCGGTCAAGCGGTCAACACCCCAGGCGCCGCTTCTTTCACCGACGCAGTCGCTAACACCACTTATCTTGCGTCTCTCACCAGTACAAGCGCGAGTGCAGCTGCAGCTTTCGTAAAGGGGCTTAACGTAGGTGGGTTTAACGATTGGCAAATTCCTTCCAAAAATGTCTTGGAGGCTTTGCAAACAAAACTCCGTCCAAACGGAGCAAGTACACCTGCGATTTACAAGACAGGTGGCAGTGAGGCATTCGCTACGAATGTGTATTACTGGTCGTCCACAACGTACGACTGGAGTCAGCAAGGAAGTTATACGACAGGCGGTGATCCGATTTACGGAGAAAGCACTTCTACCACAAGCGAAAACCATTCGTTCAACTATGGTCCCACCGGTGAATCGGTTGACTACAGTGGCTACATTACCTGTGGTTCGGATGATGGGCCTTACAATGTGAGTGGGCCAAACTTTAGTCCATCTGGCAATAACATCGGCGACGATAGGATCGGTTACTACAGTGCTAGCTGGACCTGTCGAGTCACTAAAACAACAACCACCGTGGTTGGTTACACGCCAACGGAAACCCATTATTACACGGATTACTACTACCAAGCGTATTCGGTGAACTTTGCCGGAAACGGATCTGTTGTTCAAGACAAAATCACAGCGCTTAACATTCGGGCCGTTCG